TGGATTACAAGGTGCTACTGGCCCACAAGGTATTCAAGGTGAAACTGGATTACAAGGTCCTACTGGTCCACAAGGAATCCAAGGCGAGACTGGATTACAAGGTCCTACTGGTCCACAAGGAATCCAAGGCGAGACTGGATTACAAGGTGCTACTGGCCCACAAGGTATTCAAGGTGAAACTGGATTACAAGGTCCTACTGGTCCACAAGGAATCCAAGGCGAGACTGGATTACAAGGTGCTACTGGTCCACAAGGAATCCATGGCGAGACTGGATTACAAGGTCCTACTGGCCCACAAGGTATTCAGGGCGAGACTGGACCTACTGGTCCACAAGGTATTCAGGGCGAGACTGGTCCTACTGGTCCACAAGGTATTCAGGGCGAGACTGGTCCTACTGGTCCACAAGGTATTCAGGGCGAGACTGGTCCTACTGGTCCACAAGGTATTCAGGGCGAGACTGGTCCTACTGGTCCACAAGGAATTCAGGGCGAGACTGGTCCTACTGGTCCACAAGGAATTCAGGGCGAGACTGGTCCTACTGGTCCACAAGGAATTCAAGGCGAGACTGGTCCTACTGGCCCACAAGGAATTCAAGGCGAAACGGGACCTACTGGTCCACAAGGAATTCAAGGCGAAACGGGACCTACTGGTCCACAAGGAATTCAAGGCGAAACGGGACCTACTGGTCCACAAGGAATTCAAGGCGAGACTGGTCCTACTGGCCCACAAGGTATTCAAGGTGAAACTGGATTACAAGGTCCTACTGGCCCACAAGGTATTCAAGGTGAAACTGGATTACAAGGTCCTACTGGTCCACAAGGAATTCAGGGCGAGACTGGATTACAAGGTCCTACTGGTCCACAAGGAATTCAAGGCGAGACTGGTCCTACTGGTCCACAAGGAATTCAGGGCGAGACTGGTCCTACTGGCCCACAAGGAATCCAAGGCGAGACTGGTCCTACTGGCCCACAAGGAATCCAAGGCGAAACGGGACCTACTGGTCCACAAGGAATCCAAGGCGAGACTGGTCCTACTGGCCCACAAGGAATCCAAGGCGAGACTGGTCCTACTGGTCCACAAGGCGAGACTGGTCCTACTGGTCCACAAGGCGAGACTGGTCCTACTGGTCCACAAGGAATTCAGGGCGAAACTGGTCCTACTGGTCCACAAGGAATTCAGGGCGAAACTGGTCCTACTGGTCCACAAGGAATCCAAGGCGAAACGGGACCTACTGGTCCACAAGGAATTCAGGGCGAAACTGGTCCTACTGGCCCACAAGGCGAGACTGGTCCTACTGGTCCACAAGGCGAGACTGGTCCTACTGGTCCACAAGGTGAAACTGGACCGACTGGTCCTACTGGATTAAAAGGTGATCAAGGTGATCAAGGTATTCAAGGTGATCAAGGCATCCAAGGACCAACTGGCCCTACGGGTGCAAAAGGTGAAATGGGAACATCTAGTGGCCTTGTTGTATACATGAATCGAAGCCAAGATTCTGGAACACCAATTGTAAATCCGATTAATACATTCACTGAAGGAAGTGGCCAAACAAATGCTTATTTATTAAATCGAACTGGTATCATTTCAGATACTTCTTCTAACATTACATTCTCTGTCAAAGATACATCTTATGTAGTAGACCATTATATTTGGGATGTAGTATCTGATTTAAGTCTAACATCAATTCCTCCCGGAATTTGGGATATGAATGTGCATGCAAGTGTAACTGGAAATGGAACGGTGACACTTCAAATGGATATATATAAATATAATGCAGGTATACTTACACAGATTGGTATCGGAGATTCTATTCCTATAGTTGGAGCAACTGTTGTTACATACACAACTAGTGCATATGTTCCATATACTGCACTAACAAGTGGAGATAAAATATATGTTATTTTGGTAGCACGTTCAACTGCTACAACTCCAACATTAATAGTAAATTATCAATCATCTGCTTATTATTCTCATATTCATACATCGATTGGTGGATTGATAGGGCCGGCTGGTGCAACTGGTGACCCAGGTGCAAGTGGGGCTCCAGGCATTCAAGGACCGACTGGTCCAACTGGATTACAAGGCCCGACTGGTCCAACTGGATTACAAGGCCCTACTGGATTACAAGGTCCAACTGGATTACAAGGCCCAACTGGCCCTACGGGTCGTGATGGAGTCACATCTACAGGTGTTGCATATGGTGATTATTTATTCTGGAATGGAACTTCATGGACGGCCGGAGGAACTGGCATTCACATTGGAATTAGTCAACAACAAATTGGTCAGTCTACAAGTGCTATTTCAATTGGTGTAAATGCAGGAGTTGGTAATCAAAGTACAAATTCCATTGCCATTGGTCAAGAAGCAGGATACACTGGGCAATTAAATAATGCTATTGCCATTGGCTATCAAGCGGGACGAACAAATCAAGGTGTAAATTCGATTGCCATTGGTCAATCCACAATAGTTCAAGCTTCCAATTCGATTGCCATTGGATTCAATACTAATTTAGATGGATACCCAAATAGTATATGTTTGAATGCTTCTGGTTCGTTATTTAGTCCAACATTAGCAAATGCTTTTTTTATAAACCCTATTCGAGGAGATACGGGCAAGGCTGGAAATACGGGTATGATTCTTATGTATAATAATACAACAAAGGAAGTTCAAGCAAATGCGGGATTTACAATAGATACTAGTAATAATGCTGTTCTGAACGGACAGATGTCTGCTACCACATTTAGAGTTTCTTCAGATTACAGAATTAAAAATAATGTCGTGTCAATCCCAGATGAGTTCAATGTAGAACGATTGAATCCAGTGTATTACCACAACACAGAACTAAAACAGCCAGAAATGGGATTTTTAGCACATGACGTACAAACTGAATATCCTTTCTTGGTATCGGGAATAAAAGATGGTCCTGAGTTGCAGACATTGAATTATACGGGAATTATTCCTTTGTTAGTGAGGGAGGTAAAAGACTTGAAAGGAGTTATACAAAGGCAGAATGCCGACATACAAAGGCAGAATGCCGACATACAAAGGCAGAATGCCGACATACAAAGGCAGAATGCTGACATACAAAGGCACAGTACAGAGATTGAAGATCTAAAACACATTTTGTCTATGAGTCAAACATCAAAATAACGATTGAAAGCCGAATAACAAAATAATATAATTATTGGGTATATTATATTATTTACTCTATTTGCGGAATGCCATGAAAACGGCTTCATTAATAGTGGATTTACCCTTCATGAATTGCCATACCGCTGTTTTTCGTTCTTCTAATAATTCAACAATAAGAATTCCGTTTTTACTCAATATTTCCCATGCAACTGCTAACTCTGTGTATAATTGCATATCACTACTATTTGTATTGACATAAATCAAATCAAATGTATTACCTCTTTTATTTAATTCCATGATCCCACTCAATGGTTCCATCTCTAACAAAGTAACACGATCTTTTATTCCCGCACGAATAATATTATTATTAAACCCGTATTTCATTGAATCATTCCATTTATCAAGAACAACCGCAGTTGAATTAGGAATTTCATTAATCATTTCTACTAAAAATTCTCCATTTTGGTCTCCTATTTCAAGAATATTATTACTTAACACCGCCTTTTTCAAGATACGATTCATTATATCTCTTTTTGATGTTCCTGGATTTTCAACTCTATTTTCTAACAAATAGTGTTCCATTTGAATTGCTTGAAAATCCCATGTGTTTGTTTTGGCCCATTCATAATTTTTTTCAATTAGGGATTTCTTTAAGTCCTCATTTTCTAATGTATCTTTTAATATTTGAAATGCTTGACTTTGACTACATGTAGGATCAAATAAAATTCCTCTGTTTCCGACGGTATGTTGTAATCCAGCCAAATTAGTAGCAACTACCAATGTTTTAGATGCGGCAGCCTCTAATGCAGTAACACAAAATGTTTCTGAAAAAGACGTTGGATAAAACCACACATCTGCTGTTTTCCATGATTCATATAATTCCGATTTACTAACACATCCGTGATAAAATACATTTGGCATCAATGTTAACAGTTCCCTTATTTCATTCATTATTGTGGGAAATGAAGATACCATAAATGAGCTATTTATATCAGAATATATATGCAGTGTTGCATTTGATTTCCATTCTATTATTCTAGGCCATATCTTCAACAATTCACATAATCCACGATTTGCCAATGAACTGTAAATAAATTTATATGGAACTTTGTTAGATGCCTCTAACAAATTTAAATGAATGCCATGCCCAACCAATTTAATAACACTTTTTAAAGATGGATATAATTTTTCAATATGAGATGCATGCCATGGACTCAAACAAAATACTCCTTTTAATTTATTACTAATAGGGATAACATTACCAGAAAAAGCAACATCATGTGCCATTAAATAAATATTTTCTACTTGATATTTCATGACAAATGGAAGATACTCTGAGTATCGGCTTACAATACACGTGTTAATGTAATGTGTCTGCAAAATATATCCTAAAAGTGTTAAAGGAATGTATCGAACTCCATTATATGTTTCTTCTTTTTCGCAGTTACAAAAAACAACTACAAGGAATCGACCATTCTTTTGAATTTGAGTTGCCATTTCTACTGTAAATGATTCTGAACCACCCATTCCTTTTGTTAGTATATCACTTCCAGTCCAATTATATAATCCACACGGAGAAATAATACAACAAATAGGTATATTAGTATAATTAGTAGGAAGAACTTTACAGTCATAAGTAGAAATAGAATGTACTAACAAATTGAATATTTTATTCCACGAATCAACCATTGTATACACTTCTGGATCATTTTCTGCTTTATTATTTTTTAAATAAAAGGAAGATACTTGTTGTCCTAACAAATATTCTTCCATATCGTAACAACACATTGTTAGTAACTTTGGAATATGTGTATATGTAATCGATGGTTTTAAACAATATTGTCTATGTTCTGGATATCCTAATTGATATCCACGTTTAAAATAAGTAAATGCTTTTTTTAAATCATTCCCAATTGTTAGATAATAATGCCCAATAAAGTATACTGCATCTGGTCTTTCATTATCGACTTGACAAGCAAGTTCATACCATTTTAAATACTCAACTGCATCTTTTCCCAATACAAATTGAGCAATTCGTCCAGCTTCCACACATGCTTCATGTTTTTCTTGTTGAAATCCTTCTTTCACATGTTCAATTCGGCGTATAAACCATTCATATGCCTTTTCTGGTTGATTCATCCCAGTGTATGTTTGTGCCATATAATAATATGGTCTTGGATCATCTGGATTTTTTTCAATTTCTTGCAAAAGCATATCAATATCTTGTTGTTTTCGATTAGCGGTTCGAATTACCAATTTGTCTGATTGTTCGTCATAAATGTAGGCTCTATCTTTTGGAATAATAACATTTACATTGTCTTCCTCTTGAATCACTTCATGTATTGAATAATTATATTTCAAATTCTTTTTACTCTTAAAAATACGATTTGATGCATAGGCAATATCATTTTGAGTAATATATAAACTGAATGAATCCGCGTATTGGTCACCTCGAATATATTGCAAAAATTCTCTAATGTTTTCCTTTAAATGGTATGTATCATCTAACATAATATTATAAGTACAAGAAGTTCCTGCTAATTCGAGACATCTATTACGACTTACACCAAAATTAATAAATGGTTCTTGATATAAATTTCCCGGTTTATTAACCATAATGCGACGAACATTTTCCACTGTATTATCTGTACTACCCGTATCTAAAATAGTCCATCTATCAATAAAAGGAAGATTTGCTTTCAACATACTAACAAATTCATCCCCTCCATTTTTAACCATTACGCATAAATTAATGATATTATCATAGTGTAAAATGGGACCCACCGGGCAAAGCCCGGCACAAAAGACTTCGCACAAAAAGTGCGGAACTAGTACAATCCAACTCGTGTTTGAAAGAGTATAACTATTGTATCCTTTCATAAATGGATTATTTGATATAATAATAGGGTTATATTTTTGAACAAAGGAATCATATTTTGAATGGTACGACTCTACTAACAAAATAGAATTTTTGGCAAATATTTCATTAATAATATCTAAGTTTGATACATATGTAAAATGTATACCACCATTTGCAATGATATTTTGCTGGTGATCTAGTTTACAATCAAATACAAATGAATTTTCAATATACGCATTTAATGGAATATATCCACCATGAGTTGGCGCTCCAAAAACAGCACTTTTACAATTTACTATCTCGGCAATTTTGGAAAAAAGGGATGAAACTCTGTCGAACTCGCCAACTCGATCTAATATAACAAGAGTTGAATAAATATTTGGCGCTTGTTGAAACTCAGCTGGCAAAACAGAATATGATTTTCTATCAATTTGAACTGTTTTCATTTGTTAGTTAACATTGAAATCGGTTTAAGTAATATTTATCTATTATTTCATTTATCCATTATTCATTTATAAATATTATATTATTTTAAGGTATATGTCAAGATATATTGATTTTGATTATTCAACGAAAGGTCTTGCTATTAATCTACCAAACGGCACAATCAAATCTGACCAAGAAGGATGTTTAATATGTGATTTAATTGTAAGCGCCGACATTTCAAATAACTCTATTACTTTAGACAAACTAGATGAAAGTATATTAAATTTGTTAGATAAAGCAAGAGTTGGTACACAAATCACTTCAACCGCAACTGGAAATTTGGTGACATCCAAATTAGAACAGTTTTATACAGTTGCAATGAATTCCACTTCTCAAACAATCACATTGCCAGACCCATCAAATACAGATTATCTTGGTGCAAAAGTTACTTTTAAAAGAAAAACAAACACCACTGTTTTCACTATTACCTCAACAGGCGGAGCAGGATTTGTTCCTATTGCATCGGTTACTTTATCCGCAAGTCCAATATCAATCCCAGAAACGGTATTTCAAGTGGATTTAATTTGTGATGGTGTTAACTGGTGTATTATTGGTCAAGAATAATATGATCAAAAAAATACATAAATATATTAACATTAATATTAATATATTCTCATGTTAATATTTGACTTACCACCTCTAACTGATATACTTGATACAATTGAATGTCCAGACTATTTTGTGCAAGATGAAGAAGATTTGTTTGAGTGCATTATGGAATTAATTGACGAATACATTGCAAATAATCCAACTGAATATTCTGAACCCGATTTTGAAGAAGCTCTTTTCGACGATTTGTTAGATTTGTTAGAATCATCCTTTAACAATCATTTATTCTGTGAATTAGAAGAAATTATTGAATACGCATTAGAACAATATTTTACTACAGTATGTCCACCTCGTTCTCATCCAACATCTATTATTTTGAATTCATGCATAGATATTAACAAAATTCAACATCAAATTGACTATCTCAAGTCAAAGCCCCAACCAGCTCAACGAACCCCAGAATGGTATGCCTTTCGTCGCAACCTTATTACGGCAAGTAATGCATACAAAGCATTTGAATCCCAATCAATGAAAAATCAATTAATTTACGAAAAATGTAAAGAAGATGTTATACCCGATACAACGGGTCCCGCAAAACAAATAAATACATCGACTACTCTACATTGGGGGCAAAAATATGAACCAATCTCGGTGGCTTTGTATGAACACATATTTGAAACACAAGTTGGAGATTTTGGATGCATTCAACATGAGGTCTATCCATTTTTAGGGGCATCTCCGGATGGTATCAATATTTTGCAATCTTCTCCTCGGTTTGGTCGTATGTTAGAAATAAAGAATATTGTTAATCGAGAAATTGACGGTATTCCAAAAAAAGAATATTGGATTCAAATGCAATTGCAAATGGAAACATGTAATTTAGATGAGTGTGATTTTCTAGAGACACAATTTAAAGAATATGATACACATGAAGCATTTTTGTTAGATGAAACATCCGAATATAAAGGAGTTATTATTCAATTTACAAAAGAAGATGGATCTTTAAAATACATTCATTCTCCGATTGGATTGAATTTGTTAGAATTGGAAATCTGGGAATCTCGAATAGTATCGGAGTATCCCAAATGGGAATGGATATGCAATCATTATTGGAAAATAGAAAAGTTAAGTTGTGTGCTAGTGGAAAGAAATCGCCGATGGTTTTTAGATAATGTCGCGGAATTGGCGGAATTATGGAATATTGTATTAAAAGAAAGAATTGAGGGATATGAACATCGAGCTCCTAACAAAAAGACTAGTTTGTTAGTAGATGAAGATAATTCGGCGGGAATGTGTTTATTTACTGTGAATGAAAACGGTAAAATTATTTAATTTATTTGATTTGGCATTTGATTTGGATTGAGATTTTTGGGTTCCGGACTATTTCTATCAACAGACAATTCAATATTTCTTGGTACAATAGGTTGAGGACTAATGGGTCTAACCATTTTAAGTCTCATCAATGTGCCATATGCATGAACATGTATACTTGTATTTTGAGCACTATTTTCAATATCCATTTTAATATTGCATATCTTACATCCAGGCGGAATATTATTTAGTAATTTTGTTAGAACAGCAGTTCTACAAACATCATATCTTGACAAATCCAAACCTTTTGAACCAAATGCATTGGCTATATCTGTAATAAATACACGCCCAATGTTTATTCCAACTGCTTCGGTTGCATGAATAATTCCGGCCTCTTCATAATTCATGTCTTGATTTGGCTCTGTTGAAAGTCGAGTGTCGCTAAATACATTTGATGATGGTATATTTTGTGGTTGTGGTTGTGGCTGTGGCTGTGGTTGTGGCTGTGGTGCATCTCTTGAGAATGGCCACATTCCACCTTTAATGCTACGAGTCTTTCTCTTTATTTTTCGAATGTTTTTTGTTTTGGCCATATTATATATTATAACTATATAATATGAATTCTTAAATACGTTCTAAAATAGTCCACGTTAATTAAAATTGGTTTTTGTTAAATATATGTCCATCAGAATGAAAAATCTTGGATTCTTCTCTATTTACGATATAGTATAATGGATTAAAATCTTTAAAACTATCACTATCGTGATATGTGTTGATCATCGTATCCATATCATCATATGTTAAATCCGTCGTTTGCATTAATTCATACCATGAATTATGGTCTATAATAATATTATTAATATATTTATAATATTTTTTAGGAATAAACAAAATTGTATCGTTTACTCTCGGATGATTATAAACTTTATTCCACATTATCCAACAAATAGTGGGATACAATATCATATTTGATTTTGGATTAAAAATTTCTGTAAAATATGGTTTTAAAAATAAATCTATTCTTAAATACAAAACAAAATCATAATTTTCAATATTTTTTATTTTTTTTACGGAATTTTGAAATAAATTATTTAAACCTATCACATTATCATAAAATGTGGTTCCTATTAAATATTTTTCATATATTTTTAATAAATCTGCATTATATTTTGTATTATATGATGAAATATAAACAGAAACGGAATTTAATTCATATTTATCTATAATTTTTGATATAAAATCAATATGACTATTTGATGCCTGCATTTGTCCATCAAAACTTTTTTCATCTCCTCTGTTTCTTGAATTTTGGTTTCCTAAACGAAAACTTTCGCCTATAAAAATGACTAATCCATTCATATATAATTTTATATATTAAATTTATATATTTTAAACTAATTAAAATTGAAATATAAGTATACTAACAAAATGGAAATAACTAACAAATTAATCAATCACAATGGATATATTCACTCTTTATTGTAAATTATCTTCTGATTTACAGAATATAATTAAAGTATACTTATTGAGTTATGGAACAGAAGAAGCTCGTTTGCTACAGCCGATGTTTGAAAGACTACATCAATCTAATCAAACTAACAAAACGACCGCCACCATTTGGCAATACAATGTGGCACAAAGACCAAATGAAATAATTCAAGCAACCTTTAAATCGCAAAGTGAGTTTTGCATTGGCGATGAATTAACCATTGCCTTTATACAAAGCGGGTTATCCATGCATGACCCCGATTTTCAAGAACATATATTATCATATGCAGAGAGTGAATTGGAAAATTACTTTCAATATCGATATCAATCATTGCTTGTGAAACCCAGATATGGAACTCCAACCGCTCTTCTCATTCGGAAAATTTCGGGCCGTTTAAAAGACGATTGGGGCGCAACTGCAGACATTACCTTATGGAGAATCCGAGTTTTTGCAAAAAATGTGGGAAAAATAAAACTGTTTACTTACAAGAAAAATCAATCAATGGAATACGTGTGCAATCCGCCAACCATTTATAATGAATTAATTCATGCATATCATATTGGAAATACTTTTTCGGCAAGACTATAATTAGAATAAAGATTTAAAACAAAGAATACACAATAATATACCAATGGAGTCAATTGAAATGCGTGTTACAAAAAGAAATGGTGAATTGCAAGATATGTTATTTGATAAGATATTAACACGTGTCAAAAAATTAGGAAAGGAAGCAAACATCAATCTAAATTATTCTGCTCTTGTTATTAAAATAATAGACCAGTTATACGATAAAATTCAAACTACAAAAATCGACGAATTAACTGCGCAACAGTGTGCATCCAATGCTTCTTTACATCCAGATTATAATACTCTGGCTGGCCGAATTGTTGTTTCAAATCATCATAAAAATACGGATTCCTCTTTTTCTTACATCATGGAACGGTTATACAATTTTATTGACGTGAAAGGAATTCACTCGCCATTGATTTCCCAAAAATGTTGGGATATTATTCGGGAAAATAAAACGTTGTTAGATTCAATGATTGTGGATGAACGAGATTATTTGATTGATTATTTTGGATTTAAAACGTTAGAACGCGCATATTTATTCAAAATATACGGGGAAGTCATTGAACGACCCCAACATTTGTGGTTAAGAGTTGCTCTTTGTATTCATGGAGATGATATGGAATCCGTTCGCACTACTTATGATCGAATGTCGCTTAAATATTTTACTCATGCAACCCCTACTCTTTTTAATGCATGTTCTCCCAAATCCCAACTTAGTTCATGTTATTTAATTCAAATGGAAGATGACAGTGTGGATGGAATATACAATACCCTCAAGAGTTGTGCTCTTATTTCAAAATATTCGGGAGGAATTGGTCTTCACATTAATAATATTCGTGCGGCGGGATCGCACATTAATGGAACAAATGGAAAAACCAACGGAATTGTTCCCATGTTAAAAGTCTTTAATTCAACTGCCAAGTTTATTAATCAAGGTGGAAAACGAAATGGTTCATTTGCCATTTATTTGGAACCATGGCATCCGGATATTCAAGATTTTCTTGAACTCAGAAAAAATCATGGAGATGAAGAAATGAAAGCACGCGACCTATTTTATGCACTCTGGATATGCGACCTCTTTATGGAACGCGTTAAGACGGACCAAAAATGGTCTCTTTTTTGTCCTCGAGAATGTCCGGGTCTCGACGGTGTATATGGTGCGGAGTTTGTTGATCTATACACCAAATATGAGACAGAAGGGCGCGCAAAGAAGGTAGTATCTTCAAGAGAACTATGGTTTCAAATATTGGATGCTCAAATGGAGACTGGTACTCCGTACTTGTTGTATAAAGATGCGGCGAATTTCAAATCAAATCAACAAAATATTGGCACCATTAAGAGTAGCAATTTATGTGTTGCACCAGAAACCCTTGTTTTAACAGACAAAGGACATGTGCAGATTGATTCATTGCAAGACCAGAAAGTAAATGTATGGAATGGTACAGAATGGTCTGAAGTTGTTATAAAAAAGACGGGAGAATTGCAAGAAGTGATTAAAATATATACAGATGATGGATTGAACGTTACTTGCACACCGTATCATAAATTTTATATTCAACGTGAATCTCAAATTGAAGTAGAAGCACGCAATTTATTACATGGCGATAATTTAATAAAAAGTGATTATCCTATTATTGATGGTACTGATGCACCACCAAATGAATATGAAATTCCGCTTGATACTTGTTCTATTAAAACTAAATTACATTGGTTTGCTAGATATTGCGAGACATATGGCACATCAAGTGATGAGCAATTGAATGTATCAAGTATCAACTGTGATTTTTTAATTAAAGTAAAAATGATGCTACAAACATGTGGCATTAATCCGAACGTTTACAAAGAAGAATCACTATATAGATTGTTAGTAACATCTTATGATTTATATCAATTAGTACAACTCGGATTTCAAACAAATCGATTAATAATAACTGGAACAAAACCCCAACGAAATGCAAACCAGTTTGTGAAAGTGCTGAAAGTTGTAAATGAAAACCGTATTTCTGATACATATTGTTTTACTGAACCAAAAAGACACTTGGGTATATTTAATGGTATCATTACAGGACAATGTGCAGAAATTATAGAATACTCCGACAATGATGAAACCGCCGTCTGCAATTTGGCAAGCATTGCTTTGCCAGCTTTTGTCAATAAAGAAACCAAAGAATTCAATTATGAAGAGTTGTTAGTTGTTGCCAAAATAGTGACAGAGAATCTAAATAAAATAATTGACGTAAATTTTTATCCGACAAAAGAGACAGAAGTAAGTAATATGCGTCATCGTCCTATTGGCATTGGAGTACAAGGATTGGCAGATGCTTTTATTCTAATGGATATTGCTTTTCATAGTGAGGAGGCGAAAGTAGTGAACAAACGAATATTTGAAACTATTTATTATGCGGCACTAACAAAAAGCAATGAAATTGCTATGCGCGATGGTCCATATTCTACATTTGCTGGCTCTCCATCTTCTAAAGGCATATTGCAATTTGATCTATGGAATGTCACCCCAGATTCTGGAAGATATGATTGGCAAGCTTTAAAAGATTCTATTTGCGCACATGGGTTACGTAATTCATTGTTAGTTGCTCTTATGCCAACTGCAAGCACTTCACAGATTTTAGGATATAACGAATGTTTTGAACCACTCACAAGCAATATATATAGTCGACGTACTTTGGCGGGAGAGTTTGTAGTAGCAAATCAGTATTTAATGCGAGACCTAATTAAATTAGGACTATGGAATGAACAAATGAAAAACAACATTATTGAAAATAAAGGAAGCATTCAGCACATAACTAGCATCCCACAACATATCCGAGATAAATATAAAATTGTTTGGGAAATTCCAATGAAACATCTGATTGATATGTCGGCAGATAGAGGAGCTTATATTTGTCAAAGTCAAAGTTTGAACCTTTGGATGGAAGATCCAAATTATAATACACTAACATCAATGCACTTTTATGCTTGGAAAAAAGGGCTTAAGACTGGTATTTATTATTTACGCCGAAAAGCAAAACATCAAGCACAACAATTCACTATTGAACCAAAAAAGGTAGCGACAGAAGAAACGGTGTGTGAAACATGCTCAGCTTAATCACTTTAGAAAAAGTACGAATTTCTGATTACAACCTTTATTAAAGGTTGTATTATTTTCGTCACACATAGTATATGTTAGGTGTTTTTGAATTTATTATTTCTATTATTTTTATCTTTTTGTTAGTTGTGTATGTTATTTACACTGACATTAAATCCGAGGTTAAGTCTAGTTCAACGAAGGATTATACCGATACATGCAAACGTAAATGTACAAAACCAACCAAAGTAAGTGGAACATGTTATCATCCAATTAAATATAATTCAGTGTTAAAGAAAAATCAAGAAATTAAAAGTCAACTCATTTGCCCATGGCAGTGTTCAAGTGGATATTCGGATGACCCAAATACGTGTAGATATGATGATGATTGCAGTGGATGCTCACCAACCGTATCATTCCCAAATGTAGATAGTAAATGCCCAAATTCCACCTATGGATGCTGTGGGGATGGAAAAACACAAAAAACGGATGAATTTGGTAACAATTGTTTAGGCGTAATTGGTTGCACTGGTTCTACTGGGTTGACTGGATCTACTGGATCGACCGGAGCAACTGGTGGTCATTGTTTTGAAGGATTTAGTGTTGATGGATTAGAAGAAATGGTTTCTTCCGATAATGATAAAAACAACAACAATAACAACAATAACAACAATAACGAATCTAACAAATTTAACCAACAATCTATTCCAAATAAAACCATGTATCCCACATGCCCTAACATACAATGTCCGAACGAAAGTGCGTTTCAAAAAGATGATTCCGTTAAAAGAGATGTGTCATTAGGCACATTGCCTCCTTATCCATGGCCCGTGGTAACAGATTATACCACGTTTGGTGTATAATGTAAATCATATATTATAATGTAGGCAAACGAAAAAATCAAAACCCTAAAAAAACACGAAGAAAATGATAAAGAGACGCAACAGTCTGGTCATATATTTGGTACATAGTTTTTTCCTAACATAATGTATGGTAATAAAAACAAAAAAGGTCCGTCATAATAAGAAAAACAAAACTTTTTCAAAAAAGGATTATGTTAGTTCAGATGGATTTCTAACCTCTGTATGGGGACCTATGTTGTGGTCTTATTTACATACTATGTCATTTAATTATCCAAATGAACCAACCACCGAAAACAAAAAACACTATCGAGATTTTGTCCTCAATTTGCGTCACGTAATGCCATGTAAATTTTGCAGAATGAATTTAGTCAAAAATTTAAAAGACCTTCCGTTAACAATGGAACACATGAAAAATAGAGAAACCTTTTCAAGATACGTTTATAACTTGCATGAATTAGTGAATAAGATGTTAAACAAACAATCTGGACTAACATATGAAGATGTCCGAGACAGATATGAAAATTTTAGGTCAAGGTGCACAATTGAAAACCAAGTAATTCAAAAAGAAGATGAAGAAAAAAAAGAAAAAGGATGCACAGTTCCATTGTATGGTAAAAAATCAAAATGTGTAATTAAAATTGTTCCACAAGAAGAAAAACAAGATACATTTCAAATGGACAAAAAATGCATTAAGCATAAGTAAGCTTTCTTCTTTTTGTTTTCTTTCGTTTGGTATTCTTTTTCTTTAAATTCTTTTTCTGTTTGTTTTTATTCGTTTTTCTTACACCACGTCCATGTTTATATTCCTCTTCCTCTTCCATATAATCTCTTGCATCTAATCCTTCATTATCACCAAGTATACTACATGTAAGGTCCAAAGACACATTTCTAATATTCAATAATGTAAGTAACATAGTTACACCTTCAGATGAAATTATTTCAGTGTTATATTTTGTATTATCTGCGATTAAATCAATTAAATGATTTAACAAAAATAATTCAAACGTATCATATTCAGAATGTCTGCTTTTATTTCTACTATATATTGCATTCGCAATCTGCTTGAAATTTTCCAATTCAAGTGGAGTCATGTTAGGATGAATATGAATTTTATAATCTGATTCAATGTCATATAAATATAACCCATCATATTCATTTTCGTGAAAAAAATATGTTTTTAATTGAGTATTTTCGGATGGTTTAAATTCTTGAAATTTTGCACAAGTTATATCATCCATCTCAAATTGAATAAATAATTTAATAAATTCATCTACCATTTTTCGTTTTTCTATTAATTTAGATTGAAAAGATGTACCCAAAAATAATTGAGTAAGTGAATGATAAATATTGTTAAAATCAGAATTAATCTGATTTATTCTACTGTAAACAATATTTAAATAATGAATCTTTTCTTGTGGCACATCCTCTATAAAATAAGTATTAAATGTATCCAAATCAAAAGGCAATCCATATTTTGTGTAAGCATCTTTAAATTGGTTGGCAATAAAAAATATTTCGAGCAATCTAAGACAATTTTGTAGTAATATAACATTCATATTTCGTTGTATACCTTTAAAAAATGCTTCCTTTAAAGCTAAATCACTTGGACCAAGTTCTATGTCTTTTCTATTTATACATATATATTCTTGAGGGCATGAACGTATAAAAAATGTCATTTTTACGTTTTCTATAAAATTTTGTTTATATTCTGTTATATTAATTGGAGAACTTGTTTGTTTTTGTTTTCTTGTAAATTCTCCAAGTGGTTCTGTTTGAATAAATGCATTTTTTGTTTTTTTTGGATTTTCTTTTGATTTTTTTTTTAAATATTCATTCCAATAAACATTATCTATTTTACGAGTTATGGCTGGTAATAATTTAAGGTTACTATCAGTTTGACTTGTGCTTTGGAATGATCCATGTCCAACAATCACTGCACTAAAAATAGCTCTATAATGTCTTTCATCTGCAACATCCATTTCTTCCATAGTTATATAAGTACTTTAGAAATAATCATTTTAGCTCGTTTAATTAAAATTATTAATCACCATGTATAATATATTATGCAATTTGTAAATTCAAAAGATGCCGGTATGTGGGTAACTAATGCGTTAGATTTAGTTCAATCTCATTTATCATGGCCTATTCTAGTTGTCATGTTTTTAATGGGGTGTGTAGGATTTGCTATTCTATTATTTATTATTAAAAAATATGCTCACCGAATTAAGATTGTGGAAGGATTATCTTCTATGGATAGTCCAACGGATGATTCTGCCGCCCAACTTTTATTTTTTACCGTAGATTGGTGCCCTCACTGCAAAGTAGCTAAACCCGAGTGGGATAATTTAGTTGCCGAATATGATGGCAAGCTTATTAATGGAAGTCAAGTAGTTTTCACCAATTACAACTGCACTACAGAGACAGAAGAAACCAAAAAACTGATTTCAGAATATGGAATTGACGGATACCCTACTATCAAACTTATTAAAGATGGACAAGTCATTAATTTTGATGCAAAACCTACAAAAGATTCTCTTTCTACGTTTTTGAAGTCTTCGATATAATAAACTCTTTAGCCGTTTTAATTCCATCCTCTACCAAAGACATACGAGACAAGTCTGACTCAAGCATATCCACAAATCCACCAATACTCATCCCATCTGAAAGTTGGTTCACTTGATTTGGAATAGTAAGTATTCCGTTTGTTAAACTTATTTTTTTAAACAAATGTTGACATAATGTTACCATCATATCCATGGCAGTTGATTCTTCTGTTATATTAGAATATAGCTGATTATATACATTTTTAAATGCTAAAATATCATCCACATTCGGATGATCTTTTAAACAATGATTCAGCGGATAATTATTTATAAATCCACCATCCACATAACATTTTCCATTCATACAAACCGGTTCAATCGCAATTGGAATTGCGGATGTCATATGGATTGCTTTTAATACTGGCAAATCTGGAAAACTTGTATGTGAAATGTCACATATTTCAAATGCATTTAATTCAAGCGAATATACATGTAAATCAATACCAGATAATTCATATAATTCTTGCAATGTAATGTCCATAGATATGTTTTTGGCATCAAACAGTGGTTTAAATATAATTTCAATAAATTGAATATTTAGAATACCCTTCTTTTGATAAATGCTAAAAATGTCTTCTGGTTTTATTTTAAATGCATTTGCCCATGGTCGTTTGACAAAATAGTCTATCACCGTATCCCAATCATATTTTAAACATAATAATAATCCTAACATCCCGCCGGCGGATGTTCCATATACACTTTTTAAATCAGAAAACTTCCATATGTTAGATTGTTCTAATTCTTTTAATGATCCTAAATGGGCAAGACCAATCGGTCCACCTCCAGATAAAACAATGTGTTGAATTGGCATTTGTTAGTTGTTATTAAACTATTTTTATTATGTTATTGGGCTATATGTTTGTTTTCTTTGTTTTAGAGTGACCATATTTGTATTTTTGTTTTGCTTTATTTGCTAATCGAAATGCCCGTTTTGTGTGATTGCATCCTTCTTTCAAAATATTATAATCTACCGCCGCCGATTTACCAGATGTAATTGAACTTGCTAATCTGGCAAGTCCCCATGATTGAGCAGTCTGATTTGGTCTAGACCCTGAAGAATAATATGCACCTTCTCCTTTTTTAACAATCTTATTTAAAGCATCTAAAGAACATCCCGTTTTGTTAGCTAACTCTTTTGTTGGAGACACATTCTCAACATTGTATATTCTGCGTGCATCTGCAACATGATTTGATGGTTTACTAACAAAAGAAGCAACTGGTTTCCGAGTGAAATATTTATGTTGTTTGTACAATTTTTTAGATTTAATCAACATACGTACTTGTTTCTTTTTGTCTGATTTTGTTAATTTTTTAGGTAAATAACGAATAGGAACCTTCATATATTCAACCTTTAAAAAAGGTTGATCCAAAATTAAACCTTTAAAAAAGGTTGATCCAAATGTTCATAAGGAAACGGCAAGTTCCCTTAGTCTTATTTATTTTCTATTTATCTACTAATATGGCTAACATTTTTGAACTAGAAAATTTTGAAAATTTTTCAGAAAAAATAAATTTAGATGATTTGTACGAAAAGAAACGTAACCACGATTTGAATAAATTAGTTCTTTTTAATAAAATATTAAATCGAATCCACATCCGAATTCGTGCCACCTCTAATCAAAAAGTAAATGACACTAGTTGCTGGTATGTTGTTCCAGAAGTCATTATAGGAGTTCCCAAATATGATCAAGCTGGTTGTATTGCTTATATTATTGATAAATTGCAAGAAAACAAATTTAAGATAAAATACATTCATCCCAATTTATTATTTATTTCATGGCAACACTGGGTTCCCTCTTATGTTAGAACTGAATTAAAGAAAAAAACAGGAATTGTAGTAAACGAATATGGAGAAAGAATGGATTCTGCAATAGAAGATAAAAAATCACCATCAGACATTAATTCTATTATGTTAGGTGGAGGTGGTCAAAAGAGTTCAACAAAGGAAATCAAACTAGATAAAAATTCTAAATTCACTCCTATTTCTACATATAAACCGGCGGGAAACTTAATATATGACCAAGATTTATTGAATTTTGGTCGCAAATAAATAATGACATATATGTATATGACAGTCAAAACAAAGAAAGTCAAAGCTTCTTGTCCCGGAAAAACGAGAAAAATGACTAAAGCAGAAATGCAAATTGTTTGCAAAAAATCCGCCAATACATTCAATCGATTTGAAGATGACTTTGAGAAATCACCAAGCTTTAAGTTAATTAATAAAAATATTGAAAAAGATTTAGTACGATTATTTAAAAAACCATTTTCTCCCAAAACAGTTACTCCGAAAGAAGATTATTACAACTATGTGAATTATCAATGGATTGAAGAGAAAGAAAAGCATATTGCAAAAGAAGATAAATTCTATGTTCAATTAGACAATTTTAGGATTGTTCAAGAAAACGTCTTCTATGAGTTAATGGAAATGACCAAAGAACATGTCAAAACACATTCAGATACTCGTTCTAACTTAATTAACAATGTATATAAATCATTCTTAAATTACAATCAAGCCATTATTAAGCAACATATTAAATCCACCATATCTGATTTAGATTCTTTGTTGGCAAAAGAAGATGTTTATTCTATGTTAGCATATGTGAATCGAAATGAAATGGTTTCTTATGGGTGTCCTTTTGTATGGTCTATGTTGCAAGATGAAAAAAATTCGGAACAATATCGTTGTTATATAACCGCACCTAGGTTGACATTGTATGATTACTTATTGTATGTGACGGAGTTAGGAACACCAGAAGAACAAAAATATAAACGAGAATTCAAAAAACGATACTTAACTTATTTAAAGGATTTGTTTGATGCGTGTCTTGGAAAATCGCATGGTATCAATACAGATGTTATATGGGATGTAGAGTATAGCATGATGATGGCCATGGGAAGTAGTGAAGTAAAAGAAGCAAGTGATGGGTACAATGTGATTTTAACATCAGAAAGTGTAGCCAAATATGGGTTTGATTGGACAAACTTTGCAACTCAACTTGGATTTAGTTCCGTTCCGACTAAATTTAATTCTACTAGTTTGAACTACTTAAAGGCGGGATCCGCGCTTTTAATTGAAAAATGGAAGACCCCCGAGTGGAAAACATATTGGTATTACATTTTCTTGCGTCAAATGATTCGGTTTAGCGATGAATGGTCTCATATTCATTTTGAGTTTCATGGAAAATATGTTAGAGGTAATCCAATTCCTATGCCCAGAAAATTGCAACCCGTATTTGGTTTAGCGGCTTGTTTTAATACTCATCTAACAAATGAATATGTCAAAAAGAATCGCAAACAAGATCACGTTGATTACGTAAACAATTTAGCATATGATTTGAAAACTGTGTTTATGCGAAAACTAAAGCGCAATTCATGGCTATCTCCCGCTACCAAAAAATATGCGTTGATGAAATTAGAACATTTAGATTTAGTCATTGGTTCTCCTCAAGTATTACGCGAGGATCCTTTGTTAGATTATACAGAAGATGATGCATGGGGCAATCTACTCAAATTGGCCAAATGGCGTCATGCAAAGTTTGTTAAATTAGATGGCGAAAAACCTTTAGACATTCCATTTATTGACTGGTCAAATGAGCCATTTAAATTAGTTGGAACTCAAGCTTATGTAGTCAATGCCTATTATACTGCAACTCAAAATAGAATTTATGTTCCTTTAGCCTATTTACAAAAACCTTTTATTGATTTAGATGAAAGAGGTATTGAATATAATTTAGCACATATTGGATACACTATCTGCCACGAATTGTCGCATTCTTTAGACAATACGGGATGCAGATTTGACCATAAAGGAAACCTTCATAACTGGTGGACAAAAGAAGACAAAAAAGCATTTGATGCAAAAGTGAAAGATGTGAATCGACAATATGAAGCATTTGCCAAATACGATGGAATTGAAATGGATGGATCTATTAGTGCCGGCGAAAATTTAGCCGATATTTCTGGTTTAGCCATTTGTGTAGAATATTTAAGAGATTTTCAAGTGAAGAACGATGACAATGTTCCTATTAAATCCCTTTCTTTCCAAGGGTTCTTTGTTTATATTGCCGTTCAAGCGCGTCAAAAAATATATGACAAAGCAATTAAATCCCAATTAAAAATTAATCCCCATCCGATGGATAAATATCGCGTTAATTGTCCATTGTCCAGATTGGAATTATTTAGGGCTATTTATAATATTCAAAAAGGAGATAAAATGTATTGGCCATCCACCGATACTATTTGGTAAATAAAACAATTAATTTAGCATTTTTTTATATTTTTTTGTTTGTATATTGTATAATGGCAAGAAAAACAATGAGAATGAAACGAGGCAGAAAGTACGGAGGTTCTAAGAAGGCCCCAAAGATGGTTGTTAATAAATTAAAGACAGCTGCCAAGCGTGCTGCAAAAGCATCCAGAGATGCAAAGATGGCTGTTAAGATGGCCGCCACAAAAGGAGCAAGTGCTGCTGCAAAAATGGCTGCATCTGCAAGTCAATCAGCTGCTGCATCTGCAAGTGCTAGTCAATCTGCTGCTGCAAGCGCTCAGTAAATTAATATTTAATAAAAATTAAATTTAGATAATAAGCAATAATAAATTGTATATTATCTGAAATGTGCAAAAAAGATGGATGTAGTATTCAACCGTGTTATAATGTGTCAAGCGAAACAAAACCATTGTATTGTTTTGCCCACAAAGACGCTAATATGGTAAATGTAAAAGACAAAACTTGTTTACATGAAGGATGTAGTATTAGACCAAATTACAATATAGAAGGAGAAACAAACCCATTATATTGTTCAACACATAAATCGAAATTAATGGTAAATGTAAAAGACAGAACTTGTTTGCATGAAGGATGCAAAATAAGGGCAAATTACAATCTAGAAGGGGAAATAAAGCCATTATATTGTTCAACCCACAAATTAGAATCAATGGTAAATGTCAAAGATAAAATGTGCATTCATCTAGGCTGCAAAACCCGATCAAATTACAATCTTGAAGGAGAAATAAAGCCATTATATTGTTCAACACACAAATTAGATTCAATGGTAAACGTAAAAAGTAAAAAATGTTTACATGAAGGATGTCAAATTATTCCATCTTACAATGAGCCAAATGAAACAACTGGACTATATTGTGTAGCTCATAAATTAAAAAATATGGTAAATGTCAAAGACAAGATGTGCATTCATGAAGGATGTCATGTTAGACCAAATTACAATCTACCAAATAAAACGGGTGGGTTGTATTGTGCTTCTCATAAATTGGAATCAATGGTTAACGTAAAAAACAAAACATGTCAAAGCGAATGGTGTTTTACACGTGTTGAAAACAAATATGATGGATACTGTTTATTCTGTTACATAAATTTATTTCCAGAGAAACCCGTGACCCGAAATTACAAAACCAAAGAATGTTCAGTGGTCAAGTTTGTGAAAAACAAGTGTCCAGACTACAATTGGATCTCTGATAAAAAAGTATCAGGTGGATGTTCTAAAAGACGTCCAGATTTACTGCTCGATTTAGGATATCAAGTAATTATAGTTGAAGTAGATGAAAATCAACATACTGATTATGATTGTTCGTGTGAAAACAAACGTATTATGGAGCTTTCGCAAGATGTCGGTCATCGACCAATTGTGTTCATCCGATTTAATCCAGACGAATATAGAGTAGATGACAAAAAAGTAACTTCATGTTGGGGAATAAATAAAAATGGCATTTGTGCCGTAAAAAAATCAAAACAAGTAGAATGGACAAACCGATTGCAATCACTTGAAGATCAAATTAAATATTGGTCCAATCCAAGTAATCGAACTAATAAAACAATTGAAGTAGTCCAGTTGTTTTACAACATTTAATTTATTTAATTTTAAGCAATATCATTTGTTTGTGCAATTCATCTTGCTGTCCTCGTAATGTTTCTAACAAAATTTTGTTAGATATAGCTTCATATAATTGAACACCTTTTTCATAAGATGTTTCACATTCAATATATAATTCAATAATTATTTTGCGAGCTCGAATCACAATGTCCGCCAGTTTTTTTTCTGTTAATGCGGGATTTATTTTCTTTTTCACAAATAATTCATCTAAAATATTTGTTAGTTGTGAATAGGCTTCACTTGCATACTTTATTCCATTTGATTGATTCATGGCATATTTTTCAAATAAACAATCTACATCGTCACATGTAACTGGGTTCAATGTTTTATTATATGAAGTAATTGGAATTTCTGCAAAAGATTTAATTGTATAATCCATTGTAGGTGATCCAGTAAATGCTCGATAGAATTTTTCCAAATTGGTATTGTATAACTTATTCATTTTGTTAGAACGGCCTTTAAATTCTCCAGTGTCTAAATCATATTTAAAATCATTATACAACATGTCTAATTCAGATAGTCCATTGTTAGTTGGGTTATGTGTAAACAATCGACTTGCACATATACTATCGGTCGGATTCATTGTTTTCATAATAACGGCATATACATGTGCAATTTTGACATAAAATGTGGCAATACCTATATGTACATCTGTTATATCTCGAGTTGTCTGCATTTGAGAAAATACAGTTTTCACATCCGAAATAGTAGCCTTTTTTTCAATTGTATTAGCAAGTGATTTGATTAATTGATTGCATTTATGGATGTCATTCAAATCTTTCATATCTTTTTCATTCATATTTAATACATATTCGGAAGCCATTTCATTCAATGTAATATTTCCCATTAATATATTGTATTGATAATAAAATTGAATTAAATACTACTTAAAACGAATCGTTTCATTATATACCTATACAACTATGATGCAACTAACAACTAACAATGCAAGCAATAAGCACAATAGAAGTAAAAAGAACAGTTACCCTAATGTAACCAAAGCACATAAAGCGGCACTCTGGAATGTATTTGAAACTGAAGTCAATACAGAAAAAACGGTTGATCCACTTGAGTGTTTATACAGAACGGGCGATAATCGAGAACATTGTGAACAATGCGATAGTCGACTTGCTTTTTCAGAAGAAGGATTTCTAGCATGTACTAACAAAACGTGTGGCATTATTTATAAAGATATTTTAGATCAGACCGCGGAATGGAGGTACTATGGCGCAGACGACAATCAGTCTGGAGATCCTACACGTTGCGGAATGCCAATTAATCCGCTTTTGATGGAATCTTCTTATGGATGCAAAGTTATTTGTATGGGATCTTCGTCTTATGAAATGCGAAAAATCAGACGATATACCGAGTGGCAATCTATGCCTTATAGTGAAAAAGCTAGGTATGATGAATTTCAGCAAATTACTATAATGGCACAAATGGCGGGAATCCCCAAATTAATTATTGATGATGCAATACAATACCATAAACGTATTTCTGATTGCGAACAAACATTTAGAGGGGATAATAAGGATGGTTTGATTGCGGCGTCGATATACATATCATGTCGAATCAACAATTATCCACGTACTGTGAAGGAGCTGGCAACTATATTTCACTTAGATCCAAAAAGTGCGACAAAGGGATGCAAAAATGCTCAAACCATTATTAATAATTTAGAGAAAGATTTAGACAATTCTGAAAAAACGGTGTTCTGTAAAACAACACCAGATGCTTTTATTGAAAGATACTGCAGTCGATTGAATATTAATTCAGAACTAACACAATTATGCAAATTTGTATCGATGAAAATTGAACGAACGAACTTGATGCCAGAGAATACGCCAAATTCTATTGCGGCCGGAGTCGTTTACTTTATTTCTCAATTGTGCAAATTAAATGTTAGCAAACACGACATTCGAATTGTAAGTGAAATCAGTGAAGTGACAATTAATAAGTGTTTTAAAAAAATGGAAACTATGACGTCTAATTTAATTCCCGCCGTTATTATTAATAAATATTCATAGTGTAAAATAATATGAACATTCAAATTGAAGAAATTGTTCCCGATTCCGCTACCGCTTGTTCCGCTACCGCTTGTTCCGCTTCTACCGCTTGTCCAAAGAAAATCTTCATTGTTCCCTACCGTAACCGTGTTCAACATAAGTTCTTTTTTTCAAATTACATGTCTTTTTTGTTAGAAGATGAAAATCCAGGAGATTATGAAATATATTTTTCTCATCAAGCAGATGACAGACCTTTTAATCGTGGTGCAACCAAAAATATTGGGTTTTTAGCTATGAAAAATAAATATCCAAATGATTATTTAAACATTAATTTTATTTTCAATGATGTGGATACAATGCCATTTAATAAAATAATAGATTATTCCACTACACCAGGCGTAGTAAAACATGTATATGGATTTTATTTTGCGTTAGGAGGAATTGTTATTTTTAAAGGAGCTGACTTTGAACGTATCAATGGATATCCTAATTATTGGGGATGGGGCATGGAAGATAATGTATTGCAACATCGGTGTTTAAAAAGAGGTTTAACCATTGATCGTAATCAATTTTATAAAATAGGTGATCAACATATGTTGCAGTTGTTTGAAGGAATTCGACGAATTGTGACGGAAGATTCTAAATCAAATGCAATAAAAGACAATGGAGTAGATGGAGTCAATACTATTTTTGGACTAACATATGAGATATCAAATGAGTCGACTAATCCCGAAGACAATGTAAATGTAGTAAATAATCCGTTTATTTATGTCATTAATGTTACTTATTTTGAATGTTTAACTCGACCATCTGATCATAAATTTAAAGAACATGATTTGAGAAATGATAAAAAAGGTTCATCCCCAATAGAAATGAAACTTTTTCAAAACAAACAGAACAAGATGGTTCGGATGGGAATGGGTGGACTCAAATAATTAAAATCTTGCATGAATTTTTCTATGTTTGACGGTACTTGTTTTTGGACTAGGACTCTTAGATTTAGACTTTGTTTTTGATGGACTCTTAGACTTAGACTTTGTTTTTTTTGGATCCAGCATCTTAAAATATGTTTTACGGTTTTCAGTTGGAAGGAGGTCATTAAATGGTTTTGTGAAGTCTTCTGATTTAATTGCTCTGAATGGCACAGTAAAATTATCAATATTGTATATATCATCTGCATTTTCATTATTGTACACCCAAATATATAAAGTTAATCCATCTACTCTAGGTTTTGGAATTTTTACAAAATATTGGTCAAAATAAAATTTCTGTGTATATTTATTCATAACAGATAAAGCCGATATGGGTCGATCTAACAAACGATAACACAATTTCTTAAAAAATAAAATTAAATTTTGTCCTACATATTTTAATCTTGAATCTGAACATATAAGGTCAATTTGGGCTACATCATTTTCAATGGTAATTACCATAAACCCAGTGAGATATCTGGTACCGTTGTACATAGTTGTTGCAACTATTAACAGATGTCCAATTGTAATAGCACCTAATATAAAATCTGGATTAATTTTTAAACATAAATATACTGGATGATGCATCGCAATTGATCTTATTTTTGCAGCGTGTTTATGATATTCTTGAGACATTTCTGAATTTTCAGAATATCCATATTCGTCTTTATTTTGAAATGAATTCATCATTTTGTCTCGTATGTCGTCTGGCATTTTACTTTTCTTACGAGGTTGTTCTGGATTTATGTAAACAGATAGGTCACATGCAAATTCGGATCCATCATGTAATGCATCCCTAGGCAATAAACTAGAATTAATGTCTGATATCATATAATAATGTATATATAAAATTATACTTGTATCCATCCATCAATAGAAAACATATCTCCATACCACATATGATTTGTATCATATTTTGGATAATATACAGTTGAGTAATAACTAAGATACCCAATCACAGCAGAAAATGAACCATGTGATAATATTACATTATTGCATGTACTTGCAAACTGAATTGTTTTTATCACATCTAAATTAAGTATTTTACATGTTGGATATGATTTTAGAATTTCATTTATAATAAAATGGGTTGGTTCATCGGTTGCAATAATAATATTATCTGAATTTATTCTAGCCAATGTTTGTATGTAATAAGACGCTCCCGGATTATGATGGGATGCATCTGTTAACCGAATATGAACACATACATCATTATTCATTAAATATCGATCTTTAAATGAATTTGCCATAATAACATTCTCTTTTTGGGTTTTCAAATATGTGTGAATTAATTTACTGATTTCTTTTGTTTGAAAAAAATTATTATTTGGGTCCAAATTGTTAGTTACACTTTCTGCATTATTGTACGTTTCCATGTAATTTTCATCTGTTAATGGGATTGTATTATTATATGCATTTGTTCCTTCAGTGTAAAGTGATATACCTAATAAACGAATTAAATCAATCGAAACATAATCTACCATTAAATTACATTTTTCTGCAATTAAACTAACCGCTACATTTCTAAATAATTGATTACAAAATCTTCCAACTGCTTTTGTTTGGGTCATCATTCTTTTATTATATTACTAAAAATCTTCACTAAAACTAAACGTATCTTTTCCTTTCGTTTTAGTTGCCAATGCATATTCGCTTACCGTTTTTTCAAAAAAGTTGCTTTTGCTTTCTAAACTGATTAACTCCATGAAATCAAATGGATTGGAAACATTGTATATCTTTTCATATCCAAGCTGAACACACAATCTGTCTGCCACAAATTTGATATATTGTGTCATTAAAATAGAATTCATGCCAATCAACCTACATGGCAATGCTTCGCATATAAATTCGATCTCAATATCCACTGCTTCCGAAATAATTTCATGAATTCGAGCTTCTCCTATTTTACTTGTTAGCTTGGAATATAATAAAATGGCAAACTCTGTATGGAGTGCTTCGTCTCTTGAAATTAGCTCATTGGAAAAGGTTAACCCCGGTAATAGTCCACGTTTCTTTAACCAAAAAATACTGCAAAATGCACCTGAAAAGAAAATGCCTTCTACGCATGCAAACGCGACTAATCTAGAGGCAAATGTGCTTTGAGTATCGTGAATCCATTTTTTTGCCCAGTTTGCCTTTTTATTAATGCATGGAAAATGTTCTAATGCAGTAAATAACATGTGTTTTTCATCCGAATTCTTCATGTAAGTATCAATTAAAAGACTATAAGATTCGCTCTGGCAAGTAAGAACCCCGTTAAATATCCCCCTATGTTTTTTGGGTTCGTTAAAACAATAAGTTGATTCATTTTCAGATATTTTTTCTATTTTTTCTATTTTTATTCTTTCAGAATTTTCCATTGCAGTATTTAATCTCTCGCAATAAATCAGATTTAACCGTTTTGGTGAGAATCCAATTTCCATAAGAAAATTAACAGAACGCCCAGTTATATATAAAACATAGCAATCTTTACACATATAATAAGCATAATCTCCACTTCCATCATTTTTTGGCATTAAACGCTTTTCCGCTTTGTAGTTAAATCGAATTTTAGTTTGAACTCCGAGAGTTGTTAGCATGAGTTGAACATCTTGCAAAAAATGAAAATTAATTGATGCTAGTTGAATTGCAGTTGAATCTTTTGTTGAATTCAAATTAATACATCCATCTGCATCTAACAAACCTTCTAACCATCTTAGTCTAACTTCTTTGCTGTAATTTATTGGAACAACAAATTTTTCTTTATTTATGTATTTTGTTATATAAAAAGAAACTCTTTTAGAATTTTCTTGATAAGAATTAAATTTAAAGTGTGGCAATAAACTTATTTTTTTATCATACAAATGAATCATAGGATAATTATTAGTGTAAGTTCCATCTCCGCAAAAAAACCCATGCATATATGGATTCATAAATTCATCAATATCTTCAAACTCAATAAATGGGGTGGTATATTTTTCAATTATGTCACCAACTTTTAAATCAATGGTTTCAATTTCTTTACATACACATCTTTCTGGATGTTTTGGATTGCCTTTTTGTATTAACCACTTGTGCCCAGGCGAACAATTTAGGTCCATTCCATTAGATAAAGATACTTTGTATATTTCTTGATCACCTGTATATTTTACAGTTACTTGTGAAAATTCTTTGCCATTCCAGACATTTACTTCTTTGTTTTCTAAGTCCGAAATCATATAATATCCTTTATCTGTTAATATTTTGGTTTCACCAACTACACAATGTATGTTTTCAATTGCAATCTGAAATCCATAGAAAGCACGTGCTTCTGCCAATTGAACATCGGTCATAAATCTGGATGCCAAATTTTCAAGAACAATTCCGTCACTTGCCGCAAAAAATGCAAGAATCATAGATACAAAATGTTGTTCATCTTTTGTTAGATCAGACCAAACATCCCGAGATAAATCAATTTCTTCTGCTCGCCAAAAACAATCAACCGCTTTTTTATACATTTGCCAAATAGAGTTATCTTTAATGGGAAACATGACAAAGCGATTGTCGTCAGGAGTTAGTAAAATATCGTTGGACATATTATTCTTAAATATAGTAAAGAATTATTTTTAGGTTATTTATAGATATTTAACTAAATGAAGGAAATTCATCTTTCACAACATTTTCAATAAAATGGTTATATACTTTTTTCATTTTGTATTTATCTCTATCTGACATCAAGTCATAATAAATAAAATATGAATCTTTTATTTCTTCTATTTTTTTAGAAACATTAATTGGAATTGGGACTGGTTTACCAGTTGAAGCGACTGGTTTACCTGCGGTTGTTGTAACTGGTTTACCTGCTGTTGTAGTAGTAATTGGTTTACCTGCTGTTGAAGCGACTGGTTTTCCGGCTGTTGTTGTAACTGGTTTACCTGCTGTTGTTGTAACTGGTTTACCTGCTGTTGTTGTAGCAACTTGTTTACCGGCTGTTGTTGTAGCAACTTGTTTACCTGCTGTTGTTGTAGCAACTTGTTTTCCAGCGGTTGTTGTAGTAGTTGTAACTTGTTTCTTTTTAGGTATTTTAGATGTAGCTCCTTCATACAATCGAGTGTAATAGTAATATAGGATAACCAATAGTACTAACAAAATAGAACCATACAACTGTCGTATTTTATGACTTATCATGCGTATAATATTCATTTAGATAATTTATATGTGATGAATGTTGTCATCGCAAACAAAGAGGCTCCCCATAAGGAATCCATTATAACTATTTGATATGACCATTTATCTAATATGGCTAAATTAGTCAAATCAAATACTGCATATATAACAAGACCTAATATAAATGCATCCATGATTGGTCGTTTGGGAACTAATATAAAATAATAAAGTCCTCCTAACAAAAACACATACACTAACAAAGCGGGAATTATTTTAATCTTCAAGTCTGACCCTTGTATTAAACGAAGCAGATTATTGTACATTGTACTTGTTAGATATATATAGATAGAATCTAACAACAGCATAGTTATAATGGCTACAATCAACATATACGTATTAATAGATTATAATTCTTTATATATCGAGCATTTTTGTATTAACAAATAATATGAACGACGACTCTAAAATAAATGACATTCAAATTGCAATTAATAAAAAAAACAAGTTACTAACAAAAATGATGGAAGAACTTAAACACTCTAAAAAAGAAAACCCATATTTAGCACCTATTTATGAAGAAATAAAAGAAACTATAAGCAAAACACATAAAGAAACTATTTCTGCATTCAATAAATTACATAGTTATTTATCTAAACTAGAAGTTCAAACACATGAACAAAAAGAAAAAGACAGAGACTTATACGAGATTAAAAAAGAATTAAAAAAATGTTTAGCCAATGTCTAACAAAAGAAGTTAATTAAAAGTGTAGCAGTATATAATGAAAAACGATGGTAGAGAATAAATATTTTTTACATTTGTATTATATATGAAGTTCCCCAATATGACAATGAAAATGAGTCCAATTGGATTTTTTGCCGATTTAATGACAAGCAAATATTTTCTTTTATTTATTGCTTTGATTTCTGCAATTAACATTGTTGGATACATCTCTATGGGATACATTGATGCAGTCATGTTGTTTGCAATGGTTGCTTATTTAACTTTTGTTTTTAGCAAAAATATGACGGTTGTTTTGTTAGTTGCTGCAATTACAGTAAATCTTTATATGAGCACAATGTCAAGAGAAGGAGCTGAGAATCAAAAAGGTGGTACTAGTGGTGCCCCGATGCAAGCGGGGGATTCAGTTGGTAATTTAGAAGCAATGACAGATAGAAACAATGCCATGCCAGATGATGATAAACTAGAAATGGAGGAAGAAGGCGATACTGAAGAAATAATAGAAGAAGTAGAAGAAGTAGAAGGTTATGAACCACCAAAAAAGAAAACAATTAAAGAAGGAATTTCAAGGAAAACAGAGTTAGAAGGAATGTCTGATATAGAACCCGCTCCTAAAAAAGGAAAGAACACCCATATTGATTATGGAACCACTTTATCTGATGCTTACAAAAATTTAGAGGGTATGTTAGGTGAAGGTGGATTGCAAAATCTAACAGCCGATACTAAAAAATTAATGGAACAACAATCCAAATTGTTTAATTCAATGGAAAATATTGCCCCTTTGTTAGCTCAAGCTCAACAACTAATGGGAGGAATGGATCTATCTAAAAAAGAAGGTATGTCTGGTAGAGTAGGAGGAAGTGGATTTGCAGATAATGCGGCACAAATAAATTAAATGTCATCTCATTATATGAAAAAGTGTCCACCCGGAGTATTATGCATTGAAAATGTTACCCTTTTTATTTTACTTGCAATCGCTGGAATTATTGGATATTTAGGATATTGTCATCATACCCGAAATGTATCATCTAACAAAAATACAACTACTACTACTAACATAACTATCCCTCAACAAAGTACCCAATTCAGAGAAGATATTTTATTAAATCCATATACGCCTCCTTATAGGAATGACGGTTATGGTATGATTCGAAATCAAATGGTTGCTACAAATGTAGGGGCAGTTGACGTCTCATACCGACAAGTTGGAATATTAACTCCTACCCAAAAATCGTCGTTAGCAGATACACAAACTAATCAAATTTTACCACTAATGGGCCGACCCTTATTTACAAATCGAGATAAATGGCAATTTTATACTATGACAAAAAATGGTATCAAACTTCCTATTACTAACAAAGGTAAAAGTGGGTCCAGTGAATATGGATGTGATAACATTTATAATGGAGATATTATTTATGTGGAAGGATACGCCATGGGATTTAAGGCAACTGTATATGAAAATGATACAATGCGATATTTACCCGTATAAAACTGTTATAACTAAATAAAATAAATATGTAGTTATAATAATGACCTCCGGCCAATGCAATGCACCCATTAATATTGACACCTCATCTACTTTGATTAAGCCTAGCTCTGAAAAAATAACATTCAACTATTATTCAGGTAATTGTACTGCCACAAAAAAGTCAAACAATATTACTATTGAATACGATATTTCTGATTTACCAAACCATGTAAAATACAAGAATGCAAATTATGCATTTAAATTATGTAAACTGTATAAAAAATCAATCCACAAAATAAATGGGAAGAGTTTTCCAGCAGAACTTATAATATGGCATCAACATTCATCTACCAATGAAAATTTGTTAGTATGTATTCCCGTTTCCATTAGCTTAGAGGGTAAAACTAATTTTGGAACACTCATTCCAAGTGAAACAAGTAATAAATCAAGAGTTGCCAATTTTGATTCGCTCAAAAAATTTATTCCTTCCGGTGATTTTTATTCTTATTCAGCATCTAATTTCACAAACTGCAGTAGTTCAGTCAAATTTGAATACATTGTGTTTCCTTCATCTAAAGTTACAGTTAGCCAAACGGAACTAAATAACATTCCTCCAAGCAATTCCTATCCTATAATTGGAAATTCAAATGCAATTGTTTATAAACATACTTCTCAACGAGCAAGTGGATCTATTGTAAAGTTTAGCGATGATAATGTATTTATTGATTGCCAACCAATTGATGCACCTGAATATACTCCTGGTGCAAGTCCTATACAAGAGGTATCTAAACCTGGTATTAATTTTTCTAGATTAAAACATAATAAATTTATTCACATGTTGTTAGTCTTTATTGTGTTTATGATTGTAATGGTTATTTTTTTCTATTCATATGAATTTACAACGGGAATGTTTCGTGAACTAACAAAATCTGTTGGAAAAATGAATGAAGGATAGTTTAAAGCATTTCGGCATCCCGCGTATTTCCAAGAGTTGGAGTAAAATCACCTGTATTTGCCATTAATGATGGATTCACAGTGGGAGCCATAGTTCGAATAACATCTTGCTCTAAAGTATCCTCTTGTCTATTATAGTCTTTTTCTGTAGATACCCATTTCTTTTCTTCTGATGGCATATACATTCCCATTGCAAATGTGCCTGTATTTCTAATAATCTGATAAGCAACTAACAAACCAACTACACCTAACACGGGACTATACGCAAACAAAGAAATGGCAATAATAATAATTGTTACAATTCCCATGTTAGTATCAATGTATTGATTCAATGGCGCGGGAATTGGTTTTCCAATTACCAAAAAGATAACGAGGAGAGCAATTAAAATATTCTCGCCGATGTTTTCTTTGCTAAACAATTGATTCATAATATATTATTAACTAATATTTTTATTTTCGCAGTTTGATTAAACACTTTCCTTTGTTTTGCTCTTGCTCCTCCTCTTCATATGGGTCTTCTGAGTCTTCTGGCTCTTTTTGGCCTTTTTCTTGTTCTAGTCCAAATGAAACAATTTGATATTTTTGTTTTCGATAAAAAGCTCGTCGTTTTAACCATTGACGTCTAAATGTTTCATGTGTATCAATAAAATCATAAATAACCGGTTTAGTAGTAGCATGTTTTGCTCTTAATATTCGACCGACTGATTGAACCACATCCGTTTTAGGTGTAATCAAAAATTCCGCGTTCAATGTTGGTATATCAAGTCCTTCACTTGCCATTGCAAAACTTGCCAATATTATTTGTTTTGTCTCTGCTTTTTTGAGTTCTTGTTCCGACATTCCACCCACATAGTACCCAACAGAAGCATAATTCTTACTAACAAATTTATTGTATATATATTCCAGGACATTCAAATTATGCGACAATACAATTGTATGAACTGTTTTAAGCGGTTTAACAAATGGATTTTCAATATAATGTTGTTCAAATGCTAACACTTTCTTGCAATCTGGGCATTTGGGTCTCTGTTTTCTTCCATTTGCCGTCATTATTACTTGTTCTGCAGTCTTATTCATGCACGGAAAACAATATTTTATTATTGAACAACATGTGTTTCTAACAAGATAATTGTCCGTTTTTGAGCACATCCCACAATGTGGAACATTTGAATCCATGATTGCTTTATGTGCAACACATTCGGCTTCCGATCCATTGCGTATAAATGCATTTAAGTGTGAAATAATAAATTCAGTTCGCCTTGAATAAGCACATAATTTAGATATCATTGAACTTATTTGAGGTTGTCCCTTAAAATCTAAAATAGTTTCATTGAATTCTGCATCATTCGTTTTATAATAGACGGAACGCACTTCAACCTCCGTCTCTGTTTTGTTTTCCGCTTTATGAATAACTTCGCCTAAAAAGAGTTTAAACACTTTGGTAGTTCCATCTTTGCGTTCCATTGTAGCCGATAATCCTAACATATATTTAGTAACCACCTTGAAAAGAGCATTGGAAAAGGTTTGGCTAGATATATGATGAACTTCATCTATAATTGTTAGTCCAAATGATTCAAACAAATCAGCGGGATACTCTTTTCCAACCAAACTCTGCAACATGCAAAGTACAATGTCTTTATCTTCAATATCAATTGTTTGTCCTTGAATTTTACCGATTCTAGCCTCTGGTAAAAATTGTTGAATTCTTTCAATCCATTGGTTCATGAGAAACTCTTTATGAATAATTACAATTGCTTTTTTCTTTAATTGGGACAAGATGTAAAGAGAACCAGATGTTTTCCCCCAAGCACATGGCAATTCAAGTAGACCTCCTCCAATACCTGAAGGTTGACTTTGCACATGATGGATATATTTTTCAACTACGGGTCGCTGATAGTCCCGTAATTGTCCAGCAAAAGATAAATTAATATTAGTTCCTTCGCTAATCTTAATTTCAGTTGGCACTCCAAATCGCGGAATGCCATAATAATGAGGAACATACAACTTATTTCCAGATTCACGATATGCTGGAAATGTGGCAGCCGAACCTGGTGGTGCTCCTTGAATAAAAGGTTTAATAGTGAGTTCGTTTTTTATTTGTTGCTGTTCTACTGTAGTCAAATTTGACTTGTAAATAGTGTATCCTTTTTGTCCTATGTAATTTTGCATTTGTTTGTTAGTATGTTATGTATAATAATGTTTATATTGTTTATCTTCTTTTCTTTGAAGATCCCTTAATCTTACGCATCATCTTAGAAAACATTCCAGAAGAAGAGGACAAGTATTTGCGAACACTCTTCTTATAGTTCTTCTTTCCACGCATAAATTTCTTAAATGTTCTAGCAGGTCTGAATTTTCCACCAACTTGGTTAGAGGGAAGTGCATTTGGCATTTTGGCACCAATTAATGGGTCGTTTTGTGAAGTTATTTCAGATGGGGTCAATGAAAATAAAGGCATTATATATTATACTAACAAAATAATTATTTCACAATATGTATAGGTGTCCATTTTTTGAATTTGTAATTGTACTCGCATTTCATTTTCACTGGGTCGGACTTGACAATCAAATATTTATCATTTCGAATATCCTCAAAATCGTCCTCGTCATCACTCTCTTCTAACGCATCCAAATTGACATTTTCCTTAATATTTCGAAAAATAGAATTCATCATTACGCTGATTGTATAACTAGGAATGCACGCAACACTGGTTGTTCCATCAGATGCCGTTAAATAATATACATCTGGTTGAACATCTGCTACAACTGTAAAGATTGTTCCCATTTTTTGTGGTTGATTTAACACAGTATCATTTCTCGGTTTAATGTACTTCATAATATAGACTGAATTAGAGAGTCGCCCTTCTAAATACCGAAAATGAATAAAAGATGATTTGTATGGTAAGGTAGAAACCATATTGAGCAACGTATAAAAATGTTCATCCATCGAAGGCAATCCAATTAAGATATCTTCGCTCTTCATTTCATTTCTAGTGAATGCTTCTTTCAACGATGTTAGTTTATTTAAATAATTGCTTTTACATACATTTTTTCCTTTAAAGTAAAGAACATCTTCTATGGAAAAACATTTTTGACCATTTTTTGCTTTGAAAAAAGTGCCATAAAAAATACTACCATAACTCAGTTTTACACTAAATTCATTTGATATTTTTGTAATATTGGAAATGGTTCCATTGGCAATTTCTAACAACCAACACACATTTTCGTCTTGATCAACGGTTGCCCATAAATATGATTTTGTTCCATCCGGTATAGCTAGGGCAATATGTGCACCTTGTACTTTTTTATGAACAGTGGTTTCATAAGAAAGTTGGATTTGTTGAAACGGAAAGTTAGATAAAATTTGACGTTTGTCTTGCATTATATTTAGTGATAGGAAATCTTTATATTTGTTTTATTTAGACCTTGTAAGATAAATAAACTATACATATGTTGAATAAGTAGAATCTAAAGAATATATGTCCGAGGCAGAATCGGCTTGATTGGCATTTAACTGTTTCTTTAAAAACGATTTTAAATCTTGTTTCATACTATTGTCCTTAATTGGCTCTATGGGCGACGAGTATTGTTGTTGTTGTACACCTTTGTTAGATAGTTGAGCATAAATATTCTTGTATTTCTCAGAAGGTGAATCGACTAAATCTTTTATTTTAGGAATGGTAAGTGTCGATTTTAAAAATCCAATTAAATGATGAACCAAGAAAATGAATAAAAAAGAACCAATTATTATTTGAAATGTCCATGCAATCATAAAATACAAAAACATTTGAATCCATCAAATAAAACACAGTTATAAACAATTTAAACCCAGATTATATAACTGAATAAAATGACGGTAACAACTCTTTTAATAATTGATAAATCGGGGACTCCTAAAGTCTTGACCGTAAAAGACTTTAAAATGGAAGATTTATATAAAAAGTGCGGGTTTAAGAAGCCAGATGGGCTTGAAAAAAGACATGTATGGGTAACTAAGTGCGATAAAACGAGTTACCGTATTTCAGTGTATGCCAAAGAAGATGGAAAAGCTAATACGGAAAACAAATTTGAGTTTCCACCTCCGATCGACAATTCTTTATTCTTTGGATCATGTGCTGTGTTAGTGGAACATAAAAATGTGGCGGGCGAATATGTACCTACTACAGTAACCATGGATATATGGGATAAACTGTATGAAAAAATGTATGGTGGGTTTGAAAATTTGGGAGATACCTGCAAGGCGGATGACGATGAATCCGATGAATTGGAAGCTATCCCAAAAAGTAAAAAAACGGCAACTGGGTATTTGAAAGATGGATTTATTGTAGATAGCGATAATGAAGAAGATGCGGATTATACAGATGATGATTCAGAAGAAGAAGAAAATGCAGAAGAAGATAATAATGTGGATGAATTGTTAGAGTTGGAAGATGTGGGATCGGAATTAAGCGAAGAGTCTTATACCTACTAGGGGGACAAGTCCCTTTAAGATCACATATGTTATTAAGGGAACTTTGTTCCCTTAAGATCCCATATGTAGGGGGGACAAAGCATCTCTTCGCTTATCCCCGAACTACGTTTGTCTGTCCCATATTTATAAAAAAATATTTTACAATATTATGGAGTGGAAGATAACTAAGACAAAAGAATTAAGTGTTTATAGCACACAAATATTTGAAATGTATGAAAATAGTTATAGGTCAATTGGATTAATTGATTTTGGAGGTTGGGAAGGATTACAAAATTATCTTAATTGTTCTTGTTATTTGCTAATAAATACACATACGCCAGATAAACTTAATGGAATTATTTTGTATTGGTTAAGCATCTATGGAAATAAAATTTCATTGGTTATTTCTAAAACACCGCAAATTGCTAAAACTCATGTTATACCGAAACTTATTGAACTTTTACATATACCCGGATTTTATATAGAATTAAGTGATGCTTTAGAATATTTAGCAAGAAAAGCTGGTTTAGATAATATTAAAGATAAAAATATTATTAAAACATTAATACCTCATCTTAGAGATGAAGATATATTTAATGAAGGTGATGAAAGATGCACAATTTATCCTTTAAATAAAAATCCATCGCCAGCTGGTTCTTACATGCGAGAAATTAAGGATATAGGAATACATAGGAAAGCATTATACGGTTTGCCTTGTTTAAGTAAACTTTTTGATAATAATGAATGCAATAGAAAATGTATAAATAGTGGTGGAAAAACGCGAAAAAAAATAACACGTAAAAAAAAACAAAATAAAAAAAATAAAAGTAGGCGGTAAATCAAATGGGGGTATATGGATAAGCGAAGCGATTCTTTGTTCCTCCCCCTAACACTTCCATCTAGCACCACAATCAACACAGCTAACATAGGTTGTCATTGCTTCATCTCCGCCGCGGGTTTGAACTTGTGTGTACGTGCATTTCTTTGACCTACATTTGCGACACGTAAATGTATCTGTTGCCGCTTTAATTTTGACTTCATATCGGTTTTCATCTTCTTTTGCCTTCTTTTCAATAAGAGCTACCCACTTCTCCGGAATCATTTCTTGATGTGTCATAAACGCAATTTCATGTGGTTTGGTTTGTCCTTCGTTTAGTCCAATTGATTGAATTAAAGACGGATTGCTCTTCAAGTTTGTATATATACTACGCAAATGACTTTTATACAATTCTACAAAATATGGATTATCCCATTTTTTGACTACTTTTCTGAAAGTTGCTTCTTTTAGTGCCCAATTGAATATTCCCTTTTCTAAATTAAGGCAATATTCTTGATTGCCAATAATTGGCATCAATACAGTCGAAATGACACGTTCTCTAAATACTTCGGGATTTTTAATTTGCATGATTTGATTTGTTAGATTAATAATGCAAATCCATTTAAATAATAATATCAATTCAATTTTTTATTGAATCCAATAATTGCTGCCAATAATTAGTTAATGCGTCTACGAACCGATTTCCTCTTACGGCAAAAGCTTCGCTTTGAACCTTTTGCATATTTGCAACTCTTCTTTGCAGATGAACATGCTTTCTTAGTGCGTCCTTTACATGTGATTCTTCTAAATACTCCAGCCATTATACATTACTTAAATAAAAAAGATTTGTTAAATAATTACATTGTTTGTTTATTTACAGTCAAAGCCATCAACACCATGTAATGCTCCCAATGCAAACAAATGACCTATATCTGCAATTTGATCCATTACATTAAGTGATAATGTTTGCCTTCTGTAATAATCTCTGGATTCTTGAATTATATTTAATTTTGCTTGTACAAAGGCGGCAATTTGATTTTTCCATGATTTTAACAAATCCGGATTTTCCGTCATATCTTCATTTCCATTCAAAATAAGTGTTGGTTTTTTTAGTTCGGTCAACATCTTTTCATGATACGCATCGCATTGTTGCAAATATTCTAGCGGAATTCCTTCTTCGCCTTCTCTTAATCGTTTGCCAATTCTTTCTTGACAAATAGTTGGATCCGTCTTAACATATACCACCAAATCAATCGGACATTCTTGGATAAACGCATCAAACCAACTTAAATATATTTGATAATTAATGTCTTCAATCTTGCCGGAATCAAACAGCATGGTAGCAAACACATGTTTGTCTGTATGCAAACTGCGTTCTGTAACAATTGGTCGAGGAGTAGAACTCTTTTTTTCCATGTCAATGGCATCCCGAATAGCCGTTAGCCTAGAAAGAAGCGCCATCGTTTGAAATGAAAATGCATATTTGTGTTGGTCTTCGTAAAATTTCTGCAAAATAGTTTTTCCATTGGCATCTTGAAATTTGTCCCATTTGCTTAAAGGCTCATCTACATAAGAATAGCTTGTAATTGCCTCACGCAAATATTTCATTAATGTTGATTTTCCAGAACCAATATTTCCTTCGATAGTTAAAGTGATTGGCATAGACATTGTATAATATGTTGTATGATTGTTTAATACATTGTTTTAATTTAAACATATTTGTTTCAATTTTATTTAAGTAATGGGAAACGGATTATCTACCATAGAATATATTGGATTTGAAGAAATGCAAACAGCTATCTCTTCTGGAAAGTCTATTATTATAAACACCTTACCTAACACAGATCAACATTGTTTGATTGTTGGAACGATTCTTGCTTCAGAAGAAGAAACTCAAATAAATGATTTGTTAGTAACTAACAAAAAAATACAACTCATTGTGTATGGAAAGAATTGTTATGATAAAGGAGTTCTTAAAAAAGCGACTCAACTAAAAACGCTTGGATTTGAAACCGTTTGCATTTATGGAGGCGGATTATTCGAATGGCTTTTATTGCAAGACGTTTACGGGAAGACCGAATTTCGAACAACCACCGGAACAAAAAATATAGATTTGCTGAAATATAAATAAAGGAAATGGATTTTCTGTTTATGAGCATTATGCAATAGTGATACCTTGATTGGACAATGCATCTGCCCGTTTATTTAAATGCCTATACACATGTTCAAATTGAACTGATCCTATTTGCTGTATCAATTCAATTGCTTCCAAATACATCGGTTTCAATGATTCTGACTTTACCTTATATTCTCCTTTTAATTGGCGAATGATAAGTTGACTATCTCCTCGAACTAACAAATAAGTAATGCCAAGTTCCACTGCTTTTCTTAAACCAATCAAAAGTCCAGTATACTCAGCTTCATTGTTAGTGCTACGATTACCTACAAATTGAGCCGTTGACCAGATTTCTACTAATTGTTGGTCATATATTACGGCTCCCGCGCCAGACATTCCCGGATTTCCTTTACTACATCCATCAAAATAAAGTGTGTGCATGATTGTTAGTTAAAATTTGATTAATTCCTTTAAACCACTTCAATTTTATTTAAAAACGTCTTTTTTTCATTGTTTTTGGCTTGACTTTCTTCATTTTTTTTGATTTATTTCCTTCAGCCCGTTTTAATCTTGCATGGCTAATGGCTACTTTCCGAGCAATGGATACTTTCCGAACATTTTTTTGAAATTCGGATGCCCTACGACGAGATAACGCAAGAACTACGGGTTGAACTCTCGGATCTAATAATGCATCTTGTCTTATAGCTTCAATCGCATTCCTTTCTTTTTTTTTTCGTAGTATTTCAAGTGAAGGTTTTCCAACATGTCGAGCTCTTGGTTCCTTTCTAATTCCAAAATTCAATTGTTTTTGGTATGGCGTAGGTTGTTGCTGGGCTGATGCAGTTCCAAGAATACGTGGCTGTGTGGATGTAGTAATTTCTCGTTGTGACGGAATCCTAGACATTCGACTACCCATAGTCGGGTGTTGTCCATGCAAAATTTTATGACCTACCTTTTGAATATCTTCACGCTTTAGGTTTTTTACAATTGCAAACAACTCTAAAAACTCAAATAACCTCTTTGATTGTGTGTTATCATTTCCCTCACGAATATCATGTAAAAAAACGGCTTCTTTTTCTTGTTTTAATTCTATTATAGCTTGATTGTTTGATTCTTTATTCGTATTAAAAACATCACTATCTAACCATTCATTTATTTTAGGTTGAATATTTTTTCGATTACCGCTTTTTTCATATTCACGATACAGATCTTTAATTATTTTTCTAATTAATCCAAGAGTAGTTGTCCGAGCCATTCGACCATCTTTCGTATCTGGATAATTAAAATAATTAGTTAAACTTGTAAGACTATCCCTCATAAATTTGAACATTGCAGGATCATTCTTGTAAAAAATTTTTAAAAATGTCATTAATTCTTGAAAGCCAGCATTCATATATGTGTCATATGCAGTTGTCAACGCAGATAATATTACCACGTTTGCTCCAGATATCCTAGCCAAATTATAAACATAATCTAATGCATTTGCTACTACTCGTGGATTAAGTTTTATTAGTTTTTTTTGCAAAAAAGAAGCAACACCATCAACAATGAATTGATTCTTAAAATAACTACATGTTATCGCAGATAACGCATATTCTTCTACTGTACCATTATTTAACCGTAAACGAATCCATACAATAAAAGCACCTTTATAACTTCCAATATCTCTTACATCACGATAGTTTTCACTACCATCAATAAAATCCGCATAAAGAGAATCCGTATTAGGACGATTTCCAAGTCCAACTTCTGCATTTATTTCAGCCTGGGTTGGAAACGTTAAAAATCCATTCCCCATTGTGGGTCCAGTTATACGGTCATAATTAAATTCATTCAAAATTAACGCATTGTAATGATCAACATTAATATTTTCAATATTTACCATACTATTTATTTCGTCCAAATTGTATTTTGGAGTACCAGTATTATCAAGGGTTCTATTACATAGCATGTGCATAAAAGTACCAGTTTGTAAGGATATTTTAATCGCTTCAAAATAATCGGAAGTGGCTCGGTCTTGAGCATTATTTCGATCATTTAACTCTATATATGGGTTTAAAAATGCACAATGTATACTTGCACTTACAATAGGAGTAGCCGTAAAATATTGTTTACAATCATCCGTCAAGTTGCCGACATCATAAGACTTTACTGCTTGTGCCATTTTCTATACAATAAAAAAAGATAATATTATTATTATTATGGAATTGAATCAATTTACAATGCACTTTTGGAGTTAAACAACTTGTTCATATTAACTACTTCTGGTTTCACTAATTCTGTTGTAAACAATTTTCTGATTTTATCATCATCTCTAAATCGAATGCTATATTCTTGTTGAATGTTGTTTCGGCCAATTCGTCCCATTGCTTGAATAATCTTTTCTTGTGTTAAACACAAATCTTTGCTTATGTATCCATGGCAGAATTGGTAGTTTGTTCCATAAATGTAATCGCTTGACGCAATAATCATATACAATTTCTGATTGTCCGCCATTGTCTTCATTATTTCCGTATATGCAGGATTTGGATGAATTGTAAACACCCCTATTCCAAGTAATAGCAATATTTTCCAACTGTCATCAACTCCCGTTAATGACATAATTTGAACCACGGTGCTTTCATCCACGCAACTTGTAAATGCATTTGGTACAACATGTGTGGTCGCCCATTTTGCAATATGCATCAACTTGTTTGGTACAAATGTTTCATTTAATGATACCAGCTTGATTAACGATTGATATTGAACCAATGTTTCACCCAACATCTTCAATTCGGATTTTTTGGTATCGCTTTCTTCTTTATCAGACGACTTATTCTTTTCATTTGAATCCGTATTTTTAGATTGCTTCGATGAGCTGTCATCTTTTTTCTTACCAACACCACTATCTTGTAAGACCGCAATCTGTCTTTCTAATTCATCCATCTCGACTATTATTTTGTTGTTAAAGTCAATCTTTTCCATAATTCCATTCATGACGCATGCGGGTATATTGGCTTGTTGAATGTAAAATCTTGCAATTTTATCTACATCTTGGGCAATAAATATGGTGGGACCATCTGTTAAAGTGTATGCATCTTTGGTCGTCACATAAACCGCGGAATTTCCATCTTCTTTTAAAGCATCTGTCTTTGAGGATGGTACGCACACACTCGATGACCTTGCCAATGGCTGACCGCTTTTATTTTCACTGGTTGTTACACCAGGACCAATACTAGAAGACTTTTGAATAACATTACCAGCTGAATCAATCCGAGTATTAGGTTCAATCCGTTTCACACGTGTTGTCATCATATGTTCACTGACTCTTTCCCAAATATCCGACCCCATTTCTTTCAATACTCGCAAGTAATGACATTTAATAGATTGCATAGTAATATCATCAATGGTGGTAAAGTGCCTGGATATTTGAAGTGACACCGGTAAGATGTCATCCGCAAAATGAATTAGTCTAGATGTTTCCATTAGATCATAATATCGCATCAACGTCATATAATTTTCACAATGTTCAACAATTGTCTGCAATTCAGAATAAGAAGATGCAAGATAATGAGGCATTTCAACATATCCAAATCGATTTATAATGGGGATTGATTTTCGACAATCATGGCTGACAATGTTGAAGATGGTCGCATCTGGAAATTTTTCTTTGAAATCAGAAATGGTTTCTGTTAGTTCATGCTGTTTTGGCAATGTAGCGGAAGATAGCACCATATTCTGAATCAAGTTTTCATCCCAATTGCGTTTAATAATCTCGTGAAATGGATGGGCATCATAATCCATGGTGATAGTTGGTTCGTCCCAATATGTGATAATTTGACTTGAATCATTAAACGCCAACATGTAGTGCATTGCGGGAAGATATGATCGGATATCACAAATCATAATTTCCACATTATTGCCGACGGTGTTGTCTACCTTAAATATACCACCTGTTTTTACATTTTTAGTGTATTTTTTAGCAGAGAAGTAATGAAGGCGAATGTTGTCCGCACTATTGCATCCAAATGCAAACGCAATTCGTTTATTAATAGAAATTGCGGCACGAGCAAGCGCTAATCCAACATGTCTTGCGGCACATACAAATATAATTCGATGTTCTTGGGATAGGGCAAGAGGTGTTAGTGTCTTTCCAGTGCCGGTGGGTGCAATATAGAGAACCAATTTGGAGCGTCTGTCTTTGGAAGAAGTAATAATTTGTTTTTGATGTGTATAAAGTTCCATATCTGCATATTTTAATAGCTGAGTGTTGCGTTCAATGTATTCACACGAGTTGGCAATAAGATGTTTCATGTCAATCTCATCTTCAAACTGGGTCAAGATAGTATTGACAATCGTGCGAATATTTGCATTAATGAGAGGCACATTGTTGCGAATCAGTTTATAAAGGGTAAAATAGTGAAATGTCCAACGGCTATTTTGTGCATGTTTGAATCGCAACAACTGCTCAATGTGTTCAATAAGCACAAGCTCATACACATTCGCGGCGACTAATTTGGCATACGTAGTTTTTTCCATACGAATCTTGTCTGCTGTTTTAATGGCAATTGATTTGGCACTTATCTCGAGCTGAATAAAAGGCGCATTGTATTTTTTAGAGATTTCATTGATCTTGGTCTTGAGAAATTGGCTGTAAATGTAATTTTCTAGCATAGTAGAATATTCTATTTTCAAGTGGGTGAAAATAGAATTGCAACTGTTCAACTTAATGTTCACATTAGAATAACCATTTACGATTAAACTAAGTACATTCATTTCTTTTTCAGATACGGGGACCTCTGCGGCATCCCATTCTTTCTTGGTTAATTTATCTTGAGAAAAGTCCATTATAAGTAGTTTGTAAAAGTGTATTTAAATTGGTATGAGTAATGTTATTTTGAATAGAAAAATGTATTTCAATTTATTTTGCTTATATAAATTAATATCTTTTTCTTACAGATTTCTTTTTAAATTTTCTAGACTTTCTAGATTTTTTTCCTCCACGAGAATAACTTGCAGAATTAATTTTTATCATTACCTTCTCATCATCCGCATCAGTGAATGTTTCTGTTCTACCATCATCATATTGAACCATTATATTGTGTGCACCTTCTTTGGCAGTATAATCCTTTATAACTTTACCATGTTTTATGTTTTCTTTATCATATTTAAGTAGTGACACCGTAGTAGACGGATATGGACGTGCTCCAAAATCACTTAATTTTACAAATCCGGAAGTCGCACTTTGGCCTATCTCAATGATTGGAGACTTAATCACTTTAGTAGACTCAATGATTGGAGACTTAATGATTGGAGCAATGTTTGTGGTTGAAGAATCTTCTGAAAAAACTTTTGTAGGTAAAGGCTTAATTTCAATAACTTTAGGCTCAACTTTAGACTCAACTTTAGGCTCAAATATTTTAAACATTATATATTATATACAATTATTAAAAATTAATTAAATTGGACAACAATTTCAACTTCCTCTTTCTTAATGCTTTTAGTTGCCGAAATAGACAATTCTTCTCGTTTCTTTCTTGTTTTGGAATGATCTGTTAGTTCCTTTCTTTTGGATGTACTATTTCTAGAGTTCATATCATCCTCAATCTCGTCATAGTGTTCATCAATGTATTCAATAATTCGATTTTCTAACGCCCATTTAAAAAAGTTTAATTGACCAATAGTTGTTTCGATAAATGTATCATTCTTATAAGGAATGCTAATTCGATCCCATCTGCAAAAGGGATCAAACCGGCGCTTACTATATGCCTTCAGTTTTAGCTTGTAATCCACATACACTTTAAATCGTTTCTCCGCACCTAAATCATCCACAAAAGAATACAGTGTATAAAACTTTTTGGCATAATTAGTTGCAAACCAGTCCACAATACGCAATGAAATTCGAGACTCACCCGTAATAATACGCATCATTTTTTCTAAATTATTATTGGCATTGTAAAAAGCCATTAAATTGTGTAATACAAGTCCATTTTGGGTGGAATATGACATGTTAATAAAGTATCAGTTTCAAATCGTTTAAGTAGTTTATTAAAATAATTTTATTTGATTAAGATGTCGTTGCCCTTAAAAACTGTTCTTGCACATTAATGTCATCCGCATAATTATTACCTAACAAAAACGGATTTTGATTAATTTTATTAAACATTTCTCTACTTGCAATTTGCATATAAACTTCCTCTCTTTTTTGGTTGTTAGTATCTCTAGAGTGCAAAGGTTCAAATTGGTCTATTAATCTATTGCTGAAGAAAGGTTGTTTAATGTCGTTCTTTACATCATTCTTTATATCATTCTTTATTACATCGACATTATGGTTTTTGCTTGCATCGTTCTTTGGTTCTATTATTATTCTTTTACTTCTTTCACATACTGACCCATCCGACCATGTTTGTGTTATTTTCATATATTAAATAAATACAAAAGTGTCTAACAATACAAACACAATAACAATCGTTTTCCTATACCCGAGTTAAAACCATCTGTTTAGACATGGCAAATGTATTAGAAGACCGTCGTTTTCTCTGTAAATTGCATTTTAAACACGAAATAACTACATTGTCATGGGAGTGACCTTTATCATTATCAATTCGATCAAGAGACCATTGATTACCATCTCTTACATTTTTGTACAAAATAAGAGTAAAACACTTGCAATAGAAACATGTTAGATTCGATTGAACTAACAAATCATTTGTCTGTTGAACTGTAATAAATGTCTCTAAATCTAGTCTGTTTTTTAATGAATCTTGACTTCGATATCCGTTTAGTTTGGTTGCTATATCTTTGAATATACGTATGTCTTTTGTAACTAACAAATGGAGCTGATCTGGTTGAGTCAGCAACATATCTTCTGTCCATCCAATCCGAACTTTGGGTACAGTTTGTTGAAGCCCCGATACTTTTTTCATTTGATATTTAGTGTTAGTTCCATTGAATATTATTTTTTTAGGTCCATCTTCATTATGAGTATCCATTTATATATGTTTATAAAACCAATTAAACTTAGTGGTATATTTAATATAAATGGAAGCAACAATTTTAACTGAACTAACAAAAAAAGAAACCAAATCGGTAAAACACAAACCAATGATTATGAATGGAATTGTGTTAAATGATTCTATTACAACTAACAATGTCGATAATTTGGATGCATTTTTAGAAAAGGAAAAAACAGCAAACATGGGCGATCCATGGAGTAAATTAGATAAAACGGCTAAAATTAAGAAAATAACTATTTTTTCGGAAAAGTATGCAGAAGAACAGAACATGAGTTTGTCAGAGAAAGACTCAATGGTTGCTTTCTTAAAAGATTGTTTAGATCGAAAGAGGCTAAATCGGGTTAAAGATGTTATATATGATAAAATTACAGGAGACATTAAAGAAATTCCATCATTGCACTTCAACAAAGTGTCTAATCACTTTACATTAAAAAATATTGATAAGCAAAGAACTAGTACATTAAAGAGTTTGCCACCTAAAAAGGTTCGAAGCACGGCAAAAAATCTGGTAGAGGAAGAAGATGATTAAAAAGAGCAAACCAATTTATGTACAATATAAAATGTATCATAGCTAAAAAGAGAAATAAAAGTGGTTAAATCGTTTTCTATATAATTGGTTTGAATTAATTCAATAACTTTTTTGTTGTCTTTTAAGATAGGATATAATAGCTCAATTCGTTTTGTTAGTTCATTAAAATCAATGGCTCCTATATTTTCTATTTCAAACACGGTTAGCAATTCATGACGATATAATTCTTGACACATAAATTGAAGATCATCTTGGTCTACTTCTGGATCATTCAAATATTTATCTTCTGTTTCCTTATATAACACTTTGGCCTTTTTGTTATAAATAAAAGGTTGTTCTAGTTCTGTCATTATTTGTTAGTGTTGTTAGTTAGATATTATTAAATCATTATTTTCAATAATATCATTTATTGTTTATCTCTAGACATATCTCGAGTAGTCAACCCACCTCGAATTTCATTGTTTGGCAACATTTGACCGTGATTATCAATGCTTTGTTGAACCGAAGATAGCAGAGGGGTTGATGTATATGGGTTATAATTTATCTCTGTCAGATTAGTGACAGTTCGTTTGTTAGTACTTAATTCTCCTTGCTTCATTTGCGCTTCTAACACTGGGCACACAGAACCTCTTCCTAAAAAAGGAACTGTTGCATAAGGTCTCTGAAAAAGATCTGTTCTTGCTTTGGCAATTGTTTGTTCACTTCCAATAAGCAATTGAGAACTTTCGTCAATATTGCACCCTCCGGCACCACCATATCCACCCTTGTAAAAAACAGATGGCTGGCTTGTGGCTAGTGTGCGAGTTGCTTTCATGCTACAATCACCCGCTAAGTAATTCTGCAACAAATAGTTGCATGACTCCGTATTTTGAATAGAGGTTTGATCTAAATAAGCCGAATCATTTCCGGCTCTGGACACATTTTCAAATGTAAAGGGAGAAACGTATGCCATTATTATATATAAAATATATAAAAATAATATTATTAGATCTTTGCTAAACATGTCATTCCTCTTTTATGAATATTTGGATCAACCTTTTTTAAAGGTTGAATTACATTTGAACATATCTTAAATTATCTTGAACACATGCAAAGGCATCTCCCGTCTTGCAAGATGGCATATCTCCATAAAGATATTTTGCAAATGCGGTTTGATCATTTGTAACACGACTGTTTGGAGTGGAATAAAAGGCTCGCATAGAATTGTCAAAATTAATGTTTTCAATAATGTCATCTCCGTACAATTGTTTGGTTGTATTATCTATTCCCGGATTCAACATTTGGACTGCCTTTTTAGTGGCATCATCAATATCATCGGAAACAGTTTGATTGAAAGAGGGCGGTGCTGGATTTTTATCTGGATTATCTACAATATCTGTTAGTAGTACATTCGACATAGGATTGTATTTGGTTGGTTTTGAGAAATCTGGTTTAACAATAGAATCAAATGAAATTGGATTATCAAACCCTTCTTTTGTATATGGTTCTACTTGATTTTGTCTGACAAGATAAATACATACAATGCTGGCAAGTGTAATTAATCCAATAATTAAGAATTTAACCTCTCCCGTTATAGCAAATCCAATTAATGTTAGTAACATGACAAGGCGACTAATTGCATTCATCTTTTTTTCAAATGTCATAGATGGATTAAACCATATTTGAGTCACTTCATTCTTATTAAATAAAACAGTTGGTTCATTTATCCAAAAACTCATAATATATAATAACATTTTACATTATTTTTTTGATTTCTTTTTCTTCTTCTTTGCTTCGCTTGATATTCCTACATTCTCTAAAGAAGATGGAGTTGTTGGGATGGTAGTTTCTGATTGGGGTGGTTGTTGTTGTTGTTGTTGTTGCTGTTGTTGTTGCTGTTGTTGCTGTTGTTGCTCTTGTTTCTTCCTCATTCGTTCCCTCATTTGCGCCATCTTTAAATTCTGTTGAAGACGACTTGTAGTTGCTCCATGATTCATCTTCTGTCCTCCACCACCCATTCCCATAGCAGAAAATATATTCTGCATATTCTCCATACCAGGCATATTCTTCATATTATTCAACAACTCCATTCCTTCTGCTAAGATCTCACTTTCTTTAATTTCACCCGACTTAATTTTTCCATCCAATTTGTCTCCTACATTTTTTACTACATTCATCAAATTACTTGGATTTTTAAATATTTTTTGAAAAGCATCTGTTGTATCTTTTGCGTTTTCAAGGTCAATATCTAGTTCCTTGACCGTATCTTGGGCAAATTCCATCGCCAGCTTTCCTAATTTACCCTTCATCAACTGCTTAACATGTTCATCTAAATCAGGTCTCCCCGTAGAATCCGACTCTACATTAGGCTGATTTTCAAACAATGTTTTCATTTGTTCAAATGTTTCTGTTAGTTTATCCTTGAACTCATTTTCGTTTATTCCAGAAAACATGTTTTTCTCTGAACCAGTATGTTCATGTAGTTCACCTACAATAGCAAATAAAATAAGTTGCAAATACTTCCAAATTGTTTCTCGTGTAGAATCGCTAATGTCGCATTTCCATATGTATTTAAATACAATTCCCGGCAAAAATTCAGTATTCAACGATTCGTCTACAAATATTTCTGTCTTCTTATTTAAAATATTGAAGAAATGATCTTTAAATGCTTTCACACAATGTTTAAAGACATAATCTGAATCATTTGTGGCACCTTCCTCTAGACTCCACCACTTTGAAATAATATTTCTATACTCTGGAAAAGTAATTAAGATATCTTTAACAAAGTCAGAAATAATTTTTGTAAATTCCGCCGACATTATATTCGTTTTTAATGTAGTGGGTTTAAGTATAAATAATTCATAAATACATTAAATGAATTATTTTATTTATTTTGACTAACATACATCATCGACAATTTGGATAAATTCTTAATATATTTCATGGTTTTTACTTGATCTTGCGGATTCATTTGACTAATTGGTTCACGTACACGATTAATAACCTCCATTATATTTTCTGCATTGGGCGTGTAAATTAAATCATCTTTATAATCCTTTCCTATAAAAAAAGAAATGTCGTTTTTTTCAATCTGATCCGCATACACCGATGCAATATATGTTGCCCAAATTCGAATTATTAATGCGGGATTTACTTTTTTAAATGCTAGAATAGAGTTTTTTCCAGTTAAAATATCCACATTGTCTGGAAAAATAGATTGGATGTCTTCAAAAAAATCAACTAAATGAGAATTAAATGCAGAAACAAGCGACATATATTCTTATTTTATACATTTTATTTAAGCCTCTTACTTATTTACTTTTAATGTTATATTTTATGTTAGATACTTCATTAGCTCTTTGTTGTTGAAGCTGGTCAATTGTTAAATCTTCTGGCAGTTTACTTGCTTTATAATCATACTCATCCGCTGGAGTTGTTATGCTAAATGAATCTCCATATCCAATGTAATTATGCATTTGCCTTAATCCACCCGTTCCAGTGGCGGACAAGGAACCAGAATCCATATCTAAAAAACTATAACTATCCGATGAAATGCCAAATCCACTACTAGACCCAGAAAATGAAAATGCATTTGGTTCAAGATTATTGTTAGTTGCTTTCTTTATAGCTAATTGTTGTTTAGGTCTTAAATAATCATGAATCGATTCTCCATACAACACACTGTAATTTTCTAACAAAAGAAGAGCGGGTACTTTGTTAATACTCTCTGGCATAATTATTTTTTGTCCATTTTCTAAAACAATATATATCTTTCCCGCATCTTGAACTCGTTTATCAATACATATAAAATGCATTTCTGATTTGATTTCCATTCCCGATATTTTTTGTAATAATTTCTTTGAATGGTCGCAAAAATTGCTATAATATAATACGGAACTCATTTTAAATTAATCAAAGTTTTTTTCATCCTTGTTTTAACTAATCATTTATTGCAAATAAAATTGAAAACAATTTAAACTAAATTATGGACATTAATATATATATCATGTCTTCTATTTTAATTAATTCGATCAGTGAAAATAATGGTGAATTGTCTTTTACCCTTTCGGGGGTTGACACAAGTGTTGCCAATGCAATCAGAAGAACCATCATGTCAGATATTCAAACAATTGTGTTTAGAACATTTGGAGAAGACAATAGTGTTGTTTTCACCGTCAACACATCTAGGCTAAATAATGAAATTCTTAGTCAGAGATTAGGATGCATCCCAATTCACGTTTTACCAAATGATGATGAATATAATGAAGGAGAAGGGCTAAAAGATTTGTTAGTAGTACTGGATGCAGAAAATACAACAGATGTAGTGCAAACTATTACAACCAAAGATTTCAAGATTAAGCGAATTTCAACGGATGAATTTCTATCTGAAGCAAAATGCAGAGACTTTTTCAAGCCATTCATTGCACCCAATGGAAAGGAGTATTTTATTGAATTCTGCCGTCTAAGACCACGCATATCGGATGAAATCCCCGGTGAAAAATTGGCATTTACCTGCCCATTTTCATATGGAATGGCATCTGAAAACAATATGTACAATATTGTAGGCACGTGTGCATATGGATGCACTGTAGATGATGACAAAGCGGAACAAATTCTTGCTCGTCAAAAACAAGAATGGCAGAAGTTGGGATTGCCTGTAGAAAAAGAAGCAACTAATTGGGAACTGCTTGAAAAGAAGCGAATTATTGTTCCAAACAGTTTTGATTTTATTATTGGAACAATTGGTCCTATAGCAAATGGACTTATTATGGTGGTTGCATGTGGTCGATTAAAACGTCGATTTGAAGAAATTATTCAAACTATTGATAATGACTCATTAGAATCTGAAATGATCAATGATTTGTCAATTGATTACATTCTGGAAAACAATGATTACACTGTGGGGTGTGTATTAAATCATTTGCTATTTACTAATTATTTTATGCAAGAAAAAACGTTGCAGTATTGTGGGTTTAAAAAAATACATCCACATGATACTCACAGCGTTATTCGTATGATGTTTAAAGATTCAGATGACAGTTCTTCCTCTGACTCGAGTAGTAGTAGCCGCGACAAATTATCAGTTAAAGAACCAGTTAAAGAACAAGTTAAAGAACCAGCAAATAATTCTCCAGGATATGAACCCGCTAACAATAATTCTCCCGGATATAGCATGACTGAACCCGCCAATTACTCACCCGCTTTCAGCACAATTAAAAAGGCAAACGATAACTATTCACCTCCATATAGTACAACAGAACCAGCAAGCCCAATGAAAGGAGGAAAATCTGTCGTTTATCGAAGAATCGGACTTGGATATATTCGACAGTGTTGCCAAGAAGCCATTCACATATTTGATACCATTTTAAACATATTTGACAAATAAAATAGCAGTATTGTTATATAGACTTATTATTTAACAAGACATTCGAGACCAACGTATCAATACAATCCATAAAAACAGCCAATCCATCTAACAAACGTTGTTTCAATGCACTATTTTTTACTTCTGTAATTTCTTTGATGAATCCAAACAAGATATTTTTTCTGCTAGGAGTCCATACCTCATTTAAATGTTGATATATATTTTCTTTAATTTTATACAAAGGTGTATCTGTATTCACAATGCCAGTAGATACTTCGTTATTTATATGAGACTGAATAATGTTGATTAAATGCTCAATATTGTAAATAATCGCCGTATTAGCATATGTTTGTTTTAAATTAGATAATGCTTGAAGTGCTTCATTGAAAATGGGCAAATAGATGGCACGTGTCTCTGGTTCACTTGATTTTAAATAATAAACACATGCATATAAAATGGGACATACCAAAATGTTAATATCGTTTTTACTGTCACCATTATATCTTCGCCAAATTCCCTGAACATATGTGCTGTATTGAATGTCGACCTTATTGTTTCCAACGGATATTTTTGTTCCAAGAGGTTTTGAATTATACAAATATAGTTTAATAATCACTGATAATGGGTCTAAAATATCATTTTTACTAGCAGATGAAGTTATATTATTTACCGATTCCATTGGTGTGATTGTTATTATATTTTTATATTATAACAATTTTAATACTTAATAGCGATACTTTTAAAAATCAACATTATTAAAACACAATTGTTTATTGACGAATGACTCTGTATCTGTAAACCCGCCAATAAATTCACCATTATTGAATACCATTGGAAATGTTCGATATTCTTTTTTTACCAAATCTTGAATAAATAAAAGAAAAGCCTCTTTATCTTCTAACAAATACTCGTCTGTCTGAATCTCTAAAAAAAAGATTTGATTTTCCATTAATAATTGTTTGACCTTTGTGCAGAACGAACAGTTACTTTTACTATAAATAGTAAATCCGATTTGGGTAGGAGTTTCAAATTGCATAAACTAACATAATGAAATCTTTTTAAATATTAAAAGGGTAACTTTGTTCCCTTAAAAGTCAGGTGCATCAACAAAGACCTCTGGACTAGAAGATATTTTAGATGGTTCAATAAAAGGCATTAGTTGATCTAACATAAAATCTCCCATTACCACACTAACATAAACAACTAAAGCATCACGAACTAACAATTTTATTGGTTTTGGTTCTTTGTCAATAAATTTCATTTCCGCTAATTTGGCTAAAACAAACATAACGGAAATAATCCCCGCAAATAAAAATATATTATGGTTCATTATAATGTATTTTTAATTTTGAAAGTAGAATGTGAACGCACTATTATACAAAAATGATTTTCCACATATGTTCAAGTGCAAACCCATTGCGTTCATCTTCTAACAACCACTCTCTTAATTTAATATAAAACTCTTTTGGTCTTGCCAATATAATGTCTTTATTGCATATAAAAAATGCACATGTTTCAGTATAATATACATTTGGCAATGAAATGTCAAGCCTTTTACATGTTTTTTGAATACAATCTACAGATGGAAATGTCCATAAATCATTCATTCCATTTACAATTTGTCTAATGCAAACCTCCATCCCTTTTCTCCAGGAAGTTCCCATTAATTTAAATTGAATATTGTTTTCTATTACGTAGTCAATCTCTTTTATGAATTGTTCATTATTTATAATGTGCTCATTTGTGTCATCTTGAATAAATAAAGTGTATTGATTTAAATTTTCATAATTACATATTATGTGGTTTAAATATGTTTCACCCTCTCTTCCTACATTTGGAAGAGAAATTACCTTTGCATTTAATGGATTGCATTCAATTAATTTGGGTGATTTATTATACACAATACAAGATAAATTTAATTTTAAGTTATTTTCAACAAGTTGAATAAAATCGTTATATTCAAATGCATTATAATGTGCAATAATAATGGTTAATGACATAATGTGAAACTACATTATATTTTAATATCAATAAACGCATCTACTTCAGTAGGGAAATGTAGTTCCTCTAAAAAGGCAATTCTTCAATATCCAACACTAGATCTGGTATAGACGATGAAGATGCAGAGGGAGCATTCAAGTCTACACAATCCATAATACTCACCGACTGGTCAGATATTTTTATTCGATCTTCATCTGCTTCCTCTTCCGCTTCCAATTTTCGTTGTTGATATCTGGCATCACTTATTTCCTCTAAACGTTCAATTGTCTTTGGTGCACTAATCACCTCTTCCTTATTGTCTGAAGAAATAGCCATATCATTATCACTAAATTTTAAACTAGGAATATAATCTCCAACAGAAGGTAACGATATGGGTTCTTCTACTATAGGAACAACGTTCACTTCTTCTTTTACTTTTTCTACTTCCTTTATTTCTGGTTGTTGCACTTGTTGTACTGGTGCAGGTGCCGGTACAGGTGCTTGAACAATTGGAATAATTTCTTCTTCCACCGTCTCTTCCATATATGCTTTCAAAATGCTCTCTATTGGAATAGTATCTCGAATTGTATTTAAAATACACTCTTGAACAATAATTTCCATTTCTCGTTGATTCTTTTGCATTTGCAGGGCGGGAATGCCAATCTCAAATAAATATACATTTTTATATAATTTACGGGCAGAGTTAATGTATATCTTGTGAATGAAATCATCCAACTTAGGAATGCTAATATCTATTTTCTTTTGTTTCTGTCCAACTCTCATAGCAGTCAGAATTTTAAGTTGAATAATATGAACACATGTAACGAGTTCCTCTAAATAAGTACACTTACTTTTTTCCACTATTCTTTTTCGCTCTTGTTCTACAATCGTGGCATTCCATTTTGGAATTCGTGCAATAAAATTCTGAAAAGTCATGAGATATTTGTCCATTTCATCATTGTCTTTACATAATTTGCACGATTCTTCAAAAATAGAACGAAACCCCTCAATCACTAGAGGACATAAAATAGTTAAAAGACGAACCCCCCACTCGTTTTTTGATTCATGTAAACTTGTCGTATTGAAATCGTCCATTTACATAAATGAAATATTTTCTAAACTAACATTTGAACTTAAATACGCAAAATTCAATATAAACCACATTATCAATTTCTCATTCCTAAACTCTTTTCGAACTCGACTAAAATGAAAAAGTAATTCGTATCGTTTTTCCGCGGTCAGTGTTGGAGCAACACTTGGATCTTCAAGTGCTTCTATTAAATCAATCCCACTATAAGACTTTTCATAAAGTTTAATAATAAATTGTATTAGTTTTGATTGACTTGGATCATTCATATTTTTAATCAATTCTTTTTTCAACCATGTTTCTCTTTGTTGCTTTACTGTTTGCATTGAAAAAATATCGTTTAAATTGTGACGATACAAATTACCTGTTTCAGTTGGTTCTGGAATATATATTTCACAAAATCGAGACAAGATCGGTTTTAACAATTTGTATTTATCTTCTACAATAATAAAAAATCGCGTTGTATGACTAAAGAGTTCAATACATCGACGCAATGCAGATTGAGCATCAATGGTTAGTTTATCTGCGTTTAATAAGACAATGCTTTTAAACATATCTCCCCCATTTGAATTAATATTTGTTTTGGCAAAAAATTTGAGTTCATCCCGAATAAATTTAATGCCTTTTCCGTGAGCACAATTGACGGACATAACAAAATCCTTTATCTTGTCTTTGTTTCCATTGTAAATAAGATTCAAAAAATTATGAACAATTGTTTTTTTTCCAGAACCAGATGGACCATGAAACAAAATATTTGGTATTTTATGATTTTGATGAAAGTATTCTAATTTAGCCACAATGGGTTGATGCATTATAACTTACAAACAAGAACGTTTTAATATATTATACGAGTTTAATATAAATAAATGTACAAGATAAGCAATCTCTTTATAATAATTGATTTTTAAACCTTTAAACAGCACTTGACAAACTATGTGTATATGGGTTTGCTTTAAATGCACTCAATAAATCTCCTTCATTACGATTATTCATTTGACTATTATTGTAATGATTCATATCCATTTTTCCATACATTTCTTTATTTGTTCCAAATGCAACAGTAGCAATCGGAGCAGATGGGCGTGTATTTAAATAATCCGATTCATTCTTTGCTATATTCACATTCATGTTTGGATTAAATGTATTGGTATTTCCGTGATTCAACCTTGCGGACATTACAAATGGTTCTTTCAATTCATTATTGTATTGCGATCTAATTGCGTCATAACGCATTTCACCATACTTAGTTGCTCCACCACCAATTCCGCAAATAGCATCCGTGTTACTTGTATCACGCTGGTTTGCAATCGGACGTTGTTTGGCCGCAATATATCCGCCTTCTTTTTGGTTTCCAATGTATGTATGAGGAGCATGTAAAGTTGTTTGTTTGATAGTAGTCGGTGCTTTATCTGCTGGATTCAAAATGTAATTTCCAGGAACCTCTCCCGCCACATTTCCATATACGCGCACATTAGAAACCGTTTCTTCTTTCTTCGATGGACGAAACACATCTAATACGGGGGCAATCGCTGCCGACATAGCACGACTAAACCCAGATCCAAATACTTGAGGTTGTTCATTTACTGTTCGGTTGTTCTTGTATTGGGTGTGACTTTGAGCAATGGCATCACAATTGTTAGAATGTCCCTTTCCGCATGCAGATACATGAGTGACTGGAAAAGAAGGCAATTGTTGAGATTTAGATTCTTCTGATTGTCCTGGATTATAACTGGCCGTTTTCATGGCCGCATTGGCTGTTCCAGAATAGAATTTAGTTGTTTCAACACGATTACTGTGAAGCATGACTTCTTCCGATACATTTCGAGATGCTTTTTCGGATCCAGTCGTTTTTAACCAGCGGTCAAATGTATTTTCATACGATTGGTCGGGCAAATGTTTTTCCACCTTACCAATGCTACCCAACTCTTTTACAAATGCATTGGCAGGTCCTTGATGCCCTTCTAATGTGTATTCATATTTTGGATTTGTGTCTACACGAAGTTCATCTACATTCTTGGGTTGCCACATTTCACGAGATTCAAGACCAGAGTTGAATCCACCACTTCCCTCTTTTCCATATCCTTTGTTTAATCCAGGCCCCACTTGGACACTCTCAAATGGTTTCACCATATTATTTCTTAATGCGGGATTCTGGCGAGATTGATAAAAATCAGTCATATTAGGTGCACCCATTGTCCATTGAATATTACTCTCAGGCTTAAAAAGAGGAGCTTGCTCTACCTTTTTTTGAATTTGAGACCCCGCGCCAACCATGTTGTCCAAAGTGGATTCAGCTCGATCAAGCCCTGTTTGTTGTCCCCTCATTTTGGCTCCGTAAAAAGGAACCATATTATTGTGTTTAAAATTAGAAGGTGCTAAATAATCGCCTGTGAGAGAAATAACATCTCTTTGCCCGCCTCCATTTTGAAATTTAGTTTGATCATAATATTTATCGGTAGCCGTATTTGGGTTTACATATTTATAATCTGTATCTAACAAATCAGTCTTATCTACAACTGGATAATTTTTAGGATATGATTGGTTTAAATATGGTTTTTTATTTCCAGTAAATGCTTCTTTTGGAATGGGTTCATTGTTAGATTGATTTGATATGACATATAACCCGCCTAATGCAAGAATGGGGATCGCTAATTCCATAATATTATTGTATATATAAAAAAATGACATTCCTTATATCTACCTTGTTTCATCAAATGCATCTTTTTCTAAAATGCGAGTGCTTAAATAATTTGGAAATGGAAGAGTGACATTGGATTGCGGATCAAATAATGGAAAATCTTCTTTGACTTGAGGGATATCTCTAACTGTCCATGAAGGCATGATTGCCCTAGATTGTTCTGTCATCAAAGTGTTAGAATCACTGTATTTGTTAGGACAAGCCGATAAAGAATGACCTCGATTTGGTTTCCCTAAATAATCCTTTCCAAGTGGCTGGTCTAATCGAAGGAGAAAACTTTGTACATCCACTGCGTTTGACCACAAATTGCCTCCCCATTTTTGCGGAATAACATATGCATCCATCATATACTCTGGTTTCTCTCCGTTCCCGGGTGTATTCAGAAGCCACCGTCCTTGATCGGTCGATTGTTGATTTTGAATAATGATTTTAGCGGGGTCATCATGGAATCTGGTGAACATATAATAGATATTATTATTTTATTTTAGTAAACTAAAATATTGAACCTTAAAACAAGATGTAATGGTATAATTATTTTAAATATTAAAATCAGTAATGGATAATAAATGATCAAATTTAAAATGTGTTAATAATATATTTTTTATTACTACATCATCACGAATATCGTCATAACCATAACTATACATTTCATATGAGATGTGATCATCGTCCATATGTAACAAGGTGGGTTCAACCATTTTTTTAGAAGTTTTATAAATAGAAATAATTTTTATGTTTTTAAAACCATATTTTTTAAGTGATTCTATTAAATTGGATACGTCATTACAAGTATTGTTAAATTCATACTCAATCGATATATTTACAAACAATATTGGAATGTTATTCTCTTTTATGTAATTAAGTCGTTTAATTCCTCTTTCAAAATGTTTTATGTGCAATGGATTGCTTAAATCGTGATGAGCAATTGTAGATGAATGATAATCATGGACATTGTCAAATAACTTATGCAATGTTCTATAACCATATCTTTCATTTTCAAGTTTCATTGTAGGAATGTTTTTTGTGAATACAACGTTATTTGGATTCAAAAGTATATCAAAGTTTGTATCAATGCATTTTATTACATTTTCATAATTTCGTATATTTAAATTTCCAAATACGGAAGAAAATTTTACTAATTGTAATCTTTTCAATATAATTTCCGTGTAACATCTAACTCCAATTGAATATACAACATTGACTTGCATTTAAAATATTATACTTAAATGTTTAAATTATATATGTCGTAAATATAATTATTTAAAAATTATAAATAATCATAAGTAATGATTGTTACGTGTTATTTAATGGGAGGCTTAGGAAACCAGCTATTTCAACTATTTGCAACAATGAATTATTACATTTCAAATAATATGGATGCTCGATTTTTAAATATTCGTCAAGTCGGAAGCAGAAAAACAGCATGGAATACATTGTTAGTTGGATTACGTCCAATGCTAGTAAATAAACTTCCGGAGAATATATTTATATTAAAAGAAACTAATTTTCATTATTCAGAATTACCCAAGATTGAGAATCAACATGTAGCCTTATATGGATATTTTCAGAGTGAAAAATATTTTTTGTCCAATTATCAAAAAATATGTGATTTAATTCAGATGGACGATAGAAAGAAGGAAGTGATGGCTAAAATAGAAACAACAACTGAAGTAACAACAGTTAGTATGCATTTCCGCATTGGTGATTATAAAAATATTCAACAGTTTCATCCTCTAATGACATTAGAATACTACTACAATTCGCTTAAACATATTGAAAGTCTTATTGACAAACCCATTCAAGTGATCTATTTTTGCGAAGAAATGGATATACTTTACGTACGCAATATAATACATGAATTACAAAATAGGTTTCCTAATTATACTTTTGTTAGATGTTCCAATTTGTTAGCTGATTGGGAACAAATGATATACATGAGTTTATGTAATAATAATATTATTGCCAATAGCACGTTCAGTTGGTGGGGAGCATACTTAAATGATAATACTAACAAAATAGTATGTTATCCAGCAAACTGGTTTGGACCCGAATTGCATCATAATGATACGAGTCATTTATGTCCATCTGAATGGACAAAAATATAACGAGGATTATCTTTTGCGTGACGGTTTGCGTTTACGAGACTGTTTACGTTTATATAAACGTTTCCTTTTTGTCTTTATTTTACGCCCACCTGTTTTTCTTGTCAGAGACGGAAGTGTAAATTTGCTTGTCGTAGGCTGAAGTGTAAAATTTTTGAAATTTGCAGGATCATCACGAGGATTATCACCATAATGAGAGGAGTCCGAATCCAGATCTTTCCCAACATTATAAATATCGGAACGATGTTTTATATTCAGAGGCGGAAGTGTATCTGTATAACGTTTCCGTGTATAATTACTGGGAATAAATGTTCCATCATTCTTATACAGATGCCGAACATTAGAACCCAGAGGCGGAAGTCTATCATTATCAGTCCTATCCTCTTCCAGAGACGGATATTTTATATTATAATTCATTATATATATTATAAATATAAAAATTTAATTCATCTTTTTCGGATTTTGCGTAAACGTGTCTTCTTTGTCTTTTTTATTTTACGCCGTCTTCCACCTGTTTTAATTGTAATTGAATAAGGTGTTTTTGATATAATTGGGTCTATTTCCAAATTTGTATATTCTCTTAAATTTTCATTTATAAATTCGGATATTAAACTATTCCAATAATTAATAATTTTCACATTTTCCACATTTTTCACATTTTTCACATGAGTAAGTCTATCCATAAAATGAATAAGTCTATCATATAAAAGTCGTTTTATAAAAAATGTAAACTGTGGATACTTCTCTATATAGGTCTTGGATTCTTTTATTATTTGTGTAATATAATCCCATAAAGTTTGTGGTTTAACTTGTGTAAAAACTTCATTAACAAACTTATTAATATTATTATCAATATATAATCTAAAATTATGCAATACTCCTTGGCATTCCATATCAAATAATGTATTTAAATCGGCCAACGTGTATTTACTCGTGTCGATTATATTGGCCTTTTTCTTTGTACTAGCATTTGGATTAACATTTTCTTTATCTTCATCTTCAACAACTTGATAAGTGTTTTTTAGATACATTTTGTTACAAACCCATAATGCAATATTTTGTTGACTCACATCTCCGTTTATTTCATTAATTGTGTTTATTAATTCATCTTTTTGAATGGTTTTTGATGTTATTATATCATATGTGGTTGCAATTGTTTGTTTAAAATCTCCCGGATGAAGAAGTATATTGCGTAAATTATCTAATGTATATGTATCTTGCATTTTATACGCAGGATTTCCAGATGCTCGCATAAATTCCATATTATATATAAACAAATTTACTAAACGCCTAATATATACATTAAATAACTGCCATTGCCTTATTTATAAAATAATAAGACAAACCAAATCCAATGCTCATAAATCCCAATCCATTAATATTAATGTTTCCATCCGAACTAAATAAAATGGGTAAATACTGAAACAATATTTTACGAACAATTGGTAACTGAAATAAAAAATACAACACAGCCAACAAAACGGGAGTCTGTAATTCATCATATAATTTTTCAGATTCTCTTTCTTTTTCTGTAGTATAGTTGTGTTGTTGAATCATTTCGTCGGTTGTCATTGATTCCTTAATATAATCCGTTTTGTTAGGAGTAGGCATATAATTAGGTTGAACTGCGGGGTCTTGAGTAATATGTTCAGATGAACGAGGAATGTCTCTACTTGGCAACTGAGTAATACCCGCAATACTTGCAGATTGAAGACCACTAACAATTTGATTGATCGTTGTTTGATCTAGAGTCATTTGATTTGTTGGTTGTTGTTGTTGTTGTTGTAAAGGTGGTGATTCGGTAACCATCATCTTAATATCTCCTCCCATTATTGGGGGAAGTTCATTTATGTTAGTTGTACTGGCCATTTAATTATCTAAAGATTGCCAATTTTTAATATTTACGCAAACTCATAAGTTTCTTTTGAAGTATCACACTTTGTTTGAGCTGATTTGAATTTATAGCATTTATCATCAACCTTATATATTTTATCCTTTAGTTCTTCTAATGCGGGAGCTTGCATGACTACACAGTTTCTCCCTTTACAAGAAGCTTTAAATAAAGAAGCTAACCCAACTCCTAGAACAATAGACATTAGTATTCGGCCGGCTTGAGTTTGAACAAAACGTTCGAGGTGCATATATGATATAAATATTTTTATTATTGAATTTATTTTGTTGTTGGATGGACGTGTTACTCTTGAACAGGGATTGTGTTTGTCATAAATGGCATAGACGGACATTTAACTTCTTCCGTTGAGTAGTTAAAGCATTGTCCCGCCTTATCTTTGTATTGAACATCTTTCCCCGGTTGAGGGTATGCATACACGATCTTTAAATCATTACCTGAAATATATACACAAAACATGCCAAATGCAAAGCTTATGATAAATGTTTTTAAATCAATATACTTTAACACCATCTGAATATACATTATTTAGATATTATTTTTTACAGAGATTTTGGCCAGTCGGGTCTTGGAATGTCTTCCTCTGATAAGGAATCCAATTTTGTTACATATCGGCGTACAATTTCTTTAAGTACTTTTTTAAATACACTAAAATCTACTTCTGAATGTTTGCTAGATAATTTTTCAACAATAATGTTATAAGAAACTGTTTTAATTTCTTTGGTAACCGCAAGATTATAAACAACATCCATGACATCTTCATACACACTTACCCAAATTGGAACGTATTTACTAAAATATTCTTTAATAATTTTACCATATTTACCTTTCACGTCGGTAACACCATATTCTCTTTCTATCTTTGCAAATATCTCACGAGGTGTTATTGTTAACATGTCTTCCATAATAATTGTTTGCAACAAATTGTTCATAATATAATTTAGATCTATTGGATCGTCTAAATTTCGAACTGTTTTGTTAGTTGGTTTATTTTGATTTTCAGTTAAACGGCGATTCTTTCTTGTTTTTCGAGATTTTGCATCTATTACTATCTTTTCTGTTTTTGTTTCTTTTGTTTCTTCTTCTGGTACTAATAACTCTGGCGGAAAATTATTATCTCCCAATTCAAAATGAACTACTTCCATCAAAGTAGGCAATTCTAAATCAGATATTTTATACTCAATTGTGTGGTATATGTATTCTTTCTCTCTACCTAAAGCATCTTGTATTTTTTCTATTTCACGTGTGGCATATTTCATTTGTGAAACGTGTTTTGCAGAGGGATCAATTATTTCAACTAAATAATCAACCACTTTCTTAATTGGGTCGTCGTCTTGCAAACATTTTTGCATGATAACATTCAGTTCTGCTACATTTTCATTGAATTCCACTATTTTGTTAGATAGTTCTTCTTTTTTTGCCATATTATTTGTCACTTTCAATAATTTCATTGAATATTTTTCTAATTCAATTGTGTTTGATCCAATTTGTATATTCAAATCATCAAATTGACCCACTGCCCCTGCCGGATCTAACATTCCAAAAATAACTTTGTTTTTTGTTAGTATAACTGATTCATGTAATTCATTCAACTTTTTATGTGCATTCTTAAGTTCTTTATCAATTCGAACAACATATGGAACTTTGAATTCAATATGGAAGTCACATGGTTTTGAGACATCTCCGCATTTTCCAAGAAAATTCCTAAATCCATTGATGTGTTTAATGGAAAATTCACTTCCAACTTTACGTTTACAATTTACACATTTTGGTTTCTTTGATGCAAAATAAGCACGTTTCATTTTCCAACTTGACTTATCTTTATCCAGTGCAAATTTGTTACATCTTTCTTTTTTATCTTGTTCGTATTTTTGTTTTAAGTAGTAAAATGTATTTAACTTATCTAAATCCATATTTTCATTTGGATTTCCTTCAAGTTCTTCTTCTTTTTCTACTACAGATGGCTTATCTACAGATGACTCATCTATATCCTCATCAATTACAGATGACTCATCTACGGTGGACTCATCTACATCCGATTCATCTAATTTTACTGTTTGCTCGTCTGAATTGAGGTTACTAGATAGTTCTAAATCTTCAATGTTTTTAACATTCTCCATAAGATTAAACTATATTTCTTTTTTTTGACATTTAATGCACATTTTCATAGTCCGCATCCCAATGTGGCAATCCAGTTATCAGTGTTTCGTTCGCACGTTGTTTAGCTATTTGAACATTTTTAATTTTATTCAATATGTATTGTTTTTTCATTTCATCTTTTTGTTTTTGTTCAGCAATGGTTAATTTTCCTTTATATTTGTATAACAAAAAAGCACCTAAAACAAAGAGAAGTCCACAAAAAATAGCCAAATTAATCATTGTTTCTTTATGTTTCATCTTAAACTCATGACATTGTTGAAGTGTTCCATTCAAAAAATACTTAACCCCCGGTTCAATTAGTGTTGGTTTTGCAGTTGGATTATAAACACTATGATACATCTAATTATTAGTTTTATTATACTAAAAAAAATTATACACACTAATTATATGGATCTTACTTATTTATCAATAATATCATTTATTCTTATTACAGTTGTGTATTATGCTGTGCCAAGCATTGGTAAAATGTCGGCTACTTTAAAAATGTTTACAAGTGCCGAAGAGATGGAAATATTTAATCGAGAATCCAACATTCGATTGGCCATCTATTTAGCAGTTGTATTATTGTCACAATTTGTTATCAACACAACATTTGTGATAAATGCATGTGGTGGATCAAGTGCTTCTAATTATGGAAGTGCCTTTTTAATAACTTTTTTACCATGGATTTTTATTTTTGGAGTTATGTTAATTGCATTAATTGTGTATCCCGGATTTAAAGGAGCTTTTTCTGATATTGTTGGGTATTTTGTGGTATCTAATAATGCAAATACATTACTTAGTCAAATATTAATGTCGGATACAACTGCTCAAACTGCTATAGATGGAATTACAGATTCAACTGTCAAATCGGACTTAACCCGTGCAGCAGAATCTATTATTAAATTAGTTGGAAACAAAGCCATTCTTATTAATCAGATAACTCCAACCAATTTTATTACTACGTGGGATACTTTAAAACAATTAATGAAACCAACCATGTATGAAAATGAACAAATGAAATCCGATTTGTTAGATTTAACTGTGAAAAGGGAAAATATAGGAGAAGCTTTATGGTACATTTACACGGGGTTGTTGATTATTTCGTATACCTCTTATAAAATAACATCTGCTTCATGTCCACCCGATATGAATCAAGTAATTAAAAAGAAAATAGTGAATACCGCAAATCAAGCATCGAATATAGCAAAGAATAAAGTTGCACCTGGGGCAGTAAATTCGGCAAATAAAGCATCCGATATAGCAAAGAATAAAGTTGCCCCGAAAGCAGAAGATGCCGCAAATAAAGCATCCAATAAAGCAAAGAAGAATGCACCTAAAGCAGTAAATGCCGCAAACACATTTGCATCTAATGCAAGCAATATATAATTTTAAAATTGAATTAAATATTATTAAAAATTTACATTGAAATAATATTTAACTTTAACAAATGGTATTCATATACATATTAAAACTGCAACAAGGAAAATACTATGTTGGCAAGACAACAAACCCTTCATATCGCATAAATAATCATTTTAATGAAAATGGTTCCGCTTGGACAACAAAATATACACCTATTAAATTATTGAAACTTATTCCAGATTGCGACAATTATGACGAAGATAAATATACAAAAATATACATGGATAAATATGGAATTGACAATGTTCGGGGTGGATCATTTGTTTCATTAAAATTAGATGATGTTACAATAAGTCATTTAAATCAGATGAGCAATGGAACAAATGATAAATGCTTTACTTGTGGAAAATTAGGACATTTTGCTCGTGATTGTAAAGAAGAAGTCGCAGAAGTTGTTATTTGGGGCTGTCCTCATTGCGATAAAGAATTTGAAAGTAAACGCAAAGCTTCATACCATGAAAGTAAATGTAACAAACCGGATGGAAAATGTAATTGTCCTTCTTCGTACTTTTTACCCCATAGAAAAAGCAAATGTTTTCTAAAACAAATGATAGAAGAAAGCGAAAGCGATAGTAGTGATGATGATATTCAATGTTGCTACAGATGTGGTAGAGAAGGACATTATGCAAACACATGTTATGCTTCGAAGCACATAAATGGGTATTACTTAAAATAAATTTTATCACTAAAAATAAGTAATGTAATACATTACCGCAATATAGGACAAAATTCCAATAAAAATAGATAATAACCATATTGGCAAAATAGTTTTGTTTCTATAACCAACACCAAATAAACGTATACTTCCGTCCAAATTATATAATATAGATGGTTTGGCAATTTGTATTGATGTAAACACTAACATAAAAATAATAATGGCAGTGAATGCAACATTTGCTTGAATAAATTTTCGAATCATTTATATTATTTATATAAAATAGTTTATATTCACTTTGTATTACGAATTCACTAACACATTATTTATGGTTCGCCATCATCCACATCAAAATCATTTTGATAGTCAACTGGATCATAGTTAGTATCTTCTTCATTTACTGCATTCATTTGTTCAATTTGTTCCATTCCTTCTCCATCTAACACAAATTGTTCTCTTTCTTTATCAAATCGATCTTTATCATAACCACGAACATTTTTTCCCATCCCCCAACGTTCACCAATTCGGAGTGTTTTAAAATGATTGTCAATTGCTAAATCTTTTGTGTCATTCAGCTTTTCAAGAAGTTTGTTCTTTTCCTTTTCTTTCAATCGAAATACCTTATCCTCCACCATTTCATAAGAAATGTTGATTGCCTTGTTGTTTTCAATTAATGCCATCATAAAATCAGTTAAAACTTTTGTTTGAATCTTATTAATTGTTCTTGCATTGTGTCTAACAAAACTAGGAATATCTTCCTCATTTTCATACAAATCAGTGGCATCATTAATTCGATTTCCTCCCGTAGTCATATATGCATTAAATACTAACAAAAGACAATGTTCCAGCACTAAAAATCCAACTTCGTTTTCTATAAAAGGAATCTTTGAAACCATTTCTACAATGTTTGCAGTAGATTCAATAATATGTTTAAAGAATCCCGCATACATTCCACTGTGCAATATCACACTTGAAAATATTCGTTCGTACATTTTATTTAATATATTGTTATGTGATTCAGAGACACCCCAATATTTTGGCAATTTTCCTCTGAACTGACTTTTTCCAGATATACACATTTGCGGAAATATACACCCCATATTTATAATACTGTTTTTCAAAAATTGGAAATTTGCTTGGGTACGAGGTCCATCTACATAAAATTGTAAAGGAGTTTTTGTTTTAACAGATGCTTTAATATTATCAATTATATGATAATTTGCGTTTGTAACATATCGGATAAGTTCATTAATTGAATTTTCTTTTTGCTCCAATGCATTCTCAATATGATCTTTAAAATTAGAAGTGATCGACTGATTCTCAATATCTTCTTCTACATTTAATTCTTGCAAGAATGAGATAATTTCATCTAATACATATATATTATTGTCTTCTAAATCCATATATTCTACGACCTTACTTGCAAGTACCAAGACTTTAATTAACTGTTCATTGGTATATTCCACATTATCTTGTTTTAATTTAAGAATAATATCGTCAATTGAATCACTCACTTTTATATTTTGCGGTTTTTTTCCACAAACATCTAACAATTCTTGAGAAACAGGCAATTTTGTCCGAAACTGACAATGACGAATAATTCCAGAATATACCGTTTTTTCTAAAAAATCACTTCCCGCTTGAATAAGTTGTTTGGGAATTTCAGATACACTTGACCACATGCTTGATTTTGTAATAATTCCAACACTCTGAAGTGCATTTGAATGTTGCATGACCGCATTATCATACATCTCAATCAAATCTGTTTTGTTCTTAAAATAAGTTAGTGTAGAAATATGGATGGTCTCTAAATTGCAACACGCATTCTCATTCAAAGCTTTGTTCTCATGAGTTTGAAGAATGAGATTTTCATTTTCAACAATTTTTTGTATTTCTCGTTGAATGGCATATGAAAATAATATCACCTTTGATTGTAACACATTTATTTTATCTTTTTGTTCCGGATTACCAGTCTGAATGTCTTCAACCAATCTGCTATTAAAATCTTCATGTACATTTATAATGTTTGTTAGTTTAAATGAAACCAATGCCGGAACAAAAGATGTCCATTTAAAAATACTATGTTCATTATTTTCTATAGGAGGTGCTTCAATCGAATTTCTTTTTCTATACACAATAGACCGAATCCCAAAATCTTGCATGGCTAAATCAATATATTTGCTCAATGCATCCGCCTTAGATGAGATTGATATAAATTTTGTTTTATTCAAAATGCAATACAAATAAATAATGCTTGTTTTGTCTTCCGAACTTCCAACGGGGTATCCAGAAAAAGACTTTACACACCCGGGAAATGTTCCCCTAGGAACAATGGTTGGGATTCGTGTTTGACAAACAATAATGAATACCGCAAGCGTTATATATGTTAGTTGAGTTCGTAAATATTCTTCATATGATTTAGTTGTTTTTTGTTCCATATATATTTTTTTTGGCATAATAAGGTCTGGTTTACTAAATATGTTAGTTACTGTCTGAATAATAAATCCAAATGTATTTTTAATATCTATTTTCATGTGACCAGACAATGTATCAATCACGCCATATATATATCTTCCTTCTGCATCATATTCCACTCGTTTTTTTAATCCAACGTTTAATTCTGCCTTTTCTTCCATCAATATCTGAATGTCTTCGTCGCTTGCATCTTCAATGACGCCTCGTGTTACATTTTTGAATCCAGATTCATTGTACCCCTCATCCGTATCAAAATCAATGTGTTTAATAGTATATCCACTGTATTTATCAATCCAGATAGCTCCATTCTCATCTGTTGCTTTTCTCTCATTCAAAACAATCGCCATTTGTTCGTCATATCGACCTCTGTTATATGCAACGGCTAGTTCATAAAAAAAGGATGGAATTAATTTAGTATTTGTCTTGGAACAATATAACCAATGAGGATCCTCCTCGGATTCATAACAAATTGTTTTGTTAGAGCAAAATTTAATAAACAAATTCTGACGTTCTTCAAAAATAGGGTGAGACACTATCATATCCACATACTTTGCATAGGGCGAAACATTAATATCCGTATGTTGAATTTCTAACCCCATTTTATATTTTGTTTGGGTTAACTTGCGTTCTATTGAAAGAGTTTTAAATATAATATGGTTGATTTCTTGTAAAATTTCGTCAGACAATACATCCTTATAAGCAACAATTGATTCCATTATTTTGCGATCTATACTTTCTCTATCTGACAAAATGGTATCTTCAAGAGTCGCCTTTTTCTGGTCTAAACTGGCGCACACATTTTTGTCTTCTATACAATTTGGTTGTGCATTACACAATGATGAAAAATCGAACGCATTCTTGGGAACGGTTTCATCTATTTCCCACACATTATTGACTCTTTTATATACAGTAGAGTTTTCCATTACAACTGCATAATGACCATCTACAACTTGTTTTCCGGCATCCTCGTCAAAATAAATTTCTTTTTCATTGTCCATCTGCATCTCGGCAATCGTATTGTATCTATTTGAAATTACATAGGTGGTACATTTGTTTTCTAATTCAACCACATTGTCCACAATGTCTTTTTCAATTTCACTGTCCATTTTTGTTAATAGTTCAATGGAATTATCTGCACAAAATGAATGAAATAATTTACCTTCGTCTACATTCATCATTTGTGATAATATCTCTGAACTAACAACATTTGAAGTTGGATTTATTTCAAAATATTTTGTATTAAGATAGGTTTTTTGAATATTTTTAATTTCATCTGTCATGGGTATAAGAGTATTTCCTTTGTATTTGGCAATCAATGATAATTTCCTTTTAAAATCATCAAATGACAAATTGTTTGAATTCATTCTCTTGGAATAATGTTTTACATTTGAACGAATAATAGCATTAATTGCATTATAATGAGATAATGTTAAGTCTTGTGTATACAAGGAATAAGGTTCTAACTCAGCCATCACGGAAGATACTGTGAGATGTTTAAAAGAAAAACGATTTCTGTTCTTCTCAATAATATTGGCAGTTGTAGGTATAAAATAATCTAGAAATTCATCATAACTAACAGTTTCATTTCCTATGTACGAATATTCTTTAAAGAATTTTCCAGAAAAATCTTGATCCGAATCCGCAGGCGCATGAATGTTGTCAATCTTTAATGAAGTAATTTGTGTGCTTTTGTTTAACAACCGACTAAACATAGGAACAGTTACACCTAAATTAGCACGTGTTACCATGTCAGTTCCAGCTAATTTAACTCTTGAATATTTAAAACATTCAGATGGGAGTGTTAATAATCCACGCACATTAATATCATCTTCTGCAATTAGTTTATGAAAAGTGTTAGTATAAGTCGATTTTGTTAGTTGATGTTGTTGGATATAGTTAATGGCAGATGTGTATCGATTCATCTGAAATGGCGTTTGCACTATTTTTTGATTAAATGTATTTGACATATTGTCAAAGTTTCCAATTAAAACATCCATGTCTTTTTCCATTTTATGAACGAACGTATTAGTAGGATCATTTGGTCCCACAAATGGCATCATACTGGATGTAATATTATTGTAAAAGGTAGAATAAGCAGATGCTCCATCATTGTACATAGTGGATTGTTCACTTACACGTGTTAAATCATCTAACAAATTTATCTTAATTGCATCATCATAATCCGCTTGACTGTCTACATCGTATATTTTTTTTACATTTTTTGCAATGGGCAATATCCATCCAACTTGATTGATCGATTTTTTTAAAGGCTTCCACTGTTCTCCATGCCAATTGATTGCTTCTTTTTTATCGTAGTAATATTTTATGTTTTGGTTCTCGTCGAACTCAGAAAATAATTCCCTTAATTGTTTAAATCGCAAAATCATTTTATTTATTTTAGCCAAAATACGTTGATCTGTTTGATTATCTAATGGAACTTTGGATAAAAGAGATTCTAACAAATCATTTGTTTGTTCCGCAATACCATATCGAAACTTTTGTTGATCTCGTTCTTCTAAAATTTGTATGGCCAAATCCTCTCCTACAATATATTCATCTTCTTTCTTTTCTTGAAATAAAGGTTCCTCCTCTATGGGAGTATCATACATAGTAGGATCTTTAATGACAATAATAGACAATACTCCTTCGGGTAATCCACTGTAGTTAAAGTCTAATGTAAAAGGTTCTTCCGCTAATTCTCCATTCTCATATATATTTACATCAATCGAATCATTTGTTTGTGATAAAATTTTGCCAATAATAGGTTCATCCAGACCTTGAAATGAAATTTCAACCCATTTTTCCGGAAACAATTCTCGTTGAACTGAATATGCCGCATTTGTTTCGCTATCTTTTATTAACAATTCAATGTTTTCAATACGATCATCTTGTATTATACCATCTTCAATTGCATACGATATTGTTTTCTCTTCTCCATCTACTATTTTTAATAATACAATTTTCTCTGGACTAATATATTCTATTTTCCATACAGAATTTATTTCTGGATCTTCGCTTGTTATTTTTATAAAATCACCAATAACCATCATATGTTCATCTGTGTCTTCTTTGTTCATTTCATTCGATACATCGGATACATCTGATACATCTGTCATATCTTATATGTATGGGTATAATTTTTTATAACAATTCACTAAACTAATTAAAAGCAATGTACATAATATAATTAATAATGCCATCATATATTCTTACTCAAGACGAACTTAACTCGACCAATGTGTCCAAAACATTGGATCCAGATAACATTTATACTATCTATAAATATAATCAACCCGTTTTGTCTTCATTCTATAAATGTAGATCTATTATCGGAATGGGATCAAATATAGTGTGTTTCTCTCCGCCAAAAAGTATGAGTTATTCTGAATTTTGTGATACACATTCTGCTAAAGACATTGTATCAGAAGAATTTGTAGAAGGAACCATGGTAAATGTATTTTGGGATGGAAATGATTGGAAGAAAGCAACCAAATCAAAAATGGATGCCAACTGTTTTTTCTTTGACACCAATGGAGTATTTTATCGCCTATTTGAAGAAGCACTTCAGTATGTCAATTTGGACTTAAACTCATTGAACAAATCATACTGCTATAGTTTTGTTATGCAACACCCCGGAAACCGACTTGTCACCGCTTTTACTGAAATAAAACTTTATTTGATTTCAGCCTACTTTATTGAAAATTCAATCAATACAACGGTTACATTAGTAGATAATATTCAAAATGACCCGGTATGGGAATCTACTCGAGTTCAATTTCCCGCAAAACTAGATTGGGATTTAAGAAAACCCATTGAAAATATGCCATATACTATAATGGGTGTGTCTTTTAAAGATACTGTTAGTGGAGATCGATGTAAATTGAGAAACCCCGCATTTGAATATGTTCGTAATCTACGTGGAAATCAACCAAAATTGAGTTATCGTTATTTGGAACTTAGAAAGATGGGAAAAGTAGTGGAATTTTTACAGTTTTACCCAGAACATTCAACCCAGTTTCGTTACTACCAATCAAATTTACACAAATACACTAACAACATGTATAACTTTTATGTAAATATTTTTATCAAAAAAAATATGCAACTGAATGAAGTAGACTATACATACAAAATTAGTTTAAAACAAATTCATTATCATTATAGAGAAGTGTTGATTCCTCAGAATAAATATGTTACACTTCAAACCGTTATTGAGTATGTAAATGCATTACCTGAAGCCATTCTAATGGGAGTTATTCGATAGAAACGTAACGTTTTCTTGAAGTTCTCTTTTTAGTGGAAGATCTTATAAATGGAGTATCATAATCATGTGCGTCATAATTTTTCTCCTTTTATTGCCGCCGCAAATAAATCATTTTTTTGACATATATATAATTACAATACTTATTATTTAAATGTACGGAGATGAATAAGTTGTATGAAACGCATTCGTATATTTTCTGATTTTTGTACTAGCACTGAATGTAAAAAACAATTTGAAAGAACCAATGTCTCGTCAAGTGTTGCAAGTTATAACAAACATTATTATATTACAGATCAAGATGATTATACGCATGTTATTTTGTTAAATAAAGCAATGCCTACCTTATCTGTTCCAAAGGAAAATGTAATTGGTCTTGCATGTGAACCTCGTGAATTTTTATATGTCACTCATGAATTTGTGGATTATGCTAAAAAATATGTTCGACAATATTTTATTGGAAACGCGTATGGTTTGCCTCTTCCTTTTGTTGAAGGATTTGGCTATTTATGGCATGTCAATCCAGGAAGAGAAATTGTTCAGAAAACAAAATGTATGTCTATTATTTTGAGTTTAAAAACATGTGCTCCAGGACATCAATACCGTCATGATTTTGTTAGTAGAATTATTCAACTTGGTTTGCCAATTGATATTTATGGAAGAGGGTCTTGTCAATACTCTTCTCCTAGAATTATGGGTACATTTGTAGAAACGGAACCATACGAAAATTATATGTTTACTATTTGTATTGAAAATTTTCAAAATAATCATTATGTCTCGGAAAAGGTGATGACTCCTCTCATGTTTAATTGCACCCCGATTTATTGGGGGTGTTCAAACATACATAACTATTTTGATGGAATCATTGGACTGTCTGGTCAATTGGATGGGGACATTGAATTAGTTCAAAATGTACTAACAAATCCAGCAAAATATTATGTGAAAACATATACAGACAAAAATCGAAAGACCGCAAATTTACTTGAAAATTTAGATACATTGTTCCCATCTATCTGAATCTGATGGTAACTCCATTGTAGGTTAATTCTATGTATCCATTTCCACCAGAAGCCCCACTGGTTCCAGAAGTTCCATTTCCACCATCCGAAACTCCACCGCTACCACCATTAGCAATAGACGAATTATTTCCTCCCTTACCACCAACACCTCCTCTACCGCCATTACCACCATTACTAGACTTACCTTCTGATCCACTTTCACCTGAACTATTTCCGCCTGCCCCGCCAGTACCACGTCTTCTAGATGTGTTATTAGTAGAAGCATTTGTTCCATTTTCTCCAGATTGATTTGAACCACCACCTCCACCACCACCTCCACCAAATCCTGGGTAAGAAGTACGGTTCCCCCCCCCCCGCTTGAAATTTCTAGATGTCCAGGTCCTCCATTTCCCCCATTTCCCCCGCCCCATGCGTAAATCGCATCATTAAAAATACTGGTTCCACCTGGGCTACTATCATCAGATGCAGGTACTTTACCAACTTTAACATCATATACAGTTCCTTTAACTATCTCATAATTAGTTTGCGTATTTACATACCCACTACCCCCTCCGCCGCCTCCTCCACCACCAGCATTATCACTACCTACACTACCACCTTTCCCACCTTTCCCACCTCCACCAACTACTTTTAATGTCATTAACCCAGTAATAGTTGCGGTCCAGCTTGTACTTGTACCATCTATAAATCCATTTTTATGCAATGTATCTTTTATTTGTAAATGAATTCCCGACCCAATTGTATTTAAACAATTCATATATAAAACATATGTATTGTTTTTATCTGAATAACGAAATATTTATAAGCAAAATACACACAGTTATAAATCTTCTGTTCCCACATAAAAAGTTGCATTATTAAAAGAGACTTTATACATCACTTTGGGTTCAGTTTGAATAGTTATGATAGGCCCTTCTTTTTTTACAATAATTCCTGTTTTTGTTATTTGGCTTGCCAAACGTTGGGCTATGTCCAATAGTGTGTATTCTGTATGTTCTTTAATAAAAGTTACTTTTGACCCAATCCGCAAATCGTCAATGTTTTCAATTGGATTCATATGGTAAAATAAAATGTTGCATTTACATCATCTTATTTTATATTATTTAAAGGTTGACTTTTAAAGGTTGGGAGTTTGGATCAACCTTTTTTAAAGGTTGGGAGTTTGGATCAACCTTTTTTAAAGGTTGGGAGTTTGGATCAACCTTTTTTAAAGGTTAGGAGTTTGGATCAACCTTTTTTAAAGGTTGAAAAGGTTGAAGTCGAGATTCATTATTTTCTCTTCTCGTTTTATATTTTTTTTTTGAATCTGGTACTTTGAAAATTCACTTCTTTCCAATTGTGCAATAGGAGTATGTTTATGTACATGACGCGCAATCATTTTATACAGTTTAAATTCTGGATATCTTTCGGCTCCATTGTTTTTGTATAATACATTGATTCCATTATCGTCTAAACACCATTCTACAATAATTCTAACAAATGCCTCTTCCTCACATTTTTCTTTCACTTCGCTCATATTCCGAATAAAATAATCAAATAAAGAACATGCCAATCGACATAAATCAAAACTGTGATTTGGATCTATTCTCGTTTTCTTTTCATTAAAAAACGGTTCCGTATTATATTGGGTTGCAGCATCCCCTCCCAGTTGAAAACTATCACTGCATAAAAGAACATCTTTAAACTTATAAATAGCCCGTCCAAAATCAATGATCTTATAAATGCGTCCAAAAGTAGGCACTTTGTAATACACATTCTTTACGCAATAATATAGATATTTCTTATTTGTTGGAATATACATTACATTGTTAGTGTGCAAATCATTGTGTGTCATAGAGTATGCATTTTGATATGCTAACAAAATCATGATAATTTGCATAAATGCAGATAACATTTCTTCGCTAGTTAATTTGTCCGTGCGTATTAAATGATCAAATGTGTTATCACAATGTTCTATCGCAATCATGTGGACGGGAAATTTGGGTATGGTTGCATATAATGTTTCATCTTCATCAAATATACTAGATCTATCTGATTCTGATACATCTTCATAGACAGTTGACTCATCCTCATCATTACTATTATTATCTTTCTCTTTCTCTTCTTCTTCGTCAGAATCATTCATTTCTTCTAACTCTTCGGATTCTTCACTCTCAGAAACAATTGAATCATCTGAATTTGTATGCGATGTTCTCGAAGAACATGATGATGCGGATTGAATAGTGGTTGTGTTGTCTGTATGGGTAACGGTTGGATCAAACTCTTCTAATGTAGTAATTTCAATCAGCTCATTGGTTGAAGCCGGCTCATTAATATCTTCTATATCTAACAAAATAGATTCATCCCCAATCTGCAATGGTTGTTGACGTTTTTTAACGGATTCATTCTCATCATGCAATAAATGAGAAAAGTCTGGTACATCAAATAGTGTGCCTTTGTTCTTATTGAAAAAAGGAGATTCAACTAAAAATTCAATATCATCAATGACATTATAATTAAAATTATTTTTGATTCCAGTAAAAGATCCATAATATTCAATTCCATGGATAAATCCTTGTTCTAACAAACGGTTGCTCAAATAATAAAAAAAACCATCTACATAAGACGAATTGTCGGGGTCCATTATTTTTGGATGAACACCCTCCATAGGGGAAAAAGATGGTACCTTTAAAAGACTGTCACTAATGTCATATTTGCCAGACATATATTTGTATGGATCTAACAAAGGAGCCATCTTGAAAAAGACATTGCTTGTTTTCTTATGTTCGTCATCGGATAAAGTGCATTGAAAACATTTTGAATTATTAATAGAAGCATCCACTTTGCTTAAATGCCACGTGTGGTTTAAATTAATATTGTTGTAATTTGTTTCACTTAAATCAAAAAAACGTTTATACACGGGCACATAATTTTGTGCATTCGACAAAGAAATATAAGCATTTGATTCAAATTGTTTGAATAATTCCTTATTTTTTCGTTTAATGTAATCAATATTGGATGCAGACATATTAATTGCTTAATATATAAAATATTTACCTTTTTAAACTTATAATTGGATAATAGTTATAATGTATATATTAGATGAGTTGAAATAATATGAAAAAGACTTCATAAGACGTTACTTTTTCCACACATAAATAAATTCAGTGTATCCTTTTTTTGTATATCCATTTTTCGGGCGATTGTGTTTTACCTTTAACGGCATTTTTATATTTGCCTTTCCAAACAGTGGAATACATACATTTTCATACAAATCAATCGGTATGTTCAACACATAATGTCCTCCGGATTTTAAGTATTTATATGTTTCGGTGAATAATGGAATATAAAAGTTAGTTTCCCATTCTTCTTCTGTAGCAGACTTCATTCCCTCGTATATTTCGATATTGTAATAAGGTGGAGATGTTAGTACCATATCATAATCTAACTTGGAATAATCTACTTTTAATGCATCTTTAAACATTAACTTTATTTTGGTCGCCGTTTTTAGTTTTTTCAATAATTTAGTCATGTGGGCATAAGGTTCTTTTAATTGAAGATTAGAGTCAATTCCTATATAATTTGGTACATCTAATGCACATGCTCCCACCAATCTACCTCCCCATCCCATTGTCATATCTAATACCGACTGTGGTTTAAAACGGCTATATACTTCCATGGCCGTCAGTGGTTTAAAAATGCCAATTGAACCACAATGCAACTTGAAGACTCGATATAATGCCACGTGCTTGTCTTCCCCTTTTTGATAATTGAGTAGATTTTGAATATACTTTTTCTTATGGTATTCCGTGTTCTGAACAAAATCGTAGTAAGACATGCCCTTCTTGCTAATGGTTTCAAGACGTTCTCCGAACGTAAAATGGTCGACAAACTTATTTCCAATTCGTGTTTCATCCGATATTTTGCTAAGGTCCATATTTTTTAAATGTTCGAAATCTCGTATTGCTTCTTCTTCGGTTGTATTCTTGATTTTATTTGCAATAGTGTCTTTTTCTTCTTGGCTGAATGTGTCTCCGCCTACTTGAAAAAAGCTTGTAATAAACTCTAACATCTAATATTATGTGCGATTATTTCTTAATATGCGATGCTTTTTAGTTTTCTTGTAACCACCTTTTGTTTTTTTCTCTCTTTTGCTTTTGAGAGGTATTGATTCTTTTTTTCTTTTTTTATCAATAGATGTACTAGATGTAGATGTAGATGTACTCGATCTACTCATCTCCTTCGCCTCTTCATTTAAATCAACATCCATAGGAGCCGGATTTTTATATTTTGTATACATTTCTATGAACAATGGTCTTTTTATTTTACCCAAACCAGTGGGCAAAATACGACGATTTAATATCTCATTTAATTCAGTAAATTGTGGTTGTGTATTAACTTTCATTATTTGTTTCTTTCGAAGATCGCAAGTATAAATTGTCTGAAATACATAAAATACTACCGACTCATCAGTTGGTGTATTATAATTGCCTCTATAATCTATAAAATCTTTCAATAATTGTTGCATTATTTTATTTTGTGCTAATAACAATGGTTCTGGACCAAAATACAAAACACTTCCAAAATCAATAATATAAGAGGTTTCATTTGATTGTCTGTATATAATATTGCTTAAAGTTAAATCAAGATGTACCACATTGCAATCTAAAAATAATCTTAATATTTGTGCTCCAGTCGATACAAGAATATCTGTATTAATAACTTCATGATTCTCATCATATATATATTGTAATGATTCACCATCTATATATTCTTGAACCATAACACCTATGTGTTTACTTTTAAAATTGGATAAAAAGGGAATTTTAGTTAAAAGAAGGTTGGCATCTACAACTCCATATTTGAATACTCTTGGACATATAGCTACTCCATTTTGAATACTTTTAGTGTAAACCATATCTTGCACGAGACATTCATTTATAAATTGATTTTCGGATACTGTACTTTTTTGATAACCATTATAATATAATATTTTGCTACTTGAAGAAATGAATGATACTTTTAACAAATACATGTTATCATGATAATAACATTTAAATACAAACGAGTATAAAGAATTGTTATTTGCCAAAGGGACAAATTCAGAGGCCTCAATAAAATCTATCATATCTACCGTGTCTTCCATTTATATTTTGGCAAGAAAATAAGAAAAGCGTCGGTCTCCATTGTAAAATTGAAATTGTTTATCGGAATAATAAAGGCATTATTATTCCAAATGACTATTTGCAAACTCTGTTCTAAAAAGGCAACTTTCAATGTTATCGGTGAAAAAGCACAATTTTGTGCGACACATAAAAGTGAAGATATGATAGATGTATTAAATGTAAAATGTGAATGTGGAAATTCACAGCCAAGATGGAATTTCCAAGGCCTCAAAGCTAGATATTGTTCTACTTGTAAATTAGATGGTATGATTGAACCAAACAGAAAAATGTGCGAATGTGGTTTAGTTAGACCGTCTTTTAATTTTGTTGGAATAAAGGCAGCATTTTGCAATCAATGTAAAAAAGAAGGGATGGTTAATGTTATTGATAAACGTTGTGAATGTGGAAAAGTGACATCTCCCGGATGGAACTTTGAAGGTTTAAAAGGAAAATATTGTGTCGAATGCAAATTGCCAGATATGGTAGATGTTCGAAACTCTCGTTGTCCATGTGGAAATCGCCCTAATTTCAATTTGCCAAGTATTAAAAACCCCGCATTTTGTAGTCAATGCAAAACAGATGAGATGATTGACCTTACTCATGCAAAATGTATTGTTTGCAATGAAATACAACCAACTTTTAATTATGCTGGAGTAAAACCCCCAACTCATTGTTCTAAATGCAAATTACCATCAATGGTAGATTCTAAACATAAATTATGTTATTGTTTGAAATCACAACCATCCTACAATTTGCCCGGACTACGTGCAGAATATTGTAGAGAATGCAAAACATCCGACATGATTGATTTAAAGCATCCAATGTGTAAAACACCATTATGTGGATTGCGTGTAACCGACAAATACGATGGATATTGTGTGCGATGCTTTGTGTATATGTTTCCAAACATTCCAGTTGCACGCAATTATAAAACAAAAGAATTTGCCGTGGCGGAATACATTAAGGAACAATTTCCTCAAATCACATGGTACTTTGACAAACAAATACAAGATGGCTGTTCAAGACGTAGACCCGATGCGGTGTTGGATTTAGGGTATCAAGTGATTATTGTTGAGATTGACGAAAACCAGCATATTGAGTATGATTGTTCTTGTGAAAATAAACGCATTATGCAATTGTCTCAAGATGTAGGACATAGACCTATTATATTTATTCGGTTCAATCCAGACGAATATCATGTAGGCGAGAAAAGAATTACTTCATGTTGGGGAATTAACAAGTCTGGAATTTGCGTTGTTAAAAAAACACATAAAAAGGAATGGGTTCAACGTTTAGCATCTCTTGCTGACCAAATTCAATACTGGACTTATTCTGATAATGTAACTAACAAAACAGTCGAGACAATTCAATTGTATTACGATACAGCATAATCATGACGATGATAATGATGATAATCTTTAACTATTTATCGTATTTTTTTTTGCAATTTAAAAAAAAGTATATATATGAATCTTGAATTGAAAAAGTTTGATATGAAAAGCATTAGCTTTAAGCCGAATGAAAGTAAGGGTCCAGTCGTTGTCCTACTTGGACGCAGAGACACAGGTAAAAGTTTCTTAGTTCGCGATTTACTCTATTACCATCAAGACATTCCGATTGGAACAGTGGTGGCGGGGACGGAGGAGGGAAACGGGTTTTACGGAAAACTCGTTCCTAAATTGTTTATTCACAACGAATACAATATGGCTATCATTGAGAATATCTTGAAACGACAGCGTCAAGTATTGAAACAGATTAAGAAAGAAATGGAAACCTTTAAAAGAAGCAATATCGACCCCCGTGCATTTGTCATTCTGGATGATTGTTTGTATGACGCGACATGGACTCGAGATAAGATGATGAGATTACTTTTCATGAACGGACGTCATTGGAAGATCATGTTAATCATCACAATGCAATATCCTCTAGGCATTCCCCCTACCTTGAGAACCAATATAGATTTTGTTTTTATTTTAAGAGAACCTTACATTGCAAATCGAAAACGTATTTATGAGAATTATGCTGGAATGTTTCCAACTTTTGAGTCATTTAGTCAAGTCATGGACCAATGTACCGAGAATTATGAGTGCCTAGTCATTAATAATAATGCAAAATCTAACAAATTACAAGACCAAGTGTTCTGGTATAAGGCAGAAAATCATGGAGACTTTAAATTGGGGTCAAAAGAGTTCTGGGAATTGTCAAAAGGCATTGGGTCAGATGATGAAGACGAGCAATATGACCCAAATAATGTGAAAAAGAAAGGCCAAGGACCCAAAATAAGCGTGAAGAAGACAAAATGGTAGATAGGTTGCTTTTATAATTAAAAGCAAACAATAAACTTGCTTCTCATTTTGGAGGAGCAAGTTTATAACAAGAAGTAATATAGGTTTGGATCAACCTTTTTAAAGGTTGAGAAAGGTTGAGAAACAATTTAAACACTTTTCATTTAGTTGTTTATGTTAAAATTTATAAAAAATATTCCAAAATGTGTAGACTGCAAACACTTTTTTAAAGAAAAGAATGTTTATTCAACATCCAAATGCAAAAAGATTATTTACAATAGCCTAGACACAAAAGAGAATAAATTTGAGTACACATACATTGCTCGGAGTGAAGACAAATTGTGTGGTCCACTTGGAACAAAGTATGAACCTAACAAAAAATAAAGGATAATATAATTCAATTATGCATTATATTATTTTGTTATATATTTAATTCTTGCCAACAAAGGAAGAGTCGTTGTAATTTTTAGAGGATGCCTTTTGTTTTAAATATGTAGTGTAATTTGAACTATCATAAACGTATTTTGCATTGCATGCTCCAGCGGGAACGCCTGTACCGTCACAATTACTACGAACTCCGCCAAGCTTGAGACCACTTAAGCCGGGACGGCTATGAACTCCATTAATTCCACCGCAAGAATATCCAACACGTCCTAACAAATCACCTGCATTGTTAACTGCACGAAAGGGAGTAATCGCAAGAGAACGTCCATTTAATTGAGTTTTGTATTGGGTGTTCCAACCTTTCCTTAACATCGTTCGCATTTGAGAAAATTCAGAAGAATTGTCTTTTGTTTGAGTCGGTCTAGGCATAATTCCTTTCATTTATATACAATACTAAAATAAAAAAATGCGACATTTGAAAAAGGTTATGTAAAATATTTTATGTTAGAAAGAATTAATTGGTAAATGGTCTGTTACAAAAAACGCCTCACCAAAGATTGTCCATTGTATAACCATTGTAATTATTTCTACACCAGACTCCATGGCTGTTTTGAATGCTTGTCTATATTCTGGGTCGACAATAGATGGCTGAAAACTGCTCACATCAGAACGTTGTATAACATAACACATAATGCAACGTGTGTTAGTTTCTCTTTTGATTAAAGTTAATTCTTGAATGTGTTTTAGTGCACGAGGACTTACTGTATCTGTTTTCTTTTTACGGTATCCATCTGGAAAATAGGCAATTTTGGATGTTGGATCACAATTATCATAACATTTGTTTTTACGCATTTTAGAATCAATGTCTTCATAATCTGCAAGTGGTACATTTTTGACTTCCATAATAAATGGAATGCCATTTGAATCAATACCACTAAAATCAAACCGGGAATCCACCTTTTCTTCAATGTAAACGGGCGTTTCTCTTCGATAAGATTGAACATTTGGGAGAATGTGCAAATAATTATTTTTTAATGCATTTTCTGTTAAATCTTCTGCTAATTTGGGATAAATCCCGACAATTGTTTCATGGTTTGTTTCTTTTAAAGTTGAAAGATAAATGCGATATTCACAGTGTAGTTTTTCATCATTTTTTGCCTTTTTTACCACACTTGGAGCCATTAAAATAGATGCTCCTACATCTGCCAATCCACAACATCCAAGTGATGCACTATGTGCTAGAACTGATTGGTCTTCGACTATAACATCTGCTACATATGGAGATTTTATATATTTGGAAGGACGTTTGACAACAGTTCCTTCAATCAAATTCTCAATTTTGAATAATAAGTTTGACATGATGGCATAGATTTTAATACTTTTATGTTAATAAATAAAAAACATTTCAATTTTATAAGGGAACTAGCCGTTCCCTTATGAACCCATGCTTATATATTTGGAAAATCTAAAAGTTGTTATTTGGCACAACCTTTTCCAAAGGTTGTATTAGTGGTCTGTCATAATTCTAGGTGCAACATTCATCGTGATTAATTCTTGAAAGAGTAATTTGCATGAATATGGAATCTCGACATATGAAAAGTCTGTGCGATTATCGCATGTCTTGCAATGATGAATGTGTAACTTGTCATTGTACGCGGCAATTAATCCGCATTTCTTGCAAACGTTTACGCTATATTTATCGGATGCGTCGTATAGTCTTCCTCTAGTAAATCTGGCCGCTCCGTGTGATATCATACAATCACGTTCCATTTCTCCAAATCTTAGACCACCATCTCTGCTACGTCCTTCCGCGGGTTGTCTTGTTAGGTTTACCATGGGTCCAATGGAACGACTGTGTGTCTTGTCCGAAACCATATGTTTCAATCTCTGATAGAAGACGGGCCCCATAAACACATTGCATTCTATCTGTTCGCCAGTTAATCCATTATATAATAATTCATTTCCATTGGCTTCATATCCTAGATTTAACAATTTATCGCTAATGGAAGCAACATCCATTTCGCCAAAACTGGTTCCATCTCCAAATAAACCGAGTTCAACCAATACTTTTCCTAAAAGTGTCTCTTTCAATTGTCCAATAGTCATACGGGATGGAATGGCATGTGGATTAATAATAATGTCTGGTCTCAGTCCGGTGCTAGTGAATGGCATGTCTTGTTCGGGAATAATATTTCCAACAGTTCCTTTCTAAATACAATTGTTAGTTAAGTTTATAATATGTTTGTAAATATTATTACCTGTCCATGTCTCGAACTATTTCCAATAATTAATGATGGGCTGTATGTGCTTTCTCGCATGTAATATGTGTGAGATGTTGGCATCTCAACACAATATACTTTTCCAGTATAATTAATAATCTTTTCTTCATTGCTTACATTGTGTTTTTTGTTAATCCATGGTTCATTTTGATTTCGAATTATACTAATTTTATAATATGTATGTTTTTGTTTTATAGACACACTTTCACCAGCACGCGAACCCAAATTTCTTACACCAGTTTGTGCAATTCCAGAAGGTTCATCTGCAATCTTAATAATTGCAGACCATCCACTATGAAATGTTAATACTGAAACATCATTTGCAAGCTGTTTACTAATTGTGCCATACCTACTAAACTCATCTTCGCCTTTATATTTCATGGTATGACCATCACCCTTTAATAATGCATCTAACAGTACTTTTGATTGATTTTGTGATAAATTAAATGCATATTGAGGAAGATGTTTATTAAATGCACCATGCCCTAATTGAATTAACTCATTGTAAATGTGATTGTATTTATATCCAGAAATGTTGTATTTTCCATCTTCGCTATATTTAAATTGGAGTTTCAAATTGTTTAATATTTGTTCGATAAATAATTGTTTTCTCTCTTTTAATGCGGCAATAGAAATGTTATTATTGCTACAACATCCATCTGATATAAAGATTCCTATAAATTGTAACCAATTATTCATATTATATGTGTCTGGTCCAATTTGAATAAACTCAATTTCTGCATTTGGGTTAACAATATTCTTTTTAAATCGAACCATTTTTCCAGCAGCATGTTGGGCTTCGATTAATTCGTATTTATTTGAAGTTCTTGTTTTTATATACAATTTGTGGTTTAATGTGCAAACTATATGGACTTGTTTATTTTTTACATAGTACATTTCTCCATCATGGTCATATTCAAATTTAGCAGTTGGATATTCATATAATAAATTACCATCAGCATTAATTGTGGCAAGCATGTGTTCATTAATGTTAATATGTTGTATTTCTATCCAACCTTTATTTGTAAGAACTTGTTGAGTTGGCATAGCACAAAATTTGTCACCAATAACGGGTTGTCTCACTTCACGAAGTCTCACTTTGGCAAAACTGTACCCATCTCCATTTCTGTCTAAATAATTTCGGTCTACATATACGTTACCAGTTGCGCGGTGTACTTTACTTAAATCTTCGTATTTAATCAATTTTGTAGGATCATTCCGGTTTTCCTTAATGGGCGCTACTTTGGCGATAATAATGTCGCGATTTTCTAAGGACGTATTTTCTGGTACGATCCCTTTGCTATTTACCTTATCGTAATTGGCAAATTTCATGCCTTTCGTTTTTTGCGGGTCTGGTTTGCATCGAATTTCTTCGTCGCCATTGATTTTCTGTTTGTCTTCGTCTTTTTCCGTATGATAAATGGTTGCTTGAAATAGTCCTCGGTTTATAGATCCTTGATTCACGAGTAACGAGTCTTCTTGATTGTACCCAGTGTGGGTCATAATCGCCACTGTAATATTGCATCCAGATGGGATTTCATTGAGTTTAATCATATTCATAATTCGCGTGTCTACAAGAGGTCGAGTTGGGTAATTTAATACATAGGCGGTCTTGTCCATTCGCCCAAGAAAGTTTGTCACATACACACCCATTGCTTGTTTACCCATTGCACATTGATATGTGTTTCTGGGTGACTGGTTATGCTCGGGGAATGGAATACACGATGCTAGAATACCAAACAGCGTGCTAGGATGAATTTCACAATGAGTATAAGTGTGAACTAAATTTTCTGCAGAAGATTCTGTATTGTTAGGTGGTTTAATGGAAATCATACTGCAAGCTTGTTCTTCTGGATCAATGTATTCTAAAATAGCTTCTCCTATTTTGCAATCTGTAAACAAATCATCCCATGTGATATTTTCTGCATCAATGTCGTCAATGATTTTTTGTGTGAGCAAGAGTTTATTCTTTTTCACACGAAATAGCGGTCGCATGATTCGCCCACCGTCATTGCAAACACGAATTTCCATTGTTTTGTAATCAAATATAATAGAAGTGTAAATGTTGATGATGCCTTTGCTTTTCTTGTCTTTTAGCGAGGTGTATAATTCAACGGGACTTAAACTAATCCCAACCCATGCTCCATTAATAAACACCTTTACTTTTCCAAATAAGTCCGCGGGAGAATTTACTGCAGAAAATCGTGTTACATGCGGGAGAATATATTCATACAATGATATGCTATTGGATGAAATAGTCACATGTGACATGTAGCTCAAATTTTTGACAATACCAACCGATTGACCTTCTGGTGTTTCAGCGGGGCACATAAATCCCCATGTAGTTGTATGTAGTTTTCTAGGAGGAATCAATTTACCGCTTTTATCCGCAGGAGTCGATATTCTTCGAAGATGACTTAAACTAGATACATAAGTAAGACGATTCAACACTTGGGCAACTCCGACTTTATTGCTGTTAGTGTGTTTAATCCCAAAGTCGCCAGTAGAAAGGGCACGTTTGAACCCGTTTTCAATTGTCGAAGATTTAATTAATTTATAAATATTGGTTTGATTGATAATGTTTTCGTAGTCATCTGTGGAACGCCAACTACCCGTATTTATTTCACGGATTACTTGTTTTTCCATGTCTTTCACTAACTTGTTTAAATAATTGCGAAACAGATTATTCAGAGAAGCTCCAGTCAAATCAATTCGTTTATTTGCATATGAATCGCGATCATCTGCTTTGGTTTCATTGAAATACGCCATCAATAATTTATACGCCATGTATCCCATGTAGTATATTTTTTGTTCCTTCTCCGCACAGTGAGGAAACAAGTCATTTCCAAGAACTTCAATGGTGAATTCCGTCTTTTTTCGGTGACCTGTGTCTTTGTCCATATTGATAGGAGTATACATTGCATAGGTTGTAATGTATGTAATTGCATCTTCCATGGTCAAACATTTATTTGCTTCAATGATGGATGCTTGTAGCATATTCAACATGTGTACATGTTTAGACGCATCTATCGATAGCAAAATGTGTGTGCATATATCTTTATCCGAAATAACGCCCAATGCACGGAATGCAATAAATAATGGAATTGGTTGTTTGATTCTTGGTATCTGGATTGACATTGGATATCCGAATCCATTGTGTTTAGACGAAATAGTCATGTTGATTTGTTTTGGAGAAATGCACTTTGTATCAGGAACTGATTTGACCTCCGCTAGCCAACTATATTTTGTATTATTGTTAGACACATTAAAACAGTATACCTTATTTTCGGCAGCACGCTCTTGACCCAGAACTGTCTTTTCAGATCCATTGATAATAAAGTATCCACCCGCATCATACTTACATTCACCCGTCAAGCTGGAATCTATGTGTTTATATTGAGTTAATACACAAATAGATGACTTTAACATGATGGGCAATTTGCCAATGTGTATTTTGGGCATTGTTTTGTAAATAGTTTTGACATTTTCTAGATTTTCACCCGTGCGAACAATAATTTTGATGTTTACATCCACCGTCATAGAAGATGCATATGTGAAATTTCGAAGTCGCGCTTCATGTGGGAACATCATTTTTGTTGCTCCATTGTTTTCATGGATTTGTGGGCGATACAAGTGAAAATTATCAAATGTAACGTGCAGTTCAAGTGCATACTTATCAGAGGCTGCATCAAAATCTTGATCAGAAGTTATTTTGACTGGATTGAACATTTCGATAGTGCGGACTAATTGGTAATTCACAAAGTGGTTGTAGGATTCAATTTGGTGCCGGACTAATCTGGATAAATGTTGATCTTTAAAATAAGTCTCTATAATTTTCCAAGGAATTTCAGGAGTAAATTCTACTTCCTCTTCAACAAACATTTTGTTAGTATTCATTTCAGTATTCATTGTATTGAGTATTTTTATATTATGTTCAGTCATACTAAATTCTATTTCAATTTATTTTTAAATTTGTTTCATATCTCTTTATTGATGTAAACAAATTAAATATACTGCTCGATATATACTAACAAACATTATTATGCAACTTGCTCACTTATTAGATAAAAATGGAAATGAAGATAAATATTATGTTAGTTTTAAAAAATTAAAAGAACCAACTTTGCCAACCATTTTTACACCGATTGTTCATGTAGATAAAATAGAATGTACTGTTAAATGCAATAAAGAGATCACTAACATATCTGATTTAATTGATTTGGCCGATCAGTATCCAGCAAAAGAAGATATTACTTATACGAATGTGAATATCCATGCACTTCATCGTATTGTTCCTTTCTTGAAACAGATTGACCAAATGATTGCACTAACAACTTTTAAAAAAACATTGGTTGATCAAATCACCTACTATTTACAGCCAAACATAGATAAAACAAATGATTATAAACATACTATTATTTCGGGCCCTCCCGGAACTGGAAAAACAGAAATAGCCAAGTTGTTAGGTTCTATTTTTTCAAATCTAGGTGTATTTGGTAATGGCCCACCCAAATTTCGAAAAGTAACCAGAAGTGATTTAGTTGCCGGGTATCTTGGTCAAACTGCAATTAAAACAAATGAGATTGTTAAATCTGCACTGGGGGGTGTACTATTTATTGATGAAGCTTATTCATTAGGGAATGTAGATAAAAAAGACATTTATTCAAAGGAATGTATTGACTCATTGTGTGAATTGTTAAGCGTTCACAAAGGGGATCTTATGGTTATTATTGCTGGATATGAATCCGAATTAGATGACTGTTTTTTCTCATACAATCAAGGATTAAAATCTAGATTTGCGTGGAAATTTGTCATTGATGGATACACGGCTCAAGAATTGCATGAAATGTTTATTTCCAAATTGACAGCAACTAACATTTCTTATGATTTGCCAAATATGGTGCAATGGTTTTCAAAGAGGATGACTCAGTTTACATCATTTGGAAGGGACATTGATACCTTTATATCGAAAATAAAAATAGTGTATTATCGAAGAACGTTCTGTAAAGAATGTGGATCTATTACAATAGATGATATTAATGCAGGATATACAATGATGTGCCCATTAGTTTCTTTCAAATCAACTAACAAATTATTTTATTATTCGTGAAGGACACCATTTGATTTTCAAGTGTTTATATAAATGGCATCTAACAATGGAGGAAATATCAAAAAAATAGTGGTTAATTTAGATGCACTCCAAACAAAAACTCCTAAAAAGACAACTCGAAAAAATCCACCAAATATAGAACCAAATAGATTAAAAGATACTTTTATGAAACAAGTTCAACATTATAAAAGTTTAGCAAATACTAAAAAACAAAAACAAGAGACTACCCCATCGAAACCACTAAGTGCGTATACGGATGAGTTCAATGCATCCGTCGAATATTTAAATAATATTAAAAAATCAGTGAATTTAATTCAAACTGAATTGCCAACCGAATTGATTGATGATATACCTATTTCACAAATTACAAAACCGATGTTAGTTGATGAACCATTAAAAACTGTATCATCTTCTAATTCATATAAAGTGGACAATGTGATTCCGTATGGATGTTTAAAGAATGGAATTAAACAAACATTTAAAAATTTGACGCGGAATAACAGACCCCGTCCTTCTCCAACGGTATCCGTTGTACCTTCACATGTCGTGCCTTCTCAAGTCGTGCCTTCTCAAGTCGTGCCTTCTCAAGTCGTGCCTTCTCAAATGGTATCTTCAACCGTCGTGCCTTCCCAAGTCGTACCTTCTCAAATGGTATCTTCAACCGTCGTGCCTTCACATGTCGTACCTTCGCCAGTCGTACCTTCACCAGTCGTACCTTCACCCTCTTTGGAAAAAACAATTATAAAACGTCATGTAATTGGAAAATCAAAAAAATCAAGACACGTTGGTGTATTAATTAAAAATGCAAGCACCCGCAAAATGATTACAGATGAGCATAAAAAATTAAGAAAAATCAATATATCTGAGATTAAAACTCAGCTAAAAAACAATGGACTATTAAAAGTTGGGTCTACCGCACCAGCCGATATTTTAAGACAAACATATGAATCTTCTATTTTAGCTGGATTAGTTAAAAACAACAGTGAAGGAACCACTTATCATAATTTTATGAATGAAGAAAATAACAAATAAAATTGATTTAGATTTAAATTTAAAACATTTCAGTATATATAAGCAAAAATGATTATTCCTGTTAAGTGTTTTACATGCGGAACTGTGCTGGCAGACAAGTATGAATATTATTGTGAAGAAGTTAGAAAAAGAAAACAAGTACAAAGCGGAAGCCGAATTGACAAAGTGGTGTATCTAACAAGTCAAAGTCATGAAAAAACAGTCAACGGTGAGGTTTTGGATCTATTGAATTTAAAAAAGATGTGTTGTCGAAGACATATGTTAACACATGTTGATATTGAATAAATAAAATAAAATATTTAAATATTATATAATGCATACTAAAAAACATAGAGGAAAGACACAACGTGGATGTGGGATGTGCGGTAAAAAAAGATGTAAAAAACATAGAAGACAAACAAAAAGGGGTGGTTGCGGAACTTGTATGGCAGGTGGTCAAAAAGGTGGCAGTTTAGGTTCTTCCGTTGGGTTTGGTGATAATGCCGCGACATTTGCATCTACGGCAACTAATTCTTTTTTAAATGTCTTCCGAGGAATGTCTGGTTTGCCCGCATTGCCCACATTTTAAAACTTATATTTAGAATAAAATATGTTAGTTTAATATAATGAACATAAACCAGTTTCGCGAATTATGTACTCCATCTAAAATTTATTTTGCATTCTCCTTCTTTTTTATTCTTATGTCGGCAATTCAAAATATAGGATGTATGAATGAGTATCATTTAGGGCACTATACTTGCAATGTGTCCAGTACAATATTAGTCTTTGCATTTAAACTCGTTTACGTCTTGTTTTGGACATGGGTTTTAAATTTAATCTGCAAAGATGGACACAAAACAATCTCATGGTTACTTGTTCTTTTTCCCATAATGTTGATGTTTGTTTTATTAGGTATTTTGTTATTGCTATAAATGACCAACTTATCATCGAGTATCCATTTGATTAGTGACGTCAAAAAACTTGTTCAAGTAATATCTTATGAAATCATTTTTCTGCGGTCCGTCATCTAGTCTCTCCAGAACAGATAGCAACAACCCAAATGCGGACCTGTAATTGTTCTTCAGCATATACGAGTTGATGTTCTCTTTTGATTTTGAGATATATATATAGTCGTCCGCTTCCATTCTTTAAACTTTATATTTTTTAAACTTTAAATACTTTTTAAGTAACATTAAGTTGATTATATTATAAAAAAATGTGATTATTATAATATATGAATGAAAATGCATTAAATCATGTGTCATGGACAATTATTGAACAATATTTTAAAGAAAATGAGCAATGCCTTGTTTCGCATCATATAAATTCATATAATTATTTCATTTCAAATGGCATTCCTCGAATTTTCAAAGAAAACAATCCATGCCGATTTTTAGAAAATGTAGAATCAAATCAAAATGAATGTCTTATTTATTTAGGTGGTAAAAATGGAGATGCTATTTATTTTGGAAAACCAGTCATATATGATGAATCAACCAATTATAAACATTATATGTATCCAAATGATGCACGATTAAGAAATATGACATATGGCATCACTATTCATTATGATGTGGACATTGAATTTATATATTACAATGAAAATGGAGAACGAGTTGTAGAAACAAATAAAATCGAAAAAGTGTTTTTAGGTAAATTTCCCATCATGGTACAGTCTAAATTATGTATTTTGAATGGACTTTCAACAAATGTTCGATTTAATTTGGGAGAATGTAGAAATGATTTTGGTGGATACTTTATTATTGATGGAAAAGAGAAAGTCATTATTAGTCAAGAGAAATTTGCAGATAATATGTTGTATATTAAAGAAAATCCAGAAGGGCATGAATATACGCATTCTGCCGAAATTCGATCTGTATCGGAAGATACATCTAAACCGATTCGTGTAAATTCTGTTGCGATTGTTGCAACGACTCCCAATTACTCTAACAAACATATTGTTGTCAACATTCCTAACGTGAGAAAGCCTGTTCCTTTATTTGTTTTAATGCGGGCATTAGGAATTGAATCCGACAAACAGATTATTGAATATTGTTTGTTAGATTTAGAAAAAAATAAAAAATATATTGACTTGTTTATTCCATCCGTACATCATGCATCCGTTGTTTTTAACCAACAATCCGCTCTTGAATTTATTGGATTACTAACAAAACATCAATCCGTGTATAGTGCACACGACGTGTTGATGAATTATTTTTTGGCACATATTGGCACGGACAATTATATTGATAAGGCATATTTTGTTGGATACATGGTGCGAAAGTTGTTGCGGGTATATTTAAAAGACGAACATCCCACCGACCGAGATAATTTTAAATGTAAACGTATTGAGTTATCGGGCTCTCTCATGTATGATTTGTTTCGAGAATATTATTTAAAACAGAAACAGAAAATTAAAATAGAAGTAGAACGGTTACACTATAATAATACACAATATAGTGGATCAAACATTGTAAATTCATATAGCAATATAGTAGATATATTTAAAAAACATGGATTAATGGTAGAAGATGGGGTTCGAAAGGCGTTTAAAGGTAAATGGGGATCGATGCAATATACCCAACGAATTGGATTGGTTCAAGATTTGAGTCGTCTTTCGTGGAATTCGTGCATATCGCATTTAAGAAAAATTAATTTGGACATGGATCCAACGGCAAAAGTAGTTAAACCTCATTTGCTCAATAATTCCCAATTTGGATACATTGACCCAGTAGATACCCCAGATGGTGGAAATGTGGGCTTGCATAAACACTTGGCAATTAGCACAATTATTACAACTGAATATTCTGGCAATGCGTTTATAAATTGGTTATTTGAGAGATTTAGTCACCATATTGTCAAGTTGCATTTATGTTTACCTAATTATGCAAATGTAAATACCAAATTATTTGTAAATGGTCGATGGATTGGATTAATCACAGAGGATCCTCTCAAAATGGCATATATTTTAAAACTATATAAGCGTAATGGGGTTATTCCTTTCCATACATGCATCTTCTTTAATTACAAAGATAATGAACTGTGTATTTATACCGATGGAGGAAGAATGACACGTCCTTTGTACTATGTTGACACCAATAGTAAACATGATCGTAGTTATGTTAGGGCAATACCAGAAAGAGTTAGTAGTCGAAAACATAAACCATCCGATTTACAAGAATTGTCGTCCGAACTGTCATGGACTAAAATTGTTAGTGGGTTTGCAAAAAAAACAGAACCTAACTTTAACCCATTCCACAATACTCTTTATACCAACGATTTAATCCAACTAAAGCATGATGATCCTACTTTAATTAAAGATTTAAGTGAAAGCTCCTCCGTCATTGAATATATGGATGGGCTAGAAGAAGAATCCGCATTAATTGCATTCAAAATGACGGATATTGGAAAGTTCCATACTCATCTTGAAATTGATCCATCTCTTATGTTAGGAGTGTTAGGTAATAGCATCATCTATCCAGAACATAATCCATTGCCAAGAAATGCATTTTCATGTGGTCAAAGTAAACAAGCTGTATCTATGTACCATACAAATTATCAAATGCGTTTAGATAAAATGAGCGTAATTCTGCAGTATGGTCAGATTCCTCTTATTAAATCAAGATATCTAGACTTGATCAATAAAGAAGAGAATCCGTATGGGGTGAATGCAATTGTTGCTATCATGTCTTATACTGGATACAATGTAGAAGATGCCATTTTAATCAATCAAGGTGCTGTAGATAGAGGTCTTTTTAGAACAACATACCATACACTTTATGAAACGTCGGAAGATATGGAAACAAGCAGTGAAGAAACTACCAAGACAACTTTTTTTAATTTTAAAACGGGGGCAGTCAAAACATCGCCGGGTTATGATTACAGTTTTTTGGATGATAATGGAGTTGTCATTGAAAATACACCAATTAACGACAAAATTGTTATGATTGGAGCCATAAAAACAACAACATCTGATTCCGAGGAAATAAGCAATGCATCCGTTTTTACTAAAAAAGGACAACTTGGTTATGTGGATAAAACCTTTATTACGGAAAATGAGAAAGGTTTGCGTTTAGCAAAAATTCGTGTTCGTGAAGAACGAATGCCTGCAATTGGTGATAAAATGGCTTCGAGGGCTGGGCAAAAAGGCACGATAGGTCTAGTCATTCCTGAAAAAGACATGCCTTTTACGGATGATGGAATAAAGCCTGACCTTATCATTAATCCACATGCAATTCCATCTCGTATGACAATTGGACAATTAGTGGAATGTGTGTTCGGAAAAGCATGTTTGGCCAATGGAGCATTTGGAAATTGTACTGCCTTTGAAACAAATGGTCCAAATCACGAATTGTATGGCAAGCTATTAAATGATGCGGGGTTTCATTCAAGTGGAACTCAAATCTTGTATAATGGAATGAATGGAGAACAGATCGAATCAAACATCTATATTGGACCAACTTATTATATGCGTCTCAAACACATGGTAAAAGACAAAATTAATTATCGAAGTAACGACGGTCCAAATACTATGCTAACAAGACAACCCGTGCAAGGACGTGCCAATGATGGAGGATTACGAATTGGCGAGATGGAACGTGATGCAATTATGTCACACGGCATGACAAGTTTTTTATCTGATTCTTTCTTGAAAAGAGCAGATGAATATTATATGGCGGTTTGCAATAAGACTGGCATGATTGCAGTGTATAATCCAGAGGAAGATATCTTTTTCAGTCCATCTGTGGATGGACCGGGTCAATTTGGAGAAATTGAAGGAAAGCCGATTAAACAAATGAGTCGGTTTGGTCGTTCATTTAGCATGGTTCGAGTTCCATATTCTTTTAAACAACTTATTCAAGAATTGCAAGTTCTCAATGTTCAAATGAGATTAATTACCGATGACAATGTAGACAATCTATTGAATATGACGGAATCTAACAATATTAATAAATTATTAAAGATCAAAACGGATTCAACGGATTTAAGTTATTTACTCAAAGCTCATTTGGAAAATCAAACAAAACGAGTAAATGGAGAAATCGAAATGAAACCTATGGTAACTCAAATAGAAGAATTAAAGAAGGAAGCTCCTATTGTACAAGTTCGGGAACCAGCTAAAGTAAATGCACCAGTTGATTCAAACCAAGTTGTGGAAATTGATTGGAATGATATGCCAGAAAATAATAAGCAAACAACATGGAATGCTCCGTCCCAGACTGGTTGGAATGCTCCTACTCAGTGGAATGCTCCTTCTCAGACTATTGAGCCACAACCAATTATCATAGAGAAAGAGAAAGAGAAAGAGAAAGAAGAGGATATAAAAGAAGTTGATTTTAGCATTCCTCAAATTGTTCCAATTTTACCTAAAAAGGAGGAAGAAGAAATCTTACCAGAAGGATGGAGTAAACAGATTTCAAAGAAACACAATAAGCCATATTATTATAATGAAACTACAAAGAAATCTGTGTGGAAATTTGAAGACATCCCAGTACCAAAACAAACTATTTTAACTACTATTGAAGAGGCGGAGACCGAAGCAGAATCTAAAGTGGAAGAAAAGAATGAAACTCGAACTATCCAAAACATCTAACAATACGGCTGTTAATAAAATATTATAATATATTAAATGAGTAATAAAGTTGGTTATGGAGCGGGTGGTGTAGATTTTGCAAATTATTTTCCAGCGTATGAAGTGAGTGAAAAAACTTTGTATTCTGTATCTACAGATCAAAAATTTACAGTAGAATTATCAAAAAATGTGAATAACACTACCAATTATGTTTCTATTATTCAACCCTTTTATTCAGATGGTACATACAATCAATTTTTATTATCACGAGATATAAAACAATTTACAATATATGCAAAAAATGCAACTTCATATAAAGTCTGGATGGATTCTAATGTGACTATATCGAGTATTACTCTTATATTGTGGTGTGTAACATTTTATACATATGAAACGGAACAAGCATATGTAAGTAGCATAACAAATTCAAACTACACAGTAAATAATGTATCATATGATTTGTGTAATTATTTTCCACAATTTGCGGTACACTCAAATGATGAGAATAGTAGTACTGGTGACATTTATATAAACAATTCGTTAAGTACTAAAAATAGTACACTTACCACTTATTTAAATTTTGGATCAGTTACAAATGCAGCCGCAACTGGTATTCAAAATGGTGCAAGTTTTGGAAAAATAATGTATTTGGAGTTTAATGGCGCAAAGGAGGCCGGTAATTTTTCTATTCGTTTTTCCAAGTATAGTGCTACAACCATTACATTAAATACAATTACAATGTATTTACCGACAAGTACTGATAATACTTTGGTTTTTAGTGATTACAATGTTAATGGTGTTGATTTGGACAAAATATTTCCAAGATGTGAAACATTTGTTCTGACTATGACTGGTAAAGCAGATAATCGTGAATATACTTTTTCATTAAATAAAAACACTCGTTCAACAACAAATTATGTTGTTCTTACTTCGTTTAGTTATCATACACTATCTGGTACGGATGGTACTTATAATATTTTTGCAGCATCGAATCTTGCTGGAATGCCTATTATACGTGGAAAAAGTGCCAGCTCATTTATAATTTCAATAAGAACTGAGAAAAATGATAATTGGAATGGAAAAATGAATTTGCTTGTTATATATTTGTAAATTAAATAAAATTGAAATAATAAAGACATTTCATTATTGTATTATAATATATCACAATAATGATTTCTAGTAGCTTAATTTCATCTATCCACAAATCCAGACAAAATTTGGTTGACTTGCTAACTCGGCAAGGATATAATACTGAAGATTATGCAAACTTTAGCATAAATGAAGTTAATACAATGACCCAAAACAAACAATTAGATATGTTGGTTGAAAAACCAACAACAGCGGATGCGCCTACACTGAAAATGTACATTCGGTATTATTTAGGCAATACTCTGAAACAACAGACAGTTCAAGAAATAATTGATGATTTATTCAATTTAGAGCAAATCTTAACTAAAAAAGACATTTTGTACATTATCGTCAAGGATGATATGAATGAGACGCTAACAAATAGTATCAAACATATTTGGGAACAAGATGGCATTTACATTATTGTGCAGAGTTTGAAGCGACTACAATACAATTTGTTAGACCACAGTTTAGTTCCACCTCATCGCATATTAAATAATGCGGAATTAGACATAGTTAAGAAGAAATACAATGTCTCGGATATTTCTATGCTTCCCGAAATATCTCGATTTGATCCGGTATCTCAAGTCATATTTGTTCGACCAGGAGAGGTAGTTGAGATTAAGCGACCGAGTAAAACAGCTATTGAATCATTGTATTATAGGGTCTGTGTGTAAGTGAAACGACGGTAAGTGAAACGACGGTAAGTGAAACGACGGTAAGTGAAACGACGGTAAGTGAAACGACGGTAAGTGAAACGACGGTAAGTATAACGACTATAAGTATAACGACGGTAAGTGTAACAACAAGGACTATAAGTGTAAGTAAATAAATAATCGAACTATACAATATATGGCTTTAACCCTTGACGATATACGAAAATACTTATCAATGAAACAATATTGTGCCGATTCAAATTGTATATCTAACAAACAATGTTCAGATTCCACAGATCTTAGCTCCAATACAATTACAACAGCGGATTCTTTTTTACTGAGTGAACATGCAAAGAATGAAGCTACACTGTCTATTTTAAATTCATCCTTTGAAATGAAAGACAACTTTTTATCACTTTACAATGATCAATATGAAAAAAATATGGAATTATTTGTTGGGATTCTTTTAATTAGTGGAGTTTTAGCCAAATTGATGTTTTATCCAATTAAAACAATTTAGGACCAATTTTTATTTTATTATCGAAGAATATAATAAAATATGCCAAGTCAACTTGATTCAGTCACCGCAAACTCAATGAACAATGATCTTGTTCTAATTAACATTCGTGAAAAGTATACTTCTATTTTTTGGGTTATTCTAACAGCTGGAATTAGTGTTTTTGCTTTCTCTAAACTAACAAATAAAATATAATTTATATTATATGGCGACAACTTATACTATAAGTGATTCTCAATTAGACTTGTTGGTAAATGATACCTCCTGCTCTAGCGGTAGTGAATGCCAAAAAATTAAGGACGCACATCTCGCAAACCAGAAACGTCTTATTAAATTGAATTCTTATTACGGAAAAAAGCAATCCGCCCAAACCAACATATTGAAAACAATTTACATCATGGTTATTTTGGTTGTTATAATATACGCAGTAAGAGTGTACTTTGATTTTTTTCCTGACTGGGTTCTAACATTGAGCATGTCATTAGTTATTGGTGCATTTATTGTTAACATTTTGTTCCAATCAGTGGATATTACAAATAGAAACAATATAGATTATGATATATACGATACAAATCTAAAAAATCTTCCCAAACTAGCAAGTGATATCACATCAATTGAATCTGGTGTAAGTGCGGGAGGAACTGTTTCAAGCACAAACGCCATTCAAATGCAAATGGTTGGTCGTGGAAAAGGGTGTAGTAATCAACAATGTTGCCCAACTTTTTACACATTTAATCCCACCTTAGGATATTGTTCTCTAAACCCATTTACTTAATAATGTTGTTTTCAAATGCAATTTTATGGATCTCTTCCTCTTGTACTAACAATTTAGTATAAATTAATTTATGCGCTGGATTTGCAAAATGAACTGTATATCCAAAAATAGCATTATCAAACAATCTGGGAACAATAAGTGGTTTATCTAACAAACTAACATAATTTGTTAGGTTTAATTTATAATATACCATTTAGAATTTCGAAATACATATCTACTATCAAACAACCAAATATAATATATAAGGTCCATTGGTATAAAAATAAATGATTTATAGGCTATTTTATAAACCATTATTTTGATATAAAATATATATATATCATATGCCATTTCAAACAAAATCTATACGAGCTATTACATGTCCAGATGAAGAACAAATTACTTCAACTTCTGTACAATTATTGACAGATAAATATAATTATAATCAAGAATTAATAGATGAAATTAATAAAACAAAAATAGATAGTGATACACAATATCGAAAAGGATACTATGAATCAGAACAATATGAAAGTCTGACAAGTTGGTACATTATTTTTTTAATTGTTTATTACATTTTAGCTATTACACTTATTTTAATACTTGTTTTTTCGGCAAACCAATTTTTACTTACAACATACCAAACTGCTGGAATTGCAATTGGATTAATGCTATATCCGATTGTAAGCCATTTTCTTTTTAATATTTTGAAAATGATCTATCGTTTCATAATGGAGTTTGTCCCCAAAAACATATACAATTCTATTTAATTAATATTATTTTTATCCGTAAAATAATGTTATAAAATGCAAATCTTAGTTGACAAAAATAGCCATACTTTGGAAATTTATATTTTAGATATTTCTTGTAAAATACTTTGTTGGAAGAAAAAGCCGCGCGCGCGGAACTTTTAGGTTATTTTGATTAAAAAATAGAAAACTATGTATAAATATCAAATGATACATGATGTGACATTCATTTGCAGATTCATACATTTGTGACTGACTTGTATTTTGATCATTTCGAGTCGATTTTTGATCATTTCGAGTCGATTTTAATCATTTCGAGTCGATTTTTGATCATTTCGAGTCGATTTTTGATCATTTCGAGTCGATTTTAATCATTTTGAGTCTTTTTTAATTTAAAGACACCAACCTATGTGTTATTATAAATGAAGAAACATCATTCTTGTGATTTATGCGGTGCGGAGTTTAGTGGAAGGTCTAATTTAATTCGACATTTAGAACGTTTAAGAAAATGCAATACAACAACATCATTTACATGCAATTGGTGCAGTAAATCTTTTTCAAATAATTCTAATTTAACACGGCATCATACAACTTGTCCAGCAAAAAAAGAGCATGATATGTTGCAAGAAGAAATAAATACTACTAATGACAATTTAGAGAATTTAGTAAATCGGGTGGACCGTTTAGAAAAGAAGATATCACAATCACCGCTACAATTGCCAATTACAACTAACAATAATACACCCGATATAAGTGGAACAGAAAATAATCAACTAATATTGAACGGAAATAATGGTCACAATAGTCAAGACAACAGTGTAACTGATAATAGTCAAACAACTATATCTAGAATCACAATTAACAATTATGGTTCAGAATGTATGGAACATATAACATTGAAAGCAATTAAATTAGTCTTTAACAAGACTTGTAGTTCTGTATTAGAATGTGTAAAACTAAAACATTTCTCTCCGCTTGCACCTCAAAATAAGAATGTATGCATTAAAGACCTCAAAAGCAAATATGCCTACATTTTTTGTGATGGGAATTGGGATGTGGTAGGACGAAAAACATTAATTGACGATATGTATGAAACAATTTGTGATTACCTTCAAAAAAAATCGGATGAATATTTAGACAAGATAGATGTTACATTTATAAATAAAATCCGCCTTTTTTTAGAAAAAAGATATGATGATGCGACTGAGTTACAAATAAAGGACGACTTAATGATGTTATTATTTAATAAACGAAACTAGAACACGTTGTTCCTCTAAAGAACGTAGTTTTGGAGGGGTCTAAGGGTCAACCTTTTCCAAAGGTTGTATTACATATCACCATCTCCACCAGTTTCAATAACTTGTTCATTTAGTCGAATGCCTACCCATCCTTTCCCTTCTTGTTTTCCAAATTTCTTTATTATAATTCCATATAGTTCTGGCAATTTATATTTGTATCCTGGATATGATTCCCGAATCCATTCCTTAAACACAGTCTTCAATTCCATTTCAGTCAATGGCATAGACGTCTTATCGCAAATAACAATCTTATCGCTAATAAATGCCGTGAATGGATCTTGGCTCTGTCTATACTGTTTAGATGAATTCAATATGCGGGAACATTCGGCTACATTTCCTTTTGTTGCATATGCACGAGTTACTAACATACTCGCAAATATAGGAGCCCAATCTGGCATCTTGTCCTTGAGTGCTTTATCCTTAATAAACGTCTTTCCATCTTTTTCTGCTTCTTCAAAATCATCCGCATCCACAAATTTAGATTCAAAATCGCACTTTCGAATACGACGCCATGTGCCATCATCATTGCTATTGAAATCCAGCAATGAATTGGTACAAACAACAAGTTTGAACTGCGGGTCAAATGTTTCACTGTCACAATATAATGCACGACCTTGCAACGGATCACCTCCAGTTAATTGTTTCATCATACCTTCATTGACTCGCATATCTTTGGACGGTTCTTGCATCACTGCATAACGAACACCTTTTAATTGAATCAATTCGGGAGATACACCACCGATACCCGTTCTCTTTTCCGTCACAAGAGTAATTGGAACCGTACCCGTATAATCGCCCAATGTATGTTTCATTAGATCGGTCAACAATGATTTGCCGTTACTACCACTGCCGACATAAATGTTGAAAGTTTGATTTAAATTGGTGCCAATCAAACACGACGCTAAATGGTCCCACATATAAGTTCTGAGTTCGGGATCGGGGAATATTTGCTCCATAAATTGGGTAATCTGTTTTTCTTTTACTTTATCCAATGCTGTGTTAGGGACATATGGGATGCCAGTTGTCTTGGTAATGTAATCTTGCGGGTAACCATCTCTAAATATGATGCGTCCACCATATTCATTGTTTGCATCAAAATCGATGATTCCATTGGTGAAACAAATCAAATGTTTGTTAGAATCCATATTCTTAATAAAGTTGTCATCGTAAAAGAGTTCTAATGCTTCCTTCATCATATGATCTTTGTCGCTGGATTGTTTGCACTTTTGTAGGATATTCGCTAGATTTTTTAGTATTTTTTTAAGACCCATTGCCTTTTCATTGCTTTCTTCATCTTCCTCTTTTATTTTACCAAGTTCTTCCACACATTTTGCTTGATAATTCATGTATTGCATAAACATTTCTTGTGATATGGCCTTTCTTAAAGATTGTCCTCTATCAATGATCCATCGATGATTCTGAAATACATACCATTGTTTATGCGTAATGCTTGCACATATGTATTTTTCTTTATACATCTGATACAATACCATGGCCATATCATAGTCATTAATGTTTTGAACCGATTTCTCAATGTAAGTTGTCAATGTATTCTGTTTAACACTCATATATGCTTCATATGCATCTTGTTTTGCCCAATAAATAATGGATTTCTTGGTAATGCCATTATTGCGTCGGCTCATTTTGGACCATTCTCGATACAAATTGGAAATGTCACCATAATCAAAATCGTCGGCTTTACTTCTGAGCATAACCCATGAGAAGAAGAGCCGGTCATCTGTATGTTTTAGTGCAAACGCCACTTTGCGATTCAATAAGTGAGATCCCGGCTGGTAATACTGTTCTGGCAGAATTTGTGTATAATCATGGATTTCTCGCATAGATGTATTGAGTGTATTTAGCACTGCTTCGGTTGCCGCACGTAATTCTTCGATACAAGATAATGAATCAATACACTGCATATAATTACTGGCATTTATTTCCGTCAATGGAGTTGAAGTGGTTTCGCTTGAAATGGGAGCGGCACGTTTTTTGGCCACTAATTGCTCGTTGTATTCTGCCAAGATATCTACATTAATTTCAAATTTGGGATTGCCAGTATACTGCACAGACAATTTTTCAAAATTAGCGATTACATCAAATTCGGTTTCTTGTTCATCTAGCTCAAATGAACCACACTCGCTCATTGTTGCCACATACCATCTTGTTAGTGCATATGCTTCATGATCTGGTTTTCTGGATCCATATAATTGCCAACCAACTTTGCCAGAACTAATGCATTCATCAAACACAGTTTCCCATGAGTTGATAATTGGAATGTCGCAAATTTCTGGAATTTTCTTGAGAATTCTTTTGCGCAACATTAGTTGCATAACATGTTCCATTTGAACACCAAACATTATGTGGATTCCATCTTTTGTTTGAGTCTTGTCTTCTAATCGGTTGACATGTTCTTTTTCCATCACATAAACTCGAATTTCGGAACCTTCGTCAATTTGCAAAAGTGATTTAATTTCTTCCAAGTATAATTCAACAATGTCAAATATATGACCCTCGCTGTATTGATGCTCACAAACAGAATAATCATACTTAAAATCTAAATCGACTACAATAGGTCCATTCGGCATCTGCTTTTCTGTCAAATATTCCGGCTTTTTGTATTTAAACACGTAGTCGCAATATAGACGATAAAAGGTAGGCAATTTTTCTGGCGGGATTGAATACGTACCGGAAGGAACATTTTTTCCATTTCCAATTCGGGTATGTGTAAAATTGCTTCCATTTGCCCCAGTAACGGCTTTATGTTCTTTTAAAAATTCGTATAGTGTAGACATTGCATTCATGTGGTTGTATAATATATTGGGATATTTCTATTTAACTTTTATAATCAATTTTATTTGCATTTTTCAAATTCTTTTAAAATTTGTTAGTTGTTAGTATATGGAGAATATGTTTTTATGCAATGCTTTACTATATTCTATTGTATCTTTTTCAACATATATTAGCTCTACTCAAAACATTTTTCGATTTATCGTAGACCATAAAGACTCGGATTATGCTGTTTTCCAACATCAATTAGAATCAACTGATTTAACAAACAAACTTCAGATAACCGATGCACTCATTAAAGACATTATTCAAAGATACGAGAAAGTATTGTTTGACAATCTAGTATCGGTAACAGATAAAGGCGACGATGGCACTATGATTGAAATAGAACAATTGAAATTAAATAAAGTTCCAAGTCCTATCCAAATATCTATCATGTCTACAATTGAAGTAACTAACAAAATACACACTTTGTTAGAAACAATTCAGCATAAAATAAAGCTTCATCAATCGTCTTACATTCGGTCCATGATAAAAATTAATATTGGGCTGGACATTAATAAATTAATTGCACTAACAAATATATTCAACCAACGACTGGAATTGTTGATGCATTTACTTGCAATATACAAATAATAAGTGTAATATAAAAAATTGAAATCATTTTAAATGAGTAAATAAAATGTATAATTTACCAAACATGACAAACAGATTACCTATTAATTTTAACTATTATTTATTCTGTGTTCAACAGTTGGCGGCAAAGGAACAGCCGTTTTGGTCCGAGGAAGATTTGGCTTCATTCAAACGAACGGTTGATCAATATATAGTGCAGTATAACGAACAATTACAAAATTGGTCTACAGTATGCGAAGATGGTGATTTATCTAAACCAGCACTAACAAGAACAATGACTGTAGAGTCACCATTTGTGGAAAATGCATCAACTGGAGAGATTTGCGATTTAAATGGAGAGATTTTAGCCACATATCACACACAAGAAGAACGTCATCAAATGTATTCTGTTCTGATAAAAAAATATGAGAAAACAAATGCAACCAAGATTCATTAAGTCAAGTTATTTTATTCATAATCATATCTTTTTTATCCTCTTTCTCTTGATATTTTATTTATGTTCAATAAACACATAAATACATACACATATACTAACAAACATATGTCTACCATTACTATCTCCAAAGAATCTGTTCATCGATTATTATCAGATGTTCGCGACATTATGAAAAATCCATTGCATAGCAATGGGATATATTATTCACATGATGATACAGATATGTTACGTGGATGGGCAATGATTGTGGGACCAGAAGATACGCCATATTTTGGCGGATTCTATTTTTTCAAATTTCAATTCCCAACAAATTATCCATATTCTCCACCGATTGTTACATGTCATACAAATGATGGACGCATTCGTTTTAATCCAAATTTATATACAAATGGCAAAGTGTGCATTTCTATTTTAAATACGTGGCGTGGAGAGCCATGGTCATCGTGTCAAACAATTTCTACTGTACTACTAACATTATGCACTATTTTTTGCAAGAATCCTATTTTAAATGAACCTGGATTACTATTGGACAATCCAGACTCTAAACCATATAATGAAATTCTAGAATACGCAAATATTAAGATTGCGGTTTGTGATGAGGTTGATAAGTCACGTGTTAGTGGGTTAGATTGGTTTACAACTCAATTTGCAGAGTCAATAGAAGAAAGAGTAGAACAAAACTATGATGCATTATTTGCCTTTTTAGAAACCAAAAAACATATTCAACCTTATTTATGTGCAACTCGAATTTACGGGCTTAGAGAAATAATAGATTATCCAACACTATATGCTAGATTCTTGAAGATTAAATTGAAATGATTTTTATAATAAAACTAAACTAACATAAACAGTTTAATCTAATCTTTTATATATACAATGCACTTTTGTCGTTTTTGCAATAACATGTACTACATTAAAATTTCGGATAAGTCGCCGAATGAGTTGGCTTATTATTGTCGAAAATGTGGAGACAATAATGACACAATTACAGTAGACAGTGTGTCTATATCCAAACTGAATATTAAGAACAAAGGAGACGACAATCACTTTAGTAATGTAATTAACCCGTTCACTAAATTGGACCCAACACTGCCAAGAATTAATCACATTGCTTGCCCAAATGCAACTTGCACCACTAATACAGAAGAGAAAGAGCGCGAAATTATTTATATTCGATACGATGACGCAAACATTAAGTATGCTTATTTATGTTCTACATGTGATACTGCTTGGAAACTATAAGGGGAACTACGTTCCCCTTTGACCCCTCCTTACTTTATAAAATACTGTCTTTTTCTTATAGGGGGTGCATTTGGCACAACCTTTATTAAAGGTTGTTTAATAAAATTGAATTAAAAATTAATTATATATGTATAGATATTAATAGCCAATATGTCCGATTTAAATTATTTTAGCGATGATGAAAATGTTGATGAAAATGCAAGCAATCCCGAAGAGTCTGAAGATGAAACAGAAGTAAACATGGCAGATGCTATTGGGGAGGATACAGATGAGGAAAACGAAAATGAATCAAAGGCTGAAGTAGATGCAGAAGAAAATGATGACGAAAGTTTGCCATTAGATTTAGCGGATCAAGAAGATAGTGATGACGAAGAGGAAGAATCATATCTACAAAAATTTGACAGCGAAATCAATAAAAATTATATTATAGACCATCATCCTGAATGTGAGATCCATACGCAAGCTGAAATATTGGCAATGGCTCAAGTAGTTCGAGATCAATTTGGAAACATTGTAGATGAATTTCATCGAACACTTCCATTTATAACAAAATTTGAACGTGCGCGAATTATTGGTCAACGAGCAAGTCAATTGAATTCGGGGTCTAAACCATTTATCAATAACATTCCAGATAATATAATTGATGGGTATTTGATTGCGGAAATGGAACTTGAATATAAAGCAATGCCTTTCATTATACGCAGACCTTTGCCGAACGGTGGAAGTGAATATTGGAAGATTAAAGACTTACAAAACATTCTATCTAGTTAACTATCTAATTAACTAACAAATTAAATAATATAATAATCTTTTTTATTACATTATTAAAGACGTTTAATTTATGTTCTAGACGGAACTGGTCCATCGCGGGATTGATTAAAGAAATAAAGGTACAAGTTATTAACTTGAGTTTCTAATGCAGTATTGTCTGCTTGTAGCTGAGTAATCATAGCCAACAAATCAGCATAGGCTTGTACGCTATCTGCCGCTTGAGAAACAATTAATTGACGCAATGCATCATCGGCCGCATCCACATAACTTTTGTTAGTGACGTGAAGATTTTCAGTGGGGGTCTTTACAAATGCATTCGCATTGTTAAAATTAAAATCAGAGTTTAAAACAGTTACCTCATCTCCTAAATACAGAGTAATTCCAGACATATTATAATAATAATAAATACATTTTTTTTTACAAATATATTTATTCTAGTAATTCTAACGCATTTATTGAATAGAAGTAACTGTTTTGAATGGATGGTTGTTTGGTAACTTGGATTCTAGACCCCATTTATGGGCTAAATAACCTTCAATCTGATGTCGTGTTGAATTAGTCAAATCAGATGGATTTAAATACATTACCACTTCCGCAATTTGACCCTCCAATGCAGTTACAACCGGATAAGATTCATCCCATACATTAATATATCCACCAAGAATCAAGTTACCTGAATTTGTTGCATTATAACTAATATCGGGTGTATATGTTGACATTGCAATATTCGTACCATTAATGTAAAATGTATCTTTTCCTTCTACTCTATTTACAACTGTTTCATAGATAATAAAGTCATCAAACCATAAGCCTTGGACCATGTCAAGTCCATTACTTCCATGTTTTGCCCATGGAAACATGTAACCACCAGACATCCCCATTCGAATCTGATTAACGTCATTCCCCTTAAAAAGAATATTACTATTAAACGCGTATGAACGTGCAACAATAAACATAGAGAATGAGTTTTGTCCTAATTCTAATCCAGATGCTCCAGACAAAAAGTCGTTTTCAAAATTAATAATTGATTTTCCGTCTAATCCATTTGTAACATAAGATGGTTTCTTTTCAGAATTTGTTTGGATAAGGGTATATTCGTTGCTAGACTTATCATTCCATGCACTAACACTTGATCCAGACGTTATCACTGAACTTGAATCCGCGCCATCTAGCCATAAAGAACATCCATTCACTTCTAATGGAGATGTCAATATACTATAATATAACACGGCATTTGCTCGAGAAGCATTGAAAAAGTACTGATATAAATTATCAATTTGAACTGCTAAAGTAGATTGAACCGTTTGTCTTTGTCCTAACAAATCATAATATTCTGTGGTAGATGTTGTGTCTACATTTGCATTTGCTAGAATGAGTGCATTAATTTCTGCATCTGCTACATCCACATAATTTTTGTTAGTAATATTAAGCGCAACAGTTGGAGCTTTCACAAAGACATTTGCACTATTGAAGCTAACATCTGCATCGTTAATTGTTACCTCATTTCCTAAATACAACGTAGGATTTGGTACATTATAGTACACATCTATCATATCGTTAGTAGAACGAAGTATGGGTGTTGAAACAAACGTAGTTGCGTCAGATGACATACCTAATACAAGTGCATTATTGTTTGGATCTGTTGTCAAAAAAGGAATTATGTCTCCTGGTAAATCAACTTTTACCCAGTTTCCGTTTGTCCATTTAATCATTTGAATATATTGTCTTGGAATGCCAGATGGAGGCCATGTTGTATCAATACTACGACACAAAAAAGTATTAAAATCCTCTGAAACAAAACATGGATGGCCATATATAGGAACCAATCCAACATATTGATTCATAGCTTCATAATTGTTAGTTGATGTATTATACTCAAAACGACACAATTTATAATCTCCAGCATTCATAGCTAAAACAACACCAGTGTTTGAAACATGTGGACTGGTAATGTAAATTTGATACATTGACATAAGTGAAGGATGCGAAATTGTTCCAAATAAAACCCAATTGTTTATTTGATTATCAAATTTTAAAACTACCATAGAATTTGCACTTGGATTAAGTAATGTTAAATACATTCCATTTTTAGACATATTTGAAAGTGCTCCATATTCTCCCCATTCATTAAATGGAAAATAACTTGGTAAAATGGCTTCACTTGGTGGGAGTAAATTCCAACTTCCATTTGAAAAAACAAGTGTATTGATTCCACCATGTGTTACCATAACTATTTTTAATCCATCCTTGGATATAAATACTCGCTGAATATAATAGTTTGTTTGATTAAGTGGCTGTGAATTATAATTTGATTGTCTTGTGAAAGTAATGTCACCAGTTTGAACAAATTGCCCATTTACATAAGAAACAACAATTATTTTTCTTCTACCCATTTCGCCGTGTCTTGGATCTGCAGTGAACGTAAGAACTAATATGTTTCCATCTTCGGATGTAGCTACTGGACGAACAAAATCAGGATTTGGTAAATATTTTGTTCCAGTAATATTATAATATGGAACACCAATAAAATTTTCACGTGTCCATATGTTATCTTCTGAACATTCAAACCTAGAAAGTACGGATCCAGCAATCGCAACATACATAACTTTTCCATTCCCAGAAAGCCTAAATGCATGTGGAATAGGTTGTTGTCCCTCTATGGATGGGTAGTCACCTAACAAATTGTTTGACAGTGTTTTAATCCATTTTGTGGTCGCCATTATAAAATGTTGTTATATATATATTTTTACAAATATTTTGATTCACTCAATATGTTATATTAAATTATATTAAAAAAATCGATTATTACTATATATATATGAAATCAGGTCTTTTATTTTCTCTTTTTAGTGGAGTGTCTTCTTTACTTTATCCATTACATCATTATGAGTACGCATTTCAAGATTGGTTGCAAGAATATAATCATACCATTCATGTAACCTTAAATGTATCGCATTATGTGCATATGTTGTCGAATTATGCTGGAAATAACGATTTAATCGAACTTCATAATAAGTTAGATAATGTGCCTTATCAATTAGGTCATAACAAGTTTTCTCATTTGAACACAGAGGAATTTAGTCAGTTTATTAATTCAAGAGGCACTTTTTCACCAGAGATATATGATGTTGACGATGATTTTGATTCAAACGAAGTATATTTGCCATTAAGCGTAGATTGGACTGTTCAAGGTGCTGTAACGGACGTTAAAGATCAAGGTAATTGCGGATCGTGTTGGTCTTTTTCTGCGACGGGTGCACTAGAAGGAGCATATAAAATCAAATATGGAACGTTGGTTTCTTTTTCAGAACAAAACTTGGTATCATGTGACACTATCGATTCTGCGTGCAATGGAGGTCTAATGGATAATGCATTTACATGGACAAAGACAAATGGTGGGTTGTGTACGGAGGACGGATATCCTTATACATCGGGAACGACTAGTCAAAAGGGTGCATGTTTAACTACTTGTTCAAAGAATGTAAATGTTGCACCCAAATCTTTTACTGATGTAACTCGAAATTCAGATTCCGCTCTTATGACGGCTCTTGCAAAACAGCCAGTTTCAATTGCCATTCAAGCAAATCAACCAGATTTTCAGTTGTATAAAAGTGGCGTCCTTACTGGAAAATGTGGAACAAATTTAGACCATGGGGTATTAGCAGTTGGATATGGCACATGGACTGATGGAACCGATTATTATAAAGTGAAAAATAGTTGGGGTACTGGATGGGGAATGGATGGGTATATTTTAATTCAAAGAGGAAAGAATCAACCGTGCGGAGAATGTGGAATTCTATGTGGACCTCCAAGTTATCCAAACCTTTAAGTTAATTAACTAATTTAATTGATATAAATCTATTTTTATATCAATCCATGTGAAAAAATTGAAATAAATAAATTCATTTTTAAATCGCATTATCATTACCCAAAATAAAGATGTTTTCTCAATCAAATATTACTTTTAGCTCTAGTTCTTTTAATGCAGAACAAGGAGGGCAACCTTTCTACTCTTATCAAATGGATGACAAATTATTTGGAACTATTGCGTTCCAAGTATCGGATATTGTTGCAAGACATGCAGAACTAAATATAGCACTAATAATGGATAATTCCAGCTCAATGGACGATATGTGTGATTCTTCTGGTAGAAAGAGAATGCAATATGCAAAATTCACTGCAGAACAATTGTGTCGGAAAGCTCAAGAAAATGCAACTTGTCCAATTAAAGTATTGTTAACTACTTTCGATACAACAGTGGTCTCGGTGTTTGGTATGCAAGAACTGACATCTGATACAGTGGATGAAATGGCTTCCAAGATTTCAACTATTTATCCAAATGGGTCGACTGATATTTGCGCAATGTTGAATGATATCATAAAAATGTCACTAATTAAATCCGAGTTTGTTGCATTTGTACTAACAGATGGTCAAGCTACCAGCGGAGAAACAAATGTTCGCAAATTGATAGAACGTGCCTGCAAAATTCCAGAAACCGTGCAACTAGAATTAATTGGATACGGCGCGGATCACGATTTTAAGTTATTGAAAGGAATCCAACAAATGCGACCAAACACGGGATACCGATTTATTGCAGAGTTCGAGAAATCTTCATTTGCATGTTCTGAAATTATATACAAAATATTAAACCAAATTGCCAAAAATGTAAAAATAAGTGTTACATGTGGAGAAATATATAATTGGAAAACCAACACATGGGGGTCTGATCTAGACATTGAGAATTTGGTAACAAAAGCAAAGAAGACATATGCGGTTCGTTCAAATGATCCAACCCAGTTTAAAGCAACTATCCGTGGTATCTTCATTGAAACAAATGAACCATTCGAATACATCATTTCTGATGAACCATTGCCTCTTGACAATCTAACAAAAGAATGGTTACGAAACAAAACAATGCGAACCATTTATGAAGCTGGCCAAATTGACGATACATTGTCTCGCAAGATACAATACGACATTAAACAAAAATTGACAGATCTTATGGTAGAAATAAAGAAATACATGGATGATAATGGATTAAGAGAAGATAAAGTTCTAATAATGTTGTGTGACGATATATTTACATGCCATGAGACAATTGGGATAAGAAATGGAAATATGTATATACATGCAAGACAAACATCCCAAGGAACCCAAAGCATTTATAATGTGGAGCCACCAAAAGCAAGACGATTTGATCCAAGCTTTGATTTGTTGTTATCTCTTCCAAATACTGGTCGGTCAGTATCAATGTTAGTTGGTCATATGAAAAAAACCCAGCAAATGAAAATACATGTAAAAACATTGGATGGTCGCACAATTGAACTAATAACGGATGAAGATGAAGAAATAAAAGATGTTAGAATTATGATTAGTAATGAAATCAAAAAACGTCCAGACAATATTGCAATTTCATTTAATGGAAACGAGGTAAATTATCGAGGAACTATTATAAGCAATGGAATAAGTGAAGGTGATATATTGGAAATACTTGACGAAATGCCAACTCAAATGGAAGAGGACGATGAAGATGAGTGTGGAGACATTCAAAATTGTTCAATGTCTTCATCACGTCTTAAACAAATGGCACCACCGCAAATAAGAAGGGCGCCCGTTATGCAAGGGTATACAATGTCTTCTATCGAAGATAGTCCATATGTAGAGTTAAACACCCTTGCGTTTATGAGAGAAACCAGTCTAACCACCCCAACTAACAGCATCTAAAGTATATAACAACAATAACAACAACATTTAAATTAAATATATACAATTATTATTCTCTGCCATTATCTGAAAAAAAACATCAAACCATTCATATTTTTGTTGAAATAATAAAGCACAACTTATTAAAATAATACTATCTTTACAAAATAATCCATTTACTAACATGGAAGACCCCCAATCTAAAAAAATATGTTTGGAAGAAACTAATAATTCAATTTGGTCTTTTAATTTTTTTGTATTAATTGTATCATATTCTATATAAGATTTTCCTTGCAACATTCTGTATACATGGTCATAATTGATTATTCTGTCATTAGGTACATTATTTTCAAACTTAGATCTTGGAAAAAATAAATATTCTAATGTTTTTTCTTCTGGAAATGTAACATTTAAATTATTCATGATCTTATCTCTAAATTGGAGAAGTAATTTTTTAAAAGCATCTTTATTTTGGATGTGAATTGTATTCGTATAATGAGGGCTTGTATTGATGCAAGTGTTATTGATAGGAATGTTTTTGTATATTGTTTTACAGTCATGATAATATTCTTCATTATCTACCCAGTGTATATCATTTTCATTTATATTTAATGCATGAAAAAATAGATTTTTATAGCTTCTTTTTGGATTTTTTTTAACCAATAATTTTAATTCTGGATATTCTATTTTTAATTCAAAAAAATAATATAAGTAGACCGCTGACTCATACACCCAATGAGCAAATGCACAATCAAATGGAGATTCAAATAATAAAAAAAAAGATAATGATTCACAACTCATATCAGAATCATAATATTCATAAAAACGTTCACTCTTTGATATATCCGCTGTTTGAGATTTTACATTATTTCTAACTTCAAATGTCTGGTTATCTATTTTAATCGTTTTTTGCATATGATTATGATGTAATATATTGATTGGTTTTTAAATGTGTTCATGAAATAAAGTTGAATAACTTTTGAATAAAGAAAAATGGAAAATTCTTATCAATTAATTCATCTTCATTTAATGTACCAAACCATATTGCAACAAAAAAAGGAAAATATTTAATAGAATAATCAAAATCTATTTGATATTCATCCATTGAATAAGAGTTGACCCCAAACTCAATTAGTTTTACGTAATAATATTCTTTAAATAAGTTTTTATATTTATTAATAGTCTCTATATCAAAACTCTCAATCATAAAAAAGACAAGGTCTTGAACACCTTTGCCCATGATAACATATTGCCAATCAATAAAATATGGCTCATACAATGATTCTCCGATTAGTTTATAAAAAATATTTGCAGATTTAATATCACCATGACATAGTGTAAGATTTGTTGAACTTAAGTGATTTTGAATTTCAGAAAATTTTTGCACAATTTGAAAAGCAGATTTTATTTGGTCATTGGACAATATATGGGACCATTTATTTTTGAAAATCTCCCATTTGGACTGTATAAAATTAGACCATTTTGGATAAAACATAGGGTCGTTATGTTTTTTTAATTCTTTAAAATTTTGTTGTAGATTTTTATTCCAAAATTTTGCATGCATACGTGCCATATTTTCAATAATAGAAAGGGATACTTCCAGTTTTTCTGTGTTTAAATTTAAATTTATTTTGAAATTTTCGATAAATAAATTATCCATTAAAATTCCAATGTTGTCAAAATTTTCATCTTTAATAATAATGCTATTTGGTGGATATTTAATAGGAATATATTGAGAAATATTTGAATAAAAGTAATATTCTCTTTCATATAATCCAAGCTCATTTGACATTTTTGAAAGAAACGTTACATTTTTACTTTCTAATTTAAGAACGCAATGACGGGTTTGTTTATCTGTAATTATTTTTAAAGAAATAACATCCGAAATAAATCCTCCCTTTAGTTTTTCATCATTAATAATAATATCCGTTATATTTTCATTGCACATTGAACTTCGTATGTATGATTTTATTTTTGCAGAATTTAAATTATTAAAACTGATTACATCTTTTATTTCAATACTCATAAAATCTTTAATTGAAATGTTTGCTCCACTATTTAATACTTCTTCATGTGAATATATTGTTTCTATTCCAACAATGCATTTTGGTGAAGTCGAATTTGCACTTAAAAATCCCGTTTTTGAATCTTCAAATATAATGGCTCTATCGCTTGAGATATTAAATACCTTTAAGGCCGTTTTATATGGATCTGGATATGGTTTTGGATTTTCACATTCCCCGCCCACAACAATCGCATGAAAGTATTTATAAATATGTAAATAATCTAAAATGTAATTTGCCACACTTCGATTGCAATTTGTTACAATCGCCAATCGATGCCCATCGTTATATACACTTTTAATAAAATCAATTGCCCCAGATATTACACGTAGTTTATGAATATTTTTAATAAATAAAGAATCTTTCTTGGTTGAGATTTGTGTTAACACGTTTGCGTTTCGATCTATGATAACAGATGGTATTAATTTACGAACAACGTTGATATCACTATTGCCACAAATATATGATTTAAAAATGTCTATTGTTAGGTTAATATTATACTCTTGTAGAATTTCTTTCCATGTATCATAATATATATCATCTGTTAAAATAAGAGTTCCATCCAAATCAAATAAAAACGCATATTTATTATTAACAAAATTTTGTAATTGGGTTGGTGTACCCAAATTAAAAACACGATTATTTGGAATTTCAATTCCACTCATTCTTTCATTTTGGATGCATTCTTTCACAACACACGACGTATAAAATTCATTATTAAATCGCTTGTCCTCTTTCAAGACCATATTTGTTAGATGGTATAAAAAATGCATGCTCTGAAAACAATATATTCCAGTATTTGCATTATCACTTATCTTTGATTTTTCTTTTATATCCGTTACGTAATTGTCTGTATCTAATAAAATGTAAGAATATATTGGGTCTTTCTCTACATTAATAGTATAAAATACAACATTTTTATTTAATGATTTTCTATAAGCATTTGCAACATCATATGTATAAAATGTATCGCAATCTAAAACCATAACTGGATTGTCGTTCATTTTATTTTTAGAGGTGAATGATTCTATTCCTAAAAATAAGGTTTCTGCCGCACCTTCTGTTTGTTTGGAAATATAAATTATATTTACATTTGGATACTTATTGTGTATTATATTTTCAAAATTCTCACTATGATTTTGTTTATATGTTATAATGAATACAGTATCATCTGAAGTCATGGATAGATTGTCAAGTACATATAAAATCATTGGCTTTCCAAAGATGTCAATTAAATGTTTGGGTTGAGAATAACCGTCTTTTTTAAAACGTTCTCCTTTACCGCCAATTGGAATAATAATGTTCATTTTTGAAAAAGAATATTATATTGGTTTTATATCTTATTTTGTTAGTTTTTAATATAATATAAAACGGACAGATAATACTTTATTATTATGTCATCTTTTCCAACTTTACACGGCGATTCTGCAAATGGAAAAATAAAAGTATGGTCGATTCAAGTAATAGATGATAATGGTTGTGGTGTAATTAAAACTACTCGTGGATTTCTTGATGGAAAAATGCAAATTAATGAAAAAGTTATCTCTGAAGGCAAAAATGTGGGGAAAAAGAATGAAACAACTCCATTACAACAAGCTATTTTGGAATCACAATCATTATGGACCAAAATGAAGGAAAATGGTTATTATTTACAACAACAGCAACAACAACAACCATCGAATCCAATTATATCTAACAAAAAAGAAATCGATGAAAATGCACCTCTTCCTATGTTAGCGCATGATTATAATAAACGTGGAAAAAGTGCAAAGTTTCCTTGTTTTGTTCAACCTAAATTAGATGGTGTTCGAGCGGTTGGTTCAAACGGCCTTTTTTCTCGAGCCCGCAAACCATTCGCCCATTTAACTCACATTGTAAATGAACTTCCATCTGACATTATACTAGATGGAGAACTATATACTAACAAACTAACATTTCAAGAAATAGTGGGATTAGTTAAACGGGAAACTCTTAGTGAAGATGCTTTGCAAAAACAACAACAAATAAAATACTACGTGTACGATATTATTAATGATAAACCATATGCCGAGCGTCATCGCGATTTGTTAGTTCTTTTCAGTAAACATTCTTTCACGAATATTGTGTTAGTTCAAACAGAAACATGTTCTTCCGATGCACATATGAAAGAAATGCATAACAAATATGTATCAGATGGTTATGAGGGAATTATGTTGCGAAATCCGACGGGATATTATAAAAATAGTCGTTCAGTTGATTTATTGAAATATAAAGAGTTTATGGATGACGAATACACGGTAGTGGGATTTCGTGAAGGAGATGGGTTGGAAAAAGGATGTGTCATTTGGTTATGCCAGACGGAAGAAGGAAAAACATTTTACTGCCGTCCAAGAGGCACACATGAAGATCGCGCTATTTTGTTTCAGAATGGGAATCATTATATTGGAAAGAAACTAACAGTTCGATTTCAAGAACTAACTTCATCTGAAGAAAAAGTTCCCAGGTTTCCAGTAGGGATTTGTTTTCGAGATGGAATCTAACAATTATTTGGAAACTAAATAAAGTAATAAATAATATATAAATATGAGTTTGATTGTTACTTGCCCCAATTGCAACGACCCAGTTATTATTTCCGAAATAAATTGTCAAATATTTAGACATGCTGTATTAATTGAATCTGGACAACAAATTGATCCACATAGTAGTAAAGAAGTGTGTATTTTTTTGTTTGAAAATAAAAAAATATACGGATGTGGAAAACCGTTTCAACTTGTAAAAGATAACAATGATGAATGGAAAGCCATTATATGTGATTATGTTTAATTGGCCTATATACCCAAACCTCTTTGGGATACCATATTTTATTCTTTTTATACTCAATCCCATTTCCAAGTAATACATTATTAATAATTTCATTGTTTTGAATTTCATTTATAGTTGGAAAACGAACTGCTAATATATCTCTAGTATTATCCGAATCAATAAAATCATTTATAATACTCATTTGTTGAGATAATGATAAATCTAGGTATAGAAATATAAATCGTTGTTGATTTTCGTCCCACATTTTGTTACATTCCACAAAATCCGCATCTGTTTTTTTGTGAAAAAATTTAAAATTTACTATCATTTTGATAAACTTATAATTTTGTTTTAAGCATTTTAATTAAAATAATATAAAACGCGTAGTTTATTTACATATCACAATATCTTCTTACCGCTGTCTCTGCATATTGTAAGCCACCGCAGGTGTGCATACTATGCACTACCTTTTCTGTATCATTATAATACAAACATTTTTTGTCCAGTAGACGAGTAAGCATTACTTACATGTCTTTCAGTTTCATCGTAATTTTACACACTGTTTGAATTAAATGCTCTTACAATTTCCATTCTGTATATATGTACTTTACACGTTTGTAAGCTGTTATTTTTAATATTATAATGTAGTTTGCATAGAAGTCATTTTTTTTCTTAATTCGACATAATATGCATATCTATCTGCGGGTAGTTCTGACTCAAATAATTTACAATTTCCAGTTGCAATTTGTTCTACTTTTTTTTTGTTAGTTGTGGATGCTGGGTTCTCTTGGATAATGGTATTAAAAATTCGAATTGTTTTCCAACCTTCTAACACCTTTTCAAAAATAAAAATAACTTCTTCTGCAGTAGTAGACCGCTTATCTGTTCTTTTTTTTTCACGTCTTTCTATCTTTTTAACATTCATATTCATTACATTTGTTAGTTATATTTAATTTAAAATATTATTTTCTATATTATCTATCATTTTATTTGCTTGTATCAATTTGTCTTGTATTGATACAGCATTAGATTTAGTTCCAATCCATATTTTTTCTAGTTTTGGGTGTTTTTCTATTTTGAAAAACTCACGAGACCTAGTTTTTTCCGCATTCAAAAACTCATGATAATAAACTACATATTTTTTCATCATATCTTGCGTTAATCCTTCAGGTAATTGTTTTGCACTTGTTTTTCTAGCCCGTTTTGTGTTTGGCATTATTCCTTTTGAGTTTTGCTCTTGTTCTTCTCGTGTTGCAATCCTAAGGTTATTCCAAGTATTATTTAATGTGTCTCTATCAATATGATCTACACTTATATTAGATGTTCCCTTTCCATTTCCATAGCAGCCCGTTATTATTTGGTGCATGAATAATTTATTACTTGATGCAATATATCCATTTGTCGTGCAAAACCATGTTAATTTTTTTCCTTTTAACTGGATTTGTTCAAACTGAAGAATTCGATTATAACTTTCTTGACACAATTTACAAATAACATTTGTTTCGCAATACATTAAAATTATACCGTTTTCTATTTTCCACATTGGATTTTTCATAATTCCTGAATCCCTACCAATATGTTTATAGTGACCTTCTATATATTCAATAATTTTATAGTTTTGTTCAATGTATTCACGTGTATCTTTAAAATTCATATTATAATGCCAATAATTATAAAATGAATTTGTTTCATTTTTATTTGTAACGAAATGCTTAATTTGAGTAAGCACAACGAACCCAACACATTTCTGTGTTAGATGGACTATCCCTTAAGTTATCATCGAGAGTTGCAAGCTCCCTCAAACCCACTCCATTATAGTCTCTGAACCTTCCCCATATGCTTGCATTAGCGCACTTAGGGGCTTGGCTGCAGATTTTCCAATCCTTTTCGTTATTACTATGCCCGAGGTCATTACCCTGGGTATTTGCTGAATTTTCACTCAACAAAGTAGTAGAAAAGGCTCTAAGGAAGTTCCCGCAATTTAGAAATGTTGCCTTGTGTAGTCACAAGACTAGCTGGTTATATAATGCAACATAGTTGCATATTTGCTTTACACTGTTTATCAATGTTAGTGAGCAAATAACTAACAAAGCAGCCAACTGTTTGGCCCTGCATAAACAAATTAATGTTTCGTTAAGGCCGCCCATTCCGGACATAATTCTCAACACGTTATAGTTGGTGGCATACACGCGCACCTTGGCAGTGTTGGTTGATTCAACGGTCGCATTGGAGAGCACCAACTGAAGAGTGGCGTTATCAATACGAGAGAAGTTGCATGTGCCTGAAGGTTGGTGTTCCTCAGGCCTCAAGGCAAAGGAATACACGTTAATACCCTCATCGGGAGCACGGGTGTGGGACTGGAAAGGCTGAACCACAGAGAAGTAAGATCCCTCACGCTCAGAGAATCGGTCCTGGCCGTTCAGCTGGAGCTTGGCAGTCACCACGGGGTTCTGTCCCCAGCAATGCATGTCAAGGGAAGACTCAGTGAGGACGAATGTACCAGCATCAGAGACACCAGACTCAACAGTGGTAGCACCACCTGTGAAGCTATCCAGAGCAGAGGATCCAGACCAGAACTTGTTGCCAGCAGAGGCAGCAATATCCATGGCACCGGCATCCTGGAAGAGACCATTGGTGTCAATGAAGGCATTGCTATCCTTGGCAACAGAGTCGGGGCCACCGAAGGCATGGATGGCATTGGGAAGAGCATCAATGGAGTCAGTGTAGTTGAAAGGCTGGGGGCCAAGAACACGGAAAAGAACATTGTCGCCAGTGAAAGAAGAGCAGTAATCCACATTCTTGTCAGACTGGACAACCCAGATGAGCTCCTTCACGGGGTGATTGAAGTTCAGCTTGATCTTGTTGCTAGAGCTTCCGACCGACTCGTCGCCGGTAAATTGGAGCTGGGTAATTAAGTATTCGTGAGGATTCTGGGCAAAGCGTCTGCGCTCGTCAGTGTCCAAGAAGACATAGTCAACGTAGAGAGAGGCAGCCACCAATGACTGGTTGTAAGCAGTCTGGGCAGAAACAGAGGCAGTTCCGGTGGGGGCAAGGGTAGACACAGCCCACAAGCACTCGTCAATGGGGCGGAGATCAAGGTTGATCTTGACCTCGTGGTACTGAAGAGCAATCAAAGGAAGAGCCAGACCGGGGTTGGTGCAGAACCAGAACTGGAGGGGAATGTAGAGGGTTGTCTCGGGAAGAGCGTTGCGGGGAGCACACACTTGGCGGGGGGCAACGGAATCGCAAGGACCATCAACGTTGTTGAACTTGGGGTCGGTCAAGAAAGTCAACTGAGTGGTGTTACCAATCATGTTGAAATAACCTCTCTGCTGTTCGGAGGTCATGGTAAGCTGGTTCCAGATGTGCATCCAGTCACCATACTGGCGATCTATTCTCTGACCACCGATTTCGACCTCAACCTGGGAGATCAACTGCTCACCGGGGAAATCCAACCAACGGGCATAAGAAGCCATGGACTGGTTAATCTCGGGCAGAGTAACCTGCAAGTATGTGCGGTAAGCCAAATCACCGTTTCGGCTAATTGTGCACTGGACTCTGCGTCCAAAATCAGCTTGACCGTTGAAAGTCTGCTCAATGGATTCAATAGCAAAGTTAGTGTAACGTCTGTAGGTCACCTTCCAGAAAGTAATCTGAGGATTTCCAGTAAGATATACGTCTTGAGCGCCGTAGGCGACGAGTTGCATTAGACCACCTCCCATTTTATATATTCCTAAAAGAAAAAAATTTGGAGAAAACGATTTAATTAAAATTAATTAAATTAAATTACTTTTAATTAAAATAATAACCAACTATTATTTATTTGTTAGCAATGAGCCCATATCTAGATTAGACTTAACAAACTTGCTTAAATAGGTGTCTAAAAATACTTCTTTTTTACCTTCATGTTTTTTTCTAAAGATATACGAATCATCATGTTTCTGAACAGTCCATCCATCTTGAAGTGCATTATATACAAAAGTCATTTTTTGGAATTGAACTGAGTCCATTTGTATAGATGAACATTCCATTGCATTCATTTACATAATTTAATGAAACAATAATTTATATTTAAACTTGTCTGCAATATGTATTTAAATACCATGTGTTAAAATAGTATAACAATTATGCCTACATTTAAACCAAAACCCGCCAAAAACATAAAAATTAGTAAAAAGAATTTAACAACGTTAGATGGAACTCATCGAGAATTTATGAATGAATTTGCTAGAGACGAGTACAATCACATCCCAAAATTAAAACAAAAAAGGAATGAACTATTAAAACAGTTAGAAGAAAATGGTTCGATTGAACAGTCGTTAGATTTAAAAGATCAAATTGAAGAGATGGATGCAAAAATAAAAACAATCAAACATAAGAAGAAGGAGTATTTGTTAGACAATTGTAAATATATATTTGAATATTTTGAAAACAAGAAAAACATATCCTCTGGGGAAGAAATGCCTAAAGCAAAACACAATTTAATTAATGCCTTTTTTAAAATAAAAGAAACTTCTCTTGAAGAAAAGGATACTAGCAGTCCCCAGACACAAAATGTAGTTCAAAAATATTTAAGCAATGTAGATGATACTTTTTTAGATATGGGGTCTTTTATTCACCCGATAGATATTTGCAGTTATTGTAAAAAGGGAGAAATGATACCACTTGATGATGAGGGAGTGCTAATTTGCAATGCATGTTTTGTGAACATTCCTTATTTAATTGAGAATGAAAAACCATCTTATAAAGAACCACCAAAAGAAGTATGTTTTTATGCATATAAGAAAATCAATCATTTTAAAGAAATATTAGCTCAATTCCAAGGAAAAGAAACTACCCAAATACCAGATGAAGTCATTGATAATATTAGAAATCAAATTAAAAAAGAGAGGATTGATGTGTCTCAGTTAACCTATTACAAATCAAAGGAAATATTTAAAAAATTAGGATATAACAAATATTATGAACATATTGCATTTATTAAAAATAAATTGGGAGTAAAACCACCCGTCATGTCGCAAGAATTAGAGGAAACATTGTGCAATTTGTTCATGGAATTGCAATCGCCTTATTCTAAGAATTGCCCAGATTATCGAGTTAATTTTTTAAATTATTATTATGCATTGTATAAATTGTGTGAATTGTTAGGAGAAACTCAATTTATGAATGATATTCCTATGTTGAAAGACCGTGAAAAAATTATTGAACAAGATGAGATATGGAGAAAGATGTGCGTGGAATTAGATTGGGAATTTATTGCAACTATTTAAATTAAGGGAACCAATGGTTCCCTTATGAACCCTCCTATGAAATGTTAGTTATAACAAATCTGCATTCTGAAAATCACGTATATGAGTAAATATTTCATTCAATAAAACAAATATATTAAAGTTTTTGTCGTATGGTTTGTATCTTATAAATGTGCAATTTAATCTTGATTTTATTATTTCTTCGCGTATACGGTCTTTATTTATATTAATTGTTGAATTATGACAACTCTCATCACACTCAACAACTAATCTATATTTTGGAAAATACAAATCCAAAATATAATCGTCTATATTATGTTGTTCAATCATTTCTTCACCTTTAAATGTTTTGAAAATATTGTCAATTGAAGATGCTTCAATGCAAGCAAACGAGATTGCTTTAATATTTATTCCAATTGCATTTGCAAATTCATATACAGTTCGTTTTCTGCTTTTTGTTAGGACTTTTAACAAACCATTGTATGTTATAAATGTTGTCGATTGGGTTCCGCCTTGCGAATTTGTTTTAATGCTCATTTTGTCATTATGCAGTAAAGAACACCCTCTCATGTTTTTGATGTTAACTATTTTTCCAATGTCTGTCGCACAATATAATGTATACGGGGCTTCATATTCGTTTCTAATAATTCTACAATTATTATTTGTTACGTCATCTATTTTTGAGGCAATTTGAAATTCTTCTTCTTTTGTCATTTGTTAGTATAATGTGGGAGTTAATCTGCAAAAGTAAATCAATTTTATATTCAAAGGGTGTCAGTTTAATCCTACAACGTGTCATAATATAATTACACTATATTATGAAGCAACTTATTTGGTATTTGCTCTCGTATGGCGAACATATGACTTTGTCTGATACAATTTTTAAAGGTTGTATTTAAAAGCCAGCAAGGTTCAAACCAATGCCCAGACCCGTTCCGTTTCTGGCACTAACACCCATAGTAGGAATGAATGTATCTAAAATGCTAAAGGTGGCAGCGGCAGTCAAAGCCAAGAGACCAATCTCCATAAAATTCATAGATTGTTTGGGAATGGCAAAGGCGGCAATGGCCACAACCAGACCCTCAATGACGTACTTCACGACTCGTCGAATCAATTCGGGGAAATCGACAATATTGTTCATTTTATATAAAAGAATAAGAAAAAAAAATCAAATAATGAAAATTAATGCTTAAAAACGTAGAATGTTAATATTTAAGAATGAGCCATTCAAAATTTGCCAAACCCGAATCTTTTGTTAGAAAAGTAAAAAATGGAAAGCCAAATCCAAAATATGTGGATTTGCTAGATGTAGATAAACCAATTGCTGGACAAAACTTTGGGTGTTTTTCATTTATTACTCCCGAAAAAATTTTGAAACAAAAAGATATGTTTTATTTTGAACAATTCCTAAAGAATTGGGAATTGAATAAATCGATGGAGAAATTTTCCCAGTTTTTGCATTTTGTTTCTTACAAATACAATGTTTCAATGGAAGAACTAACAAAGGATTATGAAGATTTTATTAAAAGTGAGCAAGAAGAATTAAGAAAATCAGAGATGGATTCTGACTACAAGACGTTTGTAGACCGTAATGAAGAGAAGTTGGATAATGATTTTAACATCAAATACAATTTTCAAACATCGGTGCGTGGTTTCAAGTGTCGTGGATCATATGCAACTCAACAAGAGGCAGAGCTGAGATGTAAGATGTTGAGAGAGATTGATCCTAATTTTGATATTTTTGTGGGTCCAGTTGGACAATGGTTATGCTGGGACCCCGAGGCGTATAAGACGGGTCGAACTGAATACATGGAGGAAGAATTGAATCAACTCATGACGGAAAAGACAAAGAATGAGACATTTGCCAAATCTGCTTTTGAACAGCGCATTAAGGAGACCAAACAGAAGGCAATTGAAGAGAATATTAAGAATGCGGAAAAGACGGGAAGTAGTTTAACTCAAGGTATGGATGCAGAAGGAAATTTAGTTGGAATTAACAATGGAAGCACATTTGAGACAAGTTTAAGTGCAAATCAAGAAATTTCGGTGGCGGATATTCGTAATGAATTGTTCAGCAATGACAACATTGTTTTAGGGGAACGTAGTTCCGCCAAGCTCGACCCTTAGACCTAGGGTTCCCTTTAGACCCCTCATTATATCTTTGTTAGGGGAAAAAGAGGAATACATTTTTGTATTATAATATATAATGGTTTGCAATATAAGTTGTATGATTTCAACCTTTTTTATAATTGGTATGATTTATTTTTACAGTATGACCTATAACAATACAGTTATAAAAAAATATAAGGATTCTTTATCAGGTGACTTACTAACAAAGTACAATGCTATCTCCAAAGAAAGAATGATGATATCTTGTCAAGGGTATATATTAGGATTTTGTCTTTCTCTTGTAATTATTTTCTACAATCTTCAGATAAAAGGTGTCAAAAACTTTCCTTTAGTGTGCACTGTTATGGCAACCTGTTTTTTGACAAATTATTTTTATTATATATTGTCTCCCAAATCGGATTGGATGTTAAATCATATGGGCAACCAAAAAGAAACAACTGCTTGGTTGGAAATGTACAGAGAGATGTCTTATAATTACCATGCTGGATTGGTACTAGGTATTTTGGCAGTAGGTATAATGGCCTTTGCATTTAGAAGGGGAACGTAGTTCCACTAAACCCCCTCCTTAGACAAAAGAAGATGAATCAGTTTTGCATCTAAAAGTTGAAAAGTTGAAAAGTTGAAATAATAATAATACAAAAATATAAATGGAAACTGGTCTATTTATATTTCGAAGGGATTATCGCATAGTTGATAACTCGACTTTAAACAAACTAACAAAAATGTGTAAACAGATTTATACTGTTTTTATTTTTACACCAGAACAAGTTGGAACATCTAACAAATACAAGTCATCAAAAGCGGTTCAATTTATGATTGAAAGTTTGCAAGAATTAAGCGAAACAATTAAAGAAGCAGGAGGCAAACTATATACATTTTATGGCACAAATGTTAGTGTTATAAAAGATATACTAACAACTAACAAGATAGATATTGTCGCATTCAATTGTGATTATACCCCGTATTCTATTCAAAGAGACTTATCCATTATTAATCTATGTAAAAAACATAAAGTCCAATTCACATTTGATCATGATTACAATTTACATCATCCAGATGAAATTTTAAATGGTTCACATGAAACATATCAAAAATTTACTCCTTATTATGATGCCGCTATGAAAAAGCATAACATACCTCCACCATCACCAAAACATAAAATCAATCTAACAAATGCTACATTAAAACATGGTTCTTCTACAGAACTATTATTACATGATGCAATGACTAAACTAACAAAATACGATAATGCAGTGGAATTAAAAGGAGGAAGAACCCATGCAATTCAACGTTTAAAACAAGCGGTAAAATCACAACACCATTACCAGAATACGCACAATGACCTCTCACAAAGTACGTCTCAATTAAGTGCTTATATTAAATTTGGTTGTATTTCTATAAGAGAAGTGTATAATGCAATGAAAGAAAATAAAGCCTTTACGCGTCAACTTATTTGGCGGGACTTTTATTCAAACATATTATATTCATTTCCTCATGTTTTACAAAAATCATTGAAACCTTCGTATGATGCAATTAAATGGTCTACTAACAAAAAATATTTAGATGCTTGGAAAACGGGTTATACTGGATTTCCAGTGGTGGATGCAGGAATGCGTCAATTGAATAAGACGGGATACATGCATAATCGAGCAAGATTAATTGTAGCAAGTTTTTTAGTAAAAACGCTTTTACTGAATTGGCGAGAAGGAGAACGTTATTTTGCAACTAAATTAGTGGATTATGATGTGGCAAGCAATAATGGAAACTGGCAATGGATAATGGGTGGAGGCGCGGATTCACAACCGTATTTTAGAATATTTAATCCATGGTTACAATCTGCCGAACATGACGAGAACGGTAGTTATATAAAGAAGTGGATTCCCGAATTGGAGGAAGTTGTGGCAAAAGATTTGCATAAATGGAATGAGACATTTAAGAATTACCCATCCATTCAATATCCTGCACCGATTGTGAATTTTTCTGAGCAAAAGGAAAAATCATTGCAATTATATAAATCAAAATTATAATCTACTACAACTTTAAATTGTTAATTATATATATATGTCAACTGGACTAACTGGGTATTTAACAGTAAATGGTGTCGATTTATCTTATGTATTCCAATCTAGGACTTCAACGGCCAATTTAAATACGGGATATATTACAGAAAATAATGTTGATTTATCTCAATTATTTGAGCCGTATGATACTGGTAATCAGGCTAGCTTAACCGGGTATGTTATTTATAGTAGTTTAAGCAATTCATATGTAGATATAAATACGGTATTTAAACAACAAAATTTATTACTATCTTTAAATGGATGGACATCTGGGACTGCAAATTGGGTTTCTAATATAACTGATACTGTATCTGTTTTGATAGTTGGAGGAGGAGGTGGTGGTGGGGAACAAACTGCGGGTGGTGGTGGAGGTGGAGGTGTTCTATATATAGAATCTTTTAATATTATTGAAGGAACGTCTTATACCATTACTATTGGAGCAGGTGGTCTTGCTGGTACTGCCTCATCAAAATCTGGTCAAAATGGTGGGTCTAGTACGTTTGGTACAAACACTGTATTAGGTGGTGGTGGTGGTGGTAGTTTTCAGGCATCCCCAAATACGAATGGTTTATCTGGTGGATGTGGCGGTGGCGGTGGTGCGGCTGGAACTGGTGGATTTGGTAGTGCAGGTGGAAATGGAGGAACATCTAGTGGTGCTGGTGCTAATTATGGAGCAGGTGGAGGAGGTGGAGGTGGAGGTGGATTAAACTCTAGTTATCGTATATGTGGTAATGGTGGAACTGGATATTCTAGCAACATTACTGGAGTTGCAGTGGTTTATGCTGGTGGAGGAGGAGGTGGGAGTTATGACAACCTAGCAACTCGAGGTACTGGTGGAAGTGGCGGAGGAGGGAATGGCGGAGTTGGACGCACAGACAACCCCAAAAAATCAACTGCTGGAACAAACGGGTTGGGTGGCGGTGGTGGCGGTGGTGGGTATTCAACTCCCACCGACTGGGCAGGTAAAAATGGTGGAAGTGGTATTATTATTATCTCAAATGGAAATAATTATATTTCATTTACTTAAATAAACCATATATTTGACATTATAAATATTATAAATATATTTTCTCATGTTGTTTTATAATGCTGAAATTAATTGTAGAATTTTTAGGAACAATGCTTCTGTCCTTTGTTATTTTTTCTTCCGGCGGAAATTATGTGGCAATTGGTGTTACTGTGGCAATTATCATACTTTTAGGTGGACCTATTTCTGGAGCCGCATACAATCCTGCTGTTGCAATTGCCTTGTTTTATGCAAAGAAACTATCTGTCACTGATTTAGTGCCTTATATTATTGCTGAAATTTCGGGAGGTGTCGCTGGTTATGAAGTATTTAAAATGTTGGTTTAATTTAATTATTTATGTAATATATGATTAAATGTGGTGATGGATTGCCCCGATGTAAAAAAGGATTTAATTGTAATAAAAAGAGTAAACAGTGTGATCCAAAAAAAGAAAAACAGAATGTGGTTGTATCAGAACAAAGTCCACCAATTGTACAACATGCTATCACGTTAAAACAACCACCAGTTGTTGGTAATTTAACAAAATGTGGTGCAAATTTACCGAGATGTAAAAAAGGATTTAATTGCCATAAAACGCGTAAGATGTGTGAACCAAAGATAGCTCTAAGAGTTAAAAGAAGGTTAAGTTCAAGTGAACTCAGTCGAGAACTGATTCCAAGAAGAGAACCCGTAAGAAGAGAATCTTCTACTCTTCGTAAGAAAGCGAGTATTATTGCTCGATTTATGAAAAAAACTAAACACACACGAAAAGCTAGATTTCTAAATTCAGTATGTTCTAATTCTGGATTATGCATTGCATTCGGCATATACAGTGATGAAATTAAGAAGTTTTTTAATGGGTTTGCTTCATTCGATTATGTTGAAAGTATTAGACCGGTTGGGATAGCATCCAGTAATGGATTTGTATATTCAATTGAATATAAACACAGAGGATACATTGCAAATGCTATTTTAAAATCATCTGCCAAGACAAGTGGAGACAATCTTATGTATGAATACATTGTAGGAAAACAAATAAATAAATTATATTACAAAAGATATCCTATTTTTGTAGAAACATATGATTATTATTATACATATAAGAATCATCTAGAATGGAATTCGTTTCGATTGGGAATTCCAAACCCCAATTTAAAAACCGTATATAATGTACATAAAGAAGTGGATTATAAGTTGTCTTGTGAAAAGTCAAAATATTTGTGTATTTTGGTGCAACATATTGCAAATGCATCGACTCTGGATGAAATGCCACCCGAATTTTACGATACCGAATTTTTAAATTCATTGTATCAAATATATTACACTTTGTCAAAAATAAGTAATAATTATACTCATTATGATTTGCATACTGGAAATGTGTTAGTTTATTTACCAGATAATACAAAATATATTCAGTATATTTTCCATCATTCAACTGGGCAAACGGTTTCATTCAAAAGTAGATATTTAATTAAAATGATTGACTATGGTCGAAGTTATATCGAAGTTGCAACAAATAAAGTAAAACGCGAAATATGTCCTATTCCAGAATGCAATCCAAAGTGTGGCTACAATGTTGGATATAATGTAGATGGAACAACATCTCCACATTTTATTCATACATGGAAATGCAATAAAAGTCATGATTTACGATTGCTTTCAATATTAAAGAGTGATTTTAGAGGAATGCGCGCACTTTCTGGAAATTCAATTGTTAAACAAATTTTAGATAAACTCAATAAAGTAGTATTTACAACTACATATGGAACAAAACCAGTAATTAAGTCTGGACTTCCTAGTAAAATTGTCAATGTGAATGATGCAGAAATTGCATTTAAAGAATTATTATTAAAGCCAGATTTTATAGCAAAAAATGAACAATATGCTTCGGCCTATACAAAGATGGGAGATTTGCACATTTATGCAGATAATGATATGGAATATGTTCCTGCTTAAAAACGAATCCAATGTGATAATGTTAGTTTGGATAAATGAAACTCTTTGGTTTTAAATTCGTTCATTGTTTTTTGTAGTAAATGAATAGACACATCACTCCATTCATTTATAATTAGAACGGGTAAGTCCGCATATAATGGGTCTAGTCCAGATGTCTTAACAATCGGAATACATCCTAACACAAGTGCTTCCCATGTTCGATGACAATCTAGTCCATTCCCATGTGGAGAAATGACAAAGGCATAAGTTGATTGCGTTTTCCATGAAGTTTCTCTATTTACTTGAGATGGTTCATAATAGACTAATTCTTTGGGGATTTGAAGAATGGCTGTTTGACGGTCTTTTCCAAATCGAGATGTAGTAAAGAAATGAAAGTTTGAATATCCCATACAAACTCGTTCATAGAATGGTTTAGATTCATTTTTGATTTTATGTATTTGCTGTTCTTGTTCGAATGGAGACATTTGGTCTCCCCATGCATGTGTTTTGTTAGTAGAGATAGTATGATAATCTAGTCCAATTGGAATACGACTTATTTTAGGATGATTAATAACACAATTTTGTGCATACCAATGAATAATGTTTGGATTATTAATAAACTGATGAAATTGTGTTTCATCTCGAAAAATATCAAATGGAATAGTTAAATCACAATCACCTGATACAAGAATAATTGGTTTATTAATATGAGGAATAAAATGTTGAATGGCCGATGCACATACATATATTGTATCGCCATGTTTACATGAAATGCAATTTGCCAAATAATTGTGTATTACTGGACAAGATGAAATTGGATTATTGCTATGGATGTTAGTTGATTTTAGTATTCCTCTAGATGAAACAAATGTACACAATTCTTCGGACATATGATATTACGATGATTGGTAATATTATATTTAAACCAATTGTTTTGAGTTAGTTATTTTATTTATGCAGGTCCTCTTAAGTGCGGGTTTGCTGGATTTATTTTTTTAAATAAATGTTTGGGGCATATTTTTATTTGGGCGCCATGCTTTTGTATTGCTTGTAAATGAAAGTGTCTATGTTCACAATCAAAAATGAGATGAGTTTGTATATTAATTCCAACTGTTTGTATATGTTCATAAATAGTGTTAGGTGGAAAAAGAGACAAATCAATGGTATCACTGTAATCGCAATCAATAAATTTATCCATTTTGTAAATAGAAAATCCATTAAACGAGGATAATACGGAAATATATTCATTCGGTTTATTTATTACGTAATCATCTAAAATGGGATTAAAATATTCTCGCATTTTGGCAACTGCTTTTCTAAAATCCACAAAATGACAAAAAGAATATACGTAGGGAGATATGCTTAATGCCCAATGATCGTAATACCCCGCTTCTCGATTAAATGAGATGGCGTCCCATTCCGCATTTCGAGATAAACTTTCTGAAATCAAGTCTACATTTATTTCTCCAATACAGGAATATTCGTTTGCATCCATCATTATAAAATAAGGAAAATGGTTGTATTTGTCTCGTATTGTTTGAAGTAATACATTGCGAGCATTTGATATATTACGGGTTTTATTTACATTTAATATGACATCTACTTGAATTATTTCAATTGATAATCCATGTATATTATTCATTAAAATGGACAAACTTTGATCATGTGAAAAACTATATGCAACTAGTATTCGAACTTTATTAAACATAGGTTTTAATAAATTAATATTGCGAAGAACCGCTGGTAACCCTGTTTCATTATTATAAACACACATACAAATAACAATATTCATTTATAACTAATAGTTTTACATTTAAATTAAATTTAGTGAGATTAAAAATGAAAACAAAATATAAAAAAATGAAACAAAATATTTTAAATTTGAATGTAACATATTTACCAAGCTATAAACTCTTTATTGAAAATGTCTTTTGAACAAATTTGCATTGTGAACACCGTTGCTCTTATTTCGGATGAAATGAATGTTTCATATACGGAATTGTTAGAGAAAGTGGGAGTTGGAGAAGATATGTTAGTCGCAGTTGTTGAGAATATTCTCCGGATTTTGGTGCAAGAATTGAGAGTATCTAAGTCAAGTGAAAACTTGAAAACGGTTTGGAGACTGTTATGGATTCCAAATTTCTGCGACCCAGCTGAAAATCCAATTACTGGAAATAGTAGGTATTATAATTTATGTATTAATAATTTGACGTTAAAAGGTATTAGAGACAAAGCGAATGAATTATATCATATAAGAATGTCTGACATTAAGGAAACCACCGCCACTGTAATTGCGACTGAGCCAGAGAAGAAGAAGCGTGCACCACCCAAGAAGAAGGTTGCCGAAGTAGTTACTGAAGTAGAATCAACTACAGTTGTTACTGCGGAGCCAGTTGTTGAAAAGGAGAAGAAGAAGCGAGCACCTGCTAAGAAGAAGGCAGAGCCAGTTGTTGAACAAGTCGCAAGCGAAGAGCCAGTTGTTGAAAAGGAGAAGAAGAAACGAGCACCTCCCAAGAAGAAGGTTGCTGAAGTAGTTGCGGATTCAAGCGAAGTGCCAGTCACTACAAGCGAAGTGAAGGAGAAGAAGAAGCGAGCTCCTGCCAAGAAGAAGGTTGCTGAAGTAGTTGCGGATGCAAGCGAAGTGACTACAAGCGAAGTGACTGTAAGCGAGCCCGAAGTGACTGTAAGCGAACCTACTGCAGAAGTAAAGGAGAAGAAGAAACGAGCACCTCCCAAGAAGAAAGAGCCAGTTGTAATAGCTGCTTCAAGCGAGCCCGAAGTAACTACTTCAGAGCCAGTCGTTACAAGCGAAGAAAAGGAGAAGAAGAAGCGTGCACCCCCTAAAAAGAAGGCGACTGAAGTAGTAGTAGAAAATGTATAAATTAGTAGTAGAAATATATAAATTATATAATAAGAATAAAATCTTTTTTTATTATATAAAATGTCTTATCATGATAGTGTTTTTAATACACACGCAGATACAATTAATGAGTTTATTGCTAGGTTTGTTGGTAAAACATCTGTGGACATAAATGAATATGAAAATAGTAAAATCGAAATTATTTTTGACAAAAAACAAACAGTAACCGTAGAAGTAAATAATAATATTGTACAGTTGCCACCAGATGTTGGCCATCACAAATTATTGGTTATAGCATGTATATTAACATCTAAAGACATTAAAATGCATGATAATCAATTTATAACCAATGGAGTTTTGAATGATTATGCATACCATACTATGTTAACATTTGCCAAAGGATTTACAAAGAAAAGAAAATCAAAGAAGCAACGAAAGATTAAAAAGAAATCAAAAACATTTAGGCGTTTTGCGTAAAAATATTATCGAGCATTTCTTCTTGTTCTTCTCGACAAGACATTATTGGATGTATCCGCAGTGGACGGAAAAAATAAATCATTCAACAATGTACTTAATAAACGATCGGATGCCTGACTTTGCGGTCTCAGTTCTGTTCTACATACTGGACATCGAGTATTTGTATCAAACCAATGTTGCAATCCAGCTGGATAAAAGATGTGGCCACACCGATTAATTTGAACAACAGATGAGTTAGGTTCAAATGTCTCAAGACGAATAGGGCATTCCGTATTTAGCGGGGTTTCAATGTCAGAAAATATTCGAGAAGTTGTTTCTGTAGTCATGATGTCTGAATTTGCTTGAATGGGTGTCATTGGATTATCCATAAACGTATATGTCATTGTATATGTAGAAGATGGTTCTTCATGTGATGGTGGATGAGCATTTTGTCTTATAGTTTCTTCACGAGATGCATCTGAGTAAATAGAATGAATATTATGCCGTAATTCATTAGAGATAGGAATTAAACGACTAATTTGGTCTTGTAGACGACCAATTTGTTCTTGTATTTGTGAATATTGTCTTGCATACAGATTAATAAACATCCGCTGGTCACTTGTTAGTTCAAATGGCATTTAGTAAAGATATAAACATATGTATTTATATCATTAAATTGTTAGTAGATATATTATACACCTTCTACAATAGAATACAAATTGGAGTTAGGTGCGTAGGAAGTAACAGTTTCTGTATGTTCTTCTTTATCCATTGGTTTCCCTAAATCATTATTTACAAGTGAAAAAGATTCTGGTTTATAGGATTCCACAATGTATTCATTTTCTATTTTTTGTTTTAATGAATGCAAAAAAGTGGCGGTTTTTTTTTCAGCATGTTCGATATCTCTATTTGCCACATGAACTATTTCCGATACGGGGTGGTCTCCTAGAATTCGTTGGATAACTTCAATTAAATCAAATTTAAACAATACTTTAATCAAATGAAGTAAAATCCAAATAACAATAATAGATAGAGGAACTGAAATGGCAATATTCGCAATATTGGATGCCCATGAATTTCCCTCATAATCGCCAACTGGAATGCCCATATTAGTCGGTTGGCTTGTTGTATTGCTTGATCCAATATAAGAAATAAATGCATACACCACAATAAATAATCCACATGCAATCAAAATATTTCGTAAATTAAATCCATCATATATTGTTTTCATATCGTCGATATATGTCATACATTATGTAACGTTTTTTTTCTGTAGAATAAGCAATATGCTTTTGAACTAACAACCTCTTGCTCTTTGATTTGTATAACACTAGTATCATTTATGTGGTACCATTTATCATTTGCATTTTTAATAAAAGCAGTGTAATGTCCCCCTAACACATTCCCACTGTGATTACATACTGCATATAAATCATATTTGTATGTTTCGGGTTCATACCCAATGACAAAAGACGATAAATCTAAATTATCCAATGGGAATGTGACTAATCGTTGATCTTTTCGGTTGTTAGATGTAAATCGTTTTAAATCAATCACTAGAATGGTAGGAAAACTCCAAAACAAAATTTGTTTCTGAACAGTTTCACGGACATTTCGAGTTTCATTTAATACATTCTCCAACAATTCTCCGCAAATATAAGATTTAAAACAATCTAATAAATCTGGATTTTTATTTTCGGATGGAATAGGTAAATCAATCATAAAATAAGGTTCGGGTGTCTGACTAATGCACTCATGGGTGTCTACCGTTGTTAGTTGCGATACATGAATTGCATAGAATAAGTTCCATATTTCGGAATAATCGTTTGAATACATGCGTTGAATAACAGTATAACATTTAATGGCCAGCTCGTCTTTTGGGCAAACACTAGTTCCTCCTATTTTAATGTTTACTTTACGTGAAATTGCATTATGAAAACAATCAATCATAAAAATTAAAAATTCGGGTAAATCATTTTGCAAGAATCCAGTAAACAATAGTTGACCCTTGATTTCCGCCACTTTTTGTACATTTTTTACAAATCCACTGGGGGAAATAACTACATTCGAAGACCACATAAGTTTTCTTAATTTATCCCACTCGACTAACATAATGCTGTCACATTTTGAATTCAACTTTGATTTGTATTTTTCGTCTTTTAAAAAATGGTTTAGTTCATATGTATGAGATAATGCTTGAAGACACGTGTTCATAAAACATGTATTTCCCAGATTTGTTAGTCCAGATAGACCTTTATTTGAATATTCTTGAAACATTGGGTTTGTTAGTATTATGCAATATACATTTAAATGCAAATAAAATTGAATTCATAACGAATTAAACGGATTTTGTCATTAAACAACAATACAATAAGAATGAATTACGAATTTCGATTATATGATTTCAATATTAGCAGTCGCAAAATGGGCGACGATGAAGAAGAAGGCGGATCTTTTGATGCAGACGAAGACGAAGCTCCCACTGTTTCTAGTCAAACATTTACTATTCAGATGTTTGGATTAAATGAACGCGGAGAAACATGTTCTATTATTGTGGAAGATTACACGCCGTTCTTTTATGTCAAAGTACCCGATTTTTGGACGGAATCCTTTAAACGAGATTTTCAGAAACACATGGAAGACAAGATGGGAGCGTATTACAAAGGTACGTTAGTAGAATGCAGTATTATTAAACGCAAGAAACTCTATGGATTTGATGGTGGAAAAGAACACAAATTTGTCATCCTTAAATTTACAAATTTGACGGCATTCAATAAAGCCAAAAATATGTGGTACTACAATTCCACAAATCGCAATGGAGAATCTGAACGCAAGTTGTCAAAGAATGGATACCGATATCAATCGTGGAATCTTGAACTGTATGAAGCAAATATTCCACCTTTGTTGAGATTCTTTCACATTAATGAGATTAGTCCTTCCGGATGGATTATGTTGCAATCGTCTCAATGTGCGACAATCCAGAATAGAACAACTACTTGCACATATGAATTTATTGTGCATTTTAAAAATATCATTGCTCTCAATGACAAGGAGACACGTGTTCCCTACAAGATATGCAGTTTTGATATTGAGGCGGGTTCATCTCATGGAGATTTTCCATTACCTATAAAAACCTACAAAAAGTTGGCTGTCAACATTGTGGATTATTTTGGCAAGTTAGTAATGGAAATAACTCCATCCTTGTGCAAGAGTATATTAAAAAAAATAATATTGTCTGCATTTGAATATGACAAAATGCCAGAAGTCGATGTTGTTTATCCAAAACGTAAACTAACAAAACCAGAAGTATTAACTGCATTTGAACAATGGATTACATGTAAAGTAAGAGATTACAAAAGCGACGAAGTAGTGGATAAAAACACCATCGATGCTATTTTTAAAAGTATGAAAAACATGAAAGACGACGATGAAACCGATGTAGGGGACGATGAAAGTGATTATCAACTAACAAGTTACAATGCTGCGGCAACTATCATTGATATTTTATGTGATAAAACAACTAGCCGAGAATTGCGTATTGTGGAGTTGACCATTTCATTTAAACGTTATTTTCCAGATTTAAAAGGCGATCCAGTAACATTTATTGGGTCTACCTTTTTAAGATACGGAGAAACAGAACCATATTTGAATCATTGTGTTGTATTGAATGAGTGTGAACCGTTGGCAAATGCATCCATTGAAACATATGGAACAGAACGCGAAGTATTGTTAGCTTGGCGTGATTTAATTCAGCAAGAAAATCCCGACATTATTGTTGGATACAATATATTTGGTTTTGATTACAACTTCATGTTTCAGCGGGCCAAAGAATGTGGATGTGTGGAAGAATTTCTCCAATTGTCTCGAAATAACGGTGAAATATGTGCAAATCGTAATTACAAAACAAGTCAATTAGAGATTGAAGAAAGTAAAATCAGCATCGCAAGTGGAACACATGAACTTTATTACATTAAAATGAATGGTCGTCTGCAAATTGATATGTATAACTTCTTTCGTCGAGAAGAAAACTTGTCATCTTATAAGTTGGATTATGTAGCTGGTTACTTTATTGGTGATTATGTTAAACGGCTAACATATGAAGAGACTGATACAACCGCCACAACAAGAATATACTCATCTAATTTAACTGGTTTGTTAGTTGGTAGTTATATTCATTTTGAAGAGATTAGTCATTCCACCGAGTATTACAGTGATGGAGCCAAGTTTGTGGTGATAACAGTGAATAAACCAGAAGGATGGTTTGAAATTGCAACAATTGAAACACCAAACATGACAAAGAAAGTGCGTTGGTGTCTGGCAAAAGACGATGTGACTCCCAAAGACATTTTCCGCATGACAAATGGTACAGATGCAGAACGCACTATTATTGCGAAATATTGTATTCAAGATTGCAACCTTGTTCAGTATTTGGCGAACAAAGTAGATGTTATTACTGGATTAGTTGAAATGGCCAAGATTTGCAGTGTACCCATGAGTTTCCTCATTATTCGTGGCCAAGGAATAAAACTAACAAGTTATGTTGCCAAGAAGTGCCGTGAAAAACGAACATTGATGCCCGTGATTGAGAAAGGAAGCATGGCCGATGGATATGAAGGAGCCATTGTTTTAGAGCCCAAATGCAATATGTATCTGGACAATCCCGTTGCATGTGTGGATTATGCATCTCTATATCCATCATGTATGATGAGTGAGAACTTTTCACATGATAGTAAAGTATGGACAAAGGAATATGATTTAGAAGGCAATTTGATTTGTGAAACAGGATGCAAAGATAAAAGTGGAAATTTCATTTATGATAATTTAGAGGATTATGAGTATGTTGATGTGTCTTATGATACATACAGATATGTCAATAAAGACAAAGTCAAAAGTGGAACAAAACTCTGCAGATATGCTCAGTTCCCAGAAGGGCGAGCCATTATGCCCTCTATTTTGGAAGAACTTTTGACGGCCCGAAAAACGACTCGAAAACTGATCCCCCAACAAACGGACGAGTTTATGAAAAATGTGCTCGATAAGCGTCAGCTTGCCTATAAGGTAACGGCGAATTCATTGTACGGTCAATGTGGAGCCAAAACAAGTACATTTTATGAGCAAGATATTGCCGCATCTACTACGGCTACGGGAAGACTATTGTTGCTGTATGGTAAACGAGTTATTGAAGAATGTTATGGAGACCGAGTATGTGAGACAGAGAAATATGGACCTGTACTAACAAAAGCGGAATACGTATATGGCGACAGTGTGGCAAACTACACACCAGTATATGTAAAAGTAGGAGATATCTTGGATATATGCACGATTGAAGAGTTGGCAAACAAATATGGAAATGGACAATGGGTTCCATGTTTGGAGAAAGGAAAACAAGAAAAAGAAATATGTGAACTAACAAATGTTAAAACATGGACAGAAAAAGGTTGGACTTCATTGTATCGAGTCATTCGTCATGCACTAGCACCTCATAAGAAAATGATGCGTATCTTGACTCGGTCTGGATTAGTGGATGTAACGGATGATCATTCATTAATACTCAATTCTGGTGAAGAAATATCACCAAAAAATGTTCAAATTGGAACAGAATTATTGCATCATCCTTTATCAGAATCAATATCTTCTCCAAATCAAGTGGCGAATTTAGAAAGTGTTTACAATTTAACCTCTTCATTTTCATCTATGACAAAAGCATCTCATTTTATAAATTATTTAAATGAACATTGCATTTCGTATTATTTTCATAACGAATATGGAGAGCCATATCTTTGCATTGGTGAAAATATATACAATACCAATAAAGTGATTCACATGAAAGAAATTGCCTATGAAGGATATGTATATGACCTAACAACTGAAAATCATCATTTTGCAGCCGGAATTGGAAATTTAATTGTCCACAACACGGATTCTATATTCTTCACCTTTAATTTGCAAGCACCCGATGGAACCCCTATTCGCGGAGAACGAGCATTAGAAATTACAATTGAATTGGCCAAACATGCGGGGCATTTAGCGTCATCTTTTCTGAAAGGTCCACACGATTTAGAGTATGAAAAAACATTTATGCCCTTCTGTTTGCTATCAAAAAAACGATATGTTGGAATGCTCTATGAGGATGATTATAAAAAAGGAAAACGCAAAGAAATGGGAATTGTGTTAAAACGACGAGACAATGCACCAATAGTAAAAGACATTTATGGAGGCATTATTGACATTCTAATGAAAGAACAAAATATTCAGAAAGCGGTTCAATTCTTGAATAAATCATTGGATGATATTGTTTGTGAAAGAACGCCCCTAGAAAAACTCATTATTACAAAATCATTGAGTTCTTCTTATAAAAATCCAAATCAAATTGCACATAAAGTGTTGGCCAATCGAATTACAGATAGAGAGCCGGGAAATAAACCCGCATCGGGTGACAGAATCCCATTCATATTCATTGTCAATGACAAACGAGATGCACTCCAAGGAGACAAAATAGAAACGCCGACCTTTATTCGAGAAAATAGACTCAAAATAGACTATTCCTTTTATATTACTAATCAGATTATGAAACCGATTCAGCAATTGTTCTCACTTGTATTGAAAGATTTATGGACAATTCAAGGTAAACCATCTAAAGTAGTTCAGTTTCAGCAAGATATTCAAGATTTGTCCAGAAAAGCAGACCCCACTAAATTGGCAGACAAAATCGAGGCACTTAAGAACAAAGAAGTGAAAGCACTGTTGTTTGATGATTATTTGAGAAAAACAATGAATGAAAAGGCGGGGAATCAATCTATCACAAAATGGTTTACTAAATCCCCTTTAACCCCTCCTTCAAAATAAGATAATAGAACTATGTTCCCTTAAATAAAATTGAAATATTATTTTTTATTTAAATATTCATGCATCTAACTAACAACTAACAAGTCACAACAAATAAAATGTCGAATATTATTTGCACTCCTATTTCCAAAAAGTTCAAGAAAGTAGGACCCGATTCTAAACGAGATTTTCTAGAACAACTAGATAGAACATCGGATTCAAGGAATGTATGGTGCTGGGACGATACAAAATGCAATAGCGCCAGACCGGGTGACTATTTTGCCTTTAAGTTTTATGGAGAAAAATTAATTATTCACCGAATTGTTTCCGTGAAAAATCCATTAGATAGACTACCTTCATGGGCATCCAATGTAGGCCATGGAGATAGAAATGTACTTATATTATCAGAACCGCTAAAAACAGTGTCATGGAATGAGTGGATAGCAGTCGGCGGACCAAGAGATCACATGGGAACAAACTGTCATCAGCTCAATAAATATATGGGTGTATTTGAAATGGTTTCATCAATATAAAATTCAAATAAATTTAATAAAATTCGAGCAAATAAATCTTTTTTATTATTAAATATTTGTTAGTGTATAATAAATATGAGCTTTGAACAAACAATTCAAGAATGGATAAAAACGGAACAAGAGTTGCAAGAATTGAATGAACGAATCAAACAATTAAGACAAACTAAATTTGAACTAGACAAAAAAATAACACAGCATTCAGAAGAACGAGGCACCAAGTCATTTCGATATGGGAGTATCAAAATGAAAATAGTTGAATCCAAAATATCGGAATCCCTTACATTCAAGTATTTGGATAAATGCTTACGAGATATGATAAAGAATGAAGACCAAGTTACCCAAATGTTAGATTATATTAAAAGGAAACGAGATGTCAAGACAGTCTCTCATGTCACTACTTTTTAATAATAAAATTGATATATTTTTGTTAGTTTAATCAAAAATATAAAACCACGAATGCAAACTCTTACTGTAAATATTGATTTTGATGAGGCTTCCAGAGAATGGAATAAAAACAAAAAGAAGACACCAGAAGGATACAAGTACATATGTCAATCAACCATAGGTAAAACAAAACGACATTGTAAGACGGTTTGTTTCAAGACAAGTGAATATTGTTATGTTCATCGCAAACAAAACGCAATTAGTTCTTAATATTGTATTTGTATTTGCTCCAATCAAATGGAGGTGGGGGAGGAAGACCTTTTATTTCACGATATTTTGCTGGGTAAACATCTTCTAACCATTTTTCTAAAATAGAAAGTATATTTTCCATATGGTCTTTTTCTTCAAATTGTTTTGTTCTATATGATTGATGTGCTTGCTCTATGACTGAATTTAATATAACTGAATCTAAAGTTTTGAAACGATTATTTTCATATAGTGATAAACGGGCACCTACATTATAATCATACGGATTACAGTGATGCAATTTGTAACACAATTGTGCTTCAAGTTCAATTATTTTGGTTCCTATTGTTAAATTATCCCATCTTTCTTTTTGTTGTAAATACACAGACAGTTTTTCTGCTTCCAACTTTTTTGCATTTTCTTTTTGTTTTTTTATTTTGAATTGTTCTTTTTCCTTTTCTAATCGTTCATCTTCAACCTTCTCTAACCATGTTTTACAAGTTAAACATAACATAATCTTTTTTGATGTGGATAAAATCACTCTATTGATTTCAGATACATCACAAATTTTCTCACAATTTTTACAAACAATAAAATCATCATCACTATCAATATCAGAATTCGACATTTTTAATAAATAATATGGTTTTAAATTAGATAAATTTAAAATAATATATAATATTTCAATTTTGTTAGTAACTCTAACACCCATAATTGACATTTCTCCTCTCAATATCCGAATAAGACGGCAATTGAAGTCCAATTCGAGGAATAACTGTATACCATCTAGTTACTGCTTGCAATCGACCCATATAATTATCTAAACACAGTGTTGGAACATATCGACCTTCTTTTTCTAACAAAAAAGCACTTTCTTTGAAATTATCTAACAAAGTTTGAGCAAACTTCTTATGAACTACAAATCCCGCAGTAGTAAATGCCCGACGCACTCTAACAACATATGGTTGTTCCGTTTTTTCTCCTTGAATTAAATTTAATGCTAAATAAAATACATCCCATTTGTCTTGAAAATCAATTAAAAATTGATCAATTAAATTATTAATTTGATTCTGGTCTTGAATAAATCCAAAATCATCTTCTAACACAATGCATGTTTGAATGGATTCATCTGTTTGTAAGAAACGCGTCAATATATCAATGTGTGATTTTGTGCATCCTAGGGCACCAAACGATGGCATGTCACATGCTGTAATGCGATTTATTTTTTGAGGGTCAATATTTGTTTTGGCTAATTCCTTTTTCATTTGTTCATTGCGTTCGGGTCGTCTGTCTAAATTAATGTAGTAAAGGATATCAAATGAATTTAAACCAGTCATTTAAAATAGTATAATACTTACCTTTAACTACGTTTCCGCATAGATTTATTATTTTCTTTGTTTTTTCTTTGTTTTTTGCTTTTTGGTTTATCTGGTTTATCGTAGTCAGCCATTTGCATTAATCGATCAAACATACTGTCGGGTAAAGTTCCCTGATATGTACAGTCTTCTTTTTCACATTTTATGGACTGGGTGTATTTGCTGGTTGTAAAAAGACCTAACGGAATGGCTAAATTTTTAAATGATTTAAATATAGAACTATCATTTGATTCATTCGATTCATCTTTTTTGTTAGAAAAGGAAAGAATAGGAGATTGTCCTTTGCTTAAAAGAATCGAATTAATACCAAATCCGGCACTAATAATATCATTGCCTTCTTTATGAAAAATTAAATCATCTGAATGTAAATGAATGCTCATATATAGAAGAGATAAATTATTATTTTCAATGTAACTAACATTATATTAAGTTCTGCGTTTTTTAATGCGTGAATTTGTGACTCCAGAACCACCACTACCAGTGGATAAACTACCTCGTTTATAATATACTTGGGCGTTGTTAGTAAACAAACTGCGCATAGAAAATCTGGTTGTTGTTGTTGTAGGAGCTGGTGGTGGTGGGGTTGGTGTGTGATACAAATAATATATGCCAGTTGCAGTTAACTCAGTACCTGCATTATATGGCCCACCATTTGGCGTCGGGTCTGTTCCACCCGTATTTGTTGCAATATACCACGTTGAAATGTCGGTAACTGTTTGTATTGTATACAGTTCTTCATATGTGTTTGCGTATATAGCATTTGTTGTATCCGGATAATATTCACCATCTGGAATTGATGCGGCGGATTGAATTGCATCAGTTTCATTATCAAAGTAAATAATATAATATGCAATACCAACATGAAATCCATTCTCACTCATAGGTCCAATCATTAAACGTTCACTATCTCCAGTATTAATAGTAGAATGTGAAAGTCCTTCATTAAAAATATGGGCATCCCCTGCATTAATTGGATACGATTGTCCATCTATGATTAAATTACCAATACTATCTGTTAAATACATCAAATAAGTATTATTAAAATCGTTGGTCCCTTTGTCAACATGTTCGGGAGTATCTCCCTTAATCCATCTCATAGGAATAGATGTCATTTGTTGTAAAGGAATGCCGAAACCACTTTCTAATTTGGCTTTAATTTCAAGTGGCAATTCAATCGAAAAATCAACTTTTTGTTGCATTGAAAGTTTGGCCTTATTGATTATGACATTGTGGTTATTTAATATATCAGCAATTTCATTTGATGACAAAAGATTGTGTATCATTTATATATTATACATATAAATATATTTTGTTAGTATATGAATACCCAGACAAGAAGAAAACACCAATCCAGTAAAAATGTAACTCGAAAATTATCGTCTTTTGAAAAATTAAATAAATGTCCACGTTCCCGCATTACTGGTATGGAAAGTTATAAGATAAACTGTGGTAAAAATTTGTTGTTAGGATATAAAACAATCAAGGCATCAGAAGAAACATCTATGCATAAAGATGATTTTGTGCATGTGGTATTATCTAAATTAAAAGATTATAAAGACCCAGTTGTAGTCAAAGTGTATGACCAAGACAATTTTCATTTGCACATTGAATTAAAAATACTACAAAAGATAAATGGTTACCGTAATACTGCTCACCTTATATGCAAATTTACGTGTGATGATGATAAAAACAAATATAATACAAAAATAATAAAACAAATACAATTTTGTGGAAATGGTTCAAATAAACTACATTTTTTTGTGTATGAATACATTGCACACGGCGACATAAGTGATTATTTAATGAAAAATCAAGAAAGCCACATTATAAAATCTATTATTCTTCAAATGGTGTGCATTATAATGCAATTGGCGTCAATATACAATATGTGTCACGGTGACATTAATAGTGGGAACATTTTAATAGATACTACAAATGAAAAAACCCTAGATTATTGTATAGAGGGGCAAACCTTTATTATTGAAAGTTATGGAATTATTCCAAAAATAATAGATTATGGAAGAAGTCATTTTTACAAAGAAGCTATATCTAACAGTGAAGTATGGTTTGATGTTATTTTGGCATTAGGTGTAATATATCCGTATATACAAGATAATAAACTAAAAAAAGTTGTATTAGACATTTCTAAAAAGGAAGACATTCAAAAAGAATCATTGAAAGATTATTACGTCTTTTTATCAAACGAACTCCTCTCTTAATATATTATTTACTAACTAACAAATAATCTATTTAACGTCTATTTCGGTGACTTCGAATGCGTTTGCTGAGTCTGGATTTTCCCATGTAAGGTTTTTTGCCAGAATAAGTGTGTGCATAATGGTTTAATCCCATTAATCCAAAGGGAACAACCGCCGAACTTAGTAGTTCCGCAAAGTATCCTCCTTTCTGTTTTTTACCTCCACCACTTTGTGCTAAACTAACATTGGGAGCCGGACCAGATTGAACCATACCAGCATTATGCTGACCTTCAACCATATTACCAGCATGCATATCATTAATTCCAGCGGGCATTAGAGGGGACATACCGCCTCTCATAGTTTGTCTTCGTCGTCTTACAGTCTTCTTAGGAGCCATTATAGTATAATAAAAGAAAAAAGTAAATTACAATACATTAATACTAAATACATTTTTGTTTCTCAATAAAAAAACGAGGATAACTAATATAGCAAGAATAAGTATAAAAATTAAGGCAACTAACAAAATAATTAAATACAAGTAAGGATATATTTCATGCAATATAATATCAATAATTGGAGTCATCAATAACTTTGTTTCTTGTTTTACGTCATCTCGTTTAAATATTTCTAAACATTGTTTTACAAAATTGTCTTTCATCATTTACAACAATATAGACATTATTGTTTTCCATTTTTTGCGTAAGACAAAAACATTATTTATCTGAGTCAAATGCAATGATAGATAATATTATCGAGCCAACAATGAACTATGATTTTAATAAACTTCAACTAGGAATTCCAGTTGCTCATCCAAATTCAACTTATATAACTCGGCTTTTTATGCATAATAAGCCAATATACATGCAAACGCCTAAATGCACAACAAAAGCTGGATTTGTAACATCCGGAAAAAAAATATATTGTGACTTGATGTTTCAGAGTGATGATTCTATTTTTATTGATTGGGTGACCAATTTAGAATTAAAATGTCATTCTTTAATTTGTGAAAAGGGGGAATCATGGTTTCAGACAACATATACTAAAGATGATATTGACTCTGCTTTTGTGTCTCCATTAAAAATATACAAAGCTGGAAAATATTATATATTAAGGGTTAATGTAAAGCCAACTATGAAAGTATATAATGATTTAAATGCAGAAATATCTCACTCGGATATAAATGATACTACAACAATGATTACTATTATTGAATTTTATGGAATTAAATTTACATCTAGAAACTTTCAAATGGAAATAGAATTAAAACAATCAATGGTTGTAAGTCCAGATGATTTTTTAGGAAATTGTTTTATTAAACCAACAAACACAGTTGTACAACAACAACAACAACAACAACAACCTACAATTGTTGAACCAGAACCTATAGTTGAACCAGTAGAAACCCCACAAATTGAAGAGGCACCACCAATACAAGAACCAGTAGAAGAAACCTCGCCAATACAAGAACAAGTAGAAGAAACCCCACCAGTAGAAGAGGAGGCACAAGTAATCGAAAAACCATTTGTTAGTATAGAAGAATTTGAACCTTTAGAATTATCTGAAATTGATTTTGACATTAGCGAACGTTTAGAAGAATCAGAACCATTGCATTTAAAACGACCAGTTGATCAATATTATTCCGAGTATAATACATTAATTACAAAAGCGGATAAATTAAAGTCAGAACTGCGTCGAATTTATTTAGAAGCCCACATTTTAAAAGAAAAACATTCATTGGTTGTAAATGAAATTAATAAAAACATTGATTCTGACATGGATTCTGACATTGACGACATTTCAGATAATGAGGATGAGGATGACATTTAGCAAATAAATCAATTAAATACAATTCAAAAAAATATTTTATTGTTCATTTTATATAATGAGTATCGCTTCTTTGAAAAAACTCTTGAGTGAAAACGGAATTGTAGCTTTTATTGTTTTAATAGTAGCTTTATATTTTTTTAATTCTTTTTACAAGTATTTTTATGGTAAATCGGTTTACTCTGAATCGGAGGGAGCAGATAATATGGCCAAAGAGTACAAGAATTCACCAGATAGAGCAAATTCCGAAGCAGTTGCAAATGTTGCACCTGCAACTGTAGGAATACAGGCGGCCGAGGAAAAGCCGAATGATTATGCCAACATTAATGAAATCCAGTCAATGGCTCCTCAGTCTGGTGTGGCTGATTCATCTGCCCTGCTTCCTAAGGATGGAAACAATCAATGGGCTCAGCTATCACCCGCTGGTTCAGGCGATCTTCAAGGAATTAATTTGTTGCAAGCCGGTTACCACATTGGTATTGATACTATCGGACAAACATTGAGGAATGCGAACTTGCAAATTCGTTCGGAACCACCGAATCCTCAGATGAATGTCGGACCTTGGAATCAGACTACTATTTCTCCTGATTTGATGAGAGTCCCTCTTGAGTTGGGGTGTGGTGGACAGTAAGTCAAACATTTTGTTAAAAATAAAAACAAATAATATAATATGTCTATGAAAGAAGAATACATTCTCTATGTGTTAGTAGCTATTGTTGTTGGGTTGGCAATCAAAATGTTTTTAGAATCGGATACATACAATTTAAAATGTGTTGTTTCTACCGTAGACGGTGAAAAATATTGTGTTCGAGAAAAAGAAGATTTGGAAAAATCCGCGGATTTGTTAGCTTCTGTGGCAGGTAAATGTAAGTCATTAGTTGCTTTTATGAAAAAGAAATATCCCGATCGAGAGGATGTAGATAGATTGTATAAAGGTTTTAGCACAACTAAAATAACGGAAACATTGCCAACCAGCACATTGACTGCATATAGTGAAAATAAGGGACAAAAAATTGCATTTTGTTTAAATAAAAAGAAAAATGGGAAAGAATTAATTGATATTAATACCCTTACTTTTGTAGCCATTCATGAGTTGTCTCATATTATGACAATATCGGTTGGCCATAAACAAGAATTTTGGGATAATTTTAAATTTTTGTTAGAAGGGGCTATTGAAATTGGAATTTATATACCGGAGGATTATAAAGAAAAGCCTCGTGAATACTGTAGCATGATTATTAAAGACAATCCTTACTATGATGTGTGAAGACTAACAACTAACAACTTTTAATGAAATTTAAAAGTTGTTTGACATCGGAAACGTAGTTCCATATAAATAAAAATATACTAATAATGTAGCAATATGTATAAAATAGCACAATTAAAGAAGAATGATTTATTTCGAATATATGCATTTGTAGGGGAAACATCTGGCATTACGGAAGACAATTATGCCAAATCTGGTTTATTTACAAAAGAGGAACTGGAGGTGGATGTTCAAATTGTACCTATTAATATTTATCCGGATGATAGCATTCTATCAATTAAATTAAAATGGGCGGATGCAATAAACAAAATAGAAGAAATGCCCTCTTTTCATGAAATGTATTTTTATGGAATAGATGCCAATATAACAGATCCAATATTGTTATTTGAAAAACACCAAAAGAATGGCTTTATTCCTAAAGACAAATATGAAATTATCATACAAAATCTAGTAGGCCAAGAAGTGGAAGTAGAGGATGTTGAATTTGAGTTGGCAGATCTGGTTAAAGAGTTTGAAACAGAAGAAATTCATACTTTTTTTTCAATTGGACAACATTCATATAACGTAGGAACCGTAAATCCCTTTTTTTTAAAAGAGTCCGAGAGAATTCGGGATACAACCAGTCATAACTCTCATGTTTTGTTAGATTATCCACCATTATTGAGTAACACAATATATGCTTGCTTAGCGGAAGATATAATTACAAGTAAGAATGCCAACATTATTATTGCAAATTATTTTCCATTATTAAATTCTCTTGGATATCAATCTAAGTTAAAACCCGCAGATACAAATAAGTTACAAACTATCACACAGACCGCGATTGATAATTCAGTCACTTCAGTGAATAAGATCAATATGTTACATGAAGTGTTTAACAAACGAACATCTGAGTTAAAATATGTTAGTAAGGGTATTAAATCGATTGAACTAACACTATTGCCAGATTATGAAATGAAAATTCCGATTGATGTAATTTTTAAGTTAATCCATGCGGATGAAAATAAACAATTGATTAAATATAATTTTTCTGCAAAACAAGATAATATATACAGATTGTTTGTAGATAAAAAATCGACAAATGGTGAAAAAATACCAAGTCTTCCCAAAGCCCAGATATTTAAGTTAATGAAATCAATTGGGAATGTAAAATCAGTGTGTATTTATTCTAAATTTGAGTCATATGAATTTGTTTGTCAATTTGAGCCGAATGGAAATATTACTTTTTCAATTCAATTTGATACACCTCTGCAGTATGATAATTTGGAAGAATTTAACACATATGTTAGACATTCCATACAGCCGATTAATGAAGAAATATTACCTTTTTTTGAACAAAATGGATATAAAATGGCGACATTTCAAGGGATAAATCATGCAAATGTTCTCATAAAAGATATGTCATTTCAAACAACTGTTAAAGTTGACAAAATGTTAAATACAACAGATTATTATTCATGTGTTAGTAGTGTCTTTAACATAGTATTAATTGAGAATGATGCAAATGTATCTATGAGATATAAACGAATGGGTGGATATAATGTGAAAGATGCAATTCGACAATTTGTGTTAGAATACGAAAAAAATAAAATACACGCATCTACTACTAAACAAAATTTGATAAACTCATTTGGAATTTCCTCAAAAGAGGCAACTCAAGTCATTGCAGAAGTTCGAGATGAAGCAGAACAAAAACAGAAATTAAATAGACGACAAAAAAATTCTGCTGAAAAGCCCGGATTTGAAACATTGGTTGTAACAGATCGTATTGCAAGAAATGTAACAATTACTATTAATGGAATTAATCGATTAGAGTATTTAAGTATGATACCCATATACGTCGATTCATGGATAAGATTAAGTCAATCAGAACATACAAGTGATTATCCAATAGAAAAAATTAATCAAATCTGTCTACTAGAAAGTACAGATGTATATTTTTCAGATGGTGAATCGGAATCGGAATCGGAATCAAGTAGTAGTAGTAGTGGTAGCGAATCAGAATCAAGTAGTAGTGAAGAAGAAGAGGAATCAAAACAACAAACTACAAGTAAAAGTACAAGTAAAAGTAAAAGTAGTAGAGTCGATTCTGATTTGGGTGACTATAAAAATCAATATTTAATAGATGAAGATTCAAGTGGAGGCAATCCAAAAAGAAATAAAGGAGAAGGTCCAAAGAAGGAACCAAAGGATAAAGAACCAAAGAAGGAACCAAAGGAAAAAGAACCAAAGGATAAAGGACCAAAGGATAAAGAACCAAAAGAGAAAGGACTAACAAAAAAGGGAGAAGATATACACAACATTGACGGAATGTCTTTGTCTCATCCTTATTTTTTTCAACAAAGAATGGAAGACCGAGCAAAAACTTTGTTTTCATCTATTAAAGGAGATAAATTCAAATCTTATTCAAGAATGTGTCCATCTTCCATTCGTCGTCAACCAGTGATACTAACAAAAGAAGAATTAGATGAAACTAAAAAGCAATACCCAGGCGAATATTCAACCCCCGATGATGTGTTAGCTTATTCATCTAACAAAGACGATCCAAAAAATCCAGAATCGTTTTACTATGTTTGCCCAAGGTATTGGTGTTTAAAGACAAATTCAATTATTTCAGAACAAGATGTCAAATCTGGCAAGTGTGGCAAAGTATTACCACCCGATGCAACTAAAGTAATACCTGGACATTATGTATATGAATTTTCTGCACCAGAAGAACATGTCGATGAAAAAGGAGAATATATTAAACATTATCCTGGATTTCATAAAAATGCAACAGAAGGTAATAAATGCATCCCGTGTTGTTATAAAAAATTTACTGAAAAACAAAAAGAACGTCGGGCTCAATGTGAAGGCATTGTAGAAAATCCCGAAAGTAATTTTGCATTAGAACCAATATCTCATACAGAAGACATGCCTCTTGTAGCAGAAGACAATTACATCCTTGGACCAGAAAAATTTCCACTTGGAATAGGTCGATGGGGAAAATTACCCGTTGCTATTCAACATTTTTTTAAAGACGTTGGAGCAGAATGCAAAGTAAAGAAAAACAACAAAAATAAATCATCGTGTTTATTACGTCATGGGGTTGAGAAAAATTTAAACAAATCTTTTTTAGCATGTATAATAGATGCTCTGTATTATGCGGAATACAACCCAGACAAAGAACCAATTCCTTTGTTAGATGTTAGTTCGTTTATAGAAGAAAGACTATTAAACGCATTTGACTTAGATTCATTCTTATTATTTCAGAATGGAACCTTGTACGATAACTTTGCCAAAAAAACAACTAAATCATTTTCTTCGGTCGATGCAAAATACAAAACAACTAAACTGTATTTAAAATCGCAAGGGGAATATGATATAAATAAACAATTTTTTATGAATGTGTTAGTAGCGTATGAAAATTTTTGCGATTTTTTGAGAAATGAAAAGTCCTATGTAGATTACACTTATTTATGGGATTTAATATGCAAACCAAATCCAATGTTATTTAAAGAAGGTCTTAATTTACTTATATTGAATATACCAGACTCTGATTCTACTACCAATGTTGAATTTATTTGTCCAACAAATCATTATTCCAAAGAAGTATATGATTCTAGGCGTCGAAGTTTAATATTGTTGTCGAGAGATGATATGTTTGAACCCGTATATGAGTATAAGGACATCGAAACCCGAATCAATGTTCAAAAGACATTTAGTGAGTATGATAGGTATCGATCTCCGGCAATGCATGCCGTTATAACTCAAGTAGTAAAACCACTTATAAGAGAACATTGTAGTCCAAGTAAATTAAAAACATACCAATACAAAACCCCCGATTTGTTAGAAGATTTGATTAAAAAAATAAATACAAGAAGATACAAAATAGAATACCAAGTAAGAAATTTGCGTGGAAAGGTAGTTGGATTGTTAGCGACTGATCCAAAAGGAACAACTGGATTTATTCCATGTTATCCTACCGTTTTAAATACTAATTTGAAGAAAGAGTTTGTATATACAAATGATGATATATGGAATACATATGCCAATACATTAAAATTTTTAAACAGATGGTATAAAATTAAGAAGACGCCTCAAAGTGTAGAAATTCATAATAAAAAAGAATGTTCTCCAGAAGACGATTTTTGTAAAGTGGTAGATGATGAAGTGATTGTTGGGTTCCTAACAAATACAAATCAGTTTATACCTATTTCGGATAGAGTTCCGAATCATACTCAAGATTCTTTACCACAAATTGAAAACAATGATTATTTGTTAGCAGATAATTCTATTGCAGTTCCCGCAAACAAATATGATGTGGATCGAATTAATTATAGCAAACAAATTAAATTAGAAAATAATTTTTATTCTGCATTTCGAAGTGCGGTAAGAATATTATTAAATGATTATTCCAACTTGGCAATTCAAAAACAATTTATTCAAGAAATAACGGGAAAGAATGACATTACTACAATGTATTCTCAGAAAATAGACAAGGTGGTTGAATTATTAAAGATACTAACAAAAGATAGAATACGTTTTATTGATGAGGTGGAAATTGATGGAAATGACTTAGTGGCCTCATGTTTATCGGTAAATGATGCGGATAAATGCAATGCAAATCCAGCTTGTTTTTATTCTAAGGGAGATTGTGGATTAAATTTGCCAAGAATGAATTTACTTTCACCAGAAACAGACAATTCGGACTTGTATTATATGCGAATGGCAGATGAAATGATTCGGTACAATCGAATTAAAACATTTATTTTTCAACGTAAAAATTATTTAATGTTTGAAACACTTGGGTATAATTTAAGGTATAATGAGATTATCATATTAGGGTCTCTAATTACTCAGCAATACTTTGAAAGTCGTATTCCAAGCAAACAAAAAATGAATTTAATGAATGCATATGACACAACAAATCCAATCAATAAACGAAAACAGATGGAACTAACAGTAGATCAAATTAAACAAATATACCATGACGAAGAAGTGGAAGTTGTTCCGGATCGTTTGTCACCGCTGAAATATGTGTCACTTCGAAATTGCTTTCCATCTAAAAGTATTCAAATAATGTATCCTTCTTTGGCAAATGCAACTTTTCAATTTGCAAAAGATATAATAAGACAAACCGGTCGAGCAGAATTATCTTCCAATGATATTCGACAAAAATTAGTAGAATTGTATAGAAATTATGTAGATCGGTATAAAATAAAAATAGCAGACATATTAATTCAACAAGGAAAGAAAACATTTGGTAGTTATGTAAAATCGGGTTCTTTGTTAGTTGAACACATGGTTTATACAGAAGGATATTATCTAACAAATATAGATTTATGGTTACTGTTAGACCACTATCAAATACCGGCTATTTTAGTTTCACATAAACAATTGTTAGAAACAGGATATAATTCAAAGGAGTTTGCTTTTTATGTAGATATAAATGATCCTTTTTCACAAAAGTATGTATTTATTGTTAGTTCAGCAATAAAAACAGAAACGCCTCCTTCATATGGGTACATTGAATTTGAAGGACATCCAACCATATCCGTAGAAGAAGATTTAAAAGAAATATGCCAAGATAATATTTTGTCTAGCATATCAGACCCCATTTCAATTGAAACATATTTTGAAATATTTAAACCAATATTATCAACCAAATACCTTAAAAGACAACCTGGTGCAATAGAGAGAAGGGTTGATACACCAGAAATAGTAGAAGAACAAGAACAAGAAGACATAGAGTCACCTACAGTTGCAGTAAATATTCACGAAGAAATAGTTGTGCCGGATTTAAATATAGAACCCATTGCTAGAATGAAAGCAAAAACAAAACGAAATAAAAATCCAAAAATGCCAGAAAATGTGCATAAACCGAGAACTAAAAAGACATTGCCAAGGTCGGAATCTTCTGTTTAATATCAACTAAACAGTTTGTTTCGTAAGAAATAAGTTGTCGATTATTTTTGTATCGAATATATCTTCTGCCAAACTTAGGATTATATATATAAAATAAGTCAAGCGAGTTATTCCAAATTTCATGAATTTTATTCCATTCATGCTTACATATTGCGGAATACTCTAATCGCAAAGTTAAATGCAAAAATGGACGCATTATATTCACTAATAGTTCTTTGGGAAATCGATGATCAATATATAATTTTTGCATCATTGAATGACAATTTATCATAACTAATACTTCTGAATATAAAACGTCATAGTGTGTTTGATATGCATATTTTGTTAAAGCATATTCTACTAATTGTGAGTTGTTTTCTGAGCTAAAATTAATTAAATCAAAATGATGCATAAAAAAGGCGTGGAATAGAGGCGACATTTTAAAGTCGCTACTTTTTACTGTAAAATACATATTATATAAAATAGATTTTGTTAGTTGAACATTGGTATATGGGTTCTTTGGCATATAATTTTGTAAAATAAAAAATCCATTTACATAGGATAATGCAGAATTTACCGTTTGTATAATCTCAGGTATAGTCATGCAGAATTTAGAATTTCCTTGTAAAAACGTGTATATTATACGGCTTTTTGATAAAATGGGGTTTAATCCCAAATCCGTTGTATTTTGTATTATTGCTCTTTTATAGCGAAAGAGATACGCCAATCTGGCAAATCCATGATATATCTTCTGGACGTCACAAAATATACGAAGCAATTGACTTTCACTGTTTAAGTTGCTATTTATAATACTAAATTTATTTTTTTTGCTTTGAAAGTCAAAAAAATATCTCCAATATGTGTTTTCATCTGTTATTTTTTTAAACAAATAAAAAAAGAGAGTCTCCATATTATTTTTTAATTACCTTTTGTTTATATTCATTCTTATATATTAATATTTGTATGATTACATGAATGGATTGTATTCATCTTACATGAATGGATTGTATTCATCATCATGTATTTTCGCCCCTGTGTATAGTTTAACATGTTGGGTAACACTAATGTTTTCAAGATCGCATTTGTCTTTGACTGTTTCTGACAATAGGTTATGAATGTCATCTACCGTTTCTTTTGGTGGTAAGACAACACTATTTAATTTAATCATTTCATCCATATCTAGAATTACTTGAAATGCACTTGTTCCATAAAATCCTTCTTGTCCACACATCACATTGGCTGACACACCTCGCATTGTATCTAATTCACCATGTTTGGCCGCCTTCATAAACATTTCCGGAGTTTCTTCAAACGAAGCTTTTGCAATAGGACCAATATTGTCATTGTTGATTCCGTGTCTGAAGATAGATATTAATTTATAACTGAATGCCATACGATCACACAATATGCTGAAATGATGGTGATTCACATATGCATCATCAAATTCAATCGCATCCACAATTTCATTATAAATGGTTTGTCTTGCCGCTTCAATTCCAAGCACATTGTACACTTCGATAATATCATTACTAAATGTTCGGGATGCATCAATATAATCCAAACCAAGAACATCCAACATGTTAGTTCCAATTGTATCTAGAACCCAAATGTCTTGACGTTTGTATGAACCCGCGGATTCAACCACATTGTTTTTCACTTTTCGAAGAATAACTTTGTTGATATTTTGAATGCCTCTTAGTACAACACTATTGAGTAATTTTTCTTGGAACCCTCTCAACATGTGTATTTGGTCTTGCTGGTCTAACGGATTGATTTTAATTTTTTTAGCTCCTTTTGAACTAGAAATCATATTTTTCATTCGAATTCGAAAGACCAGATTGTCCGCATTGTAATCTGAGTAAACACACGAGATTTCATCTTGATATGACCCATTAATTGCAAAATTTACATCATCCATGGTAATGTTTCGTTGGAGCATTTGCTCTGCATCAAAGCTAATTCTCATGACCCATTTGGATTGTTCTTTATCTTCCTCCACAATGTCTGCACATGACTGAATCATTTGTTCAAACTCATAAAATTGTTGCATTAAAACGCTGTCTGCTTCAATGAGAGTATTCATTGCATCGGGATCAAAGTATATTTCACAATCTGAAACAATGTCATTCAGTTTGGTGTGTTCTAAACGATACATGGTTGAGTAAGCAGTTTCTTTGTTTGTTTCATCTTCAGGTTTCAAGTATACCGTTAACGATGGATTCTTGGGTTCGGAGGAAATCGATAGAATTTCGTCAATTCTGGGAACACCACGGGTAACATTTGATTTGGATGCAACTCCCGCAAAATGGAATGTATTCAAAGTCATTTGAGTGCTGACCTCACCAATTGATTGTGCTGCAACCAGACCAACCACTTCTCCGGGAGTAACAATTGCTCGTTTATACATGAGTATGATTGTTTCAATCAATACACCCAACGCAAGCTTGTTAAATCGTCTAACATATAATAGTTTAACTGGAGACATGTAGTAGAAGTACAGAACTTTGAATAACATAGTTGGCGGGGCATAATATATTTTTGTTAGTTCTTCATAACCACCCTTGATGACATTCAATGCTTCCAATGGTGTCATGTCCACATAAGACTGAGAATTAAGACGTTGTTGTCCCGCAACATTATCAATGATGAACTGAAATGCAACTGGTAAACGTACAATCTTTTCATCTTTATACTTGAACACATTTTGCACAATCAGTTTCTGTTGAGAACGAACTAATTCAATAATTTCTTCAACGGCTTCGCGATATTCGGGCATATCTCGTTTAGTTTGAGTTGCCACCGATTTCAAAAACACCGCAGATAGTGCCTTTGGTTTGAGTTGTTCATCTGGAATGCTAAAGTGAGCATAAATATCTACAATTGTCATGGATGCAATGGGAAATTCTTGATTTTCTACTTTGACAGTATCAATAGAATCTTCTCCATATGAGAACTGTACAATCTTTCCTTTGTTAGTTCGAATTGTCATGTCATAGCTTACCATCAAATCTTCCAGACCTTTGATTAACTTTCTTTGAATATAACCAGTAGTAGATGTTTTAACTGCGGTATCAATAAGACCAACCCGACCAGCCATCGCATGAAAGAACAGCTCTTGAGGACTTAAACCCTTGATGTATGAATTTTCAACAAATCCGCGAGCTTCCATAGAATCATTATACTTGGTGAAATGAGGAAGCGTTCTATTTTCAAACCCATATGGAATACGACGTCCATCCACATTTTGTTGTCCAAGACATGAAATCATCTGGGCAATATTGAGTTTACTTCCTTTTGACCCCGAGTTAACCATGACAACAAATCGGTTGTTCTTTCCCAAATTCTTTAATCCGGCATTTCCCGCTTCTGAGGAAGCTTCGTTCAATATGTTGTTGACTTGTGTTTCAAATTCTTCTTCATTTGTTTTTCCACTGTTATTGATGAACGAGCCAATCTGTGTCTGGTCAATAATATTTTTAATTTCAATCTTCTTTTTCAAAATAATTTCAGAGATGGCATTGGTCGTTTCAACCGTGGAAATCAAATCATTGATACCTACACTGAAACCAGATACTTTCATGTATTCCGTCACAATATTCTGCAAATCATCAATAAACTTGGAAGCGGTTTTATTTCCAAAATCATTATTTGCACGATGGATGATTCCTTTTGTACCTGCACCTAAAATAGATTTGTCCATTTGTCCTCGAACATACTTACCATTTACAAGTTCAATCACATTGTTGGAATTTGACATTTGTTCTTTGTCACTATCAAACTCTTTATTCTTGATCCGAAGTGAGAGTGGTGGCATAATCTGTGAGAGGATATCAAAACTGGTAATTGTATCCTTCTCGAATGTATTCACATTTACTTTATCAAACATCATCAACAGATTCATGGCTTGCTTTTTGGTAAATGTTACATTTTCTCTGGTAAACTGGTATGAACCAAGCATGGAATCTTGATAAATACCGATAATAGGGGAATTGCTACTTGGGCTGATAATCTGGTAAGGGACGGCCGCTAAATTTCTCAATTCCGATTCTGACTCCACATCCTGTGGCATATGCAAATTCATTTCATCGCCGTCAAACGATACTCCGTAAGGTTTCCCAAACGGTCGGAATACACCTTGTGCCTTATCAAGCTGGTTAGGCTATCATTTAAGACCCGCACTCATCTACTCTCTGAACCTTTTCCATACTCTTACCATAACGAGGTTAGGAACTTGGCTGCGGATTACCCATATATACGCCACATTTTTACCATACCCGAGTTCTATCTCGGCCATTTGTGAGTTTCCAGCACAAACTTGGTAGTGGTTCAACTATTTATTAGATAGCCTCGTCTTTAGGGACTCCCCGCAATTTGGGCGCGTTGCAAATAAATCAATATATTCTTGAGGCAAATCAAGATCATTTTTTGTATGATATTCTACTAATTGTTGTAAATGTTGTGTAACTTGTAATGGTAGTATTTTATTATTTTTTGATAAATTTTCTTTGCAAGATAAAGGCATTGTGTTTCTCCAATTAAAGGCAAGCAATTGTTGTTCTTCTATATTTAAATCAAACTTGGACAATGGTATAACATGGTCAATGTGCCAGTCTTTTCCATGATTTGATAAATTATAGTTTACATTGTAATCAAATATCCATTTGAAATAATCATCCGTTGAACAACCCAAGTAATCGACCGCATGTTTAGACTTTTTATTTCGCAAACAGTTATAAATTCTAGTTCTTATGTAACGCTTAAATTTTTCAGTAGGTTCATCTCGTTCGCAATCTTTGCATTTTAAACGATTAAATCTGAACCTATCTTTATCTTTAATTTCGTTACAATATTTACATTGTTTGTTTTCAAGCCCAATCCGAAGCTGTTCTTCTGCTCTTTGCATTTGATTATTGATTACTTTGGTATGTTTAAAATCGCTTGCTTGTTTAATCAGTTTTGTTCTATGCTCTTCATCTTCTTTATATCTTTCGCGTCTTTTCGAGTTATTACAATCTCGACAAATTGTTCCGCGTGTATAAAATTTATCTTGTTCTTTTCTCTCATTACAAGTTGAACATTTACGATGTGTGACATTTTCGGGTTTAGTAGTAGTATCCATTTTATTATAACATTTTTTCTATTTAAATTTGTTTGCCTGTTTGATTTATTTACTATGGGGTAACACGTTTTTAACGCCCCATGTTGCCAACCTTAACGGCTTTTGTCACCATATATGGTAACAAATTTTGATCGGCATTGTACGGTTTTGTGTCTGCAACATTCATGCGGAATGTATCTCCTTGCTTCATAATTCTTGCTACGTGGGCCATCATGGACATTCTGTGTAAAGTAGGTTGCCTGTTAAATAATACAATATCTCCATTCATCATGTGACGATGAACAATGTCGCCATTTTCAAGTACAATTGATTCTCTATCCATATATCGCAATGTAATATTGACACCCGTTTTGCGTTCCAATATCTTAGCCCCCGGATACACATCTCCATTTCGAACTAATTTTGTTAGGAAAGCACGATTTCGGTCATTGACTACTTCTGGTTTAGTAATATTTTTGGCAATTTTCATAGGAATGCCCAATTCACGAATGGATATGTTAGGGTCTGCCGTAATAACGGAACGGGCACTGAAATCCACACGTTTGGCCATTAGATTGCCTCTCATACGACCACCTTTACCGTTCAGTCTGTCTTTGATTGTTTTTAACGGACGACCAGAACGTTGTGCAACTGTTGGAACGCCAGGTATTTTGTTATCTACTTGGGCCGCTACATAATATTGCAACATCATAGTCCAGTCATCAATCGAAGAGCCATGTGAAACAGGATCATTTGCATTATCCACTTTCATTTTTTCCAGCAGAGTGTGATTGGTTTTTAAGATGTTAACCAAAATGTGACTTAAGTCATCTTCACTTCTTTGCTGGGCATCATGTTTAACGGATGGACGAACAGCTGGAGGTGGAACTGCCATGACTTGACAAATCATCCAATCTGGTCTAGACCAAATAGGATTAAATCCCATAAAATAAACATCTTCATCGGAAATTCTCTTTAGAATTTTAAGAACCATTTCAGTGGAAAGTTTAATGACCATGTTTCCGGAATTGGATGCACCTTCTTCTTTTCCTTCGCCATCATCATTTTCTTGACGCGCCCATTCTGCATAAATGGTAGCTAATCCTTCTTTTTTGATTTTGGCGGGTTGCAAACATCCACATCCATCTTCAATATCTTCACCACAACGTGATATTTTGTTAGCAATAGAGAAGACATATTTCCATCTGGCATCTGGTAACATCTTGAGGGCTTGACTGTATTTTTTCTTGCTTATTTTTAATTTACTGCATTTAAAGCAGACACATTTGAGAATCTTCAAAATAGTAGATAAATACTGAATATAATAAACGGGTCTGGCTAATTCAATATGACCAAAATAGCCGGGAGTTTTGATATAATCTAAACCATCCGTTGGGCAAATTAGATTTGATTCAAGAACTCCCATTCTTGGGTCAAATAATCCTCCAATAACTGGCTTATTGTTTGTATATGTTTCCCGACTTGTAATTTCGGCAACCGATCCGCGTCTAATCTCCTCTGGAGACAAAATGCTAAATTGAATACCAATAATTTTAGAGCAACGTTGTTTTCCAATCATTTTGTCTTATATTAATGCGTTTATAATATTTAGATAGTTTTAAATCAATTTTATTTGGCTTTTCAATTTAATTTAATAACATTTATGTTATTATTTAAAATTAAGAATACAAAGTGTATTAACAATAATGCCAATTCAATCAAATCCCAAACGTACAAATAGACGAGTTGTATCTAAACAAGATTCATCTTCTGAATCCTCTTCCTCTTCCTCTGAAAGTGAAGATGAAGAAATAGAACAAACTAAGCCAAAGTCGCCGACAAATAAGGAAGCCGACAAATTAAAATATGCTAAATTTTTGTCTAAGATGTTTCCATCTAAATACATTAACGACAAGAAGAAAGCACTTAAAAAGCAAGTTGAAAAAGAATCATCCGAAGAGGATGCATCTACGGAAGATGGAGAATATGAAGAAAATAAAATGGTCGAGAAAAAAAAGACGGTTTCTAAAAATGAAAAAGAAAAGACAAAAACAGCTCCAAATTTGAACATTTTTTTAACAGTCGACGAACATAGTATAGACGACGACGAAGAATGGGAAGATGATGATAGTAGTTATGAAACAGAAGAAGAAGAATCGTCGGATGAAGATGAAGATGTTTCTGTTAGTAGTGATGAAGAGGAAGACGAAGATACGTGCACTTCCAATTCGGAAGAAGATTCTTCGATTGAATCTGTGTCAAACGAAAATAATATGAACTCTGAACTTTTGAATAAGTTAATTGAATTTCAACAAACTTCTACATCTAAAACGGGAAAACCCGATAAAATAATGGAAGAATGCATTAGTGCGTGCAAAGAAAAGATTAAACAGATTACCAAAAAACAGCAGAAAAAGAGCGTAAAACAGAAAGAAAAGAATCAACGCATTTTTAAGAAGATGTTGTCTGTGAAGAAGCTAACACATGAATTGGTTTTCTTCAAAAAGATGTCAATCGATGAACAGAAACTGTTAATTAAAGAGTTTCGTGAGATTAACAAACTTATCTGCATTGAAAAGCCATATCGACTCAGTTTGTTAGAGTCTCCTATTCCAATCTTACACAAAAGCATTGCCATGAAGAAAATAAATTTACTTAGAAGTATGGATGAATATTGCAGTGAATATTATAAAATCAAATATTGGGTGGATACATTCATGCGTATTCCTTTTGGCAAATACAATAATCTGCAAGTTACCATGCAAGATGGGGTTGAATCAAGTAGTCAATTTATGGAAAATGCAAAACGAACACTTGATTCTGCGGTATATGGACTCAATGATGCCAAGATGCAGATTATGCAGATGTTAGGTCAATTGATTACAAACCCAAATGCGATTGGTTGTGCGGTCGCCATTAAGGGCCCACCTGGTTCGGGAAAGACTTCGCTTGTGAAGGAAGGAATCAGTAAGATATTGAATCGTCCATTTGCATTTATTGCGCTAGGTGGGGCAACTGATAGTAGTTTCTTAGAAGGTCATTCCTATACATATGAGGGAAGTACATGGGGAAAGATTGTACAAATCCTCATTGACAGCAAGTCTATGAATCCGGTTATTTATTTTGACGAGTTAGATAAAATTAGCGATACTCCAAAGGGCGAAGAAATAGTGGGAATTTTAACACATTTGACGGATACATCGCAGAACAGTCAGTTTCACGACAAGTATTTTTCCGAAATTGATTTTGATTTAAGCAAGTGTTTGTTTATATTCAGTTACAATGATGAATCCAAGATTAGTCCTATTTTGCGAGACCGTATGTATCGAATTCAAACAAAAGGATACGACAAAAAAGAAAAGACTATTATTGCCAATCAATATTTGTTGCCAAAAATACAAGAACAAGTGAAATTTGCGGGTGGAGACATTATCATACCAGATGATGTGTTGCATTATATTATTGAACATTATTGTGAAAAAGAAGCAGGTGTTCGAAATCAAAAACGATGTTTAGAAATTATTTATACTAAATTGAATTTGTACAGATTAATGAGACCGGGAAGCAGTTTATTTGATGCAGAAATGACGATGGAGGTATCATTTCCATTTCAAGTAACCAAGCAAATTGTGGACAAATTAATTAAAATCAATAAAGATGACCATTTTACCAAATTAATGTATGTTTAAAGTTTATTAGTTAAATATTAACTTCATAATATAATATCATATTATGAATCAGTTGATTATTGCAAATCAGTGGTTAGGAGTTTTAGCATGGCATTTATTGCCAGTGTTTTATAGATTGTATTTAACAACTACTAACAAAAAGAAGACATTCCATCCAATATTGCAGAATAAACCTCTACAACTACCTAAATTTATAATGAAAGATATAAAAGAATATAAATAGTTTGCAATATGATGTAATATAAGATGTCTAATTTCAACGTAGAAGATGAAATTAAACGATTGCATGAAATGAAACAAATGTGTCAAAATTATATACAAGATTCTGAAATAGAAAACAATGTGTTAGTTCAAACACGGGCATTATTGAAAGAAATTAAATTGAGGTTGTCTCACTTTTGCCATCACGAAGTAAAGTGTGATATGATTGAAGTTGGAGAAGCTGTAAAAACAGTATATTATTGCATTAAGTGCGAAACTAATTTTTAATCAAGTAAAAAATCAACATCTTGTATTTTATTTTTAATTTCAAATTTACTTCTATCATTATTGAGTGTAAAATAATCTGCAATTGTTTTTTTTAATAATTCGGAATCTTCAATATTTAACCAATGATCTATGTTTTTGTTCCAAGGTAAAATTTGTAACCTAGATAAATCATCAATGTATTCTTTTTTATACAGATTTTTAATATATTCATCGGAATTGAAGCATTCTATTTGTAGTGATTTGCATAATTCGTCATTGATACATAGTATATTATTTAATTCATATATTGATAATATTTTATAATTATTATAGTTCATTACTTTTGAACCAGCTTGGATAGAGTATCCAAAACAATGACTTTGGTCCCATGCATAATTGTCTTTGTATTTAATTTCAAAACAAACGGGTGGTGGATTTTTTTCATTAATTTCAGATATAATAATTTTTGGCTTATATTTTTTTAAAATACATCTCAATACTTCTAAATCGTAACCATCTATATCAATCTTTAAAATATCTAAATCATGTGGTACATTGTAATGTTCAAATACATTAATTGCATTTAACGGAGTAATATACCCATTAAATATATCAAAATGAGTTTTAGTTTTTAATACTCTTGCAAATTGTGGGTTTCCTTCAATGCATAATCCTTTAAATTTTTTATTTACAATAAATTGAAATACTGGGTCTGTATTAACACCGGTTGATGCTCCAATGTCTACCACATAGTATGTTGGATTTTGTATTGCGTTGCATAGATTCAATAAATTCATTTATTATTTATTATATAAATTAAAATGTTTATATACTTTTTTGCGGTTATAATGTAAAAAAGTATTTGTATTTGTTGTATTAAAAGAACACCCAATGAGGGGCTTGAACCCTCGACCACCAGCTTAAAAGGCTGGCGCTCTACCGACTGAGCTAACCGGGTATGTTTGCATGATTCATGTTTTTAAAATGTATAAAAAATAGCTGTGAGAATCAAATGGGTCTTCTACATATACAATACATTTATTGTCTTTAAGTATTATTTTATATTATATTTATTATATTAATATTCTGACACGGGAAAATTGTTTCCACCTCGTTGTAGTAAAAACGTTTTTTGATGATCCGCCAGACATACACATCCAGACGCAGTTGAATAAGTGCTGGGACAACATTCTGGTTTAAATTTAGTGGAAGCTAACATGTCTAATTCTCCCGCGGACATTTGCAAAGGTTTAAATTCGGGTGTTAGTTTGTATTCTGCACCAATAGGAGTTCCTTCGACTGTTTCTGCTAACAAATTACCCTTAGCGGTTGATACGGCTAAATTGTCTGCGGGAGAAATAGTGGATCTAGGATAAATATTCAAATCTTTTGCAAGTAGAGGAGATGGAGGAATATATATAGGAGACATGGGAGAGCTAATAGGAGCGCCTCTTTCAGTAAATCCTTCAATGATGCCCTTGGCAGCCCCAAATACATGACTTACATTAAAATTAAATTTTAAACAAGAAACGCACAAACTAAAAAATAGGATCCACGACATAATGGCAATTAAAATAAGCAATTCGCCTCGTATTTCAAATGGACCTATTTTAATCTTTAACAAATCTGACCAATGCATTATACATATTTAACAGATAATATTTGAAAGGATTGTATCAATTAGAGAATTGTAGTCTTTGAATTGAATATTTCCTACATAAAATGTTTCTTTATCTGTTAGCAAATGATATAATACATTTGGTTTTTTCAAATAGGAAATAGAATGATCTGGATTTTTCAGTATATCATCTACATTCATTGTGGTATGTAATTTTCCGTATGAATCATAAAAAATTAAGTTAGGACCACCACGGAATATATTTCTTTGTCCTAAACTATATTCTGCAAAGGTAGATACATCATTCGCTTTTATTTGAACAACTCCATATACAACAGCTCCATTAATTAATTTATCGCCTGGTTGAATGTCTTTAATGCAAACTGATTGCTTAGAGTATAATCGAATGATTGTATTTCCACAGAATCCACCATCTAACAAAGCATGAATATTTTGTTTTGTCCGGACATTCTTGTAGTTTAATACTTTCAATAAATGAGAATTAAATACTTCATCCCAATCTAAAAATTCTAAATTATTTATTTCGATTATTTTTTTAGTTGTGTTTAAGCAGTATATGTATGGTTCCGCATACATTTCAATTAATTTTTTGTGTGGATATTTTGAGATGGGTATCCAATCATTTCCACATTTTACTTTATGGAATTCACTCACTATAACGCCATGCACATTGTACATATGAATAAACTTGGAATCTAATTTAATAGTCGAAGTTACCATATTTGAATCAACTAACATATCACCAATTTGAATATCCTTTATTAGTTTATACTCTCCGTTCTCCATTTGTAAAGAAGTGTTTTTATCGAAACACTTATGAATGCTTGGTAGTTTGGCTGATTTTAATCCATATGCTCTTCCCATTGTTAGATTTATTGAAGCAGTTGCAACTAACAAGGGCATTGTAACTACAGTAGTTGCAATTGCCAAACCTTGTGTTCCAGGAATAACATATAATGCGGTAATGACTACTAACAAAAGATAAAATATTTTAGAGAAGGATTCCATCAGTTGCGACATGAGTGATTTTAAAATAAGACTATTTCCTAAAGTTGTATAAATACCAGCCATAAAAATAGCTTGTAATCGAGCAAACATATCTTGAATTGTATACATGGTTTGTTGTAATGGAACTGCTGAATTGGCAAATTTGTTTTTCACTCGTTCTATTTCTTCCGTTGCAGATTGTTTTAAATTATTAAATATGTTAGAATAGGTGGTTATATCAACTCCTTCTGCTCCATTTAATACACCATCTAATGTTCCATCCAAATCATATGATGCGGTTGCGGTGGGAAAGTTTATGCTGAGTGCTTTACTAACACAATAGTTGAAATTTGTTAGTGTATACTCAATCATTGTTTGACCAATCTGAGGATTAATGATTCCCGCAAATGGCATGATATTTGGTTTGCATCTTTCTGCTTCCCAGTTGTTTTTTAATACGTTAGATTGTGATAAGATTCGGGAGGCAGTTAGTCCAAGTATAACAATCACAGTAACTAACAAAATAATTAGTATTGATTGAAAGTGCATTTCAAAAAAAGACAAATTGTCATATAATTTATTAATATAAGAAACAGCATCTCCTTTACCGTCCATATATAGATTAGTGATAATAATAATCCTCCCAGTCCCAGAATGTATATTTTCCAATTTGAATTTGATGGGTATCTGTCACTAAACAAGAATACCAATCGCTTTGAACTTTTGTTTGTTTTCTTGCATCTGGATGATCTGCAACTCGAATATATTTGTTATTGTTGTATTGTACCAAATGTGAGCCCGTCACATGAATTCCTCCATCCATTGTCATTAAAGGTTCTTTGTTATCTACTTTCATAGTAGCGACTACTCGACTTCCATCTTTTAAAATTGTACCAGGAGAAATGGATTCCATTGATACGATTTTCCCATTTTGAAGTTCAATCAACGTAGATGGATGAAAACAGTGTCCAATTTTACCTAGACTTCTCATTACTTGCCCAGGCGGACCCTTCCACATACTGCTCATTGTTTTCATATTTCCATCTAACACATATAGTAAAGTAGCGGCAATACCAGATACTTTTCCCATTACATCGGATAATCCATAAGAAACTTTTTTCATTTCAATAGAACCATTCTCAAACATAGATGAAACCCCGCCAAAATTAGCATCCATACCCAATTTAAAGTCAGATAAATCGGATTTACTGCTTTCTAGGTTAGATGCATTCTCTGAAATAGCCGCATTTACTTCATTCAATTGGTCTGTATATCCGGTCATCATTTGATTTAACGAAGTTTCTTGTGTTTTGGCAACACATTGTTGAAAATCGCCAGTAATGTCATCTGAAAACATCATAAACATAGGATTGCATCGATATTTCCCCCAGTTGTCTTTAATTTCTTTCATGGAAATAACATAAGCCATAATGACTCCAATCATTAAAAATCCAACATTGACATATACAAAATTTAACCAATGAGTACCAGTGGGAGACATTATATATAAAATGTTATTTTATTTGAAACCGAATAAACACAAATTTGTTAGTATACTAATAAGATGGATTTGCTTAACAACCTTGAATGGTATTTTCATTCTGAACCAAAGAATGCATACAATAAACTAACAAATAAGCCTCTCACATCAGAAGAAATGAATAAAATTGTTGTTTCTAGTGAAAAAATGACGTTGACATTGCCAGTAAATGATCATTATTTGTTATTAGAATCAAGAGAACTAACAAAACCAGTTACCGTCGAAAAAGTGCTAACAACTATATATTATTTTTACAAAGAACCACTTAAAGAAGACACCGTTAATGAGGCATTTAAAGAATCCATCGATTGGATGCATGAAATAATTGATACCAAATATGATGGTGATATCAGTCAATTAATTAAATATGATATATTCACGGATACATGTACACCCGATTTTTGTGGGATTGAATATAATGAGGAAAAGGATGAATATATTGTTAGTATTGGTCCGATTTAAGATATCAGAATTATATATAAATAGAATAAAATAGATTAAAGAATAAATAAAAGACATATAATGGACGATAATGCTAGGTTGAAACTGCAAGAAATGATTAAAGCAAATAATGTATCTGATCAAACCGATACTATACGCAGTTTAAAACATAGTAGTACTCTGCGAGAAAATGTAAAGACAATGATACTGTTAAAGAATAAACACAAAAATAATTTAATTGAGCTAAATGAAGAAGCTTCTCGTGAATGTTATTTTTTATATTCCAATTATACGGACATTTACAATAAAATAAAAAAGGATGAGATTGATTTGATTATTTTGTTTCAGTTTTTGGATGTTCTTGAAAAGATTGAACTAGGTGAATTAGACCAGCATGAAGGTTCATTTGAAGTGGGAACTTTACTCAAAAAGATATATGTGGATAGTGCATTGAGAAAGGCTGATAAATTAAATGATATTCGCCCAGAAACACAGCAAAATGCGGGGTCATCGATTACATGGAAACAATTCAAAATGAAACGATAAGTGTCTCTTAATTTATATTTTTATATAAAGGCAAATTTATATAAAATACTAACAAATGAACATCTTAGTGATTGTTGAATCTCCTGCAAAATGTGGAATTATTGAGAAATACCTTGGACCTGGTTACAAATGTGTGGCCAGCTTTGGCCATTTAAGAACGATTGCGTCCCTTAAAGATATTGATATAGTAAATGGATTTAAACCGACATATAGCGTAATAACGGATGTTTATAAACCAAAACAGATTGAAAAACTGAGAACCGAAATAGAGTGTGCATCGGAAGTTATTCTAGCATGTGATGCAGACCGGGAGGGGGAAGCCATCGCTTTTTCTATTTGTGAATTATTTGGACTATCACCTTTGACAACAGAACGGATTATTTTTCATGAAATAACGGAAACTGCCATTCAACATGCCATACGAAATCCCACCAGAATTAATATGAATATTGTCTATGCCCAACAAGCCCGCCAAGTGTTAGATTTGTTAGTTGGATTCACTATAACTCCTTATTTATGGAAATCAATCTCGAGAACATATGAATATGGAATGTCTGCTGGAAGGTGTCAAACCCCCGCACTTCGCCTTATTTATGAAAACTATATTGAAAACAAAGAATGCACTAACAAAAAGGTGTATGCCATTGTGGGACACTTTTCAAACAAATCGATTCCTTTCAAACTGAATATTGACATTCCCGATGAATTGGATGTGAAAAATTTTCTAGAAAATTCTAGAGATTATGATCACATTTTCTATAGAACAGATCCGATTCAAAAGATCAAGAAAGCTCCCCTTCCATTTACCACTTCCACTGTTCAACAAACGGCTAGTAATGAATATAATTATTCTCCGAAAGAGACGATGAAATGCTGTCAAGAATTGTACGAAGCGGGTTATATTACCTATATGAGAACAGATTGTGCTTCTTATAGTGCTCCGTTTTTGGCGTCATTAACTGCTTATATTGACACCCATTATGGTCTTGATTTTGTTAGTAAAACAATTAAACCATCTGACTCAAACTCCCCACATGAGGCAATTAGACCGACATGTATACTAACAAAAAAGGTGGGAGATTCGGTTAGCGTTAAAGCGGGAAAAATGTATACTCTTATTTGGCGTCGCACGGTCGAGAGCTGTATGTCAGATGCAATTGCTACGTCTATTACTGCAGAACTGAGTGCGCCATTATCCAAATCTAAATATGTGTTTACAAGTGAACAATTTATTTTTGAAGGATGGCGAAAGGTGAAACCGCCTACCAAAGAATCGTCTTATTATGATTATTTGATTACGGTTAAACAGGGAATTCCTATTTTATTTAATCGAATAACAGCGGAAATAGTGGTTCATTCAGCAAAAGCCCATTACACGGAAGCATATCTAGTGCAATTGTTAGAAAAGAGAGGAATTGGACGGCCTTCTACTTTTTCTTCTATTGTGGATAAAAATCAAGAAAGAAAGTACGTAGTAAAGCAACATATTGAGGGCAAGAAAATAGAATGTCGAGAATATTTGTTAGAACCAGAGTCTCCCTTAAAACAGATTGTTTCAGAACGAGAGTTTGGAGGAGAAAAGAATAAACTTGTCATACAGCCAATTGGAGTTACAGTAATTGAATTTTTGTTAGAACATTTTTCTTCCTTGTTTGAGTATTCTTATACGGAGCAAATGGAACAGTTGTTAGATTTGGTTGCCAATGGAGATGTTAGTTGGGTTGATGTATGTGCTCAATGTTATGAAGAATTAAAACGTCTTGGTTCAATCATGCCAGCCGATACAAAATGCAATGTTCGTATTGACGATCATCACGAATATATAATTGGAAAGAATGGACCCGTTATTAAATGCACGGATAATGATGGAAAAGTCTCATTTAAACCAGCTAAAAAGGATATTGATATGTCTGTCCCAAGAACATTGGAAGATGTGTTAGAACAAGTAACTAACAAAAAGTTGGGATTGTACCAAAATGAAGAATTAGTGATTCGTCGAGGAAAGTTTGGGCTATATGTGACGTGGGGATCTAATTCTAAATCGATGCAAACTTTTGGCAATCGACCGATTGAGAATATTACTTATGCAGAGGTGTTTCAAATTCTGGAACAAGATGGAATTATGAATCCCAAAGTAAGCGTCGCATTTGTTAGAGAAATTAGTAAAAATGTTAGTATTCGTAATGGAAAATATGGAGATTATATTTATTACAAGACTAACAAAATGAAAACACCTAAATTCTTAAAATTGGCAGGATTTAATGGAGATTATCGAAATTGTGAAAAACATGTGCTGAAAGAATGGGTAAAAACAACACACAATGTGGAATAAATTATTTGTATGTTTTCTGCATGAAAGTTGGATCATCAATTTCAATATATGCAATTATTTCATCTTCCATAATATTAGATTTTTGAAAAAAGATGTAAAAACAACTCAATACATTATAAGGATAAGGAAAGAATGCATTTTTTAATGAAACCAGTAATAATAGTAATGAAAATTGGATTTATAGCGGGAGGATTTTATGGGTTTGCTAGAAGCATGGAAAATACAAAATGGTGTTCATTGACGAATCAAGTAGCCAATGCAATTGTCAATGTAATTATTATGGGAGTTGGTGGGGCAATTATTGGGTTAATGACACCTATTTCAATGGGAGCATTTATGTATAGACTAACAAAGCAATAAGTTCTAGTTGTTCTACAATAAATGATTTCTTTACGGAGTATACTGTATTATTATGTATTACTGTATATTCTTTTTTACTAAACCCAATAGAAACTTTATTATTTATAATATCATTGTAAATGCGGATTGAGTTAAAATAAGTGCCACGGATAATGTGTTGCAAACATTTTTGAACATTTGAAGATATAATAGACTCAGTATCTTCTTTTATGCAAGTAAATAAGTCGACCACATTGTTTGTATCCATTATTATACAATATTTTAATTTGTTAGTATATAAATATAATCTAATATGTTATACAGAATATGCCTCCTATTTACGATCTTTATTTTCAAATAACTCACGATGCAATTAAAAAGTATGGAGAAACCACTATTTTGTTATATCAAGTGGGAGCCTTCTTTGAAATGTATGGAATTCAAAACCCACTAACAAAAAAAATTACAAAAAGCAATGTCTATGATTTTACGCAAATGGCTCAACTAAATATTTCAATCAAAGATGGTGATATTGTGATGGCTGGATTTCGCGATTATTCTCTTGATAAATACCTTAAACTGGCCACTCAAAATGGTTACACGGCCGTTGTCTACACACAAAATATGACAAATCCAAAAGCCATCACAAGAGAATTGTACGGTGTTTTTTCGCCTGGAACATTTATTTCTTTTGATACAGATACATCAAAAGAATTGTCTAATAACACAGTTTGCATTTGGTTATCAACGTATACTCCCTTATTCAGCAAAACACCGCAATTGGTATGTGGAATTTCAAGTGCTCATATTTTTACGGGAGAATCATGTATCTTTGAATACGACACGCCCTTCTTAATGAACCCAACCACCTTTGATGAATTGGAACGATATGTGTCCATTATTTCCCCTAGCGAAGCCATCATTATTTCTTATCTAACAGATAAGGAAACCAATCAAATAATTCAATATTTAGGACTTAAAACCAATTCGATTCATATTGTGCAATCAGATATTCCTTTGTTAGATAATTGTCAAAAAGAAACATACATTACACATTTGCTGTCTACATTTTATGGGGATGAATCGTATGCACTATGTAAGGAATTTCAAATGTATCCAACGGGCACCTATTCACTTTGCTATCTTCTACATTTTTTGCAAGAAAGAAATCCCGATTTAGTAAAGAAGATTAAATTGCCACATTTTTTCAATTCGACACATCGAGTAGTATTAGCGAACCATACATTAAAACAGTTAAATATTGTAGATGACTTATCAAATGATGGAAAACAAGCCGGTCAATTGTCATCTGTGTCCGCCTTTTTAAACAGATGTTGTACCCCAATGGGTCGGCGTATGTTTTACAAGCAGATTACGAACCCTACAACTAACAAAGTATGGCTAGAAACAGAATATGAAAAAATAGCGTGTTATTCGAATATTCCAACAGAAACAGCAAAAGAAGTTCGAGCCCAACTCAGAACAGTAAAAGATTTGGAAAAAATAGGACGTCAAATGGTAACACGTAAAGTGTATCCAAACACTATCTTTCATATGTATGAAAGTGTCCGCACTATTGGTAGTATTATTCGTTTGTTACCCAAATTGCCTATTCCTGCGGACCATGTATCTATTGCAATTGATAAAGTTACTTCTTTCTTGGACACTACATTTTACATTGAACGATGCAATGGATTAGATACAATTACGACGTTTCAAGATACTATTTTTAAACCAACTATTTTTCCGGCAATTGACGCAATTGAAGAAACATATATTCGAAGTAAAACTATATTTAATACCCTTCACACTATGTTGAATAAAATGATGCAACAAATAGGAGATGATACTGTTTATGTTAAAATACACGAAACCGAGAAGTCCGGTGTTAGTTTGCAACTAACAAAGAAAAGGGCAGAAACACTGAAAAAGTGTTTGCAAATGATTCCCACTATTGAGGTATCCCCCGATTTTATTGTTAAATCAAAAGATATTAAATTTGTCAAAGCATCTGGAACAATGGAAGAAATCGAATTCCCTCAACTAACAACACTGATGAAAAATATGTATGATCTAAAAGAACAGCTATCACTTGAGATTGCCAAAGGGTTTGCCTCTTTTTTGGCCACATTTGAACTTTATGAAGAAATGGGACATATTATTGATTGGACTATTTTGTTAGATACTCTTCAATCCAAAACATATGTTTCACAAAAATACAACTATTGTCGACCTACTATTTGCGATAATAATAAATCTTTCTTTGAAGCTGAAAAAATGCGCCATGTTCTCATCGAACATATCCAGCAGAACGAAATATATGTTGTAAATGATTTAGCACTGTCTTCGGAGACAGCCCTACATGATGGAATCCTCGTTTTTGGCACCAACGCCGTAGGCAAGACAAGTCTAATTCGCGCAATTGGAATTTGCATTATTATGGCCCAAGCTGGGTTTTACGTACCATGTTCTTCTTTTGTCTATTGTCCATATAAATCTATCTTTTCCCGTATTCTTGGGAATGATAATCTGTTTAAAGGACTATCTACGTTTGCGGTAGAGATGTCAGAATTACGTGTTATTTTGAAATTAGCGGATGAACATAGTTTAGTGTTAGGAGATGAATTGTGCTCGGGGACTGAAATGGAAAGTGCACTCAGTTTGTTTTCTGCTGGGCTAGTGGAGTTGTGTGAAAAGAAAGCGACATTTCTTTTTGCTACACATTTTCATGAAATTACGAATTACAAAGAAATCCAAGAACTAACAAGATTGGGGTTAAAACATATGACTGTTCAATATGATCCATCTACGGGTGACTTAATATACAATCGTGTATTAAATGATGGACAAGGAAGCAGAATGTATGGTTTAGAGGTGTGCAAATCGTTGTATATGGAACCATCCTTTTTAGAACGGGCTTATTCATTTCGAAATAAATATTTTCCAGAACAAAGAGGAGAGTTGGCTTTTTCGGTAACGGGATATAATGCAACTAAAATAAGAGGAAAATGCGAAATATGTCACAAAGAAATTGCGAGCGAGACACATCATTTGGCTCCACAACAGTTGGCAAATGAAAGAGGACATATTGATCATTTTCATAAAAATCATTCTGGGAATTTAGCATCTGTATGTGAAACATGTCATTTGTTAGTTCATTCAAAAGATTCAAAGTTAGTAAGAAAGAAAACTAGCAGTGGATATACTTTAAGGGAACTTGCCGTTCCCTTATGATCCCATGCTTTCAAAAAGGTTGAATGCGTTAAAATATAAAAAAAAAGAATCTTTTTATACTATATAGTGCCTCTTTAGCTTAGTGGTAGAGCATTCGCTTTGTAAGCGAAAGGTCGTGGGTTCAATCCCCATAGGAGGCTATAATTCAACTTTTAGAAAAAGTTGATTCAAAATATTACCAAATAATGAAATGCATTTCATTTCATTATTTGCAATTTAATCAAATAGATTTGTAACAATAGTTGGTTGATGACTTAATAACTGTTTTGTTAGGTAATCAATGGTTGAATCTTTGGATGAAATGACAATGACTTGTTTCGCAATAATCTTTTGCTGGGATAAAACAGTTTCTTTTAACTTGGCATTTTCTACTAGATAATTAGTTCTATTCAAATTGAGTAATTCGATCCATTTTTGATGCGTTTTTGTTTTCATGTGCGAACTCATAATAGACGATGTTGTATACAATTTATCTTTTCTTGACCCACATGGACAATAATATCCAGAAATGCCCTCTCCAAACCGCGGCATACAATCGGTGTATTTTCCTGTATCACTTATTGAGGGTGCATATGTATCAGACTCTAAAGACATTTCCATTTTGTTAGTTGTTAGTTGTGTTTAGTTACATTTTTGTGTATTAAATTATTTTCAATTTTTATAATTTATATCAAAAATATTATAATAAAAAAGGGAAATTCTACATAATCTTATGATTTAATAGAATTTTACAATGCTTAATGCAAACCCTTTCAATAAGTTATTAATTAATAGTATTATTATTATTATCAGTAGTCGTCGCGAGTAAGCGGTCTCCGTTTGGGTTGCCATTGAAGACAACTTTTCCGTCTACAATCCATTGCGTATTTTGTCTCTGAATTGGGGCCGGCATTGGGGGAATAGGTTCTTCATCTTCTTCTTCATCTTCATCATCTGAATTTTCTGAATCATAATTTGATCGGTAAGTACGACGGCAGAAGTTGAATGGACGTGTTCCGTTAGAACGGATACATCCAACACAGCATTTATAAGAAGAGTTAGCTTCTTCCGCTAATAGACAGAGTTGTTTGTATGACATCGTATTATATATGTGTTAAGGAAAATATGTAATGCAATTTATTTGTTAAAACAATTTCATTTTTTTAACAAAATATATCATTTTTTGTTGCACTAAATTTCAACTTTTACAAAAATTGATTCAAAGTAACTTTATAGGATATTTAAGGTTTTTTAAAAATTCAGTACAATTAGAAATCATATATTTTGTTAAAAAAATGAAATAAAAAAATATTTTTTTTGCTGACATTATTTTTACCCACTTTATTACTCATTTATTATGCGATCTATTTTGCCTTCATTCAAATTTCCCAAAACTTGGGAAAAGTTACAGCGTGTGACGTACGATTTAAGAAAACAATGTGGAATGTCTGACAACCGAGTCGACTGTGTTGCAAATTCACTTGCATTTATTGGAGCCATGGAACGGGACTTAGCCGAAGAAGTTTCAAAAGATCTCAATTCACGTGAATATGGAATCTCTATACATGATATTTCAAGTTATTTGACGGGATACGGGTACGAACGAAGACCTCATTATGTCCAGCATATTACACCCAATGCTAATATTGAAGATGCGTATTCATCTTTGAAAGAAGGATATGGGACACTTATTAACTTGAACCGAAATGGCTCATGTGGACATACGGCTACGGTAATACGAATAGGAGGACAATTGGCGGTATTTGATCCACAATCGGAGATGATATCATATAATATTAGACAGTGGTTGGAATCACAATCTGCTTGCTCTGTGGAGTTGATTATACGGGTGAATAAAGTTTCACACGTATTAGAGGAGTCTAGCATTTGTGTCGGAAAAGAAACAGATGTTGTTACCAAGCGGGTTCGCGTCCACGATCCACCCTTTGCTAAAAAATCCAAATCCAAACGACCAACTCATGCAGATGAATATATAAGAAAAAAAGAAAAATCATTTGCTCGATTTATACATGGTTTAGAAGAAGCTGGGTTTGATTACAATCAATTGGCTCGGCTTTAAGTTATATTTAAAACAACAAAAACAAATAAAACAACAAAAAAAGGAAACCCCTTTTTTATTTATTGTTAGAACTGGTAGCTACCGCCGCAATAGTTGCCGTTTTATCTGGTTCCGAAGAATCGTGTACCCCAAATAAGTTTCCGAATGCAATGCGAACAAATAAAAAGGTCATAATTACCACAAAAATCCAACTAACAAATTGATTTAAAAATTTGGGGAAATCAATGCTGTGCTTACCTAGCAAAGATTTACTGAAATAAGAAGAGTTTAATGTAACTAACAAAAGATAAATTGCCGGCATAATTATATCTCCTACAAATGATTGAATTGTGTCTTTGGTAGAAACAGCAATGCAGACACCCGCAGCGGTTCCAATAATTCCATTGTCAACAATAAATTTTTTCATTTGATCCCTAAATACATTCGGATTTATCATTCCATTTGTCATTCCATGAACCATATTCATTTTTATAAAGTAATCCAATATTTTATTTTTATATAAATGTACTGTAAATGCAAGTTGATCCAAAAATTAAATTACCAACTCCTCTTAAAATACAAAATAAGTTAAATGAGTTAAATTTAAATGCGTTAAAAATTTTTACAAATGATAAACAATATGTATATGGTTCAGCGGATTCAATTAAAAATCTGTTTTTCATATATCTTTTTAGAAAATACAAAAATAAGTGTTTTGTACGTGACAAAAATAATCTGAAAGATTCTGGGTTTGGAATGAGTATCAATGTTTTTGAATCACAACGAACTAAACTAGCAAAAGAGACAAATGCAGAAACACTGTTGCATTTAAATGTGTTAGCAGATGAATTAGTAAATTGCATTAAAAATAGAAATATTGAAATAAACATTATTCCAGTTACAGTACATGGATTTAGTGAATCGCATGCAAACATACTTATTTATCGTAAAAAATTTAATCATATTGAACATTTTGAACCACATGGTCAACACTTTGGCAATAATAGGGATGGTGCTATACTTTTAAAAAATATGCATTTGGTGAAAATGTTAAATTATTTTGTTTTAAAAGTAAATGAAAAACTGAAAACAACGAAAGAAACAGAAATTAAACTGGTAGAATCTACTACAGTGTGTCCTCGTATAGCTGGATTACAAAGAATAGAAGGATTAAGCACACTTCCTATGTTAAAAGGAGAAAATGGGTATTGTCAAGGATGGAGTTTATTTTTTGCCGAGTTGTGTTTAATAAATCCAGAAATCCCTAGTTCAGAATTATTAACCTATATATTTAATATTTTAGACTCCATGGGAGAAATAGAACAAGCAAATTATTTAAGAAATGTTATAAGAGGCTATGCAGTTATGATGAATGAAAAATTAGAAAAATATTTTTCTATTTTGTATGACAATAATGTATCTATAATATATAACATAAAATATTTTACTAAGCTTAATATTGATACCAAACACGTAGTAAATGCATTCATTGGGGTAGAAATAAATTTAATATCAGACCCAAATTATGTGGATAGGGCTATTCAAAAACTACAAAATGATATGCGAATAGTGTCTGATCCCAAAGCGGATTTAAAAATTAAATCTGCAATTGACTTGGTAAGAGTTAAACGAGAACTTGACTTTTTCAAAATGTACAAACAGTTTGATGAAATATCATCTAGTCCTATATTACAAGAAGTTGTGCCCTTACCCGTTGTACCTTTACCCGTTGTGCCCTTACCAGTTGTACCTTTACCAGTTGTACCTTTACCCATATCAAATCCTTGTCCAGAAGGAAAAGAAATTAACCCCAAGACGGGAAGATGTATTAAAATAAAAACACAAAAAGCAAATTCTCCTGCAAAAACAAAATCGAATGCTTGTCCAGAAGGAAAAGAAATTAACCCCAAGACGGGAAGATGTATTAAAATAAAAACACAAAAAGCAAATTCTCCTGCGAAAACAAAATCGAATGCTTGTCCAGAAGGAAAAGAAATTAATCCCAAGACGGGAAGATGTATTAAAATAAAAACACGAAAAGCATAAATTTGTTTTATTTTTTAGCAATTTTAGATTTGAGTGGTTTATCTGGTTTAAAATCATCAATAATGTCTATTAATTTTAAATGTAAACTTTTATCTGCAAACAGAGAATGCCCTCCATTTAATTCGTATAATTTACAATTACATATATGTCTCATTGGAGCAATATCGACAATTGTATCATACGTACCTCCAATAAGTTCTATTTTGTTAGTATATGCAACATTTAATAATTCATTATAGCATACTTTTATCCAAATGGGTGTTAATAATCCTCTAAATGTCATTTGTCTGCTAACAAATTGGTACCCCTTTGCATTAGGAATAAACCGATACATTCTTTGTAAAGTACCCAGCTCAGACCACCCACGAAATAAGAAAGCACGAAACAAATATGGAGACCACCATTGTTTAAATATTGACTCTTGCCAACCCATTATAAAAAATGTTGCCCAAAATCTGCTGGTGAATGGAACTATTCCAGGTAAACTTGTTAAAACACATTTATGGATAGCATTTCGTGGAATGTTTCCAAGATGAATTGATTTCAACAAAATTAATGATCCGAATGAATGTCCTACAAAAATATATTTAGCATCCGCTGCCATATATAGCTCTTTCATAGCAGACATTATGGTTTCCCCATAATATGAAAAAAGATTTGATTGATCTGCCGTCTTTAAATCAAATAATGGGTCCTCGCTAATTCCCCATCCAGGAAGATCTATACAAAAAACATCGTGTGTTTTGGGAAATTTCTCCATTATTTCGACAAAATGGAATGAACTATTACTCGTTCCATGAATAAAAACAATGGGAGGAAATCCAGAGAAAACAGTTGCATATCTGCATAATACATGAACTTTTCCATTACATACCCATTGGCTACATATACGTTTGTTAGTAGTCTCAATATAATTTGAGATTTCACGAATAAAAGATGGTCGTGAAACGTCGATTGGATTATTTCCAGTGATAATGGAATACAATTTAGAAATCATGGAACTTGCAATTAACATAGGTGTTCCTATAACAGAACCTAACATAGTGGAGCCAATAATAAACATAATACTTTTAATATATGTTAGTTGTTAGTTTAATTTTATATTATTTTCATAACAAATATATCCTCACATATAAATGGTCGTATCTGCGATTGACCCAACCTTAACCTATGCTGAAATAAGAACAGTCAACTTGAATGATACTAAAATGGAGAGTGAGTTATATCAAATTATGTTGCTAGGGGTAAATGTCATTATTGCAGTTGGTCAATCCAAACATACTAACAAAAACATATCTTATTTTCCAATCTATTTAGTAAAACCAGACGAAAGTGTGATTCAAATTGGTGTTTATGAATTTCTAACAAATGCTTTATCCAAATATATTGGACCTAACAGTCGACTCAAAATAACATGCAAAATGATTCCTCTATTATATTCATTTGTTAGTACTGAATTATTATATAAGATAAGAAAGGTTCCAGATACCAAAATTAGTCCAGACATTCCTTTAACTTCCAACACACTAACAAAACGAGTAACAACTATCGTTAAAATACCTCCTAGACATGCAGACATTTTTTTATCTGGTGCTGTATCACACAGACCTTTGCATGAAGAAAGTAGAACAGATGCAATTGACATGCGACAAAAATACCACGTGTCAGATAAAGATTCGTGGATCAACAAATTTATGCAAAACAAAAATTATTTGTTAGATGAAACAGAAGGAAGTGATAAGTGTTTTTTCACTGCAATTAAGGATGCATTTTCTAGTATTGGATTGCAAACATCAGTAGACAAGTTAAGACATAAATTAGCCATTAATATTTCAAAAGGAATTTTTACCAAATATAAACATTTTTATGACGCTCTTTCTACGCTCGATGAAAAAAATAAGACATATATCAAACAACTTCAAGCAAGAAATGTTGAATTAAAACAGCTGATTACTAAAACAATTGACCGAGAAACCCAGCAGACTATTATTCGTGAAGGAGAAAACAATCTAATTCTTTTTAATAAATTAAAAAATGAAAAACGAATGATTGACAGATATTTCCATGAATATCGCTTCATGAAAGGGGTAAATACATTATCTGAATTTCAAAAGAAAATAAGGACGTGTTCTTTTTGGGCGGAAACATGGGCAATCTCCGAAGTAGAAAGGATATTGAATGTAAAGTTTGTCATCATGATGCAGTCAGAATATATGCAAATGGATATTAATAATGTCATGCAATGTGGATATAAACACGAAGGGTTATTTCAACCCGATTATTACATTATATTGTCTAGGTCTAAGGCAGAGTATCAACTTGTTAGTTATAAAGGAAGAAGAATAATGAAATACATTGAATTGCCGTATGATATTAAACGGATGATATCTGATAAATGTATTGAGTATAATTACACTGGATTTTCAAATATTCCAGAGTTTATGAATCCAACCAATGAAGTGAATGAAATGCTTACTTATGAGAATGGATTGTATGATGATAGTATAGTATTTGTGATATATGAAAATTCGGCTAATAATTTGCCGGGGTATGGAAATGGAGAATTGATTCCGGAAAATGCCATATCTGAGTATGCAGAATTGTCATCGGATCCAAAATGGCGAAACAAATTAGCGAATGAGTGGGTACAGCCGTTTGAGCTAGATGGGATGAAATGGTTGAGCGCGGAAAATTATTATCAAGGGGCCAAATTCAAAAAGCATAATCCTAATTTTTATAGGCAATTTGCTATGAATTCGAGAGTTGAAATAGGAAATAATGTAGACATTGCCAAATCAGCTGGACGAAAAACGGGAAAACATAAGGGCATTCAATATAGAGAACCAAATGTGAATCGTGACGGCGGATTTAATCGTCATGATGCAATGTATACTGCATTAATGGCTAAATTTTCACAACATAACGATTTGAAAGAAGCTTTGTTAAATACACGTAATGCCAAATTAATGATAAACCGAAAAGGATTACCGTCTACAGTAGCACTTTCATTGATGAAGGTAAGAAAAGCATTGTCTTCCCAATAAAATTATGAATCCCCCATTAACATACCAACTGCAAACCCAAACCCTTCATCAATTGGTGCTTGTTTTATAGCAAAACTTTCTAATTGTACATTGCGAAACTTTCTTAATGCATAAAATACATCACCACTATATTTTGTTATTGCTGTATATGTATTTTCTTTTAGTAATAGTGTGTTACTAGTATCTTTAAAGAATCCTAAATTAAATTCTGATTATTAATAATTTAATTTAATTTAATTTTAATACAAAAAGTATCGGGGGAAGGTTTCGATCCTCCGACCATCGGATTATGGGTCCGATACGCTACCTCTGCGCCACCCCGATATATTTGACGTGTAAAGTTATTATATATAAACCACATATTTATTATTATTTATTTCAACAAAATTGAAAACTTTTATTATTGTAAAAGAGCATTTATAACTATACCAAATCTACTAAAATGGAAAAACTCACTGAAGAGAAAATAAAACAACTTTCTGATAATTATAAAAAGATGCAACAAGAAGAAAAAGACGCAGAGCTCGAAGAATACTTGAACAATAAGAACAAACTTGATTTTCCAGAGGAAGGAATGTCTTACTTTGATTTTATGGTGTTAGAAAATGCAATTAAACAATATGAACAAAGAATCCGTAGTTTGTTAGATAAAAAATAATAACTAGACGTAGTATACGATGGAACTCTCTCCAACTAACAAATCCAATATATTAATGAACTTCTTTTTATCAAATAATAAAATAACTCATTTAGCTAACCAAGAACAATCACATCCTATTTTGCAAACTGTATTCGACGATTTGTTAGATGCTAACAAATGGATAGAAGAGGCAAAGAAAGATCCAGAATTCTACCATTTAAAAATGACAAAGATTCAAAAAGAAGAAGATATTCCACTTTGTTCTCATTTACAATCTGCATATATTGATAGTACAGTGGTAACTCATATTAAAACGAAATCTGTTTTTTTATCAACATACACCATCTATTTGTTAGATAAAACAATTACTATTCATTTTATATTTGAAAAAGGATACCTTGACAAAAAATGGAAAGAACCTAACATTCAAATGATGAATTCCTATGTAGACAACATGTTACTTTGGTTACATTTATCTAACAAACATACAACTGATGTGTGTGCAAACAAATTAGTTATTTATGTTTATCTAACATCTCTTGAAAAGAATATACCTAAAATAGAAAATGCGATCATTTCTCCAAACCATGTGAATACGGGTGTCACTAGCTCATGCCCTTTAAATGGAGAGATTGCCATTTATCGGATCGAAGAATGGTTTAAAGTGTTTATTCATGAATCAATTCATACACTAGGACTTGATTTTTCAAAAATGGATGTAAAAGTATCGGAAGATAAATTGAGAGAAACATTTTATATCCCAACTCCTATTTTATTGTTTGAAGCATATACTGAATTTTGGGCAAGAGTTATGAATGTCGTGATCATTAGTTTTAAATGGTCTGAAGGTGATTCTAGTTCTTTTCTATCATTTGTGGATTTTTTGTTAGCATATGAAAGGGTGCACTGTGTGTTTCAAATGAATAAGCTACTAACACATATGAAACTGCAATATAATGATTTATACACAAATCCTACTTTGTTAGATACATATAGGGAAGAAACAAATGCATTTGTGTATTATGTAATTACTGCTATTTTAATGAGCAATTATCCAGAATTCCTTCAATGGTGCTCAATCAGGCACGACTGCTCAACAATGCAATTTAAACTAACAGAAGAAAATCAACTTGCTTTATGTGAATATATTAAAAATAATTTCAACACTAAAACCATGCTACAAATGGTCGATCATTCTTCTAGTTTGTATTCTAAGATAAGTATTTTATCTAAGTCTAGTAAATCAAAGAAAATAAAAACAATTATGAATTCACTTCGAATGAGTTTGATTGAAGTCAAATGCAATTCATTCAACCCAAAATGCAACAAGTTTTAGATAAAGTTGATCCAAAATTCACCAACTTTTAGAAAAAGAAACATATTTAACTATTTTGGTAAATATATTTTATAATTTTAATTTTTTTATAATTGCATTTAAGCAGACACGGTAGCAACCACGGGCTTCGCAGTCTTGCTGAAATGACGGCTCATGTACTTCTGGAGATTGAAGTAGGTAAGCTCCTCGCCAGAGTTAATCTTGAGAAGGTTGGCAAGTCTTGCATCGGGGTTAATCTTGCGTCCGTTAGTCTTGTCTTGTAGATTATGAGTTCTAATATAAGAGTTAATATCACGAGTCACCTCAGTGCGTGCCATCTCAATACCAGTGGGCTTCTCCAAAAAGGTAGCAAGCTCGTCACTGATCTGGGTGGGCTTCACAAATCCACTAGGAGCACGGTTGGCAGCACGCTTTCTCTTCTTGTTGCTGTTCTTAGCAGAATTCTTGAGCTCCTTCACCCACTTCTTCTCAAGAGAACGGTATTCCGCCTTCAAGCTAGAAATAACAGAGCTCAACTGCTGGAGCTTTGCAAAGAAATCAGTAGACTGCTCAATCAAAGATGACTCAGCCGGGGCAGTGGTAGCCTCCACGGGGGCGGCAACAACCTCCTCCAAAACAACAGGAGCAACAACAACGGGGGTCTCAACAACCTTCTTGGCAGAAGCCTTCTTGGCAACCTTCTTTTCAACAGAAGGGGTAGCTTCTACTTTCACAACAACGGGTTCAGCAACAACAGCGGGAGTAGCAGTCTTAGTATTCTTAGCCTTTGACATATTATACTATATCTAAATAGAATCTTTTTAAGTGTTTTAACGCATAAAATAATATATTATTTATTAGCATACTAAATAAGGTAGAATGTTAATATATTAATAATATTGGACCGATTGATACAACCAAGGTAAAGCAATCGATGCATTATAACTAACAAGTGTTAGTGCACTTAATGCATAATACGAGCCAAGTGTTTGACTATCTTTATCAATTCCGGAATTAATGAATATTTCGAGTACATGGATGAGTTCTTGGCGTAAAGTATATAAATCACTATCATAATTAATCCTCATATAGTGAACATTCCTAAATGGGTTGCCATAAGGAGGACAAATGGTGCGTTTTACGGCATCTGTTAGTTGAGCTCGATAATTCCATATATCTCTTAATTCTTTCAAATAGCGAATTAACTTTACATTATCTAGTTGCATAAACCAATTAGAATCAGCATAATTTCCTAAAGAATTCATTTTTTGAAATAGTTCAACTACTTTTAATTCTTGTTCTTGTTCGGGAGTCACTGCATCTTTTTCCATAATTATGTTTAATGGTACTTTTAGAAAAGAAGCGTATTTTATTAATTTGCAGAAATGACGGATTATTTCTGGTTGAAAATCTTGTCGAGTATATGGATTTGTTAGTATCTTGTTTACATAAATCAATTGATAGAATGACATGGAATCAAATCCATAAATAAATCCATCAGAATCTTTAAAACTGAAGAATTGTGTTTTTGGCAAATCAATCATTCTTTCCATAGTTAAAAAATCATTTTCGTTTACAGTTTCTCTAAATCGGATAAATCCAAGATATTGTCGAGATATGTATTTTTTGAAAGTCCTCTGAATTTTAGATGCAAATGAATAATAATACATGTAATCGTATATTCGTTTTGTTAGTTCTACTTTAGTTCCTACTTGCTTTAATGAAAATTGTTTGGCAATTGTTTTCAACTGAACCATTGTATAACTATGACCTACTAACAAATTATAATCACTAACACTTGTTGGATATACTACTTCTATTTTGTTAGTTTTGTTAGTTCTGTATGCTCGAACAATGTTTTTTCTAAATGTATCATCAAATTCATTATCATTTGTTTCCATTTATATAGTGTTAATAAAATCTTTTCGTATAGTTATTTATAATAAATAATAGATTTGTGTGATGCAAATAGATGTTATTTTTTAAATAAAAAAATTGAAATAGATTATTTAGCTATAAATACACTTAAAGATTACCCACTACTAGATTATATAAAATGGCTGACACTATTATCGATGGAACTTTATTCAATGCTGACAATATCAAATATGGCACTCCGAAGGCAAACCCTTCTGGTGGCAAGAGTATAACTATTATTTATAGACCGACTAGTTCGGGCGTTCGTTTGGCATCTCCTACGTTGAGAACATGGGGTGCATCTGACTTTGTAGATGAGTCTGGAAAGGGAAATGGAAAGTTTGAAATGTCTTTGCAATTCCCCAATGATGAAGATGAGAAGACTCAAGACACCACTGCATTTTTGAACAATTTGACTCAACTCGAGAACAAGATCAAGGCAGATGCACTCAAGTTTTCGAAAGAATGGTTTGGCAAGATTTTGAAGAGTGAGGATGTGGTAGAAGCTCTTTGGACTCCCATGTTGAAGTATTCAAAGGATAAGATTACTGGTGAATCAAACCGCGCAAAGGCTCCTGTGTTGAGAGTGAAATTACCTCAGTGGGAAGGCAGATGGAAGTCTGAAATTTATGATGAAGACGGTCTAAAGCTATTTCCAGATGAGTCAAATTCTGATGTAACTCCTCTGGACTTTATTCGTAAGGGTAGTCAAATTGCAACTATTATCCAGTGTGGTGGATTGTGGTTTGCAAACGGTAAGTTTGGAATCACTTGGAAGCTAGTTCAAGCGGCGGTTCAAAAGCCCAAGCCTGCTATTACTGGAACTTGTTTCATTCGTTTGAATAAGGCAGATAAGGAGAAGATTTCTAGTCAAGTGATTGTTGAAGATGTGGCGGATAACACGGAGGTAAATGATTCAGATGACGATGAACCCGCACAAAAGCAAGAAGCAACTCCCGTAGTGGAAGAACAAGTAGTTGTTCCACCTCCAGTACAAGAAGTAGTTCCTGAGAAGAAGAAGGTGACCAAGGGTGGCAAGAAGTAAATATCAGTGCAATACAATCTTAAATAAATAAAAATCAAAAATATCTTTTTTATTTATTATTTGTTCCAATTACTTATCTTTTACGAGTATTCTTTTTCTTACTATTTTTTTTTAAATGGCTTTTCTTTTTTGTCTTACGATTTTTTCTTGTTTTTCTACGACCACCAACCAAAGAAACTGGAGTTGTTTTACCCCACACAAACAAATGATCCGATGTTTGATTTAAAATGTCATCTTTAGTAGTAATATTCAAATTGTTGTCAGAGGATTCTCCATCGACAAATCCATTATCTGATGACAAACCACCATCTACCTTTCCAAACAATACAACATCACCTTCAAATGCATAATTTGCTGGATTTGTTACTAGTTTTGTAACGTCGTCATCTTTTATTAAATAATATGTCTGTAGTATATCTTTGTCTGGTTTCTTCGACTCATCTTTCTCCTCTGGAAAAAGTTGTTTTAAATAATTAAAAGATTTATTGAATCCACCTCTTTTTTTAGTATCTGGATCCATGCCATCAATTACTACCTTAGTTGAATTGACATTTGGGCAAGCGGTAAACAATCTTTTACTAGGAGAAGTAAATTTTATTATTTTTTCTTCTATTTTAACCTCATCTCCCGATAATTTTTGTATTAATAATCCATCCGAGTCATTTAGATCACCCGTTAAAACAAATTTTGTCTCATCTGTAATGTTGATTGCTTTTAAATCAAAATCGACAAGCATCTCGTTAATGCACTCGTTAAGTCTTTTAACACAATAGTTTAACCATTCATTCGTGAAGTCATTATCTTCTAATTGCATGATTGTTTTATCTGTTACACCTGTTATATCTGTTACAATGTAATTTGTATCATTGGATGTTAGTGTATCACCAGTAATCTCAAACACTTTTAGAGCACTTGGATTTACCATATGACAATTAATGTGAATTACATCAATCGTTTCGTCATCCTTCATTTTAACAACCATGCCAATGCAACGACCCGCATCAGGGGATTTATTATTTTTTAAAAAAACATACTTTTTTTCATCTTTTGTAAATTCATGGGGTGTTCCTAAATCACGAACAGACATGTATTGTGATAATTCAGTATTAAATGAATAGGAAGATGGGCCGTTGGTACCATCCAAATCTATCACTCTGGTTAATTTTCTTGAATAACTATGAATTTTATTTTCTTTGATTTGTTTAAATTTGGTTGGATCAAAATCAGCAATAATAAATCCAGATGTAGGATATGTTGTACTCATATATTCATCGATTGTATTCTTGCATATAAACGTAAGATTTTTTTCTTTTATAATTTGATCTACGCGATCATGTACATCTTTTGTATTGTTTAATTCTTGAAATCCCGCTGCACAGTAATTTGCATTGTTTTTGTTTTTATTTAAATAATCGCTTATTTTTGTTATAGATCCATTAAATAGATCTAACAAATTTTCAGAAGTTTCTTCTTTACCTTTACCTTTTAATATAGAATATAAAAAAGGACTTTCACTTGCAGGAATGCCTAGGCCAGCATCCCCAATTGAAGTAATGAAACTAACATTGCTACTTACTGCCACTAAACTCATTATTATAATAACAACATATTATTTACTTAAATAAATGTACTATTTATTAAATTAAATGGCTGAGAAACCAGATCAAGTGCCAGTTTCTATTATTGAGAAACCAGATCAAGTGCCAGTTTCTATTATTGAGAAACCTGAGCCAGTTTCTATTATTGAGAGAGAGAAACCAGAGTTTCCCAAACCATTTGAAATAACCAAATGGGCATGTGTTTCATCATGCTTTTTCTTGGTTCCCGGAACATATGCTTTCTACAATCAACTTTACATCTATGGAACTGTTTGCACATATACTTTAATATTATCCGTAAATCATTGGAGAAATGCGGAAGATGGAACTCGAAGATTAATAGATAGAATATCTGCCTCTACTTGTGCCCTAACATATTTTGTCGGTGGATGTTTACATTGCAGAGGAATTTATTTTTATGGTTTTGGAATCCCCATACTTTTGATTATTGCATTTTGTTTTATTATGTCCAATTATTTATCTGTTCGATGGAATCCATATTGGATATATATGCATATGATGTTTCATTTGACGGTTTCTTTATCTGAAATATTAGTTATTTATTGCACATTAAAATAACCATAATATATATATAAAGAATTTTAACTAACATTTTTAGTATGAATCAAGAGTTGACTGAGTTTAAAATATCCAAGCCCGAGTTTCCCAAACCATTTGAAATAACCAAATGGGCATGTGTTTCATCGTGCTTTTTCTTGGTTCCCGGAACATATGCTTTCTACAATCAACTTTACATCTATGGAACTGTTTGCATTTTTACAAATGTATTATCTATCAATCACTGGAGAAATGCGGAAGATGGAATTCGACGAAAAATGGATATAATTGCGGCATCAAGTGGTGCAGTTATTTATATTACTTCTTGGATTATATATTGCAAAGATACATGTTTTTTCATTGGAATCCCTATTATTACTTTGGTATTTATTTCTTTCTTTTTATCTAATTATTTGTCTATTCGTTGGAATCCATACTGGGTATATGTTCATATGTTATTTCATTTTATGGTGGCATTGTCAAAAATGTTAGTTATCTATTGTACAAAGAATATACCAAATGATATAAATAATTAATTCATAATTTGTTAGTACATTATGAATTACGACTTAACTATTATTTTATCTTCTGCTTTATTTTGGGTGTACATTGATTCAGTCAAATTGGTTTCAAATGAACGCGTTATTAATTCCGCTCTTATTCATGCATGCATTAGTGGTATCGGAAACAGTGTTGGCCTTGTAATGTATCCAATTATAGTGTACGATTATTTTCAGATAGTGGACAATGTTCCATCATTTATTTCAAATATTGCACTTATTTCATTTGGATACAGTTTTTATGATTTATATATTGGGGTTCGAAGTAAAAAGATGGATAATATTTTGCATGGATTTATATTTGTTAGTACATATACAATTGCATATTACTACAAAGTCATGTCAATGCCATCTATAAATATGATTACAGAAACATCCAGTATTTTTTTAAATCTTAGACCATATAAAAAGAAATGGATTGACATTGCATTTGCAGTTACTTTTTTTATTTATCGTATTATATTATCTCCTATTTTTATAACAATGTACATTATGAATTCAAATAATACTTTGAAAATGGTCGTTTTATTTGAAGCTTTGCTACTTGTTCCATTGAATGTATATTGGTTTTCTTTGATTGTTAAAAAAATGTGGAATAAAAAAATTGAAATCTAAATAATGTATTTTGTGTAAATATATTATTTCTAATCTATAATGAATTGCTCAAATTGTAAAAAATATGAAGTGGCGAAAACACACTTTTGTGGATACAAAGACTGGTGTATACTATGTGATAGAAGTCTTTGGTCGACTAGAGATGATACTGCAACAACAACAACAACAATAAACAAACAAGAAGAAGAGTTAGATTATTGCGAGGAATGCTACAAAACAGTAAGAGACGTATTTATAGTAGATGTCAAACATCCAAATGTAATTATGGTGGAAAACAATCGACCCAAAGGAGCAAAATGGTGTACGCAAGAGTGCCTCAACAATTACAATGTTAAACATCCTCAAATGGCGAATTGTACAGAATGTTTTGCAAGAATCGAATTGGAACAAGCAATTGAAGGCAGAGGTTTGTGCAAAATATGTATGCTTAATAAAAAAACATTTTGTCATCAAACATACTGTCTTTATAACCAATTCTAAAACATTTTGAGGTTGTTGTTTTATCTTCATCGCACTGTAATGTAAATATTATATGTCTTAATTTATGATGAACATTTCCGCGACATCTCAAATACCGAATATCAATGACAGTATATATTTTATCATTTAAAAAATATTTATCATCTTTTCTTAATTCTTCTACTTTCTTAAATATGTAATCGTTCGGTGTAATATCCATAATAATAATAATAATAATATTTAAGTTTAAATATTTTTTATAATTAAATGGTCCATTTTAAATCTTCAAGGGTGTAAATACTTGTTTAAATATATACGCCTTTTGTCTTATAATAGGTATAAGTCTTAAACACTAGTTCTAACAAATATAAAGAAAACAGTCAAATAATGGTAAACATGCGTAGCAATATATCTAGAATTACTCGTGTTATTAAACTAACAAATTGTCAATCAAAACCTACCCAAAAATCAATTGTCAAATTAAATTCATCGATAAATGAATTGAATCAAAAAGTTTCGCTAATCAATGATATTATGGTATATCAATTCTTATTATGCAATACAGTATATGTTCCATTGTTTGCGTTTTATATGGTATATAACTAACAAAAAATATATAACTAACAAACCTATATTATATTATAAATGGATGTTTATAATATAAAACAAACTATTTCTACTTATTTCCGTGAAAATAATTTATCCTATTATAAGTTACAGCAAGTCTACATTTTATATCTGGCATTGCAGAAAATAGGAAAATCGCCAACTCTTGTAAAAGGATATTTGGTGAATCATTTCATTCAAAATTATTATATTTCTTTCTGGATAATTTGTGATGGAGAACTGCATAATATTATTGATGAAACACTAACATATTCATTAGATCAAAATACTGAATTGGTGGAAACCTTACCATATGACATTCAATTAACTTATTTGAATATGAATACATCGGATATATGTTTTAATATGTCTGATACAATATATGATAAAGTGAAACCACTTTTACACCTTTTAATATTTTAAACACATAGTATTTAATTTAAATAGTCTTCTAGTAAGATAGATATTGAGCATGTTGACGTTAACCCATTATAAAGAGCCATACTACCAAATGTGACTAAAATAATTAATGGTAAAATATTAAATTTTTTCAATAAATTTTCTTTCCTTAATTGTAAATAAATGTATATTCCTATAGATAGCATTATTATTCCCATAATTGTCTGAATAATTCTCATAACACTATAAAAATTAAATGAATTACTTCCAACAATATTTATTCTCATATCAGTATTTCCATCTATAGAAACATTATTTGAACCATATTTTAAATTAGAAAACTGAAGTTTTTGATTGACTTTAATTCTGTTATAGTCATTAAAATATTTATTTTTAATAAATTGTGATCTATTTGCAGATTGACATACAATATATATTTCATCAACATATTCTAAATGTTTAATAATTGTTTCAGCATTAAATCTTATCATATTCATCGGAATGTTATAAAAACTATATTCTGGGGATTGGTCAAAATGTTTAGAATAAACTTCATCACTTTTACGTATGTCAATAAACAGATATTTCATAATATATATGTATATATTTATTGTCAACAAATGTAATGCTAATTTGTTAGTTAGGTAGTTGCTAACAAATATTAATTTGTTAGTTCTAAACAAACTATAATGTCCGATAACAATCGAGTGTCATATGGCATATTTTCATTCATTTGATATATTCCTTCTTTACGAAACATAATTGTTTGTTTTTTTATTATTCTCAATTCCGATACATTGATTCTCATCTTTTTTGTTCCATATACCAAAACATATATATATTCTTGTTCTAACAAATCCGATGTTAGTTTAACTGTTGCATGAATGTATACATTATTATTTTCATCAATATTAATGTTATCTGGTAGTTCTGGAATGCATCGAACAACAATGTCCCCATTATCGCCTCCTTCAAAATATGTTTCTGCATTCCACAATGGAACATAATAAGTTTTTTCATTTACTAACAATTTATAGACATTTCCTTCAAATAAATCGGTCAAGGTTGGATTCAGTATATAAATTTGATCATTTTTGCATTTATCTTTGACAATTTGTTTTAATTGAGCTAATATGTCGGGCGATACGTGTAGTACGTGTTTGTATTTACTCATAAACTCATATACTTCAACTAAAATAGATTTGTCAAATCCTTCAAACATAGAGACAGATACATCTTTATAACTAACAAGAATGTCTTTTATAATTTGAATAAAAGAATCTGTTTTGTTAGTAGTCGTCCTCATTATTATGCTTTGAATAAACAATCCTAACAAATCTGCATAACTAGATGGCATTTGTCCCTCTGGAAACGGGGTTTGTTTTCGGTCGTTTATATTTTTCAAATGATGATATGCTTCATTAATGGCCTTGAATTTTTCATTTGATTCTTTGCTACCATCATTCTTATCTGGATGATGTTGTAACGCCATTTTACGGTATTGACGGCGAACATAATCTAAATCTACGATTTTAATAATATCTATTTCTAATATTTCACATGCAGTTTGAATGTCCATATCAGTTGAAACAATTTGCCTCTAATATAGTTTAGATTTTGTAATATAAAAATGAATCATTCACAAATTGGGATTTATAATTTTTATAAGAACTTATTACAACTAACAAAATAAGTTAAAACAATTATTGTTAGTATAATATATGTTTAAGTTCCGAGATTCAATTGATTCTGACATTCAAGAGTTAGAAGAAATGTACAATCAAACACTAACTAACAAATCAGTTCATAATATTTTCAAAAGTGCGTATAAACATATGTACGAACCAATTTTGCACAAAATTCATCTTAATGATAGTTTTTTTAACAAGCTTAAAACATCTAAATACATGAACAGATTGAATAAATTAAAAGATGGTTATAATTCAATTGTCAATCAAAAGAAGGAAACTATTTCGGGATTTTATCGAGTAACGCTTCGATTAAATGCAGATGATACAACTACTTATTTGGAAAATGGAGTTCCAACCGCATACAATACAGTAGAATATTTTGAATCCATTGAGGATGATCTACCCATGAACAAACTTGGTCAATTATCTGCTATGTATGAAAGTTATAGTGTTTGGTATAAATTCCTTTTCAAAGATGATATAAGCATTACTACAAAAGATGCATTTCATGGACAACTGTTAGTGTATAAAATAGATACAACAATTGATTTCCCAAAAATAGAAAAAAGACTAGGTGAAAATGTTTAAATAATACCCCGATATATTTGAAGCAACAAATTTTAAATTTATTAACGACCTATTTCAGTTATTTTCAACCAACTTGAATTATTGCTTTGAACAGTTACAAGATCATCTGTTGAATTAATTACATCAACTCGAATTACTTTTGCAGATGTATTAATATTAGTGTATCTTCCAACAATAGGAAAAATTGCACCTGAACGGGAACCACCTCCTTCGGCACCTACCCAATTCTGATAGGTACTAGAGATTTCTCCACCAGATACATACATTTTAGCAATCATATCATCTGAATTTGAACCTCCAAATGTATAAATAGTTTGATATTCTAACAAAATATACGAATTTGTACTGGAAGGTGTGTAATTGAAACTAAAAATAGTACTAGTAGCTCCTCCATTAATACTTTGAGAAGATTGATTTAATTCAACATTGTCAAACATAAATGTCTTAATTACTTGACCCGCAGAGTATTGCATTGCACTAATAGTTCCATATACTAACAAATTTTCTTGGACAGTTAGATTACCCGACATATCTAAATCTCCAGATACTATTAAATTACCAGATATATCCGTATTATGAAAAGACGAATCACCCAACACAGTTAAGTCTCCTCTCACTTCTAAATCTTTCAAATAAGTGTCACGACTAACATATAAATCACGGCTAACATATACATCTCCAGTGTGAGTAGGTGGGTTAACAAAGGTGGATAATCTTCCATTAAATAGAACTTCTCGGTTTGTAGCCTTTTTGCTAACAAGCGAATGAATCGATCTAGACATTATATAATATCACCATATAAAACATAAAAATAAAGTGTATATTTATTTTTATTTATCTTAGGGGACCCCTTAAAAATGCATTAATTGTATCAAATAAAAAAGATAACCCTCCAAGTGATAAATGGGTCTATAATTATTATTGTAAAACTGAAAGAACGTAAACGTTTTAACCAATGCCTTTGACACATGTTTATGTAAATGACCTTGAGTTGTTAAATATGTTAGTATATACCAGACACATTCTCCTACATCCAAATTATAAATAAAAATATCATATAACATATCTCGAAATGCCAGAAATTTCAGTTCATCAATTTTAACCATCTCTCCAATGATTTTATCGCAAATTATTTTATGTGGTTGCATTAATTCATTCATTCCGCAATGAACATTTTTTATGTTAGACATTTGTTCCATCTTGACTGGTAGCTTACCATTGTTTCCCATGCATTTTGTTAGTGCGGATTTAGTTGGTCGCGGTACATGAACAGTTTCGCAACAATTCAATATATTGTCCGGTATAAAACTAACACTTTCTGTCATTAAAATATATTTCACATTGATTTGATTCTGATTTTCTTGCATGTAACTATAGAAATTATCTAACAACTCGCTATTTATTTCGTGAAAATTCTTGCATACAACAATCCCAGTTTTGTTTGTTTTGGCAGAAATAATATCAATGATTTGAGTATATATATCGTGCCATAAGAGTTTTGAATTGCATCCTAACAAAGCTAAATCTACTTCAAAATGAATGTCACTTATTTTAAAAAAGAATTGTTGTTTGTTGTAAGTAATGCTTATTTTTTTTTCATATTTGAGATCGGTTGAACTGTATTTTCGAATAGAACTTAACATCTGTGTATATTTGCCAACTCCACTTGGACCATAAAAAATAAGATTTTTCAGTTTATTTACATCGGATGGAAACTTTGAAAATAGTTTACTTAATTTTGGATGCAAATTTTGGGTTTGCTGTGATTGAATATAATCCTCATAATGGGTTTCTAAAAATTTCATTTAATCTTTAAACGGGATAATCTTTATATACACTTAAAAGGATAGTATATATTCTATTATTTAAATGCCCAACGCAATAATCAATTTAAATCAATATAATGAAAATTGTCTCTTTTTTTGTGAACCAATTAAAAATAATGTTATGACGGAAGGTGAATTTAGTCGAATTATTTATGCAGATACGTGTGTCACAATGAATAGTATTTTTTTGAAAATGCCATTTAATGTTACGGGAGTTTGCAAATATTACAGCAAATATAAATATACAATTGAACTAACAAATGAAATAAACAAAATCAAACAAATGGAAACAAACATTGTTCAAAAAATGAATAAACATAATAAAATTCCACAGTACAATATATATGATCATTTGTTAGGTGGGTGTATTAAGATTTCGGATACACCTCCAAATCAGCTGGAAAATATTGTTATTATTTTAAAAATATCGGGGATATGGGAGACTGAAACGGAATGCGGAATTACTTATAAATTTATTGTGTTGGAATAATTACATAAATCCATCTGTGGTATAATATTTTAAACTAACAAAAGCAGAAAAAAGGGCGATTACATTAATAATGCTTAATAATCTCAATTTGGCAGAATCCAGCGAAGACATTTGGATTTTGTTAGTAGTAGACATAGAATCCGTTAGTGTATAAGCAAACAAAATGCATTGAATAATAATAAACATCGACGAGATAGTAGACATTGTTCGATATGATTCATTTGGATTTTTAGTAATGACATCAAAATACATACTGGTTGTTAAGATTGAACCAATTAACACAACTAACAATAATAAGAATGGGGCAAATCCATTCAAAACAGTTGATATGATGGTTAAAAATGAATTCTCTGCAGTGCTTAAGTTTGAATCAGATAAGACAAGCAACATTAGTGTAGTAACTGCAACAGAAATAGCTGTATATGCTAACATTTTCCCTGTTACAGATCCGGAACTAAATGACTTGGCAGATAAAATGAGAATAACAATTCCTCCCGCCATAAGGGAATAACACATCTTTAAAATCAAACTTTTAAAATCTGTAATTACATTTGTATCAGACATATATATTTGGAATACTTTATTTTTAGTTAAAATAAAGTATTCGTATACACTAATAATGAGTCGTACTCCATTGATACCCAATGCACAACAATATATTTTGCAATACAAATATTGCACTATTAATTCAGATGATAGAGACATTAAGAAATATCCAAATGCGGCAGAATTTGAGATTGAATTACCACAAGATTATGTGAATGTTCAAACGGTTAAGCTAAATTCTTGTTCTTTCCCTAACAAATATGATACATTTACTCAATCTAACAATAATATCATGTTTCGTTTTACAGTACGACCTTATTATTTTGTTAGTGGAATTAGTTATTTAGACGCTAATTCCGAATCAACTTTTTCATTTGTGATTGAAGAAGGAAGCTATACTCCGGTACAAATGGCAACAGAACTAACTAACAAAATGAATTTAGTTGTTAGTGAATATGTCTCGCAATATGGAGCTATTTATTATTCTGATTTTATTGTAGAATATCATGAAGTGATGGGCAAATTTTGGTTTGGAAATGTTAATTCAGAATTTACATTGGATAATGGGTCGACTATTTATTTAGATGAATTAATACGATCTAACACAGATTGTTCTAAGCGGAGTAAATATGTTGAATATATTAATTGGGGATTACCATATTATTTAGGATTTGCACAACAGAATGTAACGGCGACTCCGGTAACCAATGATACCCAAATGTTTTATAAATCTCGGTTGCCGTGGCTAACAACAACTGCAACGGGTGGGACATCCCATATTGTGATAGCAAATAGAAAACCATCTCTTTCTTCGCCAAGTCATTTTTATATGGAAATATCTGGAATGAATAATGTGGATGAAACAATGCCATATTCAGCGGATAAATTTCATGCTCATACAAATGAAACAAATGGAATTGTAAATTCATGTTTTGCAAAAATACCTTTACTAACAAATGAATCGAGTACATGGTACAATGAACGATCGGAATCGTATATGTTGTATAATCCTCCAGCGGAAAAAGTTCGTCGAATTCGTGTAAAAATGCGTCATCACAATAATCGACTTGTGTCATTTGACCAATTCGAATATTCATTTGTATTGCAGTTTGGACTATTTACACCGCAAAATGAAAAGAAATATGGAGTGTATGTACCCGAATCCGTTAGTCAGAATAAATGAGGGAAACTACGTTCCCCTAATCCCAAAATACAAATTGTTTCATGCACTTGTCATCCTTTAATTCTCTCATATATGCCCACATTTTCTTGCGTTTTATTACAATGTCTGCATTTTCCAAATCTGATTCAAATGCAATAATGTTAGTTATCATTTCTCCTTTTTTTTTAGTTTTAGGAATGTTATAATAATCTTGGATACGCAATAGTTGCCTAACATTCAATGTTTCATACTCATCCATGGCATTTGTTAGAATCTGAATGGAATCAAGTATATCGTCATCTTCATCATCTGAATAAAAACTAGACAAAAGAGCGTCTATATTAGAAGAAGGATAATCTTCTAATTCTGAAAATTCTAGATGTATGTTCTCCATATTTTAAAGTATAATAAATAATTTTATATCATATATATAATATAATATGGGATTTTTTGATTCAATTAAAAATTTGTTTGTTGCAACAGAACGAGTAAAAACATCCAAAGCAAAATGTGCAGAAAATAAGAAAATCGCAGAAGAAAAATATAAAGAAGAAATGAAACGAATTGAAGCCGAATGTGAAACTGATTTACAAAAAGCAAAAGATGCAGATAAACTAGCAGAATCCCAATCAGTACCACCCGTAGTACAAATGCCCCCAGTACAAACACCCACAGTAACACAAACAGTAGATACTCGAGTTGTTGGTGGGAAAAAGGGAGGGAAGTCTAAAAAGAGGTCCAAAAGTAATCGAAAGAAAACAGCACGTAAATAATAAATGGGGTTAGTATAATAATACATATTGTGTGTGTATTATTATTCATCATTATTTAAGATCCATAAATTTAAAGATTGCTTTACTTGGCAAACTAGGGTACGTCTTCATCTTCGTTTTACCAAGTTTAACAATAATTTCCGCCAAATTGTTTTCTGCATCCATCCAATTTACCCGCATTTCTGGTAATTCTTTCGTTGTATATAAGATGGCAATGTTTTCCACAATTTCACACACTTCGTTACTTTTGTTAGGTTGAACCATTAAAGAAAGAACGGATTCAAATAATTCTTTTAAAATGTTGGCAATATTTTCCGCTGGAATAACACCAGATATATTCAAGTTGACGAAGAATGCACTCATTGCCTTTCTTTGTTCATTGGCTACATTATTTATACAAAATTGATTATAATCCACATCTGGGTTCACATACTGTATGTTCTTAAAAAGAGTGGAATATGAATTGTAATTCTGCGTAAAAATATCTCTCAACATAGGAAAAGTTTGCATGAGTTCGGTATACAAATTGGCATATAGTTTTGAAAAGAATTTATTATTTGAGGCAATTTCAAAAATAGCATTTCCTACTTTGTATAAATCTTCTTCACTAACATTCATTGCATTAATAATTTCTTTTATTTGAACTACATTATCCGCATAGGTTGACTCAGATAATTTGTTCAAACAAACGCGAATTTTATTAATCTCCGCATCGATGCCTTTTTTTTGAACTAACACCGAAGATGTATTAGTTGGTTCTGGTTTGTCCCATTCTGTATTTGATAATTCTTTTGTTCTTCTTCTTCTAACTGGTTGACTCGTTTGTTTAAGTTGTTCTTTCTTCTGAAAAACAGGCGTTTTAATATATGCGGGAGAACCAACCTTCATGGCAAGATTATTTATTATATCTAACACAACTGGATCCATGTTATAACTGAATCCATTAAAAGCAATTTGTTCTATATCTGATACGGTGTACATTTGTGTCATCAGTATAATATTACGAATTAAACATTTATATTAGTTTAATTTTAATATTGTTTTATATTTACTTAAACCGAATACATATATAATATATATTATGGCAACAACTAACATTTTTATGTCTTCGTTTTCTAAAAATCGTAATGGGAGTCGAAATGCACCACCACAAAAGAAAGAAACACCAACTGTTTCTTTGGATGTTGCTATTACTGATACCACCGATTATTCCAAAGTTGAAATACAAAATTGGGATGATTTTGAAATTCCCCCGGACTTGCTAAGAGGCATTTATGGATATGGTTATGAAACACCCAGTCCAATTCAAAAAAAAGCAATATATCCCATATTAAATGGGCGAGATGTAGTAGGTCAAGCTCAATCTGGAACTGGTAAAACAGCGACATTCTCGATCGGAGCATTAAGTAAAGTAGATGTTACCGTTAAAAAAACACAAATTATGATTTTAAGTCCTACTCGAGAGTTGAGTAAACAAACATGTAAGGTAATTACCACCCTTGGTAATATGATGGAAGGTCTGGTTGTTCAGAATATAGTTGGCGGTACTTATGTGGAAGAAGACATGGCGATTTATTCCAAAAACATTCCTCACATTGTAGTTGGCTGTCCGGGTAGAGCATACGATTTAATTCGTCGAAAGGCAATTGACGCAACTGCTCTTAAAATGATTGTCATTGATGAGGCGGATGAAATGTTATCGATTGGATTTAAGGACCAGCTTTATAATATTTTTCAGAACTTTAGTGAGAGCATTCAAGTGGTATTGTTTAGTGCAACTCTTCCGGAAAATATATTTGAAATTACAACTCATTTCATGAAGTCACCCGTTACAATTACTGTGAAGGCAGAGCAACTAACATTGGATGGCATTTCTCAGTATTTTGTGGCACTTGATAATGATCAACAAAAATATGGAACACTAAAAGATTTATACTCGTTTTTATCTGTGTCTCAGTGCATTATTTACTGCAACAGTAAAGCCCGGGTTGTTGATTTGCATGAGGCGATGCATGCAGATGGATTCCCAGTGTGTTGTATACACAGTGATATGACTGCAGATGAAAGAGATGAATCCTTTAATAAGTTTAAAGTCGGTGAAGCAAGGGTTCTTTTATCCACTAACATAACGGCAAGAGGAATTGATATTCAGCAAGTCAGTGTGGTAATTAATTTTGATGTTCCGCGCGATGTTCATACTTATTTGCATCGAATTGGTCGAAGTGGTCGTTGGGGAAGAAAGGGGGTTGGGTTGAACTTTATGACCCGTCGCGATGTGTTTAAAATGAAAGAAATTGAGGAATACTATGCATGCCAAATAAGTGAACTTCCAGGCAATTTAGAATCAATTATGCGATAGATTGACACTTTAATTAATCTAATTGGTATAATATGAAAAGCGAATCTGATTCTTCATTTGAATTGCCTATTTATTATTCTCCTAACAAAACAAAGTTATCGGACAACATTGTTACCGATTTAGAATTAGTTAGTACAGTCGATTTATCCTTGTCATCTATGTATTCAATTGTGCTACAACCGTCCACCTGTTTTGGGAAAGAGATTTTACCTAAGTTTGCGGAGCATTATACGACAGATATTCCTTTTTTGAAAGATACTCAAACATTCCTAACAAATTATAAGGCACTAACAAATCAAAAAGAAACTCATGAACTCATGCATAATGTGTGGGCTGATCTAAAAAAAGAAACGGGATTTTGTGAAAAATATTTATATATTGATTGGGAAATGGGTAAATTTTTAAATACAAATTCATCGTTTTTGCAGGCGATGAGTATCTATAATGTTACATCCCCTATTATTTCTTTTTGTCTTCCACTTATAATACTTATTGTTCCATTGTTTGTTATTAATGCAAAAGGGCTATCTATTAGCACTTCCGAGTACATTGCTATTTTAAAACAAATTATGGAACATCATGCCATTGGCAAATTATTTGTTGGATTCGATGAAACTACTTTGTCCCAGAAAGCCTATATATTGTGTTCAACGGCTCTTTACATTTTTTCTATTTACCAAAATGTGTTAATTTGTTTAAGATTTTACAAAAACATTATTAAGATCAATGATACATTGAAACAATTCAAATCGTATGTGTCGGATTCGATTGAAATATTTGAATCCTATTTATCGCAAACAACTGAACTAACAAGTTATAGTGAATTTAACGATAAAGTCCAAAATAATTGCGATCATCTTATTAATTACCGGACTCAATTAGAAAATATTGGTTCTCTGGATTTTTCTTGGAAAAATATATTCAACATTGGAGACAGAATGAAGTTCTTTTATCATTTATATGACAGTAAAGAGTGCAATGAAGTCATGCAGTTTTCATTTGGAATGCATGGATATTTAGATAATATGACGGGTTTAATGAATAGACTAACAAATAAAAATCTTCATATGGCGAGTATTTCTTCTAGAGAAACAACTGTTTTTAAAGACGCTTATTATCCAACTCTAATGAATGATCCAACTCATGTGAAAAATACATGTGACTTTTCAAAGAGTATTGTATTGTCTGGACCAAATGCATCGGGTAAAACAACTATATTGAAGACATCTATTCTTAATGTTATTTTTACTCAACAGTTTGGTTGTGGATGTTATCAAGAAGCAACATTGGTTCCATACAAATACATACATTGTTATTTGAATATACCTGACACATCTGGTAGAGATAGTTTATTCCAAGCAGAAGCTCGTCGTTGCAAGAATATTATCGATGTCATTGATTCTAACCCAGATGCAACTCATTTTTGTGCATTTGATGAATTATATTCTGGAACAAACCCGGACGATGCCATTGCAAGTTCTTTAGCATTTATGAATTACATTTCTGCTAACAAAAATGTATGTAGCATACTGACAACCCATTACAATAAGGTTTGTCGTAAATTGGGGAAAAATAAACATATTATAAATTGCAAGATGAAAACTATTAAATCGGAAAACAATACATTTTCATATACGTATCAATTGGTAAAAGGAATATCAGATATTAAGGGAGGCATTAAAGTTTTGAAAGATTTAAATTATCCAGTTTCCATTACAGATAAAATTTAGTTCGTTTTATAAATAATATAAATATATACAACCTTTATAATTATGTTATCCGAGATATTTAGCATACCTTTTCTTATTTGTTTATCAATAAGTATCTTACTCATTGGGTGCAGTTCTATCTATTTTTATCAAAGAATCACACAACAAGACCACAAGATTGAGTCGATGGTTAGTTTAATTTCTTCTATGGCAGAGGAATTAAAGGGTGGTAGCCAACCGCAAGTAAAACCATTTTCCGCGCCAGTTCAAGTGCCAGTACCAATGCCAGCACAAGTAAAAAATCTAAATACATTAATACCCGTTTCTGATAGTGATAGTGATAGTGAAGACAGTGATAGCGAAAGTGGTAGCGAAAGCAGTGATAGTTCCACTTATTCTGATAGTGATGAGGAGGACAATATTATTGAAATAATGGGAAGTGTGGAAGATTTGAAAGAAACAGATGAATTAGAAACGGATGAACTAGAAATGGAAGACTTAGAAATGGAAGAACTTGAAATGGAAGAAGTTGAAATGAAAGAACCCAAATCAGAGGAAATTAACGTAGATAACATTAAGTCAATCCATTTAGACGATTCTTTTGGATCTTTAAATGATCTTTCTCTATTTAAAAGCATTCATATTAATGGATCTGAGACGGATACACAGACAGATTCCATTACAGTAGAAGAATCAACCAATTACAAGAAAATGCCAATTCAAAGACTTCGAGAAATTGCTCAATTGCAAGGTCATGGAGATGTATCTAAATTAAAGAAGAATGAATTACTTAAGTTATTGGGTGCAGAATAATTTTATTGTATAATAATATATTATGAATTGGGCGTCTGTTTATTCGGGTTCTAATAATGTGTATTCTAATCTGCCCCCAATGATGAGTGATGGTCGTAATTATTCCAATTTATTGCCGGATGAAGTGATCAATGATACTATTAAAAAAGAAGCGGGCATTTCAAGCAATTGGGATTATAGGAGATACTTGCAAAAGAATGCATCTCATATAATTAAACATAATTCACAGGCCGCTATTTCTGCCACTGGACTAATCGAAGACCCATCTAACTATATTCCAGTTAATTTTTTTGGTAATCAAATTCCTAACAAGCCAAGTGATTTAAAATCTCAGTATATGTCGCGTGAACAATTAAATGCTAGACTAATTAGCCCACCAATTAATGTTAACAAACAATAATTACCATACACCGCTATACAATGGGGGTTGTACAAATGGAACATGTTTTTGTAACCTTTTTTTGCGTTTTTTATCCCCACCACCACCAATTGGTCCAGTTGAGCCAGTAGAACCGGTCGAACCATCAGAAACAGTATCTTCATATTGATCATCAAATCCTTCATTTAATCTAGGCGAATGCATTCTAGTTATAACAAGTCCAAGAATTAATATAAATATTATTAACACGTGCATTAATAATATTATCATAGATTTTATTTTAAGTTAACTGTTGTAACTTCGCATCCATTATTTAATAAAAAGTCAATTACCTTTTCTACTAAATCTTTTGGAATAAAAATGTATTTTCCAGATTCGCCCGTTGTAGGTTGAACTAGCAAAGGCGATTCCTTTAAATCTTCTCGTTTCAGTTTAACTTCATCATCGGATGAAGGTGTTACAACAGTAGTTGTTGTATCAGTAGTAGTTGGCGTTACAACAGTAGTAGTATCAGTTGTAGTTGGAGTTACAACAGTAGTTGTATCAGTTGTAGTTGGTGTTACAACAGTAGTTGTATCAGTTGTAGTTGGCGTTACAACAGTAGTTGTATCAGTTGTAGTTGGTGGAGTTACAACAGTAGTAGTATCAGTAGTTGGCTCATCTGTTTTGGGTTCCTCTTCTTTTGATTCTACATTAGTCTCATCTGTTTTGGAAGATTCTACAGTAGGCACATCTATTTCCTTTGTTTCTCCTTCCTTTGATTCTACAGTAGTCTCATCTATTTTGGGTTCCCCTTCTTTTGTTTCTACAGTAGGCACATCTATTTCCTTTGTTTCTCCTTCATTCAATTCTACAGTAGGCTCATCTATTTTGGGTTCCCCTTCCTTTGTTTCTCCTTCCTTTGTTTCTACAGTAGTCTCATCTGTTTCATTTGATTCTACAGTAGGCTCACCTTCTTTCGGCAAAAATTGTGCATCCAAATCAGCTTGAATTTCTTGAAATTCGGGTTCATTATTTAAATCGGTTTCTGGTACAGTTGATTCTTTTACTTTTTCTAAAGTTGTTTTTATTTCAGAAGCGTACTTTTGTTGAATATCTTCCGGCAAATCATTAATCATATTTTTTAATCCCTTCAAGGATGGGTATTTAGTTATTATATCATCTAACAATGCATTGTCAGCTCCACCAGTTTGCTCAGCAACTTTAACTGGTGTTTCTTTACTAAAAAATAATAATATCTTTTGTAAATTTTCTAAAAAATCTTTTGCCTTTGGATTTGTTTCGGTTTTTAGTTTTATTTCTATTTCAGTTGGTTTTGGTGGCATAATTGCATCCCACATAGTAAAACCATCATTTGTTTCTCTTTTTTTATATATTTGGGTATTTACCCTTTCATTCAATTCGTCCGGAATAAATAATTTAGCTTGCACTGATTTGCCTGTTAATTCATTGTCAAAAATAGCATACATTTTATTACGAAGATCTGGATTTTTACCAGCATCATTGTCTGCCCATATTAGATTAGATACTTTTAAACTATTCGGGTTTGATTGTTTATCATAACACATAAATCCAACTAAAGAATCCGCATCTCTTCCACTTGACACATATGCAAAATATTCATAATATGATTTGTCTTTTGATATAGTACCGTTTTCAACAAACTCTGCAATATCTATTTTAATCTTGTCTTCTGGTTTATTCTCATCTAACAAAACAAGTTTATCTTCCGCATATGGTTTAAGAGATTCGACAATAAAACAAATTTCAGCATTATACTTTATTAAATTTTCTTTTGAAAAAATGTTATTGTCTATACTAATTGTAGAACATTTTTTATTTAAAGACTGATTTGGAGTTCCATTTTTATTTATTTTAAAATAAGAATTTATATACAATGATTTGAAAGTATATTTTTTTTCTATTTTCATTTTGTCTTTTATATCCTTTTCATCTATTAAAAGAGTTATTTTACTTCCCTTTAATGTAACTTCTAACTTAGAACCTTTTATTTCGTATCTATATGGAATATTTGGTTTAATACTTGCATTTATTGTGTCTAATTTGTTTTCTTCGTCTTCAATGAATTGAAGTTGTTTTCCTTTCATAAATTTCATTTTGAATGGGTCAGAAATAGTTGCCTTAGATAACATGCCCGTTTTTGTTTCAACTCGGACAGTTACCTCCATGTCAAGATTGATAGCAAAATCAATTATTTCATCCATAGATGGCCCCATAAAAGGTAACAATCCACCCTCTTGCTTTTTTGTTTTCTTTCCTTTATTTCTTCTTCGAATATTTCGTGTCTTCCACATCTATATATTCATTATATTATTTTATAGTGTTCTTAATGTAGGATTAATGCAAATGTCTCTGGAAGGGAAAATATTGCCAGACAGGCACATATTGGAATCTACAATTTGATTATAACTATTCTGTTCTTCTAACAAACACCAATTTAATTTGCCTAATGATAAATCCGATGACGAATTCATCGCCTCAAAACCTTCTTTCTCATCATCATCATCATTAATTGCATTGTCTAACGCTTTGACTAATACCTTTTTAAAGGTTACTTGATCCTCTGTTGCCCCTGTATCCCCGATTAATCCAACCTCTTCTCTTGCATTCTTTGTTTTTTCATTATAATGTGTAAACGCTTTTTCAATTGCATCTTCAATAGAAGAAGCATCAAAAAAATACAATAAGTAATAATAAACTCCTAAAATAAATAATCCAAATAAAAACATAATAAATACCCATGTCCACAATGAAAAAGACGAAGAAGGCTGTTCCGAATACACTTGTCCAGAATATTCAGATACAGGCATTTCAGATGAAGTCGGTTGTATATTTATTTGTTCAGACATATATTAAAAATAAATATATTAAAAATTAAATTTGTGCATATGATTTACATATTCCAAAAGTTCGTCGATGCCAAATAGTGATTCCATGAGTTTGAATTCCTTCTAAATGTCTCTTTGAACCATATCCCTTATTACTTGCAATTCCATAATATTCCTCTAATGTAGGATGTTCCAAACACAAATCCGCTATATACTGATCTCTTGCTACTTTGGCTAAAATAGATGCTGCCGCAATAGATGTATATTTATTGTCACCACCTTCAATGCACACATGTGACACACAGTCAAACATTCCTCTTTCCTTATTATAATGACTATATGGTTTAAAATAATTGCCGTCAATCATTAACTGAACTGGTGTATCCTTTGATGGCAATTTAGAGATGGTTTCTTTAATGCTAGAATGCATTGCCTTTTGAGTGGCTTGCAAAATATTAATTTGATCAATTACATCAGCTTCTTCATAACTAACACTCCATGCAATCGCATTTTGTCGAATATAATCGGCGACTTCTTCAATCTTGCGTTTAGAATGAAACCGTTTACTGTCCTTCATTCTAGTATGGTCAAAATCTTTTTTAGGAAGAACTACGGCGGCGGTATATACTCTGCCAAACATTGGACCTCTTCCAACTTCATCCACACCAATTTCATAACCATCATATGTTTCATTATAGCATGTTTGCAACATTTGTTAGTATAATAGATAACAAATGTTTATTATGTTTATCGATTATATTTCTCCATAGATTCATTATTCAAAAGACGAAAAGTTTAGACGAATATAATTTTATTTTGTTAGTATATTGTATCATGATAATAGGGGATATATTAAGTAGATTGAATCTAATAAATGCCATTTTTGATGAATTGCCATTTAAGGAGTTAGATAACCCACTTTTACGCAAATACATCTCGCAAACAAATGTTAATTATATGAAGCAATGTATATACAATTTATCCTTTATTTTCAAGGCAACTAAAATAAGTTTATTCGATTTGGTCAAACAATCTGGAAAAGTGGACTATCAAATAGGTGGCAATCCATATACGAGGATGTTTTCGACATTTCTCATTATTATTATGTTACTTTCAAAAACAATTGCCTCATCAAATGAGCTAGCTGTAAATTCAAAAAAATCTGGTCCAGCTTATGAATGGGCTAGACCAGTTACACAATATACTGTGACAGATGCAATTGAAATACCTGGAGCAAAAAATACTCCTATTGCATTTGGGTTGAAATATCGAAATAAATTAAATACAGATTTATCCAAGTTATTTCAAGACACACAGCGTGAGTTAGATTTATTATTAAAACATCTACGCGGTAAATGTCTAAAATATGTTAAAGAAAATAAGGGGTATGTGCACATAGAATATATTCATCAGCTGAATGGCTTGCAAGTAATAGATTCAAAAACGGAAAATCCCACTACATATGATAAAGATACTCAAAACGCTGTATGTTTTGAAATTAATCCATTACCATTTAATTTTAACCAAGAGACTGGAAGCATTGAATTTATCCATGTAAATATGCCACTTAATCAAATAACTGAAATATTAAACACAATCGTAGGTGATATGGACGGTATTATGAAAGATACTAATAAACCGAAACCCAGTAAAGAATTTATAGAGGCATACAATGGAATTCTAATTATAGCAGATGGATTGGAAAAAATAAGAAATCTATTGTTTGATGTATTTTCACCCGTTGTATTTAATCCAAATATGCCAAATGCATATCGAATTGAAAGTCTAGAAGACTCATTTGGTTCAATTATTAATGAAATGATACAAATGAAAGATTTACTTAATTTAAAAAATCCATATGAACAAATGGAAGCAAGTTCTAAACTTGAATATGCGAAAGAAGAATTAGAAAATGCAAAAACAAAGGCTCTTGCAGAGGAAAGTTCTAGAACAGCACGACAAATAGAATCTGACCAAAAAGTAAAAAATACTAAAGTATATTATGCAAATGTAATTGACGAAAATATGGCATCCGTACAGTCTATTGGAAGAAAAATATCGGAAGTTCCATCTGATTTTGTAGGAGCCATTTCGGACGCGGCAGTCAATACAGCTCTTGCACCCGTTAATTCTGTTTTGAAAGGTGCGAGAGAAATGATAATGAACAATAAATTAATTGGGTTATTGTTTGCATTAGGTGTTTTTGTAACGGGAGTAGTTACCATTAAAATAAGAAAAGGAATAATCAGTATAGTATATAAAATTGCAAATGCAATCAAAACAATTGTTTTAATGCCAATAAAGGTCACAATTTGGCTTGGAAAAAAAGTAATAAATGTACTTTGTTACAAAGAAAAAGTGGAAGAAACTCCAACCGTGCTCCAAATTGAAAATGATCCAGGTCCAGATGTGAATGTTGTAACGCCAGTTGTAACACCGGTTGTTGAAAACCAAGTTGCTGTTGTAGCACCAGTTGTAAATTCAGAAAAAAAAATAGAAATACAAAGATTGGAAAATGCTTTAAAAAATGCAAAAGACCAACTAATCCAAAGACCTAACATCAAGGGTGTAAAGACTAGAATAAGTGAGTTAGAGGATCAACTGGTTGCTCTCAGAAATGCACAAGGAACCCGTAAACGTATTGCCAAAAAAAATACAAAGAAAAAGAACCTTAAAAAACGTACTAAACCAAGTAGAAAAATTAGATAGGAAATAAATATGATTTAATTAATTATATTTATTTAAGAAAACGTTAACAGATAAGTGAACTGATTCAACTGTCCTAACATTTCATCTCGAATATTCAGCAAATCGCTGTCTTTGGACGAATCCAATGTGTTAGTTAACTTTTGTAGAAATTCTTTGTATTCCTCTATTTCCTTTTTAAATGAATCTGTTGCAGTCGATGCATAGTCCTTTACTGTTAGCGTCGTTTGAGATTGCAATTGAACGCGTCCACCATGTTTGCCTAACATAATTTCAACAAATGAATCTACACTCTCACTCAGTTTTGAATGCAAATCATCGGTCGCTTTATGAATCGCATGTCTAGTTGTTTTCCAATGAAATAACTTGATAGTATGCAACATTTCTAAAAAATATACTACAATATTAGGTTCAGAAGCATTTTTAACAATTGTTTTTCTTGTTTTGCGCGCCATTTATATATACATATATTATAATTCTGAAACTATGATTGATTTATGTTTATAACAATCATCTAATTTATTTTGTTTTAAAAAATCATACCCATTTGATGTTAATAATTGTCTAATTTGAGAACGTCTTGGCTCAACATAATTATGTTCAACATCAATTAACCCAAATGTATATTTTTGGAAATCAAGAGATTTCAATATTTCGAATTCACTTCCTTCCGTGTCTAACGATAAATAATCAATAAATGACGGAGCATTTGATTTTTCTAATAAATCATTCAATGAAATCGTATTTACTATAATTTGTGATTTATTTGCATTCACTTCATACGTATGACAATCAATATTTTGACTAATACCAGACAATAAATCACAATTATTGGCAATGTCAAAAATTACTTGCTTATTACTTACACTGTAAACTGCATCGTCAAAACATATAGAATTTGGACGATTTTTGCAAAGTAATTTATATCTATTTGGGATTGGTTCCACGCATATTCCTTTCCAATTAAATTTTGTTTCTAACAAATATGTATTTGATAATTCTATTCCATCACTTGCACCAATTTCAACAAAAAAACCATCTGTTTTATTATTATATCTTTTTAACACTTCTAAATCTTGTCCAATTTGCGAATAACTTTTCATATATACATCTCATTTTGACATTTATATAATAGTGTAAACGCAATTACAATCTATCACTAGATCTTGCTAACTTCTCATTTAATATAAACATATTAACGCTTACGAAGAGACTTTCTAGAACGACGAGACTTTATGGCTTTATTTGAGCGACGAGACTTTCCGCCATCTGGGCGTTTAATAAATAAATTATTTTTTATATCAGGGGTTGTTCCAAAATTTCCGAGATAATCACCATTTTTGCCAATAATGTCCTTAGTTCCAGGTGCGCGAGCCGATGCTTGAGAACGTGTTCCTAAACTTAACATTTTTCCATTTGGTTGTCTTAGAAATATTTCTACATTAGGAGCTACTTCCCCAAAACCAGTGAGCATATGATTAAACCCAACCATTTGTATTATTCGTCGATACCCATTCATTTGTATATTTAAATGAGAAAACTATCTATTTTATTCTATTTAGACAATGATGATACATGGCAAATTTAACGAATTACAATCTAGGAATAAAGGTTTCCCCAAAACTATCCATTTGTTCCAGTTTGGCAATTGTCTTTTCCAAATTGCATGCACTAACATTGTGAAACAAATAGTCAGTGTTCGGAGAATGTTCATTCTCCTTAATCTGTACATAAACACTATCTATTTTGGACATTATCATTCCCACTTTATCTTTCTCTTTGACAATTTCGCATTCCATATTTACACTTGTTGTTAGTAGTTCAACCGCACAAAATAAGATATATTTTCGTCTACGGGCACATGCATTTGTATACTGCAATGTAAATAGACTAAGCAAAGACATAATAATTTTGTGTGTAATTTTGTTCTGTTGTGCCCGCAAAATAATAATATCCCAAATAATCCACACAATGTCCATTTGTCTGGCAGATTCTACATCGATCGCAGAACGTCGTTCGCATACACATTTTTCTTTTCTGGTTTTGCATATTTGTTCAAATTCTAATATCCACTCAATCCAATAACATGCACCTACACTGTTTTTGATATCCCCCGAAATATTATAAGCCAACTCATTTACAGCAATAAATATACTTTTGGGGTCGCCACTATGAAATACTGCTTCCGCAAATCCAATATTAGGAGCTTTAAATCGATCAGTCATATTAGTTAAATCAAATTCTTCTTTTTTAATTCGGATGTCACCAAAACTATGTTTTTTGTTAGATTCACATAATATACACATTACCTCGCAGAACAATCGTCTCACTTTGGAATTGTTTCGCAACGCTAACATTCGATTGGCATATCCATTACGAATTATTTCTTTAAATTGGGACAACCTAAGTTCTAAATAAGAAGACATTTTTGGATTGCCCACATGAATGCAACGACTATAAAATAAAATAATAATTTCCCATAATTCCGTATAATGACCCGCACAAATTAATTCGGCGCTCCAGTAACATGCCGGCTCAATTTTAGATTGAGACAGACTATTTAGCAATTCTTTTCGAACATCCGTTTTTTTGAAATTGGAGAAGGAAACGCCTTTAAATGCATTTGGTTCTCTATAATCATTTATTTCAATAGACAATGACATATATACCGAATTATACAAAAAAAATAACAATACAACATATAAGAGAAAATGGGAAATTTAGTTCAATACTACAACAAACTATCTAATTGGGGAAAAGTGTTAGTCTTTTCTATATTGTTCGTATCTGTTGTTTCTGTTTTAAATCATCTAACACCTAACAAAAAATCCAATTCTATGGTAGAAGGATTTGATCAGAAAGAACCTTTTTTATCTAAATCTGAGGTGATTTCTATATATGATGATTTTTATGCAAATGTCTACGATTATCTAGTCTTTAATGAAGTCAAAAACGATTATGAAATTGGAGAAATTGTTAGTCACACACATATAACTCAAGATAGTAGAGTTCTAGATGTGGGATCTGGAACGGGCAGACATGTGGGAGAATTGTTAGAAAAACATATATCAGTTGAAGGAATTGATATTTCTCCGCACATGGTTGCTAAAGCAAAGGAAAACTATCCAACTGCCACTTTTAAAATTGGGGACATTATAGACAAATCGTTATATCCTCCTGGACAATTTACACACATTACTTGTTTATACTTTACTATTTACTACATTCAAGACAAGTCAACCTTCTTTAAGAATTGCATTACTTTTTTAAAACCAGGTGGATTCCTAATTCTGCATTTGGTAAATCGAGATAAATTTGACCCCATCTTGCCTCCGGGAAATCCATTAGTTGCTATTTCGCCACAACGATATGCAAAAGAACGCATTACCACAACTAAAGTTAAATTTAATGACTTTCAGTATGATGCGGATTTTAAATTGAATAAAAAAGAGAATTCTGCAACATTTGTTGAAAAATTCAAAAGCGATTTAGATGGGCATGTCCGAGTGAATGAACATGCATTTTATATGGAAACCCAAGAAGCAATTTTAAAACAGGCACAAAATGTGGGCTTTATTTTAGATTCCAAAATAGATTTGCTAAAAGTGGCGTATGAATATCAATATTTATACGTGTTAGTTAAACCGATTTAGCGTCGTCTTTCTTAGCTAAGTGTGATAAGTGTTGCAGTTGTGAAAGGGTTTCTTTAAGATCTATGTTTTTAAGATCTATATCTTTAAGATTTGGAAGAGGTTTTTTGGCATCTGGCTTCTTTTCTTCAAATCCTTCGTATCTGTTTAAAGATAGTGACACCACCAAAATGCCTAATAATGCAAAAACAATTCCAAAATTCACATATTTGTTAGAAGACTTTTTCATATATAATTGACTTATATTTTATTTTTTTCTGAATTGTTAGTTAAATAAATCGCCAACTAATAAAATAGAATGATTTTGTATTTTATTATTGCCATCTTATCTATTCTTTTCCTTTTCATGGGATATATACGTGTTAAGTATCAATTCTGGGCTCGACAACCTGTATTTCATTATTACGACATTTATTACTGGTTCAATAATGCCGGCGTCATTGAACCATCTCCCCCCGAAAAAAATAAATACTATAATTACAATATTGTTAGTGTGAATGAACTAACAACTATTCAAACAGACGATGTCATTCAATTCATTCAATCCAATTATATTACTAATAAAGACAATCATGCTAACAAATTCACACCTACTATTAACGAGTTTGTCCCTTATTTTACAAGCCACAATAAGAAGTGTGTATATTCCATTTTAAAAGAACCCAAGTTACTACAAGAAAATAAAACCGCCAATATTGTCACGGTCGATAAAACCATCGGATTCATTACATCACGCCCGCTACATGTGTCAATCACAAAAGACAAAATAGATTTCACAATTTACTACGTGGATTATTTATGCGTCGACAAAATGCACCGCCAAAAAGGAATCGCCCCCCAGCTTATCCAAACCCATGAATACAACCAGAGACACGGGGAACCTACCATTAAAGTCAGCCTTTTTAAGCGGGAAGATGAGTTAACGGGTATTGTACCAATTTGTGCTTACGATACATATGGATTTTCATCAGAGAAATGGTTTGTTAGTGGATTAACTCCCGTTATGTTAAAATGTGATAAACAGAACATATATCATTTGTTTGATTTCATTCAAACTAACAAATTAGCCTTTGACCTTACTATTTTGTTAGAAATGGGTCCTTTGATAGAGTTAGTAGCCAGTAATAATGTAATTATTTATATGCAGATGGATTTAGCCTCTGTGGCTATTCAAAGTGTTTATTTCTTTCGAAAATCATGTACTTACGTCAATGACAAGGAAGAAGTGTTAGCTTGTTTTGCCTCTATTCAAGGTACTAACAAAAATGAGGATTTTGTTAGAGGATTTAAGACAGCAGTATGTGAAATTCAAAAAGAGTATCCGGAATATAAATATGTTAGTATTGAACGAATTAGCCATAATGGAGACATTATCGATAATCTTGTTCAAAAGACGCCACCCCATATTAGCAAGACAGCCTATTTCTTTTATAATTTTGCATACCAGACATTCAAATCAGAGAATGTGTTGATACTAAACTAGTTAAGGGAACCAAGGTTCCCTTATGATCCCTTAGGGGGAGTGCCTCTCCCTATGACCCCTACAACCTTATTCTGCAATTTGTTAAGCAAATCTAAATTCATTATGAGCATTTGGCACAACCTTTGTCAAAGGTTGTTACCTAACATATTTTCCCACTCTAACAAAAGAGTCCACAATGAAAATAACAAAAATGCCTAAAAAAGAATACAATACTACTTCCTCTGTCACATTGTTAGTTCGTTCATCTTTTTGTTCTTCCAACAAATGAATCATATAATTTAGCTTAGTGATGATGTTTGAATTAGGACCATTATGACCTTGTGCAACCGGCTGTGGTGTGGGTGGCAATTGTTGCTGTTGCTGTTGTGATCTATATGTTGGGATGAATTGTTTATAATATTCTTCACTTACTTGCTCGGTCATATGGGCGGTATTTAAATCACGTAAATCCAAATCGTCATCTGAATGAGAATCTGGATTATTTATTTTTGTGTTCTCCACACCCACAGATATGGGTGGTTCAATAGGTTTGAAATCACCCAAAGAAGAATCAGAGGATGGGGTTTTATTGTGAATTGCATTTAAAACGGAATTGACTTTAGATTCACTATAGTCTTGTCTTTTTTGCGTCCGGTTATTTGCGCCCCGTCTTTTTGCATAAGTACTGCTAATATCATTATTTGTGGTGTCACTTTCAATGGGGGATGCATACATTGCTAAAGACATTTCTCTTAATAAAAATCGAGATAAATATTTACAGGAATCAAATTAAAATGTGCAATTAAATTATATGTTAAAAATGTATTTGTTGGTGTTTGTTTTTATGCTTATTGTCATCCAACCATCCTTTGTTAAGAGTCTGAATTCAACCAGTTTAGGAAGATTATTCTTATTGTCAACTATCATTTTTTGCACAATACAAAATCAAATGGCAGGACTCGCCATAACTATGGTTGTAATTTCCGTATTAAACCAAACTGGACCCGAATACTTTACTGGGCTAGAAGAAGAGATTGAATCTGATTTGGAAGAAGAAGAAACAACGGAAAAGACAGATAATGAAATGACGGAAAAGAAGTTGATTACTCCTATATCTTCCTATAATGTGGTTCCTATTATTGAACCCGAAATTTCAGAACCAGATGCATTTAGCGGGATAGAATCATTTTGTTCCTTTTAAGATTGAATCGTGCTTTAAATACAATGCGATGTTATTTAATTTAGGCATCTTTTATATGAAACGTCTTTTTCTTTTATTCTTTTTGTTTGTTTCGTTAACTGCGTTGTATATATATTTTGTTAGTTGCAAAGAAGGAGCTAGATCTGGATGGTCTATAAAAAATATAAAAAAGACAGCAATGAATGCTAACAAAAAACGTAAACTAGATCAAAAAACAAGTAACCGAACTGCAAAAAAGTAATGCAACAAATAATATTCTTGTCCTACAGTATGAAACATCATATTAAAAAAGCAATGAGTTCAGTACATGATAACGTAACAGCATTAAATAGTAGTAAATTTTTTGCAGGCATTGTTATGATTTTGTTAAACGTCGGCTCCAAATTTATTTCTATTCAATTTAGCAAATCAACCGAAGAATATTTAAAAATGTCTGTTTCGAAACAACTGCTAATTTTTTCTATGGCATGGATGGGAACTCGAGACATTTATACTGCGCTTGGTTTAACGGCAGTATTTGTTATTTTATCAGATCATTTGTTTAATGAAGAGAGTCCTATATGTATAGTTCCCGCAAGATACAGAGTACTAACAAATCTAATGGATACAAATGGAGATGGGGCTGTTAGCGAAGAAGAGTTGAAGAATGCAGAAAAACTGTTAGAAAAGGCAAAAAAAGAAAAACAATCAAAGGAACAGAAAAAACATTTTACCAAATTCCATGAATACAATACGACTTCGTCGTCCCAATTGAATTAAAAATGTTATTTTATAGTAAGAAGTATAAAATGACATATTTAACTGAATTACTTAATCGTGCTATCGAACTTGAATATGATTTTACAAACGTGGCGAATAACTATAACGCACTCGTACAAAAAAAAAAAAATACCACAGCTGATGATGAAGAATTTTTAAATAAGACACAAGAAGAATACAAAGAAGAACATATCAAGTTGTTAGCTGAATCTATTGACCATATGGATGATATTTATACTAGTTTTAAAGATATGAATAATTCTGATTATTATGATTTGGTATTTGCAAGTTTTTTGATTCATCATATATTGACCAAACCATTTTATGATAAATTCAAAGTTGAATTAAATAAATTAATATTTGATGGCAATCATCTTAATATTAAATCATTTGTTATAAATTATGATATTTTATGGGGATATTATGACGAGGAATCACTAAAAAATTTAGCTTATATTGATAAATCCACTATGGAAATAACGAAAAAAACATATGAAAGATATTTTAGAATGAAAGAGCTGTTCGATTCCAATGAAATTTTAAAGTTAATGAATGATTATTCAAGTACAAGTATAATTGACGAATTTATACGCATACAACCAGTTGAAAATTTAAAAAAGTATCTAACTAATTTAGATGGTATATATACCGGATTATATAGTGATAAAACTGAATCATTTGCAAACGAATTAAAAAAGAAAATAACCAATTTAATAGTAGGTGAGTTAGACAATTTTTTTAGAGGTAATCCATTAGATCAAAATAAATTTATTTATATTTCACGATACGTTTCACTTGATAATATTTTTTTTCCATTTATTGCTTCTTATACAGAAAGTGAATTTATTGATTTAAAAAAAAAAATATCCAATGTGCCTTCCACTTTTTTGTTACCAGATTTATTTAACAATCAAGTAGATGAAGCTAAAAAAAAATATACAGAAAATCATAAATTGTATTTGGACAAAGTGAATGGAAAAATAAAAGATTTACAAAGTAAATTAGAAATCGATGATTACGGAATAGCCAAAGTTCTTTTAACAACAGCCAATAAACTAACAAAAGAATTGCAAACATCATATACTCGATTTTTGCAGATTACAAATATATATGATAAAATCGAAAAAGATAAATTTAAAACAGAACTTAAAGAACTCGTTACGTTCTTTCAAACACTTTTAAAGAAAATTGTGGAAAAAGAGGCATTCTTAAAAGACAAAGAATTTAATGGAAAACAAAAGAAAGATCACCAATTCACATTAGGGATTGAATTGCTTACCAATGTTCAAGGGAATGAAAAACTTAAATATACTCCAAATATGACAATTCCATCTGGTGGTGGAGATACTATTTATTTTACTACAAAACGTGCAATGCATCAAAATGTTATTAAAAATATTCCCGCTGGAAAATCACCCGAATATAAATATGTTCAACTGACTAAACTTCCCGATTTTAACTCTTTACTCACTCGACTTTCATCTGGGTATTTTTTAGAAGCCGATACCCCGTTTGACGAATACAGCAAAGTATATAAAAAGAAGAATGATGAACTAACAAATTCGAATATTGAAATTGTATTAAATACATTATTTGATACTGGATCTCCGTTCTATATTGGATCAGACCGATACACTTTATTTAGTTATGGTTGGGTAAATGGGGTTGAAAAAATTACTAAAAATGACAAAAAAGAAACATATGGAGATGAAGATGATAGTGTTATAAAAGGGCTTACTGGACCAAATAGCATTCAATGGCAAAATTTTTTTGTTGGATCAACTGGGTCATCAAGTGGGTCAACTGGATTAACTGGATTAACTGGATTAACTGGGCCAACAAGTAGTCTATCAAGGCCTCCTCTTATTATCGATACTTTTAGCTCAGAAATTGATGAAGTTGGGACATTAGGAGAAACGCCATCTACTTCACCTTTGTTGACGCATGTAACTCCTAGTGTAGATCGGTCTGAAGAGAATGAAGTTGGGACATTAGGAGAAACGCCAGCTACTTCACCTTTGTTGACGCATGTAACTCCTAGTGTAGATCGTTCTGAAGAGAATGAAGTTGGGACATTAGGAGAAACGCCAGCTACTTCACCTTTGTTGACGCTTGTAACTCCTAGTGTAGATCAGTCTGAAGAGAATGAAGTTGGGACTATTGCAAATGGAATCACAACACCTTTGTTGACGCATGTAACTCCTAGTGTAGACCAGTCTGAAGAGAATGAAGTTGGGACTATTGCAAATGGAATCACACCCCCTTTGTTGACGTCTGTAACTCCTAGTGTAGATCGGTCTGAAGAGAATGAAGTTGGGACTATTGCAAATGGAATCACACCCCCTTTGTTGACGTCTGTAACTCCTAGTGTAGATCGGTCTGAAGAGAATGAAGTACTTGGTCTAGAAAAAAATGCAGATACCGCACCAGTCCCTTTGATACATAGTCTAGCTAGAGATGTAACGGATTCTGAAGTCACAGAAACTGGCATATTAGGAAAAGCAACAGAAACAACAACAGCAACAACACCAACAGAAACAACACCAACAGAAACAACAACAGCAGAAACAACAACAGCAGAAACAACAACAGCAACAACACCAACAGAAACAACAACAGCAGAAACAACAACAGCAGAAACAACAACAGCAGAAACAACAACAGCAGAAATAACAACAGCAACAACACCAACAGAAACAACAACAGCAGAAACAACAACAGCAACAACACCAACAGAAACAACAACAGAAACACCAACAGAAACAACAACAGAAACACCAACAGAAACACCAACAGAAACACCAACAGAAACAACAACAGAAACACCAACAGAAACAACAACAGAAACACCAACAGAAACACCAACAGAAACACCAACAGAAACACCAACAGAAACAACAACAGAAACACCAACAGAAACACCAACAGAAACACCAACAGAAACACCAACAGAAACACCAACAACAACTTCGCCATTACATGCAGATGAAGCTCGTACCGAACCAGTGATTGAAAAGTCTGCTGATGTTGTTGATAAAAAGTCTGATGAAATAAAGCCTACAAAAAAAGAAGACAAAAGTACAAATGTAGACCGTAAAAAAAATAGTGATTATATGAAAACATTGATGGGCTCCTCTTCGCCAGATGATAAAGCTCAAGCCAAATTTTTAAAGTTACTTAGACTAGAGCAAAATATGAATGTAAATTTTATTAATTTTACATCTATTTTGGAAGATCCCATTTCTGTTGGCGGACAAGTCGGTGGTGCAAACGCATTGTATATAGATTTAGATCAAGAGACTACATTATATTCTCAAAAAAAGAATGAATTAGAAAATGAAATTAGAAAGCAACAAGAAGATGAATTAGCTCTTTTGTCAAAACAAAACGAAGATTTAAATAAAGATGAATCTATCCAAGAAGTAAAATGGAAGTATTTCGTTACGGTTGAATTGCATTTGTATCCGGGTGATCACATTCCTCTTTCTGCGTATGCCTCGTTGGCGTGTTCAAAGAAAAGTAATGATATATATAATATTTGGCAAAACATTATAACTAAAATAAAAAATCCAAATTCAAAAGAAAAATATAAAAAACAAATGTTAGCTTATGTTCCCGTTATTCCAAATAAAACAATCAAAAATAAAGAAACAAATGAATCAACCAATAAAAATAATACCGTTAAAGTAAGGGACTCACAAAATGTACAAAACCCATAAATAAATATATCATTGAATGAATGATATAATTAATATTTTTAAATATCCAAGCTAATGGTATTTTTATCCGATTTCTGACGGCGCTTGCTTCGCTTAGGAAGTCCACTACCATCTTGCAATTCTTTCAAATCTGAAATGCTAATCGTGCTGTTGTTGTTAGTATCATATCCGCCCAACGATTCTTTTGTTTCATGAATATTGATAGTCTTTGTTTTTAATCCAGATAGAATGTCGCTAATGTCTGAAGGACCCTTCATTTCAGGACGAGTTGTTGTTTCATTCACATTTATACCATCATCTGTAAAATTGTTTCGACCCATTTGCATAGGTTCAAAACTATTGTTTCCTTGTCTAGAAGCGGGGGCTTGAGCTCTTTGAGTTGAAATAGGAGGAGGAGGGCCCGCACGTTGGTCGCTCATTAACCCATTCATAAATCCAGATAATCCGGGATTCGTATCAGCCATTGTATTGACTGCCGCTTTTTGAAATTGGTTCATCAAATCAGGATTTTGTCTAAAAATGTCATCCATTCCAGGCATCGCTGATTTAAACATTGTATTTGTCATGTGAACCATCATTGCACTTCCACCTAGTTGAAACAACAACTTCAACTCGGGTGCCATAGTTGCCTTTGATTTATATTTGTCATGGAGTTCTCCAAATATTTCATCATAGTCGTTAATATTTTCATTAATTTGTTCCCCCCATCCATCCAACTTTACATCAAATGGGTCAAACTTGTTATTCAAGAATTCGATTCCATTGATTACTGCCATCATCATGTTGCCTTGGAATTTTACCGAATTTTGGCGTGCCTTTTCTTCCATAATCATTTCATATTCTCCTTGCATTTCTAACAAAGAAGATTCCATGGAATATTTTTTTGTTAGTTCAACTCCCTTTTTCTCAAGAGCCTCCAACTTTCTTAAATATTTTAGTTTTTCTTTTAACATTTCTTCTTTGGACATGCTAGGAGTAGTATCAGATGCCTTAATGTCTGGATTAATTGGAATATTATTAAATTTACCATAACCATCCCATGTTTTTGTATCTGCCGAAGTCTCAGATGCCGTTGCCTTTCCAATATTAATATTGTCTGCAAATTTAACAGACGACTTATTTTCAGTAATGTTAGAAAAAAGAGGAGCAGATGTGTGATTGGATGGTCCACTTCCTAAATCCGTTAAATTGTTAAGGTCATTTTCTAAACTAGTTAAATCATCAATTTCAATACCACTTTTTTTGACTGAAGATGCCGTTTTTTTATCATTCATCAATAATTCAATTCCAGATCCAAAACTAGGACCCGCTGAAGAAGATGTTGGGTTCCATTCAGCTGCATCCATAGGAGACAATTCTATAATATCCATTATTATCATTCTTAGAACATATATTTTTAAGTAATACGAATCAAATAATATATTATTGCATTGTATTAATATATTGCATAGTATCGTCTTTTAAACCGTTTCTCCAATATTTGTTTATACTTTTGTATATTTTTAATTGCCCCCGGATTTTGTCTTCTAACAATGCTCGACGCATCAAACTGCATGATCCTTATTTCACATAAGATGGCTTCTTGTAATGAATTCAATGGCTCATTTATTTCGTATTGAAATCCAACATGTCTAAACTTCATGACAAGACTATTACTTCGAAATTGAGAGTGCAATATTCGATTGGCAGTTGGAGTTTTGGATATACCTAACAAAAGGATCAGTATTTTATATTTTATATCCTCTGGTATTGGCATGAATTGCATAATGACATATATGTTAGTATCTTGAAAAGGATTCATTGTATTAATGTGTGTAGCTCAATTCATTTATAAAAAGAATTCAATTTTTAACCATACACTTTTTTTAAAAGTTTAATATAATGGGAATATACAACTTTAATGAAACGTCTGATTATTTCTCAATTATTACTGCCGCCATGATTACGGATATGATTGTTATTTTATTACTAAAAAACAAAGCTTTTAAATCAAACACATTAGAAAAATGGTATTCTACATACGGATTTTCTGCAGGACTTGCAGATGTATTAAGTATAGTTATAGTAATAATTATTGCCCGATTTTTATACTTTAAGATATTTACAACAGAAAATCTACTGTATTTTATTGGTCTTACCGTGTTAGTTCAATTGGTTCACGATGTATTGTTTTATTTCTTATTTAAATCAATTCCACGAGGTGTAAGTAAAATTATGGATTCATTCAAAGATTATGCAAATGAAAACGGGGGTATAATATTGATGGCCGATAGTTTGATGATGATTTCTACTATTTTATTGGCAACTTATTTTACTTCGTTCAATGTAAACATAAATATCATTTTATTTATCATTGCTTTATATCTGATTGTGTATTTTATTTACTCCGTATAATTATTTGTTATTTAGTGAAATTATTTTTATCTAATTTTTTTAAAAAATTGAAATAATGTTTGTTGTACAATTTAATAGCATATTTACCCATTTATAAACTTTTAATTGAAACATGTCTGAATTCAATAACACCGAATCTAATATCGATGCCTTTTGGTATGATAAGAATGAATTTTATGCAGAGTATGGACTCTCAAAAGGAGCAAAAAGAGATAGCAAATCACGTAGTATGAAGGAACGTGAAAAGGCGGAAAAGCGTAATAAAAAGACGGAGAACTTTACAGACTCTTTGCCGACTAAAACTCAGAAAAAGATGGATGATCTTGTTGGAAGTTTGCCGAGTAAAATACAGAAAAAGATGGCTCATCTAATGAGTACTTTGCCAAGTAAAGTGGCTGAAATAAAGACGGAAGTAGGTAAGCCTAAAAAACTAACAAATTATGTATCTATGAAAAACACCCGCGAAAATGTGGCCTATAATGAAGACGAAGATGATAATGACTATTCCGATTATGACGAACCAGAAACGCAAGAAGAAACCGATGATGAAGAAATTCAAGAAGAAACAGATGATGATGAAGACGATGAAGAATACAAATTTGGCTTGTCTATGTGGCTAAGTTATGGACTCACAAAGAAGCAGTATGATGCGGATTTGGAACATCGTGCAAATATTGCTGCGCTCAATGCATTTGAAGAAGATCCGGAAAACTATCATGCCCTCGAGTATGGCAAGATGCTAAGACAAAAAATTAAGAAATTTGAAGATGAAATAGAGGCACAGCATAAGGCGTTGTATCCCGATGATGAGTGCATTTATCCAGTTTATGAAGATGAAGACGATATTGCGGAGCGTTATCGCGAAAACAGAATGGAATCTGCCATTGAAAATGCACGCGATGATATGAGAGAAGATTAACCATCCGCTGTCAACTAAAAATACACTTTAAATAAATAATTCAAAAAAGTATCTAACATTTGTTTATAGGATAGAAAAGAGGTCTTACAATGGGCGGTAAGACTTCTTTTTTTTAAATTACGCTCGTTTTGCTAACCACGCATCTTTGGATTCATCACTCACAATGCAATTCTGATGTCTTTCATATTCATCGGGAGACAAATAATATAAAGTTCCATTTTGCTCAGTTCCAAAACAACTCATTTTAACCTTATAGTATTTGTTCTCATACAAACTACCAACTTTACCGGTCAAAAAATCACCTGTAATTGCATGAATAATAGGTGTACCCGAAGTAGTAGATGCCTTGTAGTATGATAACTTTTTTCCATATAACATAACTGTACAATAATTGTTCTTTGATGCACTTTTCATTTCAGTTAATGTATTCTTACGCTTATTTTTTTCGTGCACGGGACTACATACATCTTCCTGCGAAAAGTTATCTTCAAAATAGGACATCTGATATTAAATTATCTTATGGCATACTTTTAAATGGTTGATATAAATATATTATCAGACAAAAAAGAATAGGAGGAAGGTCGATATGTGATGATTTTACTTATGGCCTAATCTTAATTCCAATTCAGCCACTTTAATAGTCAATTCTTTATTGCGTTTTAATACTTCTCCAACTAATCTTGCTTTTTCGGCCAATTTTTGTTCGTAATGATAAATACATTGTTGCAGTTGTGTTTGAAGTTCTTGTCTCAGTTGCATTTCAAATTTAAACATCACTGAATTTTGTTGATCCCGCATCATCTTTTCACGTTCTTCTTTTAATAAAATAATTTGGTCATTGACATCTTTCTTATGAATCGGAGATCCCGGATCATACAAAGCTAACAAAGAATCCACATCATTCATATAGAATTGAATCATTTCGGGTTCTCGGATAAAACAATCTACCGTTAACGGTGATACATTGACAAATTGATTTGGTTCATCTAACAAAGTTCGTTTATCAAATGAATTGTGTGCATGAGAAATTACCAATATAGATTTGCATGGTTCTAATTGCACAAATGGAATAGTATATTCTTTTAAGAATACACGTTCTTCTGCTAGACAAGAGGTTTCGTCGTATTTTGTTTGCGACAATAATTCTCGTCGAAATGCAAATGTTGCGGCAGTAGAATGATTGGGAGCATATGGTCCAAATTGATACATCTTTTGAATGTGTTTGAAATAAACATGCATTTCACTTGTCCCCGCACATAATGCTTTGGGATTTGCTAGAAGAGTCTCAACTGCATGCATTACTCTTTCTGGAGGATAGTAATCATCATCATCCATATATACTAACATACTACCGGATGCTTTTGAATTCATCACATTTCGTTTCTTTCCTAGTGTCATTTTTGTTTCATAACGGTAATATTTCACATACGGCAAGTGTGCAACTAAATCGCCAACTGGGTCAAAGCCGTCATCTACTATAATCCATTCCATTTTGTCTTTGGGATATGTTTGATGTTCAAAGCATTTTATCATAAAAGGAATAAAAGGTCGACGATTAAAAGTTGGTGTGCATATACTAACAAAGGGAAGTTTCTTTTTGTTAGCTGTGGACATTTTGTTAGTTTATTGAACGATAATACATTTAAATGAATACTTATGCAATATATATTAAATCCAATATCAAGAAATTTGAAATACATTTATTACATTTTATGGTTTTACATAATTGCAATAATGATAATGAACACTAAACGTATTACTGATATTTTCAAACGCATGTTGTTACCACATGTTAAAATGCCATTAGGAAGATGGAACATTCATGATTCTAAAGAGACGTCGCTTAAAATTAAATATGCGACAGAAGACAATTGTGGCATCTATTGTTACAATCATAATGGTGACAATAATAAAATGAAAAAGAATGATGACAAAGAATATATGTATATGATTGGTTACGAATCGGTTCACTAAATAATAAAAATTTAAAAATGTTACTTTGAGTATAAATCAGGAGTCAACTTATTGTCAATTTACACGAATTGCTTAATAATAATGCATTACATCGTCTTTTTTATTGCACATGCAGGTATATATTTACTAAAAATGCTTGTTGCTCCTGCTAAAACTAAAATGGCACCAAAACATCCAATGGCGGGGTACATTCCCAATGTGCTAACTGTTACTTTTAACAAAACAATCGATAAAATCCACATAATCAGCTGTCTTTTATAAGACAATACACTTCCTAAAAACTGGAAAAAATCATAATGGCTATTTCCTTTTGCCAATTTACAACTAACTAACAAAGGACTAATATGGCAATATATAATCGTTAAGATAGGAATGATAAACATAACGGATGGTAAAAACCCAAAAAAACCATAAGCAAACAACATGACCCAACTCACTGGTCCATAATCAGGCGATTCCGTGCATGTAGATGGATCATTTTCATCTTTCACACACGAAATAAAATACTTTTTAAAGTGATATATATGCATTGCGGCGGACAATGGCATGTTCAAAAAATACAAAGCAAAATACAGAAGAGGTACTAATATCATTGCTAACAAAATAGTTAACGATTCGGGAATTTTGTAGAACAGTTTATGAAGACCTAGTATGAGGGAATAGTTAATATTGATAGTGCTCTTTAATACACTGTACATAAAATATCCAAATGGGAGTTGGGTTGGAAATAATGTTCTAAATTTTTCATTTAAATAATCATGCGACGAAGAATCAAATTTAATATGCGTTTCATGTTTGGTCACTAATTTAGGAGGAGCCCATCCTTCGAATATTTTCACTACATGTGCAATTTTATCTGGTTTACCTACAGTGCTTGCATCAAATGAATCTACACTCATTCCACCCGCATCAGCAATCATGGAAGTGTATAATGCGGGAATTCCAAACAAAATCACGGCTAAAGAAACCTTAATTAAATCCGATGTAAGCGAATGTCCAAATTCTATCAATGGAGCTGGCTTCTTTTTACGATTACTTGCTGTGCTCGATGACATTATTACTATATTATATTACTTTTTTATTTATTAAGTGGCATACATTAATCCGCAATTGCCTCCCACAAAAGTAATCATATTTATTCGTTCTTCAAAAATAATGCAATCGTAATTGTAAGTATACGTTCTCCATACAGGTTTATTAATTCCGACAATAGAACCAGTTGAATCACAAAAAGCAGTTGTTTGCACTGTTGTATCCAATGGTGGCGAAATGGTTTGAAACTCTAATTCAACTTGATTGTATCTGCTCATGTTAATCGCTCCAGATGGTTGCATATCATGTGCATTTGAATTCAAACAAAAATTGTAACAATACAATCCATCGGGTGCGTTGCCAGTTGTTCTCAAATATTTTTCAATATAATTATATACACCCACCGGTTGGACATTTTCTCTGTAAGCCCCATCTAACAAAAGTCCCATACTAACAAGTATATGCTTTATATTTTGCGGTTGTTGGTCCCCTGTAGTAAATTCAAAATTAGATATACCAATATCTTGCGGGATTGTTCTGTATGGCCAATTTGTATAGTTTGACCACTCATTTCGATCTTTTATATCACTCCTCTGGAAATAGAACATATAATTAGATACCATTCCAAGTGATTTAATATCCGTTTTCGATGACCCCGTCACATTATATAACTTCGTTTCCACAATTTGCTTAAATAAATATTTCTGTTCTTGCAATGCAAATATTTTTGCCTCTTCTCTAGACAAAAAACAATAAGTACAATTTAAATGAATGTCTGTATCCCACAGCATACGTTTATCTGCCCATACAGTATCAGTTGCATCAATCACATAGGATGGCGGACTTTGTAGATATCGATAAAACTGCATATATGTTTTGTTGAAATTGGACGCGACACGGGGATATCCTCCCGAGATATCTTGTACATCTAACACTGTAAATAATTCCCGAATTGGACGGAATGTAATGTTAATATGTAATTCATTATATTGCAATGAAGTTAAAGGAAATGCCATTTGACTTTTCATGGAAAACCACGAGTTCAAGGGAATGTATAATGTTCTTCCACGAATAGACGGTTCGGCGCCAGATATGCTTGTTGTATATTGCGCACTTGGATAAATTCCACTTTGTCTACCATCCCCTTGAGCTGGATTATTTAAGTCAGGCACGTGTCCAATCATTTTATTGAATAAATCCAACTTTTCAGAAGAATAGTCTCTTTGAACAGAGGCCAAAAAATAATCACCCGAATATTCTTGCAATGTTTGATTACCACATGTGATGGATACTTTGGAAATCATTTTGGCCCCCAAATTATCGATCCATTTAAATTCATAGGGTACGGCATCATTTTCGGCCGTTGCACTATAAATCGGACTCCATATATGAGGTAAATTAAATGATATGTATGTATCCATTAATAAATCGGCATATCTGGGTATCTTAAATATAAATGTGGATTCTTCGGACAATCGAAGTGTTCTTAATCCCGCATAGTCGACCCTAAATTTTTGCAATCCAAAATTGGTATGCTGAGCATAGGTTGATTTAAAAAAAGTTTTAGATGGGTTTCCATTTAAAATGACGTTTTGTTGACCATAAGATGCTAAATTCATTAATCCTCCCGGCATTTATATAATTACTTTATTTTACTTATTCACTATTGTTAAACCGTTTTTTATGATACTAATATATAGATATGGATTTAATTGATACAGATAGAGCTTCTTTTATATTGTCTACTTTTTCAACTGTTATTATCTTATGCGCCGTTATATATTTCTTATATAAATGGATGCTCCCCTCTGTTAGATGTTCAAACATTCAAACCGCTTTTCCAAATGGGTCGCAAACACTTACAACACGTGAAAAGGGTCCTATTTCAAATTACTATATTAAATCAGCCTATAATTGTTGTAGTTTAGGTAATTATTCTAATGACTATGTGGGTACATGCATTTTAACTACTATCTTAAAACAAGGAGTTCGATGTCTTGATTTTGAGATTTATTCTATAAATGATCTTCCAGTTGTAGCAACATCAACTAACAAACGATATAAGGATAAGGAAACGTATAATTCAATCCCATTTGATCAAGTATTATATTTGTTATCGGATCAAGCATTCACGGGCGATATAGCTCCTAATTCAGAAGATCCACTCTTTTTACATTTGCGAATTAAAAGTAACAATATAAAAATGTTATCCGAATTAAATAGAATGCTCAGTGGTATAAACACCGTCTATAATGGGCAAGTATCTAACACAACTAAATTATCTGAGTTAATGGGAAAAACGATTATTATTGTGAATAATAATAACAAATTATACATAGATCAAGGATTTGCACATAATATGATAAGCGGTACATCGGCATTTAACATGTATGATTATGACAATATTCGAACAATGTCCACCATTGAATTGGCGGAAATGAAAAAACCTAACAAAATGACAATTATGTTGCCGAGTAGAACATCTTCTGACCCAGACAATATTGATTTTTCCAAAGTAATTGACATGAAATGTAACATAATTGCAATGAGATACCAAAAAAACGATCAACAATTAGCAAATTATAATTCTATTTTTGCAGAGTCCGCGTTTATTCCTAAAGATGCACTTCAGTTAGAAAAAGTCGATCCAAATAAAATATAATAACAATATATGAAAACGAAAAAACAGATGTTTGCAAAAAATCAATGTAAAGGAATATCTTTTGAAGAGTGCGAACTAGCCATTCTTCGAACCGCGGTAGATAAAGTAGAAAAAATACAAGGAATGAAAACCGCTAATTCGGATGAAATCAAAAAAATGATTGGTATTGTTGAAACATTTATTCGTCGCAAAAAATTAATTTGTTATGGTGGAACGGCCATTAATAATATATTACCAAAACAGTCTCAGTTTTACAATAAAGATTTAGAAATACCGGATTATGACTTTTTTTCAGGGAATGCACTAAGTGATTGCAAAGAATTATGTGATATTTTTTACAAAGAAGGGTTCGAAGAAGTGGAAGGTAAATCTGGACAACATCATGGAACATATAAAGTATTCGTCAATTTCATTCCCATTGCAGACATCACGTCTATTCCGACTGAATTATTCAAATCACTTTCTCAAGAAGCCATTAAAGTAGCGGGAATCCTATATGCTCCTCCCAATTATTTGCGTATGGGTATGTATTTAGAATTATCCAGACCGAATGGCGACACAAGTCGATGGGAAAAAGTATTAAAACGTCTTTCTTTGTTGAATCAATACTATCCATTGCATGCAACTAAATGCGGAGACGTTGATTTTCAAAGAATTATGGACAATCCAGATCAAACGGAAAATATTTATGAAAATGTCAAGCAAACCTTGGTAGATCAAGGGGTTGTCTTCTTTGGAGGATATGCGTTGAGCCAATATTCCAAATATATGCCAAAACAGTTTCAACACAAAATTAATCAAATTCCCGATTTTGATGTTTTCACTGAAAATCCACATTTAGTAGCCGAAATTGTTAAAGAACGTCTAGAAGATATTAATATTAAGAATGTGAAAATTATTCGGCATGATGCAGTAGGCGAATTAGTGGCGGTAAATTATGAAATTCGTGTAGGCAAAGATATGATTTGTTTTATTTATGAACCTATTGCATGTCATAGTTACAACGTTATTCAAGACAAGGGATATAAAATAAAAATTGCCACGATTGATACTATTATGAGCTTTTATTTGGCATTTATTTATATCAAGCGACCATATTATAGTGTGGAACGATTGCTTTGTATGTCTGCTTTTCTATTTGAAGTTCAACAGCAAAATCGTCTTGAACAACGTGGATTATTGCGAAGATTTAGTATTGAATGTGTGGGACATCAAGAAACGGTGGAAGAAATGCGTGCACATAAATCGGAAAAACATAAAGAACTCAAAGACAAAAAAGGTACACTTGAATATGAAGAATACTTTTTGCGTTATAGACCAAGTGAACCAGAAAAGTCCAAGAAGAATCCAGAAAAAACGAAGAAAAACAGACCAGTTAAACGTAAAAATAAAACAAAGACTAGAATCAAAGGTATTGCCAGATTGTTTAAATAATATAATAATATAATAATATGTTAGTATAGTATGAAACCTTTAAAGAAGGAAGACGGAGTCTCCATATATCATTTGAAAAAGAGTTTGACTGATTCTCAATGTGATGCACTTGCAAACAAAAAATTGTCACGAGCCAGCATTCAATATATTATTGATCATGATGCAGATGTATATGGTGAAGATGGCAATCTTCTTTTAAAATTTCGAAAGAATAAGTTACCTCCCTCACATGTATCCCAATTTTATGACAATGTGATTGATTTTGCCAAACTGAAAACAAGCAATAGAGGAAGTGCGTCTGGTAGTAAAACCAAAAACGTTGCAAACAATCCAAAAATTATGTCTAACATATTTGGGTATTTTGATCGATTGTCGCCCAAACAAAAATACGTCTTCTCAAAAAAGAATAAACGACTTCCATTAGAGGTGCGTGAATGTCGATTCAATGTAGATTTTCCAAATGAATATAAAAATGCAATCCCATTAATCCAAGACATTGACAAATTCTACAAAAAATATACACCATCTTATTATGAAAATCAATTGCAAAAGGCAAACCAAACACATTTTAAAATTCCCAATACAGTATTTACAACTGTTACAACAAATGTGAATTACCAAACAACCGTTCATAAAGATAAAGGCGATGACAAAGATGGGTTTGGCAATTTAGTTGTTATTGAACATGGCGAATATTCTGGAGGTGAAACATGCTTTCCTCAATATGGTATTGGCGTAGATGTTAGGACAAATGATGTTCTGTTTATGGATGTCCACCAATGGCATGCCAATTTACCCATTATTTTGAAAACAGACGATGCGGTTCGATTATCTATTGTTTGTTATCTTCGAACTAACATTTGGGAGAAAACGAAAAATAAAAGCAAGAAATTTTATGTGAAACACACGAATACTATGAAAAAGTTTCGAACTGCAACCAACAACAACAACAAATAAAAAAGGGAAATTCCACGAGCTCTTATGAGCTTAGTCAAATTTTACGATGCAAACCCTTTTTTATATTTTTATATTTTTTATTTAATTTGTTACCATGAAATTTTAGCAATTCGGACTAGCCCGGCATCTTTGTGTGCCTTCGATTGACGTCCCGCCATTTTTGTAATTTTTAAATTGATTCCATGTTTTTCTTTAAGTCTGGAATAAATTTCGCCATCTTCTTGCAATCCAGCCAGCACTTCTGCGTTCAAACTAATCCCGCGAAACTCACAATCCTTTACGGAATTCACGCTTCTAGAATTAGAAACCAACATTGTTTTGAATGATAACTCAATTAGCTCGGACAACTCTGCTTCCATTCTTAAAACAGAATAAGCCGTTTCGGGTGTTAGATTCAATGAAAACCCACCATTCATCATTTCTTCTGAGCCGTCTTCCAATTTATGACAAAATACTTCTCTTCGAGTTGTTTTGGGGATAAGCGACGCATTGATAATCTCTTCCCGCTTTTCTGAATCTGGTACAATGCAATAAATGTAGACGCTTCCATTTCGCATTTTCCATACATTGACTTCAGAACCATCAATTTTCACACCATAACTAGAACCCGGGTTAATCGGTTCTCTGTTTTCAATCGATTCTTTTATTTCTTTTAATAATTTTTCCATTCTGTCTTTATTTTTTTCAGTTATTTTTGTATTAGTTGGTTTAAACACCGTATCTGGGTTTTCAATCAACGCCTTCACATTCTCCAACACTTCATCCGAATTGTGGTTCGTGTAACTGCCCGCATTCATCGCAGCAATAATGTCTGCAGTTAAGTCGTCCTTGTCTCCATTTATATCGCTAATTGCAGAGCTTGGAATGTGAATTGGTATAATGGGATACAATCCTCTTTCGGCGGCTCGCTCATTTTGTTTGTTAGACAATATGTTGCGGGCATTGGATGGAATAATCATCGACCCATTCGACAGTTCAATGTATCTTTCCAACTCGCCACTATGGTAGATTTTGGATGGAATATAGACCAACACTTTATTTGAGCCAGCCGAATATCCACATGCACGTCCTACAAACGATTGCAGTACGGTATCCGTCTTTGAATTTTGAGCAGTTTCAAAACAGAACAACAAATGAGCCTTTTCCACATTTTGCCCCATTCTGCACTTTCCCTTCAAAATGATGGCCGTATTCTGAGTGGGTGCATTGTGCATGTTCTTCCAAACTGCCTCACCTTCATCCCCCGATTCGGGTAAACTGTCATACAACACCACTTTCCAACCACGTCTTTGAAGAATAGGCAAGATTTTGGTTTCTATTGTTTTAGTTGCACGAATTAATCCATACATTGGTTTATTTTTTGTTGATCTTGATAAGGCATCCAAAATTCCATTTTCCACATCATCATACGGCACAATTCGGTCGCCATTCTTCATGTCATTCACGCTATTGTATCCGGCCCCAGGTTGCATCAATTCCAACCATTTTCCTTGATTTAAATGATGGTTGTCGCTAAACTCGGAAAATCCAGTGGCAGATACACTGACCACATAATTTCCCTTGGAAGCCAATTGGTCCACATCTCCATTCGCAGAAATGCCAACGCGTTTTAACATCTTTGAGGGCATTTGATTCTTGTTCTGAGCATAGTGCGATTCTTCCCAGATAAACAAAGTGTGTTTGTTAGGACCTTGGTATTTCGCCAACTCCGTTCCCCATTGAACACGCACAGTTCCCGCTTTCAACATGTCTCCAATAATGCGGTCACACTCTTCATCTGGAATCATATTCTGTTTCAAATAAATTCGATACTTGTTGTAAAAGGATTTATCTGGTTCGACTTGGTTTGTCACAGTATTGACAATCTGGCCTTTCAACATAGTATCCGCATTCCCGCTAAATATAACCACGTTTTTCACGAGATCTAAACGAAGCATTTCGGCTGCAATAAATAAGAATGTTTCTGTTTTACCAGACTGCATCTGGGCCATCAAAATAGCCCATCTGTTAACCTCTTCCCCGTTAAAATAATTAATAATAGACTTACCAGAGGCAATTTGTTCGTTCGATAATGGGCGGTAAGTCATACAAGACTTAAAGGACATCAAAGAAGACAAATTGCTTAGAACGCTTACGTCGCTTACGGTACCGATGATAGACATCTTTGTTTGAAGATTTCAATGTAGTAAACTTTAAAATGGTTTAGGCAAAAATTAAGGTGATTAAATTGTTGCATAGTTGTTTCACTTTTTTGCATAATGCTTTCATTTTTGTGTGCACTAATTTTTTTTATTCTTTTTTAGTATGAGCTACGTGGTTGCCATTCCGTCTTATAATCGAGCAGATTCTATTGTAGATAAAACATTGTCTTATTTATTAAAAGGGGGCGTAAGTCCGTTAAAAATCTCCATTTTTGTGGCCAATAAATCGCAAGAAAAAATGTATAAATCCGCTATACCCGAGACAATGTATTCGGAGATTGTTGTTGGCAAATTGGGAATTGCAAATCAACGCAAATTTATCTCTCATTACTACCCAATTGATACATATATTGTTTCAATGGACGATGATGTAGAAGAATTGCAAATGTTACGAGGTGATAAATTAGTTTCTGTCAAGAATGTTGATGCGTTTTTTGTGCGGGCATATGGTCTTTTAAAGAAAGAACACTTATTTATTTGGGGGATATATCCAGTCCGGAATGCGTTTTTTATGTACAACACTGTCTCAACTGGACTAAAATTCATCATTGGAGTCACTTTTGGATACATAAATCGTCGTTTAAAACGATTAGAACCATCCTCTAAGGCAGAAGGAAAAGAAGATTTTGAACAATCTATTCTATATTATAAAGAAGATGGTGGCGTGTTAAGGTTTAACAATATTACACATAAAACCAAATTTAATGCGCCGGGTGGACTTGGAACAGAACGGCATGAAATGAATAAACGCGCAGCAGAATATTTGCAAGCAAAGTATCCAGACATTGTTTCTATTTTTCATAGAAAAAATGGAATGACGGAAATTAGATTATTAAGGTAACCAAGGGTTCCCTTATGATCCCTGTTTAAAAGGGTTATTTAAAGGTTTGAGTTTTTATATTTTAGCCATGAATCTGGTTTTGTCTTGGTTCCGCCATCATATCTGACCGCATATCTCTCGTTAATTAATAATTCATTTAAATGAATGTCTCCAATGTAAACGTCTGCCAATATACGCCCATACTTTTCGCTTTCGATATTTTCTAGACGTACATGTTTATGTAGAACCAAGTTACTCACAAAATCGCGGGCTAAAATGGCGGCCTCTTTTTCTTCTTCAGAAACACCTTTGCCTTTTATTTCGGGAGTATCTATTCCATTTAATCTAACAGACAAACGGTATAATGGAGATGCATCATACGGTAATTTTGATGCAATCGTAATGGTATCCGCATCATACACTTTAATAACTTGACCTCCTGTTATGGGGAATGTAAATGGAACTGTATCTTCCCATTGGATTGGTGTAACAACTTGATCGCTTGAACTAAATAATTTCTTTACGTTTGCAAACATTTTGGGATTATGTTGTAGATAATACAATATAATATTATTTCAATTTTGTATAATTATATAAATATATAACTGTATTTGTTAGTAATGACTCTACATGAAATAAGTGTAAGTGATATATTGAAGGTAATCAAATTAAGATTTAAATATATTCAAGATGGAATGGCTATTGGGGGGATTCATGATGAATCATTTCAAGATAGTGAACTGAGTAAATTGAATTTTGAACTAAATGCTATTTTGAATCATCCATATATTTGTAAACGAGACAAAGATACGGCATCTGATTATTTGGATATAATACAAACTTTGATAAAGGTTTTGCCAAATAACAACTAACAACCTACAACCTTTGATAAAGGTTTTGCCAAATAACAACTAACAACCTACAACCTTTTCACGAAGTTATGAAAGGTTTTGCCAAATAACACCTACAACCTTTTCATGAAGTGATGAAAAGTTGTTCTGGTTTTCGTCTATTATTCAATATATACCCAGCAGAAATGGTAAATAAAACAAGGTCTGTTACTGAACGAAATAATAATGGTTCATTTGATATGACAATGCAATATTTTATCCATAAAGAAGAGGAACAAATATTCAATATGCAAAAAGTTAAAGAGTAGACATTGGTTGATTTTTTAGAATATAAAAGATACATGAAAATAAACCTCGCACATATTAGGGGGACAAAGTCCCCCTAAATAAAATTGATTATCTTTTTTGTTAGTTGTTAGTTATATAACAAGCCAAAACACAATATGGACCAATCTTCTTATATGAGACATCTATATATCCAAGCATTTCAGAATCCAGACAAGTTAGACTATCTTTCTAACAAAGAATACAAAATGCATATTGCCGAACCAAAATACGTTTCCATTGTGACTCTTTCGTCTATTTTACCTCAGCAGATTGTTCGATACATTATTGAATATATTTGCACAAAAGAATGTGATGACTTATCTATTCGAACATGCCGTCGGCTTCGTCAAAGTGTTGAAAAAGGAAATTACAACTTGTTTGAATTCATTTACTTGAAAGAATATATGGAACCTAACATAGTAGACTTTTTCGAGTTTCAAGAAGACACTCCCTACGAGCCACACAAGTTGTATGAACTATGCACGTGCCCAAAACCATGTGGATGTGCGACAAATATAGATTTATGCGGTTATTGTGAACCCATTATGTTTTGCAAATATGTCTACATTAAAGGATGTTCGTGCAAAAATGGAAAACGATTCTTAGCTTTCTGTATGGTATATAAAGAATCTTATGAAATGATTAAACTAACAACTACAAAATCAAGCAATAATTCAATTAATTATCAAAAAATGATTAATTTAATTAATTCAAGTGGGCCAATGGATAGACAATTTACATTGCACACCTTAAACCACACTGGAGTACTTTAAGTGTTATATAATTTGACTATCTCCCATACAGTGTGTAATTGCTCCTATTTTCTTTGCTTTAATAAATTGTTTTTTACATTTTGGACATACATGTCGTTTGGGTAATCTTTTTCTAATGTGGGAACACGATGGGTTACAATAGTTTTGTTTACAGTCTTGTACTATTTTGGCTTTATCAATATTCATCATTATTTTATTTATTTCTTTACCGCTAATATTGTTTTGTTTGTATTTTTGTTTAATAGTTTGTTTCTTTTTTTCAAAATAATAATTATTACAAAAATGATCACACTTATTTAATTCTTCTAAAGAAATTTTGGTTTTATCGTATTTTATTTTTTTTGTATTACTTTTTGTCATATATAAAGTGTAGAAAAAATCGAATGCCTCTAACTCTATGTTCCCTATTTGTAGGAGGGATCATAAGGGAACTCTAGGTTCCCTAATTTGTAGGAGGGATCATAAGGGAACTCTAGGTTCCCTTATATACAGTACGTCTGAATAAAAGTCGTATAACACACTGCTAACAATTTATAATATCCAAATGAAATCCCCGCCTTATCTAACACATTTGTTAGTTTATACATTTTATGCAATAAGCAAACAATCATTTTCAACACAGACAAATACATCCAATGTTCTATCCAATCAATCAGAGTCCAATCATTGACAAAACTACATATTGATGTCGCACCACCATAAGCAAAAAAAGTATGTGCTTCCAGAATGCCGGAAATAATTCGCCGATAATTCGTTTTTTCATTCTTAATCGATATTCCATGAAATAATTTATCAAACCGATGTATGTTAAAATGCATTACCTTCTTCCCCGCAACACATGGAAAGATATACGGATAAAAACCGTCTACATATTTTTTCTTATACAAAAACGAATGATCAATCACATAAGGACAATAACACGATTTTCGTATGACATCAAATAGGTCGTCTACCGAGCGGTATTTGTGGCGCACAACTTGTTCATTGTGCTTGATATTGTAGTAGGTAATAAAAAGACGCCCATTTAGGCCCGCCATAATAGCTGGCGTCAAATGCGGGCGCAACTGGGTAAATATATGGTTAAAAATATTGACATTGTTCGTCTTCTTGAAGTGGCGATATGTTAGTGCATAAATCGGTTCTAACAAATGATATGTGTTGGAGAAATAGACAAGGGCGGTTAACGAACCAACACTGCATCCAGAGATGCGGTCAATTTGGATTATGTTTTTAAGTTCAAGTTCTCTTAAATAGTATAAAGCGCCGATCAAATAACTGCCATTAAATAATCCTCCCTCAAAAACAAGGTCCAGAATCTGAGGTTTGGTAGTTATTATAGGAAGTTCATCGATGAGTTTATGAATATGAGTGGATAACATAGTTTAGATTTGGTTTTTAAAAAAGGAACTCTGAACTTACTTATATTTCAAATGCAATGACAATAATTCCTTGATATCCGAGTCCACCCGATTTATTTGCTCCTCCCGCACCCCCACCACCCGAACCATATGTTGTTGCGTTTTTCCCATTTGCATTATATGCACCATCGCCACCAGCCCCATCACTTCCACCAATAAGGGATGGAAGTGTTTGTCCCGTAATGTTAGCTCCTCCCCCCCCCCCGGCGCAATAATAATCTGTATACAATAGTGAAATTCCAACTAAATCACATCTTTTTCCATTTGTTCCAGTAGCCCTTGCAGTTGCATTATTGTTACCAGATATACCTCCACCGCCACCACCAGCTCGACCATTATTGGTAGGATTACATCCATTATATCCTTGTCCAGAAGTTCCATTACCATATGAGCCGGCTGTCCCTTGCGTCCCCCCACCACCACTTCCACCATTACCACCATTTGTAACTCTATTATTATTAGCTGTACTAGATGTGACAGCACCTTTTCCTCCAGCATATGAAGTAACACTAATGTCTCCAGTTATGCTAGAATTTTTTGTCGAGATATTAACATTTGTATTAATGCTAATTTTTCCATCTACATTAGTAAATGAGCCCTCTAAATAACCGCCAGCACCACCGCCACCACCTCCTCTACCAAAACTATCTCCTCCATTTCCACCACCTCCAATACATAGGAAATACCAATTTGAATTTGTAGTAAGAGACACACCATTTGTTCCTCCAGTAAATGAATAAATCTTATAAGTTATGCCAGTTGCACTATCTGTTAGAGTATCTAAACGCCAAGTTCCACTTCCAGTTATACCATCTAAATTTTTATAAGTCGCAATGGATTGTTGACAAGAATTCATACAATTCATTTTATATTATTACTTACGACTTTTCATTCGGATAACAAACAAAGGTTCTTGGGATTTCAATATCGGTAAAATATATTCAGCATCCCTTTTAACCGTTTCTTCTAAAAAGACAACTCCCTTAAATTGTTTTAAATTGTCTTGTGGTTGCTTAATATAATCCGAAAATACCTTTTTCAACTTTTGGACATAAGTATATTCATCTTTGTATAAATCAACAGGACCCATATTTTGGGTGGGGTAGTTTTTCAATTGACGGACAATGCCGAGGACAATATTAATGCGTTCTTCTACAGTTAAATAATCTTTACCCATTACAAAAGGTTGTGCCAAAATATTCAATCATTATAACGAAACAAATCAAATATGTTTGTTAGTATATTATTTTATACTAACAATTGTGAAAAAGGTTGTTAGGGGGATCATAAGGGAATGGTAAGTTCCCCTACATGGGGTCATAGGGGGACTTTGTCCCCCTAAGGTATTTGCGGTCGCTGACCTCTTTCCACCACCATTGGATCTGGCATGTATACAGGTCCTTTATTAAACAAATCAGCCGAAGATAGTTTATATAGATCGGGCATAAAGGTAGTCGCTGGATTCACCAAATTGGTAGAATTGATTCCTAACAAAAAAGATTCAATGTCCGCACTATTGGAGGACATTGTGTTCCATGGCATTTGTCCGGGATTAAGACCATTCCCCGCAAGACGTGTATCGTATGCAGTTCCGTGGGAAGAATTTTCATACATCACATTCGAATGAGCTGATTGGTAACTATTTACTTCTAAACGGTAGTTAATTGGAGTATTTTTATTGCGAGTGGATGCCATATTTTATAGTATGATAATATATTTTATATTTATACAATTTCTATAATAGAATTCTCTTTTTTGACAATTACTAGTTGTTCGTCGTTTATTTTGGATAAAATATATATTATTTTGTCTGGATCTAATTGGTCTTTTAAATTATCTACAATTTCACTCTCTATTGGATCCCGTCCATTTATTTTCGAAAAGGAATCCATAAAAGTTAGTATAATTTGTTTCATCTTATTTTCTTGTTGTTGTTTCAAATTATTTTTCTTGGCTATATTTTCACTTGTAGACCATTGGTTTCTAGACCTTTCTGTCGACACTAATTTGCCACACAATTCTGGTTTAATAATTTCGTCGTATTCAAAATTTCCCTTAAAAACAATACCAAATTCGTTTATAATATCATCTGGTATTTCAGGACTTGTTTCCACCAATCGGTCAAATTCGTCTTTACTTATTTTTATAAATTGATTTACATTCATGCGTTCGTCTGGGTGTATAGAAATTTCGATTTTAATATTTCTATAAAATTTGTCCCATGCAATGCTAGACACTCGATGTGCTTCATTTAATTGAGTTATTTTTAAGAATTGCTGTATAGTGGTGATAATACCCGCCAAAATATTAAAAAATCCAACTATCATACCAAAATAACCTTGATATGAAATGGGGACTCTTTGTTGAGCAAAATTAGCCGTTCCCGTTAATGTTGATATGATAATAACTGGAATTGTATATCTGTAATTTAAACGACTATATTTGGCGTGTGACCTAGAGTGCATCCATTTAAAACACATTGCTTTATCGGCCCATTCGATCAAAATGTCTTCGTGATCAACTGTCCACTCCACAAATTCAACTACTTTTGAATTTTCTTCTTCCATATATATTGTTACACATTTTTATTGATATATTGTAAATGGATAAATTTCAACAAATACAGCAAAATTTTGATTCCATTAAAGAATTAAGAAATCAAGTGATACTTTGTTTTAATTCACTTGAAATAAAACAACAAAGACTAAAAACAACTACTATGGATTTTATTTCAAATAATAAACACAATTTATTTATTTTTGGATTAGATTCATTTCAGTTTCAAAGTAAGCTAATTGACTATGAATATAATGATATGAAAAAATATTATTTTGCATTGAACAATCGAATGTATTGTGAATACTACAAATTATACAAATTAATATTACAGTATGTAGAAGAAACAATTCGTTCTAACAAAAATATAGAATTGTTAAAGATAAAAAACATTTTTCCTGTGTATAAAGATTTGGAACCATTTAAACAATATGAATTTGAAATCATTGTAGAAATCCATAAAACAATTTTAATTTTATTGAATGATTTAAATGATCATATTGAAGAAAAAGACAATCAATTAAAAACATTCATATGCAAACAACAATCCGGTTTAAATATAAACAATTTTGTTAATACATATGATTTTGATATTATTGTAATAAAACAAAAACGAACATTGTATTTGTCATATTTAGAATTTTTTCATTATATTCATATAAAGCATTTAAACCGGTTTGCTAAAAAAATGAAGTTAATGGATAATTATTTGGACGAAGATATTCAATTTGAAAATGATCCAATTAAATCATTCAGTACAACGAACAACATTATTTATAAAATGGAAGAAACAGATGTTTCCGTATATAATGAAGATAATCCAGATGTTTTACAGTTGGCACTATTAGAAGAAACAGATGTTTCCGTATATAATGAAGATAAAACAGATGTTTCCGTATATAATGAAGATAAAACAGATGTTTCCGTATATAATGAAGATAATCCAGATGTTTTACAGTTGGCACTATTAGAAGAAACAGATGTTTCCGTATATAATGAAGATGAAACAGATGTTTTACAGTCAACCCCAGATGTTTTACCACAACCAGTAGAAGAAAAGAAGAAGCGAAAATATAACCGTAAAAAATAGGCTTAACATTTCCTTGTTTTCTTTTTGTTACGAGTTTTACTTCGTTTTTTACTTTGTTTTTCACTTTGTTTTTCACTTCGTTTACCTCCTTGTTGACATTCCGCTGAATAAGATATTATAGAATGCAAATAAATGGATAAATCCGATTCTATTTCTGGTAATATATATTCTAAAATGTATTTTATTTTATCCGAATGTTCCAATTTATTGCAGTCACAATAATACAATATAACTGCAGTAAAAATGTCTTGTAACTCAATGAATGAGATATGTTTATTTGTTAGTTTCTTTTTGTCTTCAAATATTTGTTTTTGTTCGGAATTTGTAAATTGTTTATGGTTTGGATCACACCGTTTTTTCAATAATTCAGATTTAATATCTTCTGCATCTTTTTTACAAAATAAAATAAATGAACTTTGAATTACTTTACTTAATTCATAAAACAAAATGGTATTTGTCTCAAATGACAAATGATTCATACATCCACGATGATGAATATCTTTTACCTTTATAACAAGGGTTGTATACAAATCGACATATTTTTTAAGCATATCGTTTGATATATTTTGTTTGATGGAATTTAAATAATTGGCTTTTGGATTTGCATTATGAATGTTAATTACTACATTTATTTTATCTTCTATTTTGTTTTTTATAATGGGAATTCGGGGTTTCAATTGTATTGGTTGTTTAAAGAAGTTCATATATATATTATACAAATCTATTTTTCCATAGATTTTTCTTGAATAATTCTTTCCACCGTTGGACAAAATGCATGGTACTCTAATATTTTCTTCCTTTCTTCGCGAATAAAAGGCAACCTTTGTTCCCACAAATTTTCTTGAATCGCTTGTTTTACTATTTCAAACGATTTTTCAAAATCATTCATATCTAATTGAACAAAGGCACGTGGATCTATATATTCACTAACATTTGGACATCCCCAATAGAAACACAAACAATGACACAAAATGGGTTCCCATAATTTTTCTGTTATATAATTATATTCTGAACTATTTTCACACATAAAATAATACTTGTATTTCATTAATCCAATCTCTTTACCAGAACGGGATGGGATAGGTGTAAAATTTTTGAATCCAACTTGATTTTCTTTATTATATAAATGAAAACTAACAACTGGATCATTTTTCGCCTCAATAAATTTTAAAAAGTCAATTCGTTTAATTTGACCATCATCTTGATACTTTGAACTGCAAATGGTCGATATCATATTGTGGTTGTGTTTTACCGGTATCTCGTCGTTGGATAGCTCATTATAAGTTTGATTTATTTGCCATGATGCTACATTGCAAGCATTCTTATGACTGCATACAGACAAAAATTTGGTTTCATCGGGTTGAGCCCATTCCCCCCATGTATTTATTCCCCATCGAGTATGATATGGTTCCATATGAAATATTATTGTTCTGGCTGGGTCAAAGTAATCATTGTTATATGGTTTATTGATAATAATATAGTAATCAATGTTATTTGTTTCCCATGTGAATTGAATATTATTCCAAGTATAATTTCCTTTTGTTAGATTATTCCACTCATCACATAACTCTTCGGATGTTCTCCAGTAATTTCCAATCATTCGAACTCTTATTTTGTTCTTGCCATTCTTTTTAACATAAATGCCATCAGTTGATTTAAAGTACGGACTTGAACTGAAGTCTCCTAATGTATGTTTAAAGAACCCCAACGTATTAAATGCAACACATGATGGCGTAAAGTATGCCCTTTCCAAATATTCATCTACTGTCTTATACCCCCCATGAAACAAATCATTTCCTATTATATCTTTACCACTAACAAATTCCCAATCATCTTTTGACTTTGTTACCGCATTAAAATCAAATGTAGAATGATCTAATTGAATATTACTGTCTTGGTTTGCACTGTTGCCATGGACTACGTCTGAAAAGACAATGTTCGGTTGTGCCATAATGCAATTTAAGGTTGGTATAATTTTGGGTAAATAATCAATTCCGTGACGAATGCCATTCTTGGAAATATATTCTAACAAAGTCACCGCCCCTTTACGAGTAATAATGTACCCGAAAAATCCGCCAATATACGATGTTCGATTGAGAGGTGTTGACCCAACATTTGCAAGTGTTGCTTTTTTAATTGGATCATTTTGGTCGTAAGTAGACAATCCTAAATATAATATATCTGTTTTATCTGTGATTTCGTTTTGAATCTTTTTCAGTTTGTCTGCAAATTCTGGTTCTATCTGAATATCATCTTCAAAAATGATATATCTAGAATCATTCGATTTAACTAATTGTAGCCACACTCCATAATGAGATAACGCACAACCAATAAACCCTTTTCTGTTTCCAAAATCATTTCCTTTAAATAGCATATATAGATCGTATTTTAGTTGTAAATCAGAACCATCAATTGCGTCTACAAAGTCATAATTTGTTATTCGGTGTTTCTTAAATAATTCATCCATCCTCTGTTTTCGATCGGTCCGTCGAGCCAAATTAATGATTTTAATTGGGGTTGTTATTGTTGTAGTTGTTGGAGTTGTTTCAGGTGTAGTTGGATTGAATTGACTTGCATTATTGAGGGTGTACGCATTGGTGCCCGTTTTATCACTTGTTAGTTTTCCAATATGTATACATGAGACTGCATTAAAAAATACACTTTGAAACCCATGTTCTACATATCGATTTGCATAATCTCTTTCAAAGAAATTGTTAGGAGTATCAAAATTGCCAAGACTCAATATAGTCTCTACACTAACAATTGATGGACGAAAACTGTAATGAGGCCAGTAACCGCAATTGGGTCCCTTAATATTGTTAGATTGAATATGTTTCAACACCCCTGGAGCAATCAGTTGACCCCCACAAATATCCCACCCATCTCCATTGTCATATGTTTCCGCATAGTTTCGATTGAATAATATTTGCTTAATACCAGTTGATTCATATTGTTCTAACAAATGTATACCTTTACTAACATAAGAATCTCTTTTAAAAAAGAGCCAATCGTCTTCCAAATGAATCCAATATTTGGGTTTTATTTTTTTCAATGTTTTCCAAATAATATTCATGCTAGAACGATGCCCTTTTTCCGCATCTTCTTTCAAGTAAAATTTCATGAAAGGGTATGTATTTTGCATATACTCTCTGTCTGATTTGTTAGATAAATCATCTACACAAAAGAAATAGTTTACTTTATTCAAATCTGTCCATGTATTCAAGATAGAATTCATTGTTTGTTTAAATAAATCCAAACGTTTGCATGTAGTAATGGATAAAAAGACTTTCACATCTTTTCTAGATGATTTAATGTCCGCTGGAATAGATAGAGGCATCTTTGTAATAGTCGGTCGCATTTCTTTGATTAAACCATTGATCACTTCCATATATTCAGGTTTAATGGATATATTATTCTCTTTGGCGCATTCAATATACTCTAACAACTCTTTCAAGAATCCAATCTTGTCTATTTGACTTGACATCATTAATGTCGGAATGTATAAATTAAAATTATGCAATAAATGATTAATAGGTGCCTCTCCACATTCCACATTTTTTTTATTAAATATAATTCGAAAATGAATAAGTCCATCTGCATACAAATTGAGATGAGCATACACAATAATCATGTAATACGGCAAATAAAAGTTGTAAATAGTTGGCACAATAAATAAAAAATTAGAAAAGTCAATAGTGGAAAGAAACTTAGTCTCATACCACGTTTTTACCATTGAATAATACATTTTGGCTATTTCAGGCATTTTTTCGGAACAATAATGTTTCACCAAGTGGTATACGCATTCCACGCGAATATTATCATATTTAAATGATTCTACCAAGTAATACAACCCTTCTTCTTTTTTATTTAATTTCAAGCTACCTTCATATAAGCGTAAACAAGCAATATATTTTTCTTGATTCCAATTGGTCTGTGACAAAGTTATTTTATACCATTTGCTTGCATCCTCCATACGGTCACAATCTTTATAACTATTGGCACAATAAAAGGCATATCGAATGTATAAATTATCTTTCTCTGCCAATGCTTTGGCATGAGCTCGTTCTAATACTAATGCATCTTTATAGTATTTTTGCGGGTCCAAACTGCGCGCTCCTCTTTTGCCCGATATTATGTAGTAAATCCCATCTAAGTTTTCATAATTACATACTGGATCTAAACATTCAATATATTCATGCAATACTCCCTTGTAGCACCATTTCTTGCGATTGTTTACAATTTGTACACGGGAATAGCTGATACCATATTGATCTCCAAAATTGAGTTTATAACCATCTGCCTTCAAAAAGGGCATATTAAAAGGGCCACACAATTCGTCATCCGCATCAAAGATTAACAAATAGTCGGTCTTATTGTATGCAGACTCAATTGCTTTACTTCGGTTATACCCAAAATCGCGCCATTCATGTTCTACTAATTCTCCCGGGATACCCAATTGACGAAAAAAAGATCGAATTAATCCTTGCGTTCCATCGGTTGATCCGGTATCTGAAATAACCCAGTAATCAAATGATATTTTTTTTGTTAGTTTAGTTAATGAATCAACAATCAAATGAGCTTCATTCTTTACAATCATGTTCAAACATATTGTCTGCTTTCCACCGGACATAATGGTTAATAGATACTTTCTTTTAACTATTATTTGTTAGAACAATTATTACATCAAAAGTTTTTGAAATTATAAGATAAGGGAAATAATAAAGCAAATGAAGTTCCCTTAACCCTTGAACAATGTAAATAAACATCCTTGTGAGACAATACCTTTAATATCAGTAATAAACATTTTGGGATTTTGGTGCGACGGCGAAGAGATCCAAATTTTGATAATGCAAAAATCTTTTTTGGGTGAAATAGAAATTCCAGATACATATTTAAAATTAGAATGATCTGTGCATATTGTCTCCCCCACAATGGCATATGTTAGTTTATTCCAAACTTCACATACAATCTTATTTGAAATTTTATAAGAGAAGTATCCTCCATTTTGGTTTTGCGGGTCCTCCCACATTGGCAAAATATTTTGTTTCATTATAAATAACATACAGTTTTTTACCAGTGTCTCGGGCAAGGTTTGAGTGATTGCAACAGTATCTTCAATAGTTGAAAATGTTGCAACATTAATATAACTTTGAATGCTCCAGTCGGTATTATGAGGCATATGTGCCCATAAACACCAACTAGTATTTAGCGGGTGAAAATCCGCGAAAGACGCATCATTCGATTGAACGGGTTCTTTTGACAGAGAATTCATTATACTCATTATGTATTGTTTTATTTAAATATTTTTTTATTATTTATCAACATCTATTCTCTTTAAAACAAATTAAACCAGCCTTGAGCCTTTTCTTGTTCTAACAAATTGTTAGATATGTCAACTAATCCCACGTTATCTTGAGAAAAGATCACAATGTTCGACATGTCAAACTCAGCAATGATTTTGTCCATATCTAAATCATCATCCTCTATTGGTTGCCCTTGCTCTTGATGTAACTCCTCTTTAATTTCATCTTCAAGTTGAATCATTCGATCTAAACCTAAGTCGGTTGGGTCCTCGTTATCAACATTTTGGTCCTCATTATTGAGGTTTTGGTCCTCGTTATCGAGGTTTTGATCATTTTCTTGGTCATCTTTTTGCTCTTCATCTTCTTCGACATAATCAAACAAATCATATGAGTCTTTATTTATCACAAGACTCTGATTCTCATTTATTATTACAAACTGAACATTATCATCAATAATAGTCATTACATATTTGAAATCACTCGACAATGGAATGTTCAAATATTTGCAGAAATAATACCGAACCCAATCCGCATTCAATTCATTGCCAACAATATAAAAGGTATACTCTGGTGTTTTTAACCGAATATTGTATTCAACTGAATCAATTTCCACTTTGACTGAAATAAACTGAATGTCAGACAATTCATACTCTGGTCGATAGTCCTCAACTGGTGGATAAAAACACACCATATCGGTTCCTTTACAAATTAGAACGGCAAAACTACTCTTATTTATTTTATTTAATGCATTGTAAGTCTCATTTTCAGTAATTAAATAATTGTCAACCAAATAATCAATGGTATCCTCCACATAAGATTTATCATAAATCTTCTTTTTATAATTTGTTAGTTTCATCTGCAAATAACTATACCAATGTATAGCAGTATATGCCATAAATCCTATATTCACAAACATGAGTTGTCCTATAAGAATAGTTGTAATAATATACGTGAACATGTTATTACAATATTGTTCAAATATTTAAATAGTTTTGTTAGTGTTAATGTTTATAAAAAAATATCTACATACACTATAAATGAACTCGAAAGACGGATATGCGGATAATACGAGTACTTATGCAATGAGTCGACTCATGTATTCTAACAAAACATATGAGCCGGTCCCCAAGAAAAAATGGGGTGCGTCCGATTCATCCGATGTTATACAAAGTAATCGCATGAGAGCTGTAGGCAAAACAGCCAATTCAGTTGGATTCACTTCGTTGTCTCATACAAAAGGGGAACTTACCAATAATGCTTTGCAAAGAGTTCGTTCCAGCGGTGCAACTGTTCCCAAAAAAGTAACAAATCAAAATTTACGAAAACCGGAACCACCGTATTCTCTCTACGCCACGCCAGGTGATCAAAGTATCACAATTACATATACTGAAGGAAACATTAATGGGTATCCATTACTCAATTATTTATATTCTTTAAATGGAATTACGTTTACTGAATTTGTTCCAGCTACTGTCGGAACCATTATAACCCTCGTTGGTCTTACAAATGGAACACCTTATACTATTTATCTTAAGTCTAAAAACAAAATTGGAATTAGTGTTTCATCTGAACCCGTCACTGCAACACCATTCACCATCCCGGATGAACCCACTAACTTAAGCATTGTACCTGGTGACGCATCTATTGAAATCACGTTTGTAGAACCATTTAACGGTGGATCTCCCATCACAGATTATGAATATTCATTGAATTCTGGTTCTTCATGGACTTCATCGGCGGACAATAGTTCTCCCATTATTATTACTGGACTAACAAATGGAATTGTGTATACTATTCAATTGAGAGCACGAAATTTAGCGGGACCCAGCAGTTCCTCGTCTCAAGTAAGTGTTGCGCCTATTCCGTTTAACAGTTTTAATCCATCTGATATTAGCGGAGTTAATTTGTGGTTGGATGCACAATATAGTTCATCTGTTGACATTTCAAATGGCCTGGTTTCAACTTGGAATGATCAATCGGAAGAAAATAATGATTTCAGTCGGTATGGTGGAACTATTACTTATGCAAAACCATCTGGAATTAATAACCGTCCGGCTATTTATTTTGAAACAGCTGGTTCTACTTATTTATACAAAACATTCAATATTGCCCCCAGCACAAATCAACTTTCATTATTTATGATTGTATATCATGTTTCTAACGTAACGGGTAATAGTGAATTGTTTTACTCAAATACAGCTCCAACCAGTCCCGGATACGCTTATTTTGATTTATTCAATAACACAAATAGCCCATCTGGACTACTCAGCATTAATATTGGAGACGAAACACAAGTTTCAACCACGCGTGACATTAGAGCATCCATTGCATTGATTGATGTTATTGCAGGTACCACGGCAGATGTATATGTAAATGGAACACAAACAAACAATAATATTGCACGAGGTGTACTATCATTAGACAATGAAATTACATGGGCTATTTCGGGCGGAGCATTCAGAGGATATATTGGAGAAATTATAACCTATCCTTCTGATCTATCTGATAAGGATAGACAACGAGTCGAAGGGTATTTGGCATGGAAATGGGGTATTCAAAATAGTCTTCCTAACAATCAACCATATAAAACGGCCCCACCAATATCTCTTGAGGCGCCCACTATTACGGGAATAACAGGTGCTTCTCAATCATTGAGTGTTGAATTCACTCAAACAATCCCGGGAGGAGTCACAATTACAAACTATCTATACTCCACCGATAATGGTACCACTTTCCGCGCATTGACTGTACCCGATACAACTTCCCCACTAACAATTACAAGATTGTCAAGTAATGGAACTACACTCCTAACAAATGACGTCACATATAGTGTGATAATTCAAGCAAAAACCATTAATGGAGTAAGTCCATTTTCCAATATGGTGCAAGGAATACCCTCTATACCTGTGCCATCTACACCAACTGAATTATCAAGCGTAGGAGGAAATGAAGCCGCATATATTTTGTTCACACAAATCGGAACTGTCACAAACTATGAATACTCCATTGATAACGGCGTTACTTTTTTACCATTTAACCCTCCACAAACATATAGCCCCGTAATGATAACTGGATTAATAAATGGAACTACATATACTGTTAAATTAAAAGCAGTAAATTCTGATGGGGGAATAAGTTCTGAATCAGCCTCGGTATCCGTGACACCCACTGTAAATTCTTTGAATACAACAAATCTATTGGTGGAATTAGATGCAAACAATTCGTCTTCTTATTCTGGATCTGGAACAGCATGGACAAATCTTCGTTCAAGTGGATTATATAGTGCGACACTATTAAATGACCCATTATTTAACGGAACGAACAAGTATTTTACATTTGATGGTATAGATCAAACCGCTGACATTGCAGCTGCGTCGGGTATTAACCCGACAGTGGGAAGTTCTTTTACTGTTCAAATCTGGGCACGCGTCAATACATCGTCTCCTCAATTTAGTTCGGGGGATGGCTTAATCAGTAAGCAATTTGGAGATAGCAATGATTATGACGGATATTCGTTGCTTCTTTCCGACACGGGAGGAGTTACATTAAAGATGAATGGTGGAGACGATAATGAAACGTATCCTTCATCGAATGGAGTATATAATAATGGATGGGCTTTATATTCCATTGTCGTCCGATTTGGAGGTGGTTCTGGCAGTCCAAGTTATGCATATGTTAGTACAAGACGTGTGGTGACTGCTGCAAATACAGAAACATCTATGCCATCACAAGCACCTCTTCAATTTCCAAAAGGAATACAAGAAGGTAACAGTTTCTGTCCAGCAGATGTTGGTGCATTTTATCTATATAATACAGCTGTATCTCAAGAAGATATCATTCGAAATTATGATGCCACAAAATCCAGATATGTTACATAAGAAAGAGTGTAACTGCGACAAATGGTTCTACATCTGGTTTATTGTCAATATTCACTGGTCAGACTAGTTCAAGTGCAGTAGCTTTATCATTTTACCAAAACAATTTTGTAAACAATTCAATGAGGTATTTGTTATTTGAACCGGGTGCCAGTGGTGGAATTCCAAATTCTAGTTCAACATTATCGGGAAATTTATCTATGTATGGTGCATTTGCAATTCAAGGATTAGCTACACCTACAAAACAATGGAATTAAATAATATCAACTTTATAATATAAAATCAAATTCTTATATTATAATTTAAATAGTTCTAGTTGTTGTAAATAATGGACGAAGATAAAATCGCCATTATTCAAGGACAGACTAATTATTCTAAAGAAGAAGCCACCTCTTTGTTAGATGAAAATAAGGGAGACTACATTGCAGTAATTAAACAGTATATGGGAATTCCACTTGCAAAAAAGGAAGAACCAATAAAGTCTATTAATCAAGCCATTTATAAACAACTTCGAACTAAATTGGATATACAGCATTTTAATGACACTCATCCGCCAACTTTAAGCGAGTGATTGACCCATGCCAAGTGATTGTGACGCAGCTAAACCTTGAGCCATATTTCGATTTTGAGACATACTTTTAGCTAATGTATTTGTGACAGACAAATTTTGGTTCATTCCGGGTTCGCCTGTAATTCGGGGACGAGTCACGCCAATATCCACTAAATTCTTTTTTTTGTTAGTTCGTTTCTTTTTCAAAGTCTTTGTTCTACGAGTTTTACCTCCTTTAGTTCTCTTTCTTTTAAGATAAGCCATTTATATTATATCCAAATATAATATTTTAAAATCATTAAAATTTTATATAATCAACTACAGTTGAGTTAATCATGTCCCCAGAATGTATCTCTATTTTTCCAATACATTTTATCATTCTTTTGAATATTGTAAATTGTTTTAAACAGTTCCAATCGAGCTAAGGTACAGTTGACTCTATATTTATCCAATGGATGAGGATTATTCTTTAATTGTGCTGTAATCGCTTTCTTTGAAATGGCTTGTCTTGCTTGAATTGCATAGTAACAAAAGAATGCTTCAAATGACAAGTTTCGAATATATGCAATATCATCATTCTTATCTTGGAAATCACGTAAATATTCCTCGCAAATAGCAAGTCCCGAAATGTCCGCCAAATCTTCAGACAAACTCATATGAACATCAAAATGCACATCATCGTATCCAGCAAACACTTCATATTGTTCAACTATGTCTTTCAGCTTTTCATCGTAGTTTTTCTTGTCTGCTGGTAACCACCAATTCAACAATTTTCCAGTATAATCGTATTTACTACCAATGTTATCTAATGAATGCGACAATTCATGACCAATTGTAAATCCAATATGAGCTAAATTATATTCAATCCCACGTTCATCTAAATCAATGAACGGTTTCTGTAAATACGCTTGCGGTATATAAATAGAATTTTCAATTGGTGTATAATATGCATTCACAATGTAACATTGTTTACCTACTAATTTAAAAGGCATTTCACGCCAGTCGATATAAGGAATATCAATCACGGGTTTATCACTTAAACTAACAAATTTGTTAGTACGCCAATTCATGATGGCTTCCATATTTCCCCAAATATCTGTTTCTGAATAATGAATATCCGGGTCCTCATATGTCAACTCGGGTGAACCCACTATTAAATTTAAATGATCCAACTTTTTAATGGCATATTTTTTAGTGGATGGAGATAACCATGTGTTACGTTTTAATATTCTAACAAACACCGTTTTCAAATCTTCCGCCATATTACGAACATATTCCACATTTTCTTTTTTGCCGTGTTTCTCAATATACGTATTTGTTAGGAAAGAATTAAAGCAAATTGACAAAGCAAAGACGGGTGACAATTCACGGGGAAAAATCGCTTCTTGGCCTTGCACAAATTTACCCATAAAACCGTATAAGATTTTTTCATAGGAATTTCCAAATCGAGACATTTGACGCAAAAAGATATAATACCAATATGCTTTCCATTTTGGGGTTGTCCAGTTTTCAGTAAGTGTCTTCATTACACACGTTAAGTATTTCAGACTGGTTGCAATAAACCTAGAAGGGGGTGTTTTATGTCCAATCGCTTTTGAAAATGTGCTCCAATCAAACCCATAAGTGAGGGATTCTTCAGGTGTTAGTAAATTATAAAATTCAGCGGATTCCTTATTCACATCATTGCAACTAAACATCATAAATAGCTCGTATTCTACATCCCAAACATCACTTCCAATTAATCCATGTTTTTTTCCTAGACATGTGTCAAACAGAATATTGATGTTTTCAATACGCTTCTTTTTATAGAATTTAGTATATTCGGTTGTTTCTGCACTTGAACTACCAGAATTAACTAACAACTCATACTCAAACATAGCCATAATGGGAGATGTAATCTGATTTATATACGTGCGAGGATTTTTGGGGTCTGGTACTATTTTCCAAAATATGGGCGATCCCCATGATACAATTTCATTATGGTTAATATATGCTAAAAACTCGATTAAATTTCCAGAATTCATGAAAGTATCTATTTTATGTGTAACTCTCTTAATATTCTGGTCGATGGATGATTGATTTAATCCCATCACCGATTTAACTAAACGATGCACATTTGAAAGTTTGGTTTCTTTTGCAATCTCAATTATTTGATAAAACACGCGTTCTTGGGCCATCCTAAAATTATCCATCTGAACATAATACTTCTTATCCACTTTGGATTTTTCATGTTGTTGCAGAATCCATAAATAATTAATAAAGGTAAAGTAATCGTTTTGTGCAGTGATTCCTTTGGGTGTTTTATGCAAGGTGGCAAGTTGCATTAACTCTTTATTAATTCCCAAATTCTTTTTCTTCTTATATGCATCACTTTTCTCGTATTCCTTTTCAAATTGATTATATACATTGGCAGATTTTGTATCACAATCCTTTTTTCTTGTTTGGGTCGTCTTCTTCTTGCGTCTCTTAGTTATACTCATACTAACATATGTGTATAATTTAATTTGCGGAAGTAATGCCAAAATGTTCATTTACAATACTCGTTTTTCCACCTTTTTTAATCTGTTGTTTTCTTTTCATCTGGTAATTAGATGGGATAATTTTTGTGTTCAATATGAAATCGTCATTATCTTCATGCAACTCAGGTAAAATGCGAGTGAGTGGTTTATCCACAATTAAAAACAAACGTTCATTCCTTAAAAGAGACCTATATTCTTGAATAGTTAAGTTTCCGCAAAACTTTTCTAACATATAGTGAGGATCTGGTGCGGGTTTGATGTTCTTTTCATAATTAAATATTTTGCCATACAAATTATTCATAAATTGATATCTTTCAAATCGAACCGAACTGTCAATCGTCTCATTCATTAAATAAGCCACTCCACACTCTGGGCTACAAAAACAACCATAGACGTGATATGTGTTGTTCGTATACTGTTTTGGAATATATATGGATGGATTATCAAATTCGCATGTACACCAAAAACAAGCAGAACGTTTATCTAACAAATTGTTAGTATGCAAAATGTGTTCTAGCTTCTTTAATTTAGTCCATACATCTTTCATATTATTGTTATTATTTGTATCTTTTTCATCAACTACTTCTGCATGAGATGAAGTGATTGTAGAACACATTTCTTCCTTCTTATTGATAATGTCATAGGATAATTCATTTTTTGAAGAAAAATTGTAGGATTCAATCTCTAACTTATCATTTGCGGGAGCATTATTTAATAAATCTTTAGAAGAACATTTCAAGTGTAAAATAATATTGGGCTTATCTTCTGGTAATGGAAGATTACCAACTAAATTAGATACCACAATCTTCCCACCCTTTGGCTTTCTACCTCGCTTTTTGGTTGGTATGGCAATATCTGGTTCTAATTCTACAGTTGGTACTGAAATCTGGGTTTCTTGTTTAGATTTTCTGCCCCGTTTTTTGGCAACAATCTCGATTGGTGTCTGGTCTTCTTCTGCTTCTTCTACACAATGCATTCTTATAATGATTACTAACACCAATTTAAATGGTTTTATTAAGTTCTTTTTTGATCTTAGACCTATAATGCATTTAATGGATTTAAATAGAAGAAATGAATGAATAAAATATGTCCGTTGAAAAAAATAAATGTACTCCATGGGTAGAAAAGTATAGACCGACTGATTTTAATTCAATTGTGTTAGAACCAACAAATCGAGTTATCTTAGAAAATATAATAGAAAAGTCACACTTTCCTAATTTATTGTTTTACGGGCCACCCGGAACGGGCAAAACAACAACCATTATTAACTTGATTGAAATGTATCAAAAAAAACACAATCAATTGCAAAAAGGATTTATGATTCATTTAAATGCATCAGATGAACGAGGGATTGATATTATCCGCACACAAATTAATCAATATGTGACTTCCAAAAATTTGTTTGTGGAAGGAATGAAATTTGTTGTGTTAGATGAAGTCGATTATATGACTAAGAATGCTCAACAAGCATTGCGATATTTGTTACAATCTTATTCTAATAATGTTCGATTTTGTTTAATATGTAATTACATTAGTCGAATTGATGAAGGATTGCAAAATGAATTTGTGAAATTGAGATTTAATCAACTGCCCGAATCAGAAATTATTTCTTTCCTAAAAAACATATCGGAAAAAGAAAACTTGCATTTATTTGATCGAACCTTGTTAGGAATACAAAAATTATATAAATCAGATATACGTAGCATGATTAATTTTATGCAGTCAAATCAAAATGTATGTAATGATTCTATTTACATTATTGACGACTCTATATGGCTAAATTTGTATAATATGTTGAAAGAAGATAATATTGTTTCCGTTATTTCATATATTTCTGACATTCGTCTAAAATGTAATGTAGACCAAAAAAATATTATTAAAGATTTTGTTTATTATATTATTGAAAATCATATTGCTACATCTGAGTTGTTATCATTTGTAGAAGGGATTATGCATTTTCATGATTGTAATGAAAAATATTATTTGAATTATTCGCTTTTACGATTGGCCTCATTTATAAATAAATCATAAAAAGACATTCTCTGTTTTAATTTTGAGATAAAAACATTTGGAGGAGACGAGCTAAATGGGTCAAATATTTGATTTGTTAGGCTATATTGTTCAAATGTATCCTTTTTAGTGGGGGATGATTGTATTAATATTGGCTGAGTTTTTACATTGATCGAATTCATATTCTCGTTGTTGTATACAAATATTTTATTTTTATAAAAATTGAATTGAAATACGTTATAACTAAACTATTTAAAGATATAACCTACAAACTACTTAAAGAATCATGCAATCTAATGTCGACGATGAATGGACCAAATTTATGCAATCGTCATCATCTACCATGTCGGATGATGACGAAGAACCTTTAGCAGTAAGAGAAGAAATGCTGTGTAGTGAAGCACCCGAACCAACCCCCGTTTATGTTTCAACTAAATCAAAAATTGCCTTTTTGAATACACCGATTGATTATTTGAATGTGTTTTGGAAAATCCCCGTGATTCCTTATGCCATGCCAATAGACGGTGTGATTAAAAAACAAATTAAAATAAATACCACTTCGATTGAGGAATTCGAACAAATCCAAGCTCAGTTGAAGAACGAGATTTACTATGAAGAGCATGTGATTACCAATATCAACAATCCGAACGGTCGAATTAAATTTAAAGATAGCCGAAAAATCACAATTGGAATGTCTAAAAAAGACATTATGAGTTATCGAAGTAAAAAGAAAAGTGCGTTTTACAATTGCTTTGTTCTCATTTTGCGGATTTGTCTAGAAGATACGTTCAAAGAATTTCATGTGAAGGTGTTCAATACGGGTGAACTGGATATTCCGGGAATTCAATCAGAAGAGAGTTTTTCAATTGTGCTACAAAAAATTATTGACACATTGCAACCATACGTAGAAGAACGATTATTCTACAAGCAAATAAGTGAGAATATCCTCATCAATTCAAACTTCAATTGCGGATTCTTCATTGACCGAGATGCATTGTTTGATTTGCTACGCAATAAATACAACATTCAAAGCATACTAGATCCATGCTCTTATCCAGGCATTCAAAGCAAATTCTATTATAATCACAATGCAAGCGGAGATGATCAAACGGGTGTCAATGACCGGCCTGATGGAAAATATACAGTCATCTCGTTTATGATTTTTAGAACGGGAAGTGTACTTATTGTTGGGAAATGCGACGAAAATGTATTGAACCACATTTACACATTCTTGTCAAAATTATTAAAATCGGAATATCATGCAATTGGTCAAAACAAATCGGGGTCTGACGAAGGGCTACCTAAGGACAAGAAGAAGAAAATACGACGAAAAATGATTACTCAAGAATCTGAATCCGAATTAGACCTAGTTTAAAGACAAATTCTTCATCAATTCTCTTTTTTTTGCAATGGGTATTTTAAGTAAATATAGACCCAGAACAATCAGTAATACACCTCCATATTGAGAAAAATGATCAAACCGTTCTCCTAAAAAAATAAAGGCAGCCGCCGACTCTAACAAAGCACTTGTACCATCCCATGCAGCGTTAACCAGCAAAACGGTTGATTCTTTGAAACAAATAATTAACATAATGATAACCCCTATATACCCGACAATTCCTGCAAATAAATGAATATATTTTCCACTAGTTGCATACTTTTTTAATCCAAAATCACCAACTATTTCGACCAAAGATAGCAATGATATTTGTGCCAAACTCATATTGTTATTATTATCCAACATTAAATTATTTGAGTAAAGTTCAACATATCATTCTCACCATCACATACATAATGAAATACTTTTTCCAATTGTTCAATTGTTAGGTTCAGTTTAATAATGTTTGTATGAAAGGCAGGTAATATTTCAATGGGAACTTCTTTATATATTTGAGCATACGCATTAATCTTTTTAAAACGTTCGTCATCTTCGAAATTGTTCTCCGTCTCTTTTCGATGTTCTTGGTTGATTTCATATATGGTCTTTTTATAAACAAAAATAGAAGCATCTCTTGAGCTTAAATGCAAAAATGTATGTTGCACGTCTAATATCTGCTCGATAAACTCGACATAATAATAAAAAGATTTTTGACTATGATAGTATGTTAGTTCAATGTTTTTTGTGTAAAACAGTATCATAATAAACACGTGTGTAATTGTGTCCAACCCTCTTGCTAGAATATATGGGTAGTGCTTTTTATACAAAATGTTTTTTTTGTCACGTATAAACATGGTATATTCGATCACCAAACTAACATATTTTTCTATTATTTCGGGGACACTTTGATTCAATTCTTTGTTAAAAGAGGACTCCTTTAGGGAATTCATACTATCTTCGGCCATATTAGTTCTATATATAATAACTATTTAAACTTATTATTATAAGTATCTAAACTATTTAAAGATTAATAATTTTAGATTGTATAAATGGCTGATAAAAAAACAACGGGAGGAACTGTTTCGTTGGCAGATGGAACCAACTATCGATTACCCTCAGATACAACTCTTCAGCATGTATGCAAGCTGGCAATTGTGGAGGACAGACCCATCATGATGGATTATTGGACGGCTTCGTTGGATAAGAAGGCTCTGGTTGGAGTGAAAGATACGGGTGAGAAGTTGTTGGTGAAGAGTGAAGATGAGTACACAAGTCCGATTGCTAAGTTCTACAAGAGTGGAACAGAGTACATTATTATTACAGAAAACTCGATTTATTTGGTTTCTTCTGACATTCCTACCAGAAAAATCTCTTAATATAATGTAGCATGGAGCATGATGAAAATGAATCAAGAAGAAATATGGTAGAAAGTTTAAAATATATTGAAGGCACAAGTAGAGACTATGCGGAGATTGTTAGAGAAATTAACTATCATCAATATGATTTACGAGAATATATTGTAAAATTATGCATTAAAAAATATAATTCAATTGGTGGTGGAAATATTGATAATCTTGCTGTAAGTGTAAGAAATACTATAAACAAAATAATTAATGGAGATATAATGATTGAATTTCCAGATATTAATAGAAGAAACGCGAATCGTGCACAACATTCGGCCGCACATTCAAATGTTAACCAACCTCTAATTTGTTATATTTGTGGTGGAGCATGCCCACATCCTCATGTAGAACATGTTATTCGTATAATTCAATTATATTTGCTGACGGGTCATTTAGACCTTCATAATCCAATTAAAGCGGCCTCTCTTAGGTATGCTCATAGCACATGTAATGTTAATGTAAAGGGATCAATTAACTTTTTTCAAATATACGTAGAAAACAATTTTGTTAAATTACAAGCTATGCCTGTGAGTGAAACCAGATTTAGTGAACGCTTTGAAAGTGCAACTAGAACATTATTTCCTTTTCCTTCAAGACCAGGAAGTGAAAGACACGCAAAGAACCCTAATACTCATTATGTTCATAGACCTGCAGATGCAGATGAAATAATTCTTGGAGATCCGTCTTCAAATGTAAATGCCGTAACATTTGAATTGGAACAATTATTCAATAACCAACATGTATCTCCTAAACAAGTTGTGTTTAATTTAAAAAATATATATGACGCGTGCATTCCACCATTAAATGAAATTTTTGATCGAATTCAACAAGAAGCAATTGAAGGGACGACAAAGAAATCAAAAGGATTCCGAAAAAAAACGAAAAGAATCCGAAAAATAATAAGGCGTCGTCCAACCAAGGCAAATAAAACCCGCAATAAAAGGACATAAAAAGATCCATCTAAAATAACTAATATGAAAGTTCAACTTATTAGTTATTCTAACTCACCCACACATAGTTCTCTTCAAGATTTGGTCGCTTATTGTGCTCGTGTATCGAATCCCGCCAATCAATGTAACACCGAAACAAATGAAAAACTAATAAAGTACTTAATTAAAAACAACCATTGGTCTCCTCTTGAAATGGTGAGCATTTGTTTAGAGATTGAAACAACTCGCGATATTGCACGTCAAATTCTACGACATCGTTCTTTTTCATTTCAAGAATTTTCACAAAGATATGCTGTTGCAGATCTTGGGTTTGAATGTAAGGAAGCCCGTTTGCAAGATAAAAAAAATCGACAAAATAGTGTTGAAACAGATAATTCTGAATTGTCGACACAGTGGGAAGAACAACAAAAAGGTGTTTCCAATGCAGCCGAAAAGGCATACAAATGGGCACTCGATAATGGAATTGCCAAAGAACAAGCTCGATCTGTTTTGCCGGAAGGAATGACAGTTTCGCGTATGTATATGAATGGCACACTCCGTTCATGGGTTCATTATATTCAATTGCGTTCGGGAAATGGCACCCAAAAGGAACACCAACAAATTGCCATTGCATGTGCTGAGGCGATCGCCCCTCTTTTTCCTATGATTCATGATTTGTTAGCATAACGAGATTCTATAATACGTAATTGGAGAAGATGTCTTGATAAAAAATAACTTTTATTGCAAAATGGACACGTAATGTAGTTATTTATTTAGCATGATTCGTCGTCACTTTCACTTTCTTCTTGCAATCCATCTTGGTCAATATGAATAATGTTATTTAGTTCAGATTCCGTTGCTAGTCTTTTATCTCGCACATAAATATCCACTTTAACACAAACTCTTTTATATCTGGTTGTGTTCAAGTTTTGAGCTCCAGATAGTTTAATTGCATCTTCGGCACCATGTTCTCCTCGTCTTACCATAGAAATATAAGATGCCCATTTGTGTTTAATTGCACCATGATTAGATGTATGATAATCATACAACATAGCACCTAACAATTTTCCAACATTCCATTGACCTCGTCGTTTTCGCATGTCCTTCAGCATTTCCATTTCATCTGCCAAATCAAATATAGAGAATATAAATCCCAAGACTCTAACAACTTCTTCTCTCTCAATCAGAGTCTGCGATTCAACTTTGGGTTCTTGGACATTATATGATTTTGTAATAAATTTTACGCCATGAATTGCGCCGGATACAAGAGCAACCGCATTCTCAAGGTTTTTTTTACCGGGATTGTCTGGAAGCCGAGTATCGCAAAAATGATTTGAAATCATTTGTCTAAGTGGATAATTGTCATCTTCTAACAAAGCAAGTGCTTCTTTTATCAGAGGAGAATCTTCTTCTGACATTGCATAGAGTTGACCGTCTGATACTTTAATGCTTTTATTTAATCTGCGAAACATTTCGCGTTGTTGTTTTGATGTAAGACCTCGCATGACAACCACTTGAATAGAAGAAGTATTTACCTTCATGGTTTCTTCTTGAGTAAGTGGTCTTTCTTCTCCATTTTGAGTAAGTGGTTTTACTTCTCCATTTAATATTCTCTGCAATGTAGTAATTCGATTTCCACCTTCCATAACATCTCGTCTCTCACATCCATCTACAATGCTTTGGGAACAAATAATGGGTGGAATGTAATAACCCTTCAATATACTATCTAGAAAATTTATCTGCATGTTCATATTCCAAACATAGGCTCGATTTCGTCGGTGGATGTGATATAATTCTTGAGGTCTGTAATTTTTAGATCCGATTCTTCCCGCAAATTGTCTATTTAAATCATAAATAGTAGAATTGTTATTCTCATGAGTAACGTTAGATATCATTGTATGAGTTATTGGGTAAATGTACCGATAAAAAAATATAAATAAATTATTTCATTTTTTCTAACTAACTAAAAGTGGAATAAAATTCGTTCGCACTTTCATTTTGGACGCAGCGTTTTACAATCTGATTTAAATGTACGAGCATATCATGTTTTTCTTGATATGCTGGAATGTCAATGGTATCCAAGAGGATTTCGTCCATGTAAAATATATAACCAACTAGTTTTTCTTCAAATTTTGGTTTGAGTTCTTGCAAAACGGAATTTCCCTTGATGTTCATAATGTTTGATAGAAGTACTAACAACGGACGTATGTATGGTTCTAAAGCAGGATGGTTGTTTATTTTGTTTGCCAATGCAGAAATTATTTTTATTATTCGTTTTGTTAGTATTGGTAGGCTATTTACCGCTACCATAAGTGCATCAGACTGTTCATTTGACATATTATCCATTTGTTTTATTTGTTAGATGTTAGATAAATTAATGTAACTAACAACCCAATACATTTCAATTTTATTTATAGTATAGGCTTGATCGCCTCTATTTGTTCTGGTGTTAGTTTTTCAGGAAACTTTACATGAAATAATATAATCATATTTCCGGTTTGATTGTCCCTAGATAATCCCAATTTAGGGATGACTTTCTTATATTCAGATGGAATCACATTTCCTCCATTATTGTTAATTGAAAATGCCTTACCACCTAGATATGGGAGTTCAAAGCTAAATCCACACAATGATTCTTTTAAACTGATCGTTTTATGGTATAACAAATCTAGACCGTACCTTTCAAATGGTCCTTCATTATTTACTTTAATGACTATTTTCAAATCACCAATGCATGAGTCGGACACAAAATTGCCTTTGTCTTTTAAAACAATGATTTCATTATCATCTACCCCTTTTGGAATAGTCACATATAATGTTTCGGTTTCATACATCTTGGTATCATTTTCAATAAGCCATCTTTCTATTTCAATTGGAAGAATTGCTCCATCTAACACTTGTTCCATACTAACAACAAGTGTTTTAGTAATGGGAGCGGGCTTCTGATGAACAGGTTGACCTTGGCGAAAGATACGTATACCAGGACCACCAAATGGAATTCCATTGATAGAAATTCCACCCATACCCATAGGACCTCCCATACCCATATGGTTCATTTCCATATGGTCCATCGGCCTCATTGACGCAAAATTCATTCCAAATAAATTGGAAAATAGTTCATCAATATTTCCTTTTCCTCCGGCAAATGGACTGTTTTGCATCATATCATATTCTTCTTTCTTTTGTTGATCCCCTAACACTTCATACGCTTCCCCGATTTCTTGAAATTTGGCAACCATATCTGGACGTCCTGGATTGCGATCTGGGTGATACTTTAATGATAATTTTCGATATGATTTTTTAATTTCATCAATAGTAGCTGTTTTAGGAACCTCTAATGCATCATAATACGACATAATATAACTATAAAAGATAAGCTTAAATAGTAAATTACGAATAATAATTAAAATGGCAAATGCTTTATTTATACAAAAATACAAACCAACTCAATTTTGCGATTTTGAAATTGATTATGATATTGTCTCAGTTTTGCAAACAATGGTGGAAATGAACAGTCTTAACATTTTATTTATTGGAGATGTTGGGTCCGGTAAAACATCCTTTATTAATGCACTTATTAAAGAATACTATAAAGATAAGACCAGATATGATTCAAATGTTCTACATATTAATAGTCTGAAAGAACAAGGAATAAATTATTACCGTAATGATGTTAAAACATTTAGCCAAACATGTTCTTCTATTTCGGGCAAAAAGAAAATTGTAGTGATTGATGATATTGATATTATCAATGAACAAAGTCAACAAGTATTTCGAAATTGCATCGACAAATACAGTCATAATGTTCACTTTATATGCTCATGTACTAACTCGCAAAAAGTAATCGAAAGTCTTCAATCCAGATTAATTATTATTAAAATTAAACCGTTGGATCGAACACATTTAGTAAATATTATGACAAAAATAAAAGATACAGAAGACATCCATATTACCCCAGATGCGGAAGAATTTGTATTGGATATTTGCAACAATAATGCCAAGATTTTAATTAACTATATGGAAAAATTTAAATTGATAGGAACTGATATCACTCTTGAAATGGCTCAAAATATATGCACCAATATTAGTTTTGTACTTTTTACGACATATACCACATATTTACTTAATCAACAACTTAAAGAAGCCATTAAAGTAATGCACAGCATCCATGAAAAGGGATATTCTGTCATGGACATTTTGGACAATTATTTTTTGTTTGTTAAGACAACCAATGTTCTAACAGAATCCCAAAAGTATAGCATAATTCCATACATATGCAAATATATTACTATTTTTCACAATACTCACGAGCATGAGATTGAATTGTATTTATTTACTAACAACTTATTTGGATTTTTGGCTTAATAAATTATTTAATATGTATATAAAATAAGCATCGCAATGACCCAAATATTTAAAACAAATCCTCCCACTACTATTTTGTTTTCATTCTTATCTGAAGTATGTGATAAAACAGATAAATGTTTTATTTTTGATAAGAACTCATATAAACGAGCAATATACAATGATAAAATAACTGCATTTCTTGATATATGTAAACCGTATTATCATACATCAAAACAAACTTATTTGGATAGGAAACTAACATATAATAGTCTAATTACTATCATTCGTCAATTGTGTAATATTAATAAAATAGGATATGCGTCAGAAATCAAATATGACAAATCATTGCATACTATTGTTTATTACATCTATTACATTGTCAATAACGAATCTTTACACATTCAATAACGAATTTCTTTCAGCATTTTCAACAAATTATACACTTTTTTTGCATTGAAATCCGTGTCAAAATAGATACTAATCTCGCATGTTTCATTTCGTCTGTTGTCTAACAACTCTAAATCGACACAGTCACCACCTTCAAATATGTTGTAAAAATTATAAAGACCATATGTGAGTCTACAAAAAGCAACATCAAATATAAACTTTAAATATTCAAGTAAAGTTGTCTTGGACTTGCAATAAAAATTAAAAGGACAATAATTCTCATCATTTTTAGTTGTTCTTGCTCCGCAAATAAAATACTCTTTTTCTGTAAAATCATAGGCAATATAACAATACGTATCTTTGCCGTCGTCCTCAAAATATAACACTAATTTATCATGTGCATCAATCATATTTGTCATCTTCTTATATTTATTATGCTGATTTATTTAAGTTGTTTATTTGTGACGTTTTTTATATATATCTGTTGCCGCGACCAATTTGTCAATATTATCTGGTTCAAACCCTGAATGTCCCGCAATTGTCATATGTAACTTAGAATGTGGTAATACTTTGCACAAATCATATGCCGATGTCATTGGGCATAGAACATCATATCTTCCTTGCACAATTGTAATGGGGATCTTGGAAATTCTACTGTAGTTTTTCTTTAACAAGAAATAATTTTCCTCCAAGAAACCCTTGTTGGAAAAATAATGATGTTCAATCAAAGACATGAATCGGTGTCCACCCGTTTTCTTGTAATCTTTAATAATTTCATCGACCGGTGTAGGATTCAAATGCGAAACACTTGTTTCCCAAGTAGACCATGCTAACAAAGCCTTTTCTTTAGCAGCCGAGCCATATTCTCCGCGGAAACATTTACCGTAAACGGACATATAGTCAATTTTAGATCGATCTTCTTTTTGTTCACTCTTGGGGATCCCCGTTTCAAAGATATCCCGAGTATCGCGGAAATTTGCATCAGATCCATTTGGCTTGATGAACCAGTCGATTTCTTGGTCTCGAATCAAAAAGATGCCACGGATAATGAGTTCAATTGTGCGTTCTGGGTGAGCAATTGCATAAGCCAGCGATAAAGTGGACCCCCAAGAACCGCCAAATACAAGCCACTTGGAAATATTTAATTGTTCTCGAATCTTTTCAAAATCGGCAATCAAATTTTGTGTTGTATTTTCTCTTAATTCATACATTGGTAAACTCTTTCCACAACCTCGTTGGTCAACTAACACAATGAAAAAAGCCTTTGGATCAAAAAAACGGGCACAATCTGGGGAAGTGGTTCCTCCCGGACCTCCATGTACAAACACAACTGGAAGTCCATTTGGATTGCCATATGTCCAATATGCAACTGTATGAATATCGGATACCTTTATAAAGTACGATCCAATTGGTTCAATCGGGGGGTACAATTTGGTTCCTTTGAAACTATCGGCGACGACTTTTTTGGAACGTTTTCGCGTTTTTTCGGGCATTATATACTAACACTTTATTTTTATTTTTATTTTTATTTTTATTTGTTAAAAACGATGTTTTATAAGAGGAAGTTTCAGCAACTGATTGAATTCCAATAATTTTGCCATTTATAAAATTTAAAAATAAGATAGAAAAACAAGCGGCATATAATACTTAAATGTGCTATAAATGATAAAAGTTCAACTTTATTATATTTAAATGAAGGAATTATTCATGCAATTGTATATAAATGATCCAAATTATAGTTTAATTCATGATATTTGTCTGATTATTTTAAAACAAATTTTGTATAAAAATAAATTACAAGAATTCAAAGAAATTTTGTTAAGTCTTTAAGTTATTTAAAAAATATAATAATTTATTTATTACTATTTATCTCCTTTTATTTTTTCTTGTTTTTCTTTTAGTTGTTCTACCCTTTCTTTTCCCTCCATTAGTAGGAGCTCCTTGTGGAACTGGAACATCATAAGTTCGATTTATTAATTTATTTATAAATTGTTGTATACTAGCTTCATTGAAATGATCATAAGTATAAGTATAAGTAATTACTCCAGGTTCATCTTCATCTGCATCTGCAACTTCAAGTGCGTTTCTATAATCAAATCTTTTATCAAACTCTATAGTTATTTTAATATTGGCATCATTTATATCATTTCCACCAAGATCATCAATATGAGTATTTTTGGAAAATGTTGCTATTGCTGTACTTCCGTATGGTGGATTAAAACTAACACGATCTAATCGATAACTTTTTTCTGTAAGAAAATTAATCAAATCGGGCATATCACGATTAGAATCTTCCGGTATATAACGAATAGGACGTTGCATTATAACGTGTATATATATTAAAAATTTATGCTTAATATACATTTTTTAATTGGTTGAATCATAATATATAGTTTGTACATTATAATTTAATTTAGCTCATTCCATATAAATATTTGATGTAATTAATTATGGCTAAACACATAGTAGGATACTCCGTGTAAGGAATGTCATTCTTATCACAATATGATTTCACAAATGGTTGAATTTGTCTTAATGAACTATGCGGAATATTTGGAAATAGATGATGTTCAATTTGAATATCTAATCCAAAACAAATATATCTTGCAATTGGATTGTCTGTTCTATAATTAATAGCACTTGATACTTGATTATATAAAAAATCATTTTTGTTTTCTTTATTTATTTGAATGCATTCATGTTGGATATGAGACAACTGAGCAATAAATGAAAAAATAAACCCATTCAATGCATACAACATAATCACATTCATAACTCCAATAAAATACCAAAAAAACAGTGCCCATACCGCATTCCATCTTTTGTATTTTAAAGAACGCAACGGTCCTAATGCAATCCCCGCAAATAAAAACAATGGAAACCAATATAGATATTGAAATGAATTGTAAAAATGATGCGGATGATGGTAATCGTGTCTCAATAAATCATTGGATGCTCGTTTGAAGTCACAATCTTTTTCTGTGTTAGTAAAATTGTGATGTAAATAATTGTGCTGGTATTTCCATTCTTTATTTGACATGAACGGAGAATGAACTAAATTAGACAAAAAAACGTTTATTTTTTGATTTTTGAATCCAGTATAATGAGATGTTTCATGCAATATCAACCCTCCGTAGCCCATCCCAAACAAAGTGAACAAAATCATTTTTATTAAAGTGATACTATCCGGATAAGAACATAACCAAACATACGAACTAACATATGCAATTCCTAACAAACAATTATATGCTATTTCCCAATTCGACCAATAAAAAGGAATTTTCTTTTCATGCATTTCCTTATAAACAAGTTTCTTCAGTTCTACATATTTATCGTAGTTGTAATTATATTTATTTGGTTCTCCCCTCATTTTATACTTTGGTATCAATTCAAGCAATTTGTTAGCATCTTTGTGATATGTATATACAAATGAAGTGATGTCTGATCCAGACTTTAAATTGTTAAACATATCATTTCCTCCGGGATGTATCGAAACAAAAGAAGATAAATCATACATATCATTGTGAATTTGATAAGTATGTGACATGTATATTGTTAATGTATATTTTATATTATTCACATATTTGTTGTTCTTGGAACATTGTCCCCTAAGTGGTTCGGTTGGTGTCCCCAAATTGATATTTCAGAAGGAACACTCCAGAAATCAATCCAATCCGGCTTATCCACTGGAACATCTCGATTAAAATAAAAAGAATTAAAATACTTTACAATTGTCACATTCGTATCTAACACTTGTTTTACAGATAAACGTGCAAACCATTCATACTTATTTCTCTTCAAAATAACATCCGCGGGAATATATATGCCAAACTTGTTAGCATAAAAGTCAATATCATTATCACCTAACAAATGTTCCACCAATATATTTTCATTGCTCAATGTTTTAACACCAATGTCTTTTCCGTCAATCAAATTGATTTTGTTCTCTTTATAAATACGACTATTACACCATCTATTAAAATCTCCTAAAAAATCAATTTGAGCCGTATTATCGACGCTCATAGTCCTCTCCATGAATTGAACTAATTGCTTCACCATTTCATTTTTGGGAAGAGCTCCCATAAAATACATGTCTGGATAGAATCGATAAGAAGATGATGTTATGTTCGGATTTGCCTTTTCACACAAAAACATTTTACCATGATTTGTTCCCCGTTCGTATAATTCAGACAAGTCTTTTAAACATAAAAAAGAGATGGGAACAACCATTCCACCGTACAAGTAGAGCATTTTTGCAATCGCCAATTGACGTACGTGTGTAATCAGCGGACCCGCTAACAATTTTAAATTAATATCCCAATTTGGAATCATTTTATGGAAAGCGCTATCATCAAAAATACATATGTTAAAAGATTCGTCACACTTTTCAACAATTGTTTTCATTGTTAAATACAAATATGGCTGATTGAGCCCCATTGTGTTTCGTGATTGAAAATCATCCCACTTTCGGGCATTTAATTCATATGGAATATAAACCCATAACATTGGTTTATTATTCTTACCTAAAGTCATATCATTCAATAAATATTGCTCTAATGGTTTTGACGTATTTGCACGTTCTCGACGTTCTTTTACATCATAGAATCGATTCATTAAAATGGCAATAACTACCATAATGCCAATAATCATAAGGTAATCAAGATTTTGCATATATTATAAATACACAATATTATAATGTTAAACTCTGTAGTTTCCCCCAAAAAAGAGCATTTTTCTTATTCACTTCTTCTTGCTGTTTCGCATAGTAATATGCCCTACTTGTGCTCAATTCTTCCTCTTCTTTTACTCGACGATTCAATAATTCGGTCGCATATTTTTCCGACAATGGATCTACATTTTGTGCATTTCTATGTCTAGCATATTCTTCCACATTATTGAATTTCTGCATCTTAGCATAATCTTGGTCTGAAACGGGAATCACTGTTTCTGTATGAGCTTGCTTAATATCTTGAAAAGACAATCCACTAAACATAGAAGATGAAAAGTTTTGACCCACATTATCCCCGAGAAGAGATCCATTAAAAGAAGACTCCATATCATTGATTCCATTATATACAGTAACCGTTTTGACATGTTGTTTATATTGTTTTATTTGTTCATCTGCGGTCCCAGATGCCGATGCATATATGTCTGCATCTGTTTTCAACCAATCGCCATAACCATGTTCATCTTTTTGTGGATTATGTGCTTGTTCAAATTGTTGATTGAACCATTGATTGAATTTGTTAGGATCTTTGATTTTTTTGTTTTGTTCAAAAAATTGGTTTAATATACGATTTTGCGATTTACTATCTATATAGTCTTCTTGGTATGAATGTATGTCCTTTTTTTGTTTGTTTTTAAAAGTGTAAATTCCATATAATATTTTGTATGCCTTTGAATAAAAAAGGAAATATTCTGATGGAAGACCAGATTTGTCTGGATGTGTCTTTAAAACAATTTGTTTTGCTTTTTTTAAATCAGATTCTCCAAAATGTGCCGATATCTTAAACAATTTTAATAGGTCGTCTAAATTATAATTATTAATATCTAAATCCATAATTATAATATCTTTTTATTTTTGATACGAACTAATGTACGTGTTCATGAGAGTGCCCATCATCCAAATAAATTCGATAAACCACATTGTTAGGTACTGGATAAATAGGTTTCATACGTTTGTCGTTTATAAAGTCTTTTAATTGTATTACATCTGTCATAGGAATGGTTTGGGTTTCTCCCGTTTCCGCAGAAATAATGTATAGTTTGTTCATTGTTTTGCATTCAAACCAAATGGAAATTTCTTTATATAAATCTAACAAACTAGCCCGTTTGTTTACTAGAACAAATGTACTGTAGTTGCAACATTTGGTTACTTCTAGTATGTATTTTGTATTGGGCAATTGTTTGATTAAGTTTCCTAAATGTTGATCATATTTATCTTGCAAATCGGTGTCCATTGTGTTATTCAACGGTTGTTTGTTTATATTGATTTCATTAATTGTTCTACTTTAAAGTTAAGCATTTTGACTTGTGATTTTAAATCTTTTATTTCTGCTACTAAGACGGGAATTAATCCAATATAATTAATATTTTGATAATCTTTACCATCTTTTTCTCCATTTACTAACATGGGAAAGTGCGGTTGAACTTCATGCGCAATAAATCCCAAATCTGTTTTGTTAGATAGTATATTATAATAAGAAACTGGATTTAATTGATCTACGTTGTTGTCTGTAATAGGTTGCACAAATTGTTTAACTCGATAATCAGACGTGGAATTAAAACTGGATGCGTTAATAGAACTAGATGATGTAATGATTGCACAAGATATATTTCCACAAGTTATTGCTCCAGATGAATGTAAACTAGAAGCGGTTATTGCTCCAGATGAATGTAAACTAGAAGCGGTTATTGCTCCAGATGAATGTAAACTAGAAGCGGTTATTGCTCCGCAAGTTATTCCAGTTGCGGTTATTCCAGCATTTGCTGTTAGAATTATACTATTTACAGTCAATCCAGTATTAGCAGTTACTAATCCACTTGCGTATATTGTAGTAGCCGTAATTGCTCCGCAATTTATTGAAGATGCGGTTATTCCACCATTTGCCGTTACTAATCCACCTGCTGTTATTGTAGTAGCCGTAATTGCTCCAGTTGAATGTAAACTAGAAGCGGTTATTGCTCCGCAAGTTATTCCAGATGCGGTTATTCCAGCATTTGCTGTTAGAATTATACTATTTACAGTCAATCCAATATTAGCAGTTACTAATCCACTTGCGTATATTGTAGTAGCCGTAATTGCTCCAGTTGAATGTAAACTAGAAGCGGTTATTGCTCCGCAAGTTATTCCAGATGCGGTTATTCCAGCATTTGCTGTTAGAATTATACTATTTACAGTCAATCCAGTATTAGCAGTTACTAATCCACTTGCGTATATTGTAGTAGCCGTAATTGCTCCAGTTGAATGTAAACTAGAAGCGGTTATTGCTCCGCAAGTTATTCCAGATGCGGTTATTCCAGCATTTGCTGTTAGAATTATACTATTTACAGTCAATCCAGTATTAGCAGTTACTAATCCACTTGCGTATATTGTAGTAGCCGTAATTGCTCCAGTTGAATGTAAACTAGAAGCGGTTATTGCTCCACATCTTATTGTTGTTGCGGTTATTCCAGCGTTCGCTGTTACTAATCCACTTGTTGTTATTGCTCCACTTGCAGTGATTGCTCCGCAAGTTATTCCAGTCGAGGTTATTCCAGCATTTGCTGTTACTAATCCACTTGTTGTTATTGCTCCGGCGGTTAATGTTCCAACAATGCTTACACCAGAACTAGAACATTGAACTGATGCACTTGCAACAGTTATAGATGGATTACCTGTAGCACTCGCCGCCATTAATACAGAGGTTGGTGTAATTCTAACTCCACAATATGAACCAGACCAAGTAGTTAATGTAAGGTTTGAATTATTAGCCCCATCTGCGGCATATATAACAGAATCAGTTTCATTAACAATTGAATTATAATTTCCACTAAACGCTTTTGGAAGAAAATTAATCTGTTTACTTAAATTTTGCACAGTCAATGAAGGATCTGGTATACTTTTATTTGTAGAAATAGTTAGCGCACCACTCAAATCCACAGATAAACTGCTGTTTCCCGCAATTTCATCTGTGGTACTATTATACAATAAAACAGTTCCGGTGATACCAGTCGAAGCAATTCTAAGCGGATTCACATAAAATGCACTTGCAGTTAAAGAATTAAATTGTGACCCAGATGCATTTAATACAATGCTATTTGCATGGGTACAACCCGCATTTTGACCAATGGCAATCGAATTTGCTCCTTGATTTGTTTGACCCGCATTTTGACCAATCGCAACTGAATTTGTTCCTTGGTTTGTTCGACCCGAATTGTTGCCGATAGCAACAGCGTAAGCGCCTTGATTCTCAAATCCAGATTTTTCACCAATGGCAACAGCATAGGCTCCATGATTATTATGTCCAGCCTGACGACCAACGGCAACAGCTCCTAATTTTTGTTGATTAGATCCCGCCTGGGACCCAATTGCAACAGCTCCATATTTTTGTCCATTATTTCCAGCCTCACGACCAATCGCAATAGTCTCTTGTTCTTGTGTATTAGTTCCACTTCCTAAACCCATCGCGATAGAATTTTCTCCTTGAGAAGAATTTCCAGCATTTTGACCAATAGCAATTGAATTTGTTCCTTGGCTATTATATCCAGCACTTGCCCCAATTGCAACTGAATTTGTTCCTTGTATACTATACCCAGCATTTTCACCAATAGCAATTGCAAATGTATTCTGGTTTAAATTTCCAGCATATCTTCCAATCGCAACAGAACCAGATTGATTTATATAACCCGCACTTGCACCAATGACAACCGAGTTTGAACCTTGGTTTATTCGACCAGAATCAACTCCAATTGCAACTGCATTAGATCCTTGACTACGACCAGCATTCCATCCGATTGCAACCGAATTTGCACCTTGATTCGTTTGACCAGCATTTTGACCAATTCCAACTGCATATGTACCTTGATTTGTTTGACCGGCATTTTCACCAATAGCAACCGCAAACGTGTTCTGGTTGAAATTTCCAGCATTCCTTCCAATGGCAACAGAACCATATTGATTTAAAGCACCTGCTAAAAACCCAATGGCAATTGAATTTGCTCCTTGGTTTGTTTGACCCGCATCTATTCCAATAGCAACAGCATTGGAACCTTGTCTATCATACCCAGCGTCTTCGCCAATGGCAATTGCAAACGTGTTCTGGTTAAAATTTCCAGCATTCCTTCCAATCGCAACAGAACCCGATTGATTCAAATAACCAGCACTTGCTCCAATAGCAACTGCGCCCGTTCCCTGTCCGTTGTATCCAGCTCTAAATCCAACTGCAACTGCATATTCTCCAACTCCAGTAAACCCAGCTTCATATCCAAAATACGAGTTTCCAGTTGATCCCATATTATTCTGATATCCATACTGAACCGTTTGATTTGATGTTAACTGTTGAAATCGATTTGTAATAAATATACTTTGACCAGTAATCGTATTTGCATTTAAATTTGTTGAAGTCAGATTACTTGCGAATACATTTATTCCAGTTAACCAGGTTGCTCTCACATTAGTTGCAGTTAGATTAGTTGCAAATACATTTGTTCCAGTTAACCAGGTTGCTCTCACATTAGTTGCAGTTAGATTAGTTGCAAATACATTTGTTCCAGTTAACCAAGTTGCATTTAAATTTGTTGAGGTAAGATTACTTGTAAATACATTTGTTCCAGTTAACCAAGTTGCATTTAAATTTGTTGCAGTAAGATTGCTCGCGGTTAGATTACTTGCAAATGCATTTGTTCCCGTTAACCAGGTTGCATTTAAATTTGTTGCAGTAAGATTGCTCGCAGTCAGATTAGTTGCAAATACATTTGTTCCCGTTAACCAAGTTGCATTTAAATTTGTTGATGTAAGATTACTTGTAAATACATTTGTACCAGTTAACCAGGTTGCATTTAAATTTGTTGCGGTAAGATTGCTCGAAGTCAGATTAGTTGCAAATACATTTGTTCCCGTTAACCAATTTGCATTTAAATTTGTTGCGGTAAGATTGCTCGAAGTCAGATTACTTGCAAATACATTTGTTCCCGTTAACCAAGTTGCATTTAAATTTGTTGCGGTAAGATTGCTCGAAGTCAGATTGTTTGCAAATACATTTGTACCGGTTAACCAAGTTGCATTTAAATTTGTTGCGGTAAGATTGCTCGAAGTCAGATTGTTTGCAAATACATTTGTACCGGTTAACCAAGTTGCATTTAAATTGCTTGCAGTCAGATTGCTTGCAAATACATTTGTTCCAGTTAACCAAGTTGCATTTAAATTTGTTGAGGTAAGATTACTTGTAAATACATTTGTACCAGTTAACCAAGTTGCATTTAAATTTGTTGAGGTAAGATTACTTGTAAATACATTTGTACCAGTTAACCAAGTTGCATTTAAATTGCTTGCAGTTAGATTACTTGTAAATACATTTGTACCAGTTAACCAGGTTGCTCTCATATTACTTGCAGTCAGATTACTTGCAAATACATTTGTACCCGTTAACCAAGTTGCATTTAAATTTGTTGCAGTTAGATTGCTTGCAGTCAGATTACTTGCAAATACATTTGTACCAGTTAACCAAGTTGCATTTAAATTGCTTGCAGTTAGATTGCTTGCAGTCAGATTACTTGCAAATACATTTGTTCCAGTTAACCAAGTTGCATTTAAATTGCTTGCAGTCAGATTACTTGCAAATACATTTGTTCCCGTTACCCAAGTTGATCTCAGATTATTTGCAAATACATTTGTTCCAGTTAACCATATTGCATTTAAACTACTCGCGGAAATATCCGACGCAACAACCGACGAGGATGCACTTACAACCGCATTATCTACGTATTGTTTTGTAGTAAGTTGGTTACTAGATGTAATTGAATTTAAACCAAACAATGAACCTGCATATATTGTAGAACCAGAAATAGTATTGGCATGTATGGTAGAACCCGTGATTGAATCAAATCGACCCGTCATTCCCATAACTGTATTTCCAAATATAGATGATCCAGAGATAGTATTTCCAAATATGGTAGAACCAGTAATTGAATTAAATCTACCCGTAATTCCAGTGACAATATTTCCAAATATAGATGACCCAGAGATAGTATTGGCATGTATGGTAGAACCCGTGATTGAATCAAATCGACCCGTCATTCCCATAACAGTATTTCCAAATATAGATGATCCAGAGATAGTATTGGCATGTATGGTAGAACCAGTAATTGAATTAAATCGACCCGTAATTCCAGTAACAGTATTTCCAAATATAGATGACCCAGAGATAGTATTGGCATGTATGGTAGAACCCGTGATTGAATCAAATCGACCCGTCATTCCCATAACAGTATTTCCAAATATAGATGATCCAGAGATAGTATTGCCAAATATAGTAGAACCAGTAATTGAATTAAATCTACCCGTAATTCCAGTAACTGTATTTCCAAATATAGATGACCCAGAAATAGTATTGCCAAATATAGTAGAACCCGTAATCGAATTAAATCGACCCGTAATTCCAGTAACAATGCTTCCAAAAATGACATCCCCATATATCGATGCGCCCGAAATAGTACTGCTTGATACATTGCCAGTAATCTCCATTTTATTTCCAACTTGTTGAAAACTAGTTTGATATTCTCCGTCCCGAATTTGTAACGTATCCTCAATTGTGCATACCCCAGCAGTAATAGATAAAGACGGAACATTATCTGCTAAGAAAGCAATTGATTTGGAAGAAATATACCCAGTTTCTCCACGTTTTGAAAAAATCATTGTATTCGGTGAAGATACATTGGTCGAATCAGAAATAGAAATCTCACACGCACCCGTAATAGTTCTATTTGCCGCTCGAGAATCATTTAATTTGATTGATCCATTTGAAATGATCCCATACTGTAATTGAGTTGGTTGTCTATTCATATAATATATATGATAAATATATTATATTATGTTCTAAATAACTGAAAGAGCATTTCTACACTTGTTAAAAAAATGATGTAACTCTGGTTGGTCTGCACCCGTAATAGAGTATGTTGGAATAATTCCATCATGTTTCCCTTTAATGTAACAAAAAAGAACGGGAATTCCATTTACCCGTCTACTTGATTTTAAGAAGGAATATACTTTCATTGATTCATCCACATTTATATCCGCGCACATTACATTTCCTTGACCCGCATTCATCATTATATCAAAAAAATGATAAACCTCTCCTTCAATACGTTTACACGGCCCACACCAATCCGCCCCAAATTTAAGTATTAACATTCCTTTATTATTTTCAATCAAATGAAGAAAATCATTTTTTGAATCGATTTTTAACTTATAATTCATAAATACTAATAAGCAAATGCTTTAAATCTTAATAAATTCTTTTAACTTCTTCTTCTAACAAAGAAATGTCTATTTCTGGCAATTCAACGTGTGATTCCCAAAAATATTTACAATATGCCCACATAAAATCACAATCCGTAGAATAATAATGATCATATTTTTTTAGCATTCTTTTTTGCAATTCTTCTGGCAATAAGTGAAGACTCGTTTTTGGTAATACATAACACAGTTGAACATATGGATGTACTGGTGCGTTCGACATTGCATGCAATGGAATAAATGATTTATTTATCACGGGTACATGCTTTATTAAATCTTCTAACAACGGTGGATAATTCTGATTATATGCCCATTTCCAATCGGGACATCCTTGAGTATAATATTTCAGACACCATTCAAGTCCTTCCATATAGTTTTCGCATACACCTGATTTAAATGTATCCGATGTTTGGTTATTAAATAAGGCTTTATAATAACGAGTTTGCCAAAATTTTTGATATGCATTAATATATTGTTCGGTTTCACGGTCATACGTAGGCAACTCCTCAAAATGTTTGCATCTAGCTTCAGGAGTATCAGTTGGCAAAACTCGATGACTTCGTTTTTCTCTTAATCTGGTCTCCTCTTTCAAATAAATTTCTTCTAAATTAGCTAGATACCCAATGAACATTCTTAATTGTTTCCAGAATATGTTAGTTCCATCTGTTAATACTGCATTCGATTTGCCAATTGTTTCTTTATATGCATTCAGTAATTTTTGAATCCCACCAGTTCGAATATTAATAGATGGAAAATGTGGCATAAAATCATTCCCTAACATAAAACAAATAAGAATATAATCATATATTCGACTATGATGCATTTCGGTTGTCATTTCATTTCCATTGTTCATTTCAAGCGTAATGTGTTTGGCTAATTCTGGTATATCTAACATATATGTTTTGTTAGGTTCTAAATCTTTATTAATGCTCTGAATAAAGTGAGGTGTTTCTCTAAACAAAAATAAGTTAGCACAAATTGGTAAATGAGTAATAGACAACATAATTAAATCCGCATCTAGACCATACACCACAATTGTCTCATCTTGAGATGGATTTGACCTAATGTGCTGAAAAATCTTGTGTTCTCCTTCCCCTGCCACATTACTCCCCGAATAAATAACAGATGGTGAGTCCAAAAAGTGTTCTTTGACTCGCACATTGAGTTCGTCCATAAAAGCCGTACCCGGAGTGAATGAACTTGTATTCCATGGGTCACTTGTTGTTTTACCCATTATATCCCGAACCATGTTAGACTGGTACCATGATTTATATCTTCGATTTCGCTGTTGCGACATTTTTGCAACGGGTGCTACTCCATCAAACGCAATATACGTCAGCGTAGATGGGTTCATTATTTTCATGTATTCTTCTATTTTTTTTATTGTCCAACCAATAATTGCATTTGTTTTAGCAATGGAGGTTGTCCAATCTGAAAAATCAATCGTGTGGATTGCATCATACAAAATAGAGTTGCTATCTATATAAAGTCGATTTATTAATGAACCATTAAATAATCGTATTACCGTCTTGTGATTTTTTACAATAAAAGAAAAATAACTTGGAATACCCATTACATTATTATGTCAATATTTGTTTAATAGACTTAATAAAGTATTTTCTTGAAAATTATATGTTAGTATATTAAAGATAATGAAGTCCAAGATGAAACCAGTAAAGTCAACAAATGTTGATAATCTGGTCAAAAAGAAACTAGACTATTTCCAAGACGTAATTCAACGAACTGCTCTTTACGTACAACACAATAAGTTATTAAACATTATTGGAATTGGGGATTGCAATTCATGCATTAATACTATCTCATCGTTAAATAAACACATAAATAATCCAGAATTACAAGGCGATAATGCGATCAATATTTTGCAATTAATAAATAATGAATTGTCGACCATTTTTAAATCTTTTGGTACTCAGTTGTTGGAAGATTTATTGTATATTTGTTTTGGGAACAATGATGATTCTATGTACGCGTCTCCAGAAGATATGGCTAAATTTGAATTATTAAAAAAATACTTTCATCCAACTGGATATAAAGTAAGCACAAAATTAGATGCCTCTTTGACATGCGAAGAATATTCCACCAATGTAAAATCATTTTATACGAAAGTGCATGGCATGCAACTAACTATTGTTCATCCTAGCAATAAACGTGGACTTATTATTACTGGCATCGTAGATGATATTGTGTTAGAGTTATTAAATAATTCGTATATCAACCATATCAAAATACAAATTCAAGAAAATAAACCAAAAGAGGCGTCCTTTTCATCCAAGTTATTTGATTCTTATATTGGGTCATTCTCTTTAAAAGACTATTTGGTCATATCACATGATGCAATATATTCGAAATTTGTAGGATATGTTAGTCAGTTAAATAGTTTAAATCAGAAACCCATTCATGGTATCATAAAAGAATTTGTAGGACAATCCCTCTTTTTTAAACGAAATACCATTATTATGCTTTTAATTAATACAACTAAAAACGACCACCAATATTTAGCATATCTATTGTATGATTTGATGTCAAATGATGCCGCCGGAGCAATTGATACCTCCGACCAAATGTCTTTATTTGATAGTTTACCCCATTCTATTAAGGAGTGCTTTCGAATTGCCATGAAAAAGACGGTTCAATATACTACTGATTTATCTGATTTTGACACAAGCAAAATTCCTATTGAACAGCAAATATGTTTAATGAATGCTCCCGATACCGTAAAAGAAAAAGCAATGCAAAAATTGAAAGAAGTAAAATCTAAATCAGAGGATTCGTGTTCAAAAGCCAAACAGTATTTAGATGGACTTTTAAAGATTCCTTTTGGAATTAATCGAAAAGAACCCATACTTTGTTTAATTAATGAAATCAAACAAGAATATGCCACCACTCACAGCAAAACAGAAACATGTACCAATCTAGAAATTATAAGAGAACTAACAAACCCTAACTCGATTGAATCATATAAAGCCATATTTGCGGATTTACCCAAACTAAAAAAGGCCGAACTGCATGTCATGTTAGATTCATTGGAAGGAGTTGATTTTTTGACACATACTAACAAATCTAAAACAATTGCACAACTAACTGCCAATATAAATCAATTTGTGGACCATTGTTTTAAGTTTTCCAAATTTGATTTACTACATAAATTCATGTCATTTTCGAGTTGTAACAAACATTTGTTAGATAGTCTTAGAATGTTAGATAGATATTCAACTATTTCAGAATATATGAATTCCGTTACGGCAGAATTAGATGTTGCCGTATATGGCCATAAAAAGGCAAAACGACAAATTGAACACATTATTGCACAGTGGATTAATGGCAAGCAAAATGGATATTGCTTTGGGTTCGAAGGCCCTCCCGGGGTGGGCAAAACGTCGCTTGCCAAATGCGGTCTTTCTAAGTGTCTTAAAGATGAAAACGGAGATGGTCGGCCTTTTTCGATGATTCAAATGGGTGGCGACAGTAACGGTAGTTCTCTACACGGTCACAATTATACCTACGTTGGATCCACCTGGGGAAATATTGTGCAAATTCTTATTGACACCAAATGCATGAATCCCATTATTTTCATTGATGAAGTGGATAAAATCAGTAAAACAGAACATGGACGAGAAATTGTCGGCATTTTGACGCATTTGTTAGATCCCGCACAAAATGATTGTTTTCAAGACCGATATTTTACGGGCATTGATCTGAATTTGTCCAATGCACTCTTTATATTATCCTATAATGATGCGGATCTAATTGATCCCATTTTGTTAGATCGTATTCATCGTATTAAATTTGATAGCTTATCCACCGATGATAAAATAGTTATTGCAAATAAACACATTATACCTGACATTTGTGATAAGATGGGACTAACAAATATGATTCAAATAGAACATACTGCTTTAACAACCATTATTGATGAATATACAAACGAATCTGGTGTTCGCAAATTGAAAGAGTTATTGTTTGAAATAATTGCAGAAATCAATTTAGATATATTGAAAACAACGGAATATAATCAAATCCCCATTGTTATCACAAAAGAACAAGTAAAAACCAAATATCTGAAAGAAAAGCATTCCGTGCATGAACTAACAATTCACTCTTTACCCACAATTGGAATCATGAATGGACTATGGGCCAATTCCGCCGGTAAAGGTGGCATTATTCCTATTCAATCGTGCTATTTTCCATCCAATTCTACATTTGAACTCAAATTAACGGGAATGCAAGGAGATGTGATGAAGGAGAGCATGAATGTTGCGCTCACCTTAGCATGGAAACTAACAAGCCAAGAGAATAGAGATAAATATATGACCCACAAACTAGGAATCCATATCCATTGTCCGGATGGGGCAACACCCAAAGATGGACCTAGTGCGGGGGCATGCATCACTACCACCATATACAGTTTATTGAATGATCTACCAATTCGCAATACATGTGCCATCACGGGAGAAATCAATCTGCAAGGAAATGTGACCATGATAGGAGGACTTCAATTAAAGATATTAGGCGCCATTAAAGCGGGCGCCAAAGAGGTGCTCTATCCCGATGAAAATCAAATGGATTTTGATAAATTTATCGAAAAGTATGAAAAAGTTGCAAATGGTATCACGTTTCATCGAGTGAAGACAATCCAAGACGTTTTTCGCATTTTGTTTTCTTAAGATAGTGTATGACTGATTTAAATAAGGTAGCAGAACCAAGAGTTCCTTCATTTATTATTGAATTTGTAGAAAGCGTGGTTAAACACTCGGTTATTATTAATGCTTCCGGTATGCTTATGGCATCACTTACCTCTGCCAATCCTGCAAAAGGATTAATATATGTTATTTTGTTAGGTTTAGCCATTTTTGTTAGAATTGGATTTCTTATACTAACATCATATGCTGGACCAGATAATATGAGTGAAATGTGCCAAGGAGATTTACCCGGACAATTGAAATTTTACGATGGAGGAAGAAATAATATTTTTGTTTTGTCGTTTTCTCTCTTTTACTTGGCTCTACCTATGCTTTTAGCAAAGGATGCAAAATGGCATCTTATATTTATGTTAGTTGTTCAACTTTCTCTAACATGCTTTATAGTTCATGGCAAAAATTGTATCCGCAGTTATGTTATCTATTTGCTGGAAATAGTAGGTGGTGGGTTGTATGGTTCAATTGTATCTATTGCTATGTATTACGGTGGGTTGAAATCATGGTTGATGATATCTGGTATACCAGATGAGGATGATCTAAAAGCACAAAAAGAAAAGAATGAAATGAAATCACTTCGATGCAAGATAAGACCGTTCTAATAACCTTTAAAAAGGTTAGGAACGATTCAAAGAATTATTTGTTAGTTATAATGTTTATTAACTAACAAAATAAAAAGAAATCAATTATTTACTATGAAAAATAATATATTATGAATTTAGAACAATTAATTAATGATGAATTAATGCTCAGATTTGATAAATTAGACCATGATAATTATGTGTTTAAAGACCGGTCTAAAAAAGTGTTTGATGCATATTTGGAGCTTCTTTTTTTACCAGGGGGTCAAGATGATGCTAATTTTTCTAGACAAACTATTATTGATTTTATACGGGAACAAGAAGAATTACAACAACCCAAAAGTAAAAGACGAACAGAGGGTGGAAGAGGTAGAAAATAATAAATTATATAAAATTTTATTTTATATGTGCATTAAAAGCAAACCAAGGTTCCCTTAAATAAACTTAATATGATGCACTTTGAACCATTCAAAAGTGCTTTGTACAATCCTCCTTCTAACCGACGTATCTGCCATTAATTTGAAATTTCCCTGACTTTTTGAATATTCTTTTACAAACTGAGCAAACACTTCTTGCAAGTTGTTAGTTGCATATTTATCTAAACTCGATATATCTGGAATTTGTTTTAATTTTCGTTTATTCACTATATTATGAAAAACGAAAAGCATCATCTTGAAATCTTGCTTTGTTTGGATTGTACTCATTTTTACTTTATTTAAAAAAAGGGTTGCATGTGCCGAGCAATCCGGACAAGGTAGATTTTTACATATCTGTGAAATTATTTGAAACATAGGTGTGGCTATTTCTGGAAAATAAGATTCGTTTATTTTTTCTGCCATTGTGTGCAATAATGCCCAAACCGGAGGACCCCATTGTGCTGGTGACATATACAAACTCTAAAGATATAAATATAAAGACTTTGTAGAAAAGAACATAAATGAAATATAATATAGAAGGAGAAATCGATTTTTATGCTGAATTAAAAGGCATTAAAAACAGTATCACTATCACTAATGATGAAGATGATACTAACAAATGTCTCATTACCCGTTTGCCACTTGTTGAAGGTTTTGTTAGAATGGAATGCGGACATTCGTTCAATTATTTACCCCTTTACAATGAATTAGTTCAACAACAAAAACCGTCTATTTGTGGATATGCTAAAATAGGTCGAATTATGTGCCCCTTTTGTCGCCATTCTCAACAAACGTTTTTACCATACAACCCTTCCTTTAAATTAGTGGTGGGTGTAAATTTATATCCCATGAAATTATTGAAACCAGACTCAGTTCAGTTATGTCAAGAAACAAAGGCGTGTTCAATATATGGGTGTGTAGTAAGTGCAGGGTTTACATTGACTTCTGGTGAAAATTATTGTCAATCTCATAAATTGTTAGGATTGTCTATTGCCAAACAAAAGGCATTTCATGAAGCTTTTTTATTGAAGAAGTCTAACAATGAAATAAAAATGGCTAAAAAACAAACACAAAAAACAATCGCTGGGTCTTGCACACAAATATTGAAGACGGGAATCCGAAAAGGACAAGAGTGTGCGTGTAAAAAGGTGATAAATGGAACCACTTTTTGTGCAAGACACACTACCAAATAAAATATTAAAAAAGTTATATTAAAGGAATTTGATTCTTTAATATAAGTATGTCTTTAGAAACAAAGGAAGAACTCATTCAAAGTGTGAAAGAATGGATTAAGATTGATTCAGAAATTGCCGCACATAAAGCAGAAATAAAGAATCGAACTGCAAAGAAGAAAGCACTCACCGAACGGCTAATGACCGTAATGAAGAAGAATGAAATTGATTGTTTTGACATCAACGGCGGAGCCATTGTCTACAAGAAAACAGTCACCAAAAAAGCCATCAATTCAAAAATGTTGTTAGCTACATTGGGTGAATATTATAAGGAAAGTGAAAACCCAGCGTTGGCAGCCGAAATAAGTCAATTCATTTTAGACAACCGAGAAACATCTGTCAAAGAAACTATCTCCAGAAAAATAATTGCCTAACAATATAGAATAGATGAATTCATTGTGTCCATTTAAGAATGCCTTTGGTAAATTAGGAACTGGTATTCATTCCTATCGAATTATGGATATAGCAGTGCTTGATTTTCTTGTGACGGCAATTGCCGCTTACATTATCACACTTGCATCAGGTGTTAAATTTGTATATTCTTTTGTAGGGTTGTTTTTGGCTGGAATACTTATTCATCGCCTCTTTTGTGTTCGCACCACAATAGACAAATGGATCTTCCCGAATGTCAACTTTTGAAAAGTTGATTCAAAATGATGTCAAAGATAACTTTGTTAGCCAAATAAAGTATTTGCATTATATTATTGTTAAAAAGTAATTAAGTTACTTTCGATCTTACGCAATAAAGAAAAAATAATGCACTATTATATGAAACAACTTAAATTATCTAATTTATCTAGTAAGCATTGGTTATTATTATTTGCACTTATAATGATATTACTTAATTACTTTAGTTCTGACTCGCCAAATGAAATACATTACATAATTAGTATTATTTGGGCAATCCTATTTTACTTATATATATAGACTACATATTATACGGTTGAACCACACGAGATATATTGATTGACGGAATAGAATACGTGTCTCCTACTTTTGTGCATTTTGCAATGATTCTCGGATTCTTTTTGTTAGATATAATATCCTCTGGTTGATACACATTGCAGTTCTTGTCCATGTAATAAATAATTCCACGCACATCTTGAGCCCATACTTCAATCTGTTGGTTCGGTTTTTTACTGACGGTCGTCGCCGCCCCGCACACGATCACCCCATGAGGTGTTCCCTTCATATGTGTGCCACAATATTCGTTTATTTCTTTTTTTCTACGAGTACATTGGTCTCCGTTCGCCTTATTTGCGCAACATCGTTCAAAGAGTGGTACCGCATTCTTGACCCGTTTTCGTCGGGTTAAGTCGTCTTTTCCAAACTCTAATCTCTTATAATCATACACATATTGCAACAATACATTCATTTCGGGAGTTATCCCAATTTCACTTGCACGTTCACGAATGTCATTCTTAAACGATGCCAAATAATCTTCCGTTTTCTTATTAATACGTCTTTCCATTTTATAGGTCTTTATATACCATAATAACTATATATATCTTTAGTTCAATTTTATTTATATTTATAGTCGATTGGCTTAAAGAAACTATTCTTTTTTATTTGGAAGAACAAATTTGCACATTGCTAAAAATAGATAAAAGGCTACAAATATGGCATATTCATCTTTATCAATCCCGTAAAATTCAAGTATTTTCATTGTACAATAAAGAGCAATCAATGAGATACCAAATTCAGCAATGAAATTTCCCGCCATTATAATACACCACATAATAAAATATTCAACCTTTGGCTCAACCTTTTCACAAAGGTTGATTTATTGCCATGACAATGCCACCGCATTTGTTAGTTTGTCGATTCTCCATGTAGTTACCTCATTTTCCGTTATTGGTTCACTTCCAAATATAGCATATCTAACAAAATGGGGTTTATTACATACCGTAAACATATAACAATCATAGTTTTCTCTAACTGGACCAAAATAATGAGTGATTTCCGCTTGTTTTGCATCATCAAAACACATGAATGCAACATACGGTATTTCACCTCGTTTATAATAAGCAGGATTGGAAAATAAAAAATCAACACATAATGGAGATACTTTCAAAGAATGAATAACAGATTGGTAATTAAGAATTTCATCTAATAAACAAAACCATCCTTTGTTAGATGTTGTACCTTCTATTCTAACAAATACATACACACTTTTTTTGTAAATAACTTGTCCTATATATTGTCCATCGACAACCAAAGTAATGTCTTCAATTGGACCTTTTATTTGAGGAAAAGATAACACATTTGGTTGATCTTCTTGTTCTTCTAACAAAAATAAAAGAAAGGGACTTGGTAGTGACTTTTCACAAAATGCAACGAAGTATATAGGATAATCTAACAATATACGAGTATCTTGATTGACGTGCCTAAATAATTCTAATGACATTTATTATTTGCATTAGACATTTATTTTGATATTTTATATAAAATTGATTTGATTTATTTGTTAGATGTTAGTTCCATACTATACTAACAAATGAAATTTACACAAACCGTTCAATATCTGGCCGATGAATTTGGCCAAACAGACATTTATCGATCTGTCATCATGGAAGTAGAATCCCAACTTGTTTTATTTAGGACTGAAATTCGAAATGCAAAAAATGTAGAAACCTTGTTGTTTTTAAGAAGATTTATGTGGGATAACTTGTTTTCACCACAAACGGGCGTTTATTATGAATATTGCAGGCAGAATTCAATGTTAAAGGCAATGAGAATTGCGGCCGATATTCGGTATTACGAACTACTTGAACAAAAACGTCGTAATGAAACAGAACAGATTAATTATATTATTGCACCTACTAACAAAACATTGTTAGTAAGTGTTGTCGAGATGGATGTGGAATTAGATGGAGAATTAACTGAGAATGAAATTAATTATATTGCATAAATCGTATACATGAATACTCTTTTTTATTGAAAAAAAAATAAAGAAAGAGAATAAGGAATGTCCGGATTAACTAGATATCTAACAAGTAGTCGAGTGGATTTATCTTCTGTATTCATGCCATTGCAATTTGGAGGACAGTATCCTGAAACTGGTTATAAAGTGTTAGGTGGAGCAGATTTAAATACCTTGTTTTGCAAAAAGTATTCAAGTACAGAAGCAAACACATCATTGCTTCTTTCGGATGGCCAAGATTTAAGCGATGTATTTGAAAAACGTCATGCAGTTGGGTATTCCAGTTTTATTTCAACAAATCAAGGAATTCGTGTAGTATATCCATTGACATCAACCAGTATATATTGTGGTGGCGATAATGGTACGTTATTCAAGTGGGATGGTAGTACAACAACCACTTCTATAACAACAAATACAGCAGGCCAAAGTATTCGTGAAATATATGCGATAAGTGATACAAATATATACATTGGAGGATTATTTCCTACTTTTAATAACAGTAATAGTATGGCATATATCGCAAAGTACAATGGATCAGTATTTGCTCAAGTTGGTTCAACTGCTCTAAATGGGTATGTAAATGCAATGTCTGCATTAGATCCGTCGAATGTGTATATTGGTGGAAATTTTACAAATGCAAATATAGGAGCCCGTATATCAAGATTGAATACATATTCAAATCTTTTTACGCCATTAACAAGTGAAATGAGTGATGTATCTCTAAATAATGTCGTTTCGGCAATCTCTGCATTAGATATATCCAATGTATATATTGGAGGAGGTTTTACTAATGCTGGAAATATAGGAAGCTATATAACCAGATGGGATGGAGAAAAATTTAATAAATTAGGAGATGCAGTTTTGAATGGGGCCGTTGGTACAATACATGCATTGGATCCATCGCATGTATATTTTACTGGATCATTTACACAGTATGGAAATAATACTGCATATAGCCGTATAGCAATGTGGGATGGAACAAATATGACGGCATTAGGTAATGGACTTACTGTTGAGAATGATGTTAGAACAGTATATGCATTAGATGAAGATCATGTATATATAGGAGGTGCGTTTACTTATATAAAAATGTGGAATGGGAGAAATTATATAACATTGGCTGGTAGTGGGTCTTTCAATCTAAGTAATACTCTTTCATTAAACATGTTACCAACTGATAAAAGCACATTGTATTTTGGAGGTGGGGGAGGTGGAGTACAAAAGTGGACAACGTAATTAATTAAATCAATCTTTGATAAACTTTTTTTAAAGGGATGTTAGAATGATAAAGAGGTTTATTTAACCAATCGTTTCTAGCTTGAATAAGATTGTTGAAGAAGCTAGAAAAGCAATTCATAAATAAAAGGAGAAGAAATCTTTAAATACTCTAAAAGTAAATAAATAAAAAAGGGAAAATCCACATGTTCTATGAACTAATGAAATTTTACAATGCTTATTGCCAACCCTTTGTTATTTGTTAGTTTATGAATAAGAGAGATATTTGGCACAACCTTTATGAAAGGTTGTTAGTCGGTAAAAGGAAGTTCATCGTCGGAGTCGTCGGAGTCGTCGGAGTCGTCGGATTCGTGAGAGGAGGAGTCGTCGGAATCAGAATCCGAGATAATAATGGTGGATGAAGTGGATGCATAGTCAGTGGGTTGTGTTTGTGGTTGTGTATTAGAATGGGGCGGTGTATTAGAATGGAGAGCAAGAGCGGAAATGATTTCTGGTTGTTTTTTCTTAGGAGGAGCGCGTTTCTTTTTCTCAGTGAGAGGTGCAATATCAGTGGGAGGTGCATTGGTATTGGTAAGTGGAAC